ATCAAGGCTGAGCGGGAGGTCGAAGTTGTCATCTATGCAGAGATCACCCATCCGGATGGTCTTAGCCAGGCGTCCTACATCGAAGAACACGAGCAACTGGAGTCCCGTTACGACAACGGGACCTCTGTCCGCGTGAGGAAGGTGACCCCTGCAGGGGAGTCCGCTTCCACGTACATCTATACGACCAAGGTCCGTATCGGGGATGATCCTTCAATCCAGACCATGGAAGAGTTCTCTGTGGAGGTGAACGAAGCGTTCTTCGAGGTCTTCAAGATCTCCGCGAACCGTCGAATCCTGAAGACGAGGTACTACTTCGAGTCCAAGACTATCTCCCTGAAGAACGGAGATGGGGATGCCGTGCTTCGGATCCCGGATGTCGGATACGAGGTGGACGTCTTCAAAACCACGGGTACGCCGTCTACGTGGGCCAAGATCGACATCGAGATCGATGCGGTCGAGGACTACCTGAACAAAACAATGCCTGGCGAAGAGTACCATCTCCACGTCAAGGTCAGCCATCTCCCATTCAAACCCGCCAACTGTATCATCAACGGTAAGGGGACGGACGAGCAGAAGGGATTCATCTCCAATCTTTGGGAGACTGAGTTCGCGGAAGATCTCCGGAACAAGGGTGGCGGGTGAGTTAACGCTGGATGACGTTGTAGCCAAGATCCGCAAAATTGGCGGCGATCACTACAACCTTCAAGTCTATGACAACATCGTTGAGATCTTTGATCGGTTGACCGAGGACGAGCAGCGAGTCTTCCTCCGAAGCGTCATTACCCTTGTGGGTATCCAGCAAGGTACTACCACCTCAACGGGTACTGTTGGGGATCTCAGTAGCATCATCACTGAGCTCGGACATCTTCGTATCGAAGACATGAGGCGTAGTTCCGAGTTCAAAACCATTCTGGCAAAGGGGCTTTCCCTGGTGGTAGGCCTAGGTTTGACGGCATCGATCGTCCTGATCCTCTTAGGTGCGTACACTTCTAATGGAGTGACCACTTTCTTGAATGATCTAGGGCAGAAGATCGCCATCATCTTCTTTCCATGAGACAGCATACCCCCTACAGCCCTAGGTGGGCTGTAGGGGGCTATGTTCACGTGGCATAGGTACCGATTTCGAGAAGCACTCCTTTATTAAGGGAGGCTTTCTGTGCTGGGATCACGGCTGGGGAGATTTGCCCCAGGAGGTTCTGGTAGGTTGTGTCGAAGATGTACTTCCGACGGAACCCGTCGTGGGTCTTGATTTCCCAGAAGGTGTACTCCAGGGACTTCCAGTACTCGATAAGCCGGCCATAGCCGCCGATCAAGGGCTGGGTGGGTTCAAAGTAGGACGTGAACGTATTCGGGACGTTGTAGGATTTCATGGTCTTCTTGGTCCAGACCAGGTCCTCGGCATCCAGTACGATCATGAATGACTGAGACATGTTGAAATAAGCCTGAATCACGTCGTCGCTGTAGAGATCGTCGACGTTGTAGCTCTCTGACCCTTCATAAAGCTCAGTCAGCGCCAGCCCCGAGAGGTCCAGGTACCGAGAGGACTCATAGAGTCTTTGGAGGAAGGGGATTCGGCTGAAGTTGAGGGTCAGGATGTCCGTCCCAGAGATCCAGAAGACGTCATCTTCTGGTAGGACCAGATACCCGCCTAGGGACAACATGACGCATTTGCCGTCAAGTGTCTCTGGGGATGCCCAGGTAATATACCCGTTCAGGGGATCTCCATCGACCTGTGGTAGAATCTCAATAGAGTTCAAGAAGGGGTACTTGGTAAGGGTGCCGACTTCGACAAAGCTGATGATCCCTACCGCGTTGTCCTGACTGTTGATCAGGACCTTGGCACCATCATAGATGGCAACCTCTGTCGTGGTGGTGGGTACAGCCGTCTGATGGAGGTATCCATTCACGGTCACCAGGCAACTGGTGTGGATCTGTGTCATGTCCGTACTGTAGGAGTCCCGGGTCAGCACCAGGTCCGTGATCTGGTCAGAAGTCAGCGTAGAGAGGTCGTCGGCACCAATCAGGGTCTTCTGAATCTGGTACCCGCCCTGACGGGCATCCACGAACTTGGCGTAGACCACCTCGGTCGTCGGCAGAGAGCTCACCACCGTCAGGGTAGCGTCCCCCAGGGAGGTGATATAATCGGTGACCGTCAGAGCTGAACTATAGGCTTCTGGCCTCAGATCGTTGATGTCGACGTAGACGTCCCCCGTGATCCCTGGGTTTGTCAGGGTCAGGTAGACCTGCTTGTAATTCTGGAAGACGTCTGAGAAGATCTCTTCAGAGATATCCTTCTCCGTCCAAGCCGAGCCTACCCACAGGGGTAGGACCGTAGCGGTAACCAAGGTGTAACTCATAAAGACCTCGGGAAAGGGTTAAAGACTCACAGAATGCTATGAATTCACAACCAGCCGATGTTGGCAAGTCTCTTTACACCAGACTCCATTAAAATAGGATTGACCATGGCTGTATATCCGTACGACGAAACTGGTACTGCGACAACCAACCTCATTGAGGACGAAGTCCACGCTCTGTCCACCATCAATGAAGACACCTTCTACATCCTGGTCCCCAACGCAGCGCCGTTTCATCTGGACAACCTCAAGGTTATCCACGTCGATGAAGACGACAATGAGACTGAGCTGACCATTGATGTCGACTACTACGCGGCATTGATGTACCTGGGGGCCACCCGCAGCTTGGGTAAGCCCATCTACGGCGGTGTGGCTTTCAACAGCACGACCCTGACAGGCAGTATCAAACTGACCTACCAGACCCTGGGTGGCGACTGGGTCGCTGACCGGGTGGCGGTACTGGCGACCTTCTCGGAGATTCTTTACAATCCCCGAGTGACCGTCTGGGACATCGTGACCGATGTCCAGGAGACCTTCCCACCGTCCGAGCACTCCCACGAGTACGATGACGTCCTAGGACAGTCCGACCTGATCGCGGTCATTCAGTCGATTGTCGACGCCATGCTGGCGGTCCAAGGGACCTACGCTACCATTGACTACGTGCTGAACCTCTCCAGCCAGATGGCGCTGAAGCAGCATACACACCCCATCTCGGACATCATTGGCCTCCAGGCATATCTGGACTCGTTGTCGGCGGCAATTGCTTCTTTGCTGACCAATGTCCCGCCATCGAAACCCAGCGTCTACGTGGCCAGTACCTCGGTATCGGGGTCTACGACCACGCTAAACTTGTCGGGCAGTTCGTTTATCTCCCCAAATACCCAGGTCAGCAGTACCTGGGAAGTGGCATCGGATGTCAACTTCGCAAACGTGTTCATCAGTGACACGGTGTCGTCAGGTGACTTCTTCAACCACTCGGTTGACATTGACAACTTGTCCTACTCGGTGGTCTACATTCGGCTGAAGTATACGGATAGCCTGTCCCAGGATTCCAGCTGGTCGAATACGGTTACTTACTCGTTGCCGTCTGTGGCAGTTTTCTCGTTCACACTGAGCGGAGACACCATCATCATCCCGACCTTCACTGCCACGGGTGTGACGGTTGACTGGGGCGATGGTACCAATAGCAGTTATGACAGTACGACGTCCCTGGGTAAGACCTACAGTTCCTCAGCCAGCCGAACGGTGACCATCACCTTCGAAACGTTGACGGCGATGAACTTCAGCACCAGCACCAAGCTGACGAGCATCAATTCACTGTCAGACAATAACATCTCGACTCTGTCGACCTGTTTTCAGGGTCAGACCACTCTGACGACAGTGGCGGACATGACGATGAGTAGCCTGCTGAGTATGTCTCAGTGCTTCGCTGGCTGTACGAACCTGGTGTCCGTGACGGGTCTAACGACCCCGCTGCTGACCAGCACGTACCAGATGTTCTACAACTGCTCGTCACTGACGACTGTCGGATTGTTCTCGACAAGCAATGTCACGAACTTTGCTCAGATGTTCCGCAACTGCGGGGCTATTACGGCAATCCCCGCGTTCAATACGAGCGCTGGCTTGTCATTCGCAAGGTTCCTTCAGGGTTGTACCTCTCTGACAACCAGCCCGACGTTCAATACGGCAAATGGTACGGACTTCTCGTACTTCTATGCCTCGTGTTCATCATTGACGACGGTTCCAGCGCTAAGTACGAGCAATGGCACAACCTTCACGTCGATGATGAACGGGTGTACGAGTCTCACGACAGCGCCGACTCTGACAACCACGGCAGGTACGACATTTGCCTCGTTCCTAGCTAATTGTACCGGGATCTCCACGATTCCGACGTACGACACCAGCAACGCGACCAGTTTGACGTCCATGTTCAACGGGTGTTCGTCTTTGACAACGATCCCGACCTTGAGCACGAGCAACTCCACGTCATTCTCGTACATGTTCTACGGCTGTACCAGCCTGACGACTGTACCGACACTGAACACCTCGTCAGCTACGACCATGTCGTACATGTTCTACGGGTGCGAGTCACTAACAACCTCACCGACGTTCTCTACAAGCAACGTTACGACCATGGCGTATATGTTCTATGGCTGTACCAGCCTGACGACTGTACCGACCATGACGGTAACGAGTGTGACGAACTTTGAACGAGCGTTCTATGGCTGCTCGTCACTGACGTCCGTGGGTTCGTGGGTCATGTCGGCAGGCACTTCGTTTACGTCGACATTTTACGGGTGTTCCTCGATCACCACCTGCAACATCAGTGCGTTCCGGTACAGCATCGCTTTCTCGTATCTGACGTCATTGACTATTGCTAAGCTGATCTCACTGATCAACCGCTGTGGTACCGCGCAGTCAAGTGCGAAGTTCACATTGACCAGCACACAGGCCAACCAGATCTACACCCAGCAGGTACAGACGGCCATCGACGCGGGTTGGACGTTCTCGCCATCGGTTCTGTCAGGCGGGCAGATGACGTTTACCACCGCTTCTTCGACCAGCGTGGTAAGTTTCACGACGTTCGCTGCCTCGAATGTGATCGTCGACTGGGGTGACGGAAATGGCCAGGTCTCTCTGGGTACAACCACGACGCTCTCCAACTCCTACTCGACACCTGGGGCATACACGGTCACCATTAGCTACAGTGCTCTAACCAGCTTGAAGGTGGGTGCCAATACCTTCCTGAAGACGGTCACTGCACTGACGTCTAACTCGATCACCAGTTGGGCGAATGCATTTGCCAATAGCACGGCATTGACCACGGTTTCTGGAATCGAGACCACGTCAGGTACGAACTTCTCGTATATGTTTAGTTCCTGTACGGCCCTGACGTCAGTGACGGGACTGACCTGCACGTCTGGTACCACAACCAGCTACATGTTCTACGGCTGCACGGCCCTGACGAGTTCACCTAGCTTCACAAGCTTGGTGTCCGTGACCGACGCAACCTACATGTACAGTGGCTGTACGGCTCTGACATCGGTGACGTTGAGCGGCACCACGTCCATGACCACTGCCGCGTACATGTTCTACGGATGTACCGCGTTGACCACGGTTTCGCTGGCTACAGGTGCGCTACTAACCGCAACCCGTATGTTCTCTGGGTGTCAGGCTCTGACATCGGTGACCCTGTCATCGACCTCGACGATCACGGCTGCCTCTTACATGTTCTACGGCTGTGCGAATCTGACGGCTGCGCCGATCAGCAACTACAGCAAGATGACGACCACGGCGTACATGTACTACAACTGTGTCAACATGGTGAGCACTGGTGCTGTCAGCATGTCGCTGAACACCAACGCCTCCTACATGTTCTACGGCTGTGTGGACTTGACGACAATCTCATCGATCACGACCAGCAGTAGCTTGACCACCACAGCCAGTATGTTCAGTGGCTGCACGTCAATCACGACCGTCCCACTATTCACGGCGACGGGCGTTACGGATATGTCGGGTATGTTCAGTGGCTGTACGGCACTGACATCGTGTCCGACCTTCGTGACCACGAACTGCACCAACATGAGTTCCATGTTTACAGGTTGCACTTCCTTCCTGACGGTTCCTTTGTTCAATACGGCAAAGGTGACCAACATGAACTCGTTCGTGAGGGGATGTACGGCTCTTAAGACCGTCCCGGCCTTGGATCTCTCGGCAGTGACCACCAGTATGGCGGGGGGCTCCACCGCAGCGCCCTTCTACAACTGTACGGCGGTCACCACCTTCAAGGTGACGGGTTACACGGTTTCGATCGATCTGACCTCTCTGACCTCTCTTTCTCTGACCAACCTGATCGCAGCTATCAACAACTGCGGTACGACCACGTCAGGCATCATTTACCGACCCTCTGCTACCACCGACGACATTACGACGGATGACGTCGCTGTTGCTTTGGATGCGGGCTGGACTTTGAGCCCGGCGGCGGTTGAAAATCGAATGATCGTCTGGTGGGTCGATAGCGATACCGATTCGACACATGGTGCTTACTGGCAGGTCTTTACCGCCACAAACGTTCGTGTGTACTCGGGCGGAACCAGCTACAATAGTGGTGTCTGGGACGGCACGATCAGCTCGAGTCCAATAGCGACCCTGGGTACGACATCCTCCCTGAACCTCTATGGCTCTACCTACTGGGGTAAGTGGATCGTCGTTAAGTACAGCACCCTTTCAGAAATTCGTCGAGACTCTAGTCATCTTGACTTGAATTACATCAAAGCGCTCTACTTCCTTGGTCCCAACGAAATCACCGATGCGGGCAGCGCGTTTAACAACCTTTACCGTTTGGTAACGGTCGGAACGCTCAATCTCCCGGATGCTACGAACGCCACGAACATCTTGTCTGCCAACACGGCAATGACTTCCGTTACGGCTATCAACGGCACTCTTCTCAGGAACTTTACGGGGGCGTTTAGCGGGTGCACTGCTTTGACGACACTCCCGACCCTGACAACGACCTCGATGCTCTATGCCGACTCGATGTTCTACAACTGCTCGGCAATCACGACGATTCCGTCGACTTACAACTTCAGTACAGTCACTACAGCGACCAGTATGTGCTATGGCTGCACCAGCCTGACCACTTTCCCGCTGTTGAGCTTTGCGGCCTGTACGGACTATACGAGCATGTTCTACGGCTGTACAGCCTTGGCAACCTTCCGTATGCAGCCCAATACGAGCACCACGGTAGAACAGACGTTTACGACCATGTTCTACAACTGCTCAGCGATCGCGACGATCAGCTTCCCTGGGTTCACGAATGACATTGACTTCTCAGACATGAGTGCTCTGTCGTACTCAAACTTGGCTACGCTGATCAACAGCTGCGGTAGCGCGTATTCCTACGGTGATACGTACTACACCGTGTCCTCCACTCAGAATACTGGTTTGGCCAGTTACAGTACTTCGACAGCGACCAGCCGAGGCTGGCTCCGTACCGTGGAAACCACCACGGGCGGTGGTGGCACAGACTCGAGCTGCGTGGTGGTTGATTCCTGGTTGTACCCGGGTCTCCAGTCCGGAGACGCCGTCGTGGGTATCACGCTGGATGCTGCTAACGACGAATACAACTTCTTCAGGACCGAGATCACCAACATCTACGGGATCTCCACGCACCCCTGCTACGAACTGGTCACCTCCTCAGGGGCTGTCATCCAGGTCTCGGAATCCACGCCGATCACGCTCCCGGAGACGGGATGTTCGGTACTGGCGCCGGATTTGGTCGAGGGTCAGTTGCTCTACGTCAAGCATTATGACAACGAGCCTATCCTGGAACCCCTGGTTCAGAAGAACTTCATCGGTTTCAAGGATGTTGTCTACATCTCACTGGGTGGACTCTCCTACGCCGCGGGTATGGATCCGGAGCATCGCATCTACACCCACAACGCTGTCAAGGTGTAAAGACGCCATACACCCCCGGGGTAGTCCCCCGGGGGTGTATGCTGTCCTCACGTAGGAGGATCGGTCTCTGAACCTTTTCCATTCTCAAGATGGGTGTGGCTCAGGTAGGACTTTCCGCCAGCCGTCATATCACCAGCCGTCGAGATCGACCCGCTCGAGCTGATGGTCGATTCCACTGTCACGGCTGCATTGACCGTGGTGACGGGATTGATCGTGACGGAGTCTCCGCTGATCGTCACGGGACCGCCATTGATATCGACGGAGGACGACCCATTCATCGTCGTGGTCTGCCCATCGATCGTGATCGTAGGGCTGGTGGCCGTGATATGGTCGTTCGTAGCGGTCATCTCGATGTAATCATCAGCCGTGATCGTCAATGACCGACAGGTGACCGTGATATCATTCTGCATCACTAGGTCCAGGTTGCTATTTGGAGCATCCCAGTTCATGGAGTTGCTATAGGTGTCCGTGATGTTCAGGACCCCTGTCTCTGTGTTGATCGTGATATCAAACCCAGCCTGCTCCCCATCGTTATCGGAGGTATGGAGCTGGATCAGCTTATCCCGAGTAGAGAGAATGACATAATAACTGGAGTCGTTATCGTAAGCATCCCCCTTGGTGGATAGGTTGGAGAGGGAGTACTGGATGTTCTCTAACCGTCTCAGGCCGGGTTCACGACCGTAGTCCATCCAGAATAGGTCATTGACAGACCCGAACTGGAAAAGCATGACGGTCTCGCCAGACGAGACATTCGGGGCAGTCTGCCTGGGCGCTGTATTGAAGCTGATCCACTTTGCCGTGACGGACACCGAGCCTTGGAGGCTGTATGTCCCAGACACGCCCTTGTGATCGACACCTGAGACATTGTAGTCATTGGTGATATCCGTCAGCTTACCCTTGGCCAGAGGGAGGGTTTCCACTGGCCAGACCAGGATCGTATCGCTGTCATCGGTCTTGTCTTGAGCGACGATACCGTAAGAATAGAACTGAAGACCGCTCTGTAGAGCCATTGTGTCCCCTTGGGTTTTCTATAAGGGTTGGGATATTGATTGCCATGGAATACACCAAGACAGTACTTAAAGGTTATGAACGGCTGAGTCTGAATCACATCGAGCAGATCGAGATTCAGTTTCAGAGTGGCATTCACCTGATCCTGGGCAGTAACGGTAGCGGTAAGTCCTCCCTGTTGCGGGAGATGACTCCGCTCCCCAGCTCTCGTCACCAGTACAAGAGCGGTGGGTACAAGTACCACGAGATCACGCACCGAGGATCCGAATACCAGATTACCAACACGTTTGAAGGTCGTGGAGAGACGTACTCCATGATCAAGGATGGCGTGGAGCTGGCTAAGGGCATGACAGCCACCAGCTTCAGGGCTTTGGTCCAACAGGAGTTTGGGATCACCCCAGCCATCCAGTCCCTGATTGACGGGGTACTGAAGTTTTCAACCATGGACGTCGCTAAGCGACGCGAGTGGTTCACGATGATGAGTGCTGCGGACTACACCTATGCCTTCAAGTACTACGGTAGCTTGAAGAGTCGTATTCGGGACCTCCAAGGGTCGGTCACCATCTCTCAGAACCGAATCGCTCAGGAGCTCTCCAAGGTCATCAAACCCGAAGAGGAGCATGAGATCCGGGCCAGGGTGGCTGAATACCGGGAGATGGTGGACAAGCTCCTCAGCGCCAAACCTCACCTCTCCATGCAGAGTCGGGCCGTCATTGACGCCTTACGGGGTATCGAGACACGACTGGTTGAACTACGTCAGCGGTTCGATAAGACCCGGGTGCTCCATCAGAACGACCTCGTGAGGCATGGTCTGACCATGAAGACCGAGGAGGATCTCAAGACCCTCAAGGCAGAACTCCTGGGTAAGCGGGCCTACGCCGAGCAGGTCATCACTGAGAATAAGGAGAAGCTCTCTAAATTCCGAGACACGGTTAAGGACATTGAGTTGTTCTCCTCGGTATCCCTGTCGGACATCGATCGGGACATCAAGTCCTATCAGGCATGGTACGCTGAAGGGGTGAAACGGCTGATCCATCCGATCAACCTGAAGGACCCCACCTCAGTCATGACGGCCCTAGAGGCTGCTAAGGGTCCCCTGGAAAGCTGGATCGATACTCTGCCCTCGGGTGACTTGACCCAGTACACCCGTGCCAAATATGAGGAGCACCGGGAGATCGTAGCGACCCTGACGCCAAGACTCCAGACCACCCAAGCCAAGTTACAGGAAGTTCTTCAACACGAGACCGACTACGGGCTCCTGAAGATGAAAGCTCCCGTGGAGTGCCCTAAGTGCCTCTATGCCTGGCATCAGGGGTATGAGGAGGTCTATCACCAACAGCTCGTCAGAGAGCGGGAGACCCTGGGGGAATCCGTTTCTCGGATGGAGACATTATTAAAGGAGTCGAAAACCTTCATCCAGGAAACCGAGACCTTCTATAATGCCGTCGGGAAGATCAAGGCGATCCTCCAGAACTGGCCTCCTCAGGAGGTCTGGGAGATCGTCAAGGCAGAGGAGTGCTTCCCCTACCGGACGGATCGGATCCTACAGATCATCTCTGAGGTCATCACAGACCTCCCCCTCCACCAGCAGCTTCAGCAAGCCCAGAGCAAGATCAGTGAGCTGTCTGCTCTCAGGCTGAATGTCTTGGATACCCAGAGTAAAGACAACGATCGGATCATTAAGGAGGTCGCTGGGTACGAAGAGAGGCTCTCTGAGGCTTACTCTCTCCAAAGAACGGTCGACAGGGATCTTCGGGTGATCGAGGGCATCTTGCCTTATTACGGGATCTACCGGGAAGTCGAGACCCACATGACCCAGACCCTGGCTTCCAGCCAGAAGTACCAGGGCATGCTGGGGGACACCCTGAGGGCGGATCACCTGAATCGGCTCATCAACATCTTCCGCCTGGAACTGTCCGACCTAGAGCATCAGCTCTCCAAGATCGACATCCAGAAAGCCCTGATCGACCAACTAGAGGGGCAGGTGCTGGAGATGCAGAAGCAGATCAAGCTCCTCATCGTGGCAGAAAAGGCCCTGAGTCCCTCCAAGGGACTCATTGCCAAGGGACTCACGGGGTTTATCAACTTCTTCATCGCCAAGGTCAACCTCTTCGTCAAGAAGATCTGGACCTACCCCCTGGAAATCCTCCCCGTAGAGCTTGACGACGGAGCTCTGGACCTGAACTACAAGTTCCCTGTCAAGATCGATGACCGGTTCACCGCGCCAGATGTCAAGGTCGGGGAGTGTAACAACTCCACTTGTGAGGTCTTTGACCTGGCCTTCCGGGTGGTGGCGATGGAGTGCCTGGGCTTCTCGGACTTCCCGCTACAGTTGGATGAGTTTGGAGCAAGCTTCGATCATAAACACCGAGAACTGGCATTTCAGACCGTGACGTCCCTGATCGCCAACAGCAACATCCCTCAGATCTTCATGGTCTCCCATGCCGAGCAGTCCTACGGCAGCCTGAAGAACTGTGATGTCACACTGCTTCATGATGCAAACGTGGTGATCCCTACAGGTGTCGTCTGTAACGGTAGGACAAGGATTTCTTAACCGATCTCAAACCGACATACTTAATAGAGTACACGTACGGGGATGACCCGTACGTGTACTCCTTATTTATGTTGATGACACAGCGACGCCTGCATCGATGATATATGACTCCAGTGCAGAGACCTTTTCCAGGGCCAGGGCCAGCTGATCCTGGAGGGTGGCGATCTGTACGGCCTTGGTGGTGGTAGCCTTGAGGGCTGCTCGGGTGGCTGTGATGCCCGTGTCTTTATCGACAGAGACCATACTGGTACGGCTACTCGCCACTTCGGAGACCGTGGTGGTGAACCCCAGCGATGTGGTGATGACATCCACCAGCTGAGCTTTCAGGTCAGTCAGATCCGTATCAACCGGCATGGGCTGTAGGGGGATGACCAGACTCAGTACCTGGTAAGCCACGCCCTCCATGATCGGGTAGGTCTTGACGTAGTCTGCCGGGATGTAGATCCAGTGACCTTTGGCAGACTGAAGACCCAGGATCTCCATATCGGCAGCCACCGCGGCATCGTATTCAGACTCAATGCCATTCGCCGTGTAGACGTCGGCTTTGACATCTTCGTTGTTGTTGACGTAGTCGCTGATCAGCCGAATGCTTTTGACAGTGAATCGTTCTGTGCTACCCGCCTGGGTGTCGAACGGTGTCAAGAACTCAAAATAGCCGCGTTGCCCCGTTACCGGGATTGGGTTATCGCTCATAGTTCACCAGACAGTGTCAGTACCCCTAGGAGGTAGGGATACCATGGGTTTTCTCGATTTCTTAAAGTGGATCGTGCGATTCGTGGGAGGATTGGTCTATGACTTCCCCGAAGAAGGTTCTTGGAGGAGTCCTCACTTCAGCACACGAAAGTTCGTCCTGGTCGCCACATTCGTTCTTTTGGTAGCGACTTGCTCCTTATTGCTCAATCGGCTCTGGAGTGTCGCTCAAAGGCTCCAAAACGCCCAGGACTTAATCCGCACCCTGGAATCCTGCCAGGACCCAGACAATTTACCCTAGAGTCCCTACATTGCATGTATTCCAAAACCAGAAAAAGTAAGGTTCAACATGTCGGACAACAAAGCCCTGGCAACAGACCTTGACCACAGTCTCTTCAGCGGAGTGGTGGTGTATACCGATGGGTCCTGCCGCCCCACCAATCCGGGTTATATCGGCTGGGGCGCACATGGGTACTTCTGGAACGACGACGAGGTTACCAAAACCTCTCACGTCGCCGAAACCTGTACACTGACCGACCACGGGTACGTTCTCCCAACCCAGGAGATGAGCCCCAAGCTGAAACGCGTCACACCTGTCGCCTATCTGGATGCTTTCGGATCGTCACTGGATATAGCCACCAACAACGCCGCGGAAGCCCAGGCTGTCGCCTACACACTGGAAGCTCTCCAGGGGTTTCCACTGAAGCGTATCCAGATCGTCAGTGACAGCAAATATGTCATTGACAACGTCAACAACTCCTGTAAGTACTGGTCCAAGAACGGCTGGCGAGACCGGTTTGGTGAACCCATCAAGAATGTGGCGCTGTTCCAGCGTATCTGGGAGCTGGTCCTCCTCTTTAAGGAGAAGGGCGTGAAGCTGAAACTGGACTGGACGCGCGGTCACGTGGGGGAACCCGGCAACGAACGCGCTGACTTCCTGGCCAACATCGGAGCTGCCTATAGCCGCGAGGCCATCTTCAAGCGAGACTTTACTCTCTCAGCACCGAAGAAGTACTGGGACGCCAGTCCAGAGAAGAACCCCTACCTGGGTTTCAAGTACCTCTATTTCAACTCCTGCTCGGATAACAACCATCCGAAGCTCTACTATCAGGCTGAATCCTCCGTACCAGAATTCGTTCTGGGTAAGCCCGCCAGTACAGTGGGCTACTCAGTGGTTCTGCTGAAGGACGAGGAGCCCATGGTCACCATGCTCCAGAAGCGACAGAACTACCTCTCCAGAGGAGAGGTCAGGGTCATGGCGCTGCGTATGGATGACCTATATAAGGCCAGCAACTGGAATTGGCTCGACCGATACCAGGGCTACGCCCTGAATCGTCGGCGTCGCAGCAACACCCTGGAGCTCTTTAACGGTGCAGCGATCTCCCAGGAGATCGACCCCACAGGGCTGTCGTACCGAGCGATCGAGCACTTCTCATTCCTCCAGACGCTCCTGGGAGACTACGTCAATCTCCCTGAGGGGTCGGAGACGTTCACCTCAGGGGGTAACGAACACTACGTGCAGGACATCACCGACCAGTTCTATGAGACGGTGAAGGGTAAGAAGAATAAGGAGATCTTCCAGCTGAAGCCTGAGTTCATCGTCGGTTTCAAGGATATGAAGCTCCACTTGGTCAACAAACAGGGTGATGATGTCATTGAAATGGACATCCCCTACGCCCTGGGGCTTGACATACCCAACCGTAACGCCTTGAAACGTATCGAGTCCTGCAGTCCCACCATACATCTTTTGACTTGGCGCGAGACTGCACATACGCTTCGTTATGCCACGGTCATCGAATCGACTCTAGGGATCGGAGTTTGGTCTAACTACTTCTCCGATAGAATCTTCATCAAGATCGTCACTGCAAAGGGCAAATAACCCCGATCTTTTGACAGCGGAGTCCCTCACCCTTAAGGATATTGTCATGCATGCTTATGCTGGAGTCTTTTCTGTGTTGACCACCTGGCTCTCACGATTGTTTCTCGAGAGCGTTGTACCTGTGATTCCAGGGAAGTGGAAGCGTTTGCTGTACATCTCAAGTATCCTGGGGCTGACCAGTTTCATCAGGAAACCCGATGTGGTGATCTTGGAGAAGCTGAATAGCATCCTTCAGATGACCGAGCGTGCGCATAGCTACCTCATCCCGATCTTCATTCGCAACCTGATCTGGAGTTCTGTCATGGACTCGAAGATCCCCGGCACCGCCAGGGATATTCGTGTACTGGGCATGAACCCGGCAGAGATGAATGAGCTGGAACTCGCTCAGGTGAGTCTATACTTAGCCTCCAGGGCTCCGATGATGCTGAAGTACGGCTCTCCGGAACTCATGGCGCGAGATGGTTTCCTTTGTCTGAAGAAGATGATGGAACCCGGAACGCCAGAAGCTGTTGCTGCCTAGCGGTACCTTACGCTGCTACGGACCTCTCGGTCCGTAGCAGTTGTGCTGTCAACAACCGAAAAAGGAGTCACAATGAACCAGCCGAACGACGTGATCAGCATCGACCAGATGGACGCTGCCTTCATGAGCCAGGGCGATAAGCCCCTGAAGTACACCGTCTCTGTGACGGGCGCTGACGGGGAGAAGTATGTGGCGGACATGACCAACCTCAGGGACCCGATGGAGTATATCTCCTTCGAGACGTCGGTGGACGGACTGTTGTACCTGTAACGCGGCATAGCCCCAGGGAGCCATCAGGCTCCCTGGGGTCTGTCCATTACTTTTTGTTTTCCAGTTCAGTCAGGACTTCCAGGGTTGCCTCCACCGAGGAAACAAGACCCTGAATACCATAATAGAAGACCACGAGGGTATCCACGAAGTTGGCGATCTTGTACGCCCCATTGGCAAGGCGCTTGGCAGCTTCTCCGGAGACATCGTCAAAATCCCCGCTCTGGAGACGCTTTTGGATGATGGAGAGAAGCTTGGCGCACTCAAGCATAGACTTATCCAGAGTCCTCAGGAAGGGGGTCTCTGCGATGTTGTTCAGGCGAACCATGTTGTCCACAATGGGTCGAAGGTCAGCGTAGCGCGGGACTACTTGGATGAGTCGGGCTCTTTCTCCTTGGTCTCCGGAGAAGAAGGCTTGGAGGGAGGTTCGTAGGGTAGTCCGAAAATGCTCGACTCTCGCATAAAGAACATCATGATCTTCCAGCGAGCGACGAGCCTCTTGATTCGAGATGAAATTCGATAGAACAAGGGTATACTCCCGGAGGATGTCCGTCGTGAACTTGGCCTGCTCTGGTGCTGCCTGGACGAAATACTCAGAATAGGACAAGAAGTCCCCCGTAAACCCGTCAGGTACCGGAACCAGCGTCTTTCTGTAGCTCAGGAACCGATCCTTGGCGCCTGTTTTGTCAAGGGTCCTTAACATCTTGTCCATATGGGACAGCTGAGGGCCCTTGAACTTCAGCTTCTCAGTCTTACTTGAGGATGCTTGAAAGTGACGAACAATGGAAGGGAAGACGTTCCTGAGGACGCCGGAGACATTCGCGAGTGCATCAGCCTCCAGGCTGATCCGATCCATCACGCGTTCTTCGGTCAAGTCACCCAGTTCTCCTTCTAGCGTAACACTGAAAAAATCCATACGGTGAGTCCCTATAAGTTAGTCCAGCACACCGTTCTCCAGAAGGGCTTCAAACGGGGTGTTAATTATTCATTAGATGTGCGATGAAGCCTAAGCGCCAGGAACCAGATACCGATGGAACTGAAACCCGCATTTAAGCAGATCAACGAGACCAAGTCCCTGTTCAATATCGGGGCTTGTTTCGACATCCCGACCGGGTACTGGGTCAAAGGGCGGTACGGGGAATGGATCCTCATGGGTGGCCTGGGGCCTATGACGGCGATTGTGGGTCCTGGCAACATGTTCAAGTCTACCATGCTGCACTACCAGCTGCTGAGTGCGATGGCCAAGATCTTCGCATACAAACCAACGACCTGCTCGTCGTATGACAGTGAAAGCAACATTCACTTGAGCCGTCTGAGGAACTTCTCCAAACGGTTTCCTGTCTTTGAGAACATCGACCTGCTTGACGAGGGCTACTGGACGGTCTCTGATGCTTCCCAGTATCTGGCCGATGAATGGTACGCCATTCTTCGGAAGTTCATGAAGGAGAAGCGTAAGAACGCCAAGAGCCTGACGGTGACCCTGCCCTATGACGATAAGCATGGGAACCCAGTGACGGAGCTTTTCCCGACCTTCTCGGAGTATGACTCCATTTCAGCCATGGCCCTGGGTACGACCGAGGATATCATGGATAAGAACGAGATTGGCGCTTCTAGCGGCTCTCATCTGTTTATGCGAGAAGGTCTGGGTAAGGCCCAGCTCCTCCATGAAACACCCTCCATGTGCGCAGCAGCGAACCACGTGGTGCTCTCAACGGCGCACATTGGTCCGAACATGGCGATGTCTTCTGGTCCGGGCACTGCTCCGCCGAAGAAACAGCTCCAGTTCCTGAACACCGATACCAAAATCAAGGGTGTCACCGGGCAATTCCTTTACCTCCAGCAAAACCTTTGGATGGTAAACAACAGCAAACTCCTTTGGCAGGATGACAAAACACCGAAGTGGCCGAAGGTCCAGGGAGAAGCCATAGTAGGCGACGTTGACCTTAATGAGGTCACTGTTCAACACCTGCGTGGTAAAGCAGGCCCCAGCGGCTGGACCCTGCAAATTATCGTTTCTCAGGACGAGGGCGTGCTCCCAACCATGACGGAGTTCAACTTCCTGAAGAGCCAGAAGTTCGGGTTTGATGGGAATGACATGAATTACAGTCTGACGCTGCTGCCGGACGTTAAGCTCTCACGGACCACGGTCCGTATGAAGGTGGATAGCGAACCGAAGCTTCGTCGAGCGATGAATATCACCTCGGAACTGGCCCAGATGCATATCTTCCATCGCCAGTATCTGAAAGGCGACCTGATGGATGCCACAGAGCTCTATACCAAGGTCAAGGAAAATGGGTATGACTGGGACTTCATCCTGGAGAATACCCGCGGCTGGTGGACGTATGACAACGAAAAGGTCGCTGAGTACTTTCTGAGTACGCGCGACTTGATCGAGATGGCCAAGGGGACCTATCACCCATACTGGCTTGAAGCAGACAAGAAAACCATTAAGAAACAGTTCAAACGACATTAAGGACGGATTATGAACAGCATCAATGGCATGGCCCTATCGCAAGGGATTGCGCACTACAACGAACCTCGACAGGAAGATGATATCGACCTGGTTCAGGTTGTGCGAGAAATCTTGACGGCCCGTGGGGCCAATGATGACAACATCAAGCTCTTCATGAACAGTGTTCAGGTGAAGCAGGCCGAAGATCGACGCCCCTGGGTCCAGCGGTTCCTCCTGAACCGCTACCTGGTCGGAGCACTCTCGGCCTCCTCGATGCCCTCCATGGACGTCCGGTGTTATCTGGTCCAGAATGGACCGATCGAAGATTGGGTGTCGTACTTCAATGACCATGTGGCGGACTTCTTCCTGAAGAACTGCCTGGCTGCGAACAGCTGAACGTCATGGCCGGCGATCGCCAAGCGGTCCAGGGTAAGCTCCTGGACCGTATCCAAAGCCTGACACCCGGCTCAGACCGCAACCGGAAACTCTACGAAGCCCGGTTTGCACTGATGTCGGATGACGAATTCGCCCAGTTCATCGACCGTCTGGACCGTGGACTGGAGATTCTCTCGATTATCGCCCCGAACCGTACCCAGGACGAGACGTCGATTGAGAACAACTTCAAGATTGCTGACGAGATGGGACACCAGTTCTTCACCAAACTCTGGATCACGGGTAAGGATGGGTTGCCGGACTACCTCACCCCGATCGAGTACATGGTGCTGGACCTGCCGGTCCGTCGGGCGTCCCAGACGTCCGATAAGAAGATCTCGGTCCCCAGCAACAACAAAGTGGTGGATGCCCTGACAGGTCAGGTCACCGGTGACTCCAAGGGCGCCAGCCTCTCCGCCCCAGAAGTCCAGGTCCTCACTGCCATGGGGCTGGAAGCCCCACTCATCGAGACCATGAAGTACCGTGGTGGCGACAATCAGGGCCGCATCGCCCTGAACGGCCTGATCACCAAGTATGGTCGGGCTAACCTGAAGACCCTGAGTCGATACGCTTCAGGGGTGGAGTCGACCGCTACCTTAAAGACCTTCCTGACCGCCGCACATTTAAGGAATACCTTATAATGTCGACGACCCCCAGGACGTCCGTGATCTTCTTGGAACTCGATGCCCTCCTGGATACCCGAATGGGAACGCTCTACCGGCTAGCGCCCAAACGGGTCAAGGGTATTATTGAGAAGGGATACCTGGACAGGGTGAGCGACTTCTACCCAGGAGTCGCTCCCTTTCAGTTTGACAGCCACTATGCAAAGAGAGACCGAGCGACCCTGAAGTGCTCGATGGTGACGCCGATCATTGATATCGTTGCCTCCTTTTGTAAGGAGACCCTCTCAATGAACGTCACCTCTCCGCTCCATCAGGTCCCCAAGGTCATTCTGAACCAGTACCCCTATACCCTCGACGACTCTGAGAAACAGCTCTTCCTGTCGGTTCTGAAGTACAGGACCAAGGACATGGCAGAGATCTCTCTCGTCAATATTCCTCCAGAGAGCCTGACGCCTCGGTACTTTACAGGTGCTGGTGTGGACATGGTGTTCATGTATGACCCGCTCAACTGGCTCGAACTCCATTCCAAACTGAAGACATTTGAGAAGGAGGCCTGCCCGACGGTATTCATGTATGGGCCACTCCTTTTAAAGAGCACCAAGGCCGTTGACTTCACCTTGGAGACGTACAAGACGGCTATTGAACAACTTGCCGGACCTTTCGTACATCTGGAGATGGCGCCGGCCAGGCTCTTCTCCATCTTCATTGAGGACCCCAAGAACCCCAAACTGTTTCGAACAGACGACAAAACCACAGAGAGTCCGGGCTAATCCCGGACTCTCTGTGTGGTGCTTCACGACCCAATTTCATCAGCGGAGATGGGTGCGACCCCAATTTCCAATTCGCCCGGGACAAACGTTCGGGAGTGCGAAGGATCCAGAGCGCGTTCCTCTGGGGAGGGTTGCTTACGGAAAGCATCCCCCGATATGTTCCTGAGTAGCTCCGCATTCATCTTCAGAACGTCGGTGTTGTTCTGTTCGGCCTTGGATGCGATGCGGGTCCTGGCCTTGTTGAACACGGCATTATCCATGTCCTTGAGGGTGGACAGCAGGATCGTACGATCTTCCTTGTCGCTGGGAATACCTCTCTCAGTCAGTTCCGTGACAATACGCTCACGGACATCCTGAGTTCTTCGGAGGACCTGTTGCTCCTCCAGATCAAACACTTCGGTGCTGGACATGGCCCTTCCTTAAAAAGATTAGCTGTACATACTCTACATGAACAGACTCCATGAGTCGTCTTGTAAAAGGACGTCAACCGTGAATTTCTGGTGGTTTAAGAAAAAAGATAAACCGAAACCATTAAGTCGCTACGAGCAAATCAAGCGCAAGATTGAGTTGATCCGAATGGATCGGATAAACCAGGTACATTCACCCAATATGTCTTCTATTCGGCTATGGTCGGTGTTTAGAACCTTTGCTGAGTTGAATTCAAGCTTCAGAAACTTCATCCGAGTGCTTGAAAATCCAGCACTCTCAATCAGTCACTACTCCAGAATACCCGGTCAGGAAGTCTATCTCTCTGACATGTTCGTGGATCAACAGGGGTGTTATGAAGATAGCGAAACCCTCATCAACCTCTTCACTGAGAGACTTCAAGAGTTTCTGACCCTCTACGAGGTCTGTGAACTCAGTCCAGATGCTGAGAAGTACGAGGAAACCTTACGAACACTTGCACCGTTCGTCCTCTACTTTGACAACCTCATCGATCTCCTCGTAGAAGTAACCTTCGAGGGTGACCCACTTTAACAGGAGCCTGTCGTGACGGATATTCGCGACGACAATCTTGCGTATAACGAACGAATTGCCACAGGTGGGGTGGATTCGATACTCTCCAGTATCTTCCGGGACATCCTGTTGGACTTCCAAATCGACATCGCCCGCTTCCAGGCGTTACTGGAACGATTCGTCATTCTGGAGAACAAGGTCACCAATAGCAGCGAGATCTCGACCGCCAGAAGTTCATTGGCGCGTGAGCTGCTCAAGAACACCATGACCTGGAAGGTGTTCATGAAGGCATTGAGGTTCTTCAGGGCAGAGCGTGTCATGATGGTTTTCCGTCTGTTTCGTGGCGACGAGACTGAAAGTACTCACGTCATGCGGATCGGATTGAAGACTGACTACGGAGAAGGCTGGGAGAGGGAACCTAAGCTCGCCAAGTTTTACCACGACATCCTAGCGTCGTTGGAGATTGACGACGAGCAACTCCAGTCCTACCTGGAACATTACACCAGGCGGTTTCACCCGGGTGTGAATTCCGCTGAGTTCTCAGCTGCGAAGAGTTCGTTGAGAAGAGACCTGGCTAAGAACACCATGAGCTGGAAGGTATTCATGAAAGGTCTATCGGTGATTGGGACGACCCGGCTCATCATCGACCTGACGATGTATCACTCGGGTAACTACCATACCAACCACACCAAGAGTCTCATCTTGGGAGAACCGGAGCTGTCAAACGATGAATCTGGACAACACGAACGAGAAGAAACCGTTACCGCCGCAGGGTAAGGAACCGACTCTGACGGTCCTTAGTCTGGAGGAAGAAGCCCTGATTCGGGACATCTTCATCGACGTAGTGGACAACTACTGTTACCGTCTGATTGGATTTGAACTCGAGGAGACTATCGGTGAACACATCGGTACCGTACTCGTGGCGTGGCGTCTCAGCACCTTCTTCTCTGTCAGAAACCTGAGAAGCTTGGCCGAAACGCTTGATGCGAATGATATCATTCGAGATTTTTATCTCGAAGTCACGGATCGACTGTATGCGCGGATCACACCCATGGGACCGCATACACCCGCTCGTCTCGCACACACGTTGGTAACGGGACTGAAACAATCCCGTCCTTGGTTCTCTGGCGGGGTTGAATCGATGATGGCTCTTGAGATTCAAACCGCTTTCCAGTTCGATGAAGCCGGGGTCTCTACCTACCTGGCCCAAGAACCCTGGCTCATGACGGCGGTCCTCTTGATCCAGTACGGCCAATTGACTCAGTTTGGCTCCAAGACCCTGAAAACAGCGAAGATCGAATTCGAACGGTCCTTCGCAAACCAGTAACACCGCACCTCTCATCACTTCCAAACCCCTAGGAGGGTTAACGTGAAACGCCATGCACAAAGGAATTCTGCTCCTCGTAACAGCGCCATGAAGGAGCAGTTGAACCAGGTTTCGGGGTCACTGACCCTGCGTCGTAACGGAAGCTCCCGTCTGACCACTCGTTCTCCGAACCAGTGGGAAGCAGATGGGGTGGATCATGTCAACATCCACTACAGCGGCAGTACCCAACTGGGTTCGTTGTTGAACTTCACCAACACCAGCCTGCGTTTCACACACTCCGTTTTCGGAACCTTCCGGTCCACGGAAGGGTTCTGGAACTACCTGCGATTCGAAGAACGCGATGACCGATTCCGCGATCTGATCGGCCGCTATGCCCGGGAAATCTATCCGGAGCTCACGCCGAGCCGTGTCACCAACCTGAGCGCCATGGTCATGCAGGCCGCCTGGGAACGGGTCTGTCAGCATCCGAAGCTGAAGAAGATGCTGTTTGAATCCTCCGGGGAGTTCGACATGTACTCCGTTCTGCCGTCCGGCGTCTGTCAGCGTCCGCCGATGCGGACCTGGGTCTGTGAAGGCTACGAGGAGATCCGTGCCGCGATCCAGCAGGGTCGTGACCCGGACTTCACGTTCATGATGGACCGAGTGACGGATGACCTCTTCGAAGAGGTGCGTCCCAAGAACGTCCCGATGACCAAGCCGCCCTACCAGGTCCGGTCACATCACTTCGATCAACCGAAGAAGAAAAAGGAGAAGCCGAAGGCTGAAGAAACATCCAGCCAGAAGACGAATCAGAAACAGAAGTCAAAGGACCAGTCCGCAAAGCCGGCCGAGAAACCCATTGTTCGTCAGTACACGTCTCTGACGGGTACGGTGCGTGCGATACCCATCATCTCGGACAGCATGAATGCTGATACCATTGGCAAATGCTTCTATCCCCTGGATCCCAAATACCCGAAGCGTCGGATCTCTGGCACCGACTATTCCTCAGGGCCGGTGACAGCAGAAGAGTGGGTGGACCTCATTGAGATCTCCCAAACACCGGAACTGATTGAGTCAGGCTATGTCTCTCCGGATGATCGGCTGGTTACGGCAACGAATGGAAACGTTCACCCGGATAAGCAGAACTTCTTCCAGATCCGTGATCTGGCTGTGTTCACGGATAGCAACAGCCTGACGCCGACCTACATTCCGGTCAATCTTTGTTTCCCGATGGAAATGAAAGTCAGCGAACCCCCGGTCTGGATGAAGGAAGACCTCTATGACGAACCCGTTCTGGAGATCGCTGCAGTCAAGGACAGAACCAGTCCATGTTATGGTCTGACGACCGCCATCGACGATCAGAACCTCCACATCGGCAGCTGCGCCCATATCGTTACTGTCGATATGAAAGACATTCGGGTGGGTGAAGGAGCTGTCTTTGATTGGTTCGATGCTCTCCTTCCGAAATATCCGATTGACGCCACCATTCGAGCACTGTTTTTTATCGACATGGTTGTCAGTCGAGAGAAGTTGGACGTGGGTTACGGTTCGAGGGTTCGAGTTGTCGGAACCATCGCTCCGGTGGGTATCTCGATCGGAGCGGTGTGTTACTTCACGAACGAGTGTGCTCAGCTGACCGGCATCTCCGGCTATGTTCCGGACATGCGTCGTACCTCAGTTCCTTACCGGAAACTGAACGGTGCTCCGGAGTTGATCCCAGTGGTGGGGGACGCGCAGGAGTCGGGAGAGGTCACTGAAGCAGTCGTCGACTGAGGTCAGTCCCACCCCTTCGGGGGTGGGATATCTTTTTTTTGTTGTTCATTCTTTAGATCCCTTTTGTTACGAGGTCGCTCATGGCTGTCGTTCAGAAACGTTACGATGCGCTCGATCAAGAGTATGACGTCGCAACCAGCTCCATCAGTTCGTCTACCCCGACGGACATCCTCAATACGGGCTATAACTCGGTTGCCTCGGTTACGGCAGCTCTGTCCAGTCTGGTCTCCAGCGCTTCAGGGTCTCTGGATGCCAGTAGTCTCCTGAAGTCTGTCTCTACAGGTTCAAGCAGTCTCAGGTCGTCCCTAGGACTGGACAGTCTTTCGAAGGATGTGACGTCTGTCTCGACAACTGATCTCCTCCGAGAGGTCCAGGGTGTCTACAAGTCAACCATCGACCTGTCACAACTCTCCGATAAGGACGTGGAACGGTACATCGCCAGTATCTTTAGCGATGACGTGAAGGTCCAGAACCTCTTCAAGAAGCTGGCAGCTGACTGTCGTAATAGCAGTCTGTCGAATGCGACCATCGGTAACCCCTTCAAGAAGACATCCGGTTGTAGCGGTCGTTCGAACTCCACGACAGGGTCCTGTGACCCTGGCGCGATCAGCGACATCCTGCAGCAGGCGACAGGTGTGGAGTCAGAAGCGGTTGCTTCTGACTTCAATAAACTGCTGAGGAAGTTTGTGACGCTGGGTAACCTGGGCTATAGCGCCAACGCCTGTATGGTGCTGAATCGTCTCCTAAGGTCCATGGATGCAGACACCCTGAAGACTATCGGTCAGCGTGTCGCTGCCATTGTGCTTCTGGATCAGGCTACCGAAGGTAACACCAATGCCTTTATTGATGGAGCTGGTGTTATCACGGGCAGTACCCTGGCTGCCAGCGACTTCACAGCCTTCATCGGCTCCCCAGTAACGGATGCCCCCACCCTGTTGTCCGAAGCTTCAACCAACTTCACAATCCCCTCAGGACTTCGTGACTTGGACCTGGTGACTCTGGGTGGTAATTACACGACCGCATTGAGCACCTATGACAGCGACTGGATGACCGACGATACTACGGATGGACTCCTGTCCGTGGCTCAGCTGGGCACCACCACGAACAGCGACCTCTCTGATGTCCTCAGTACAGTCCGTTTGAACAACATATTTGACGAAGACAGTCTGGATACCACGTTTACTACCGACTTCGACATCGTCTCATCGGCTTACTCGGTCGGTAATGCGACGGGGCTGTCTTTGTTGGACAGTTACAGCGCTGCGTGAACATAGCCCCCTACAGCCCAACTAGGGCTGTAGGGGGTATGCTGTCAGTTACCAATGCCCAGAGGATCCGAGGAAGCTGTGGGTGAGGCTGCCGCTTCAATGACCTTGAAGCTACCCAGGGTCAGATACTTCAACATACCCGTGGTGGTGGACTGGTGAAAGACCGAAGCCCAGTATGCCGAGGAATGGAACTTTCCAAGACCCATCATGGTCTTGGCCAGCTTCAGTTTGGCTTGCGGAAGCGCGTAGATCTGTGTATACAGACTCTGCCCTCCCAGTACCGCCAGGTAGTCTGCCAGAATGTTGTCCTCATCCAGCGTCATGTCGACACTGAAGATCGACCCCGTGGAGACCGGCATGTGCATGATCGTGGAGAGATCCACGACATTGAAGGACACGTCCACCGCCATGGCATTGCCATAGAGGTTGAAGGACCGATGCGCCGTACCGCGGGTGAAGCTCAGTGACTCGATCATAGCCAGTCGGCTCTGGCATCGACCACGGTCGTAGATTTGACAGAGAAACGGACTGGTGTAGGATGCCTTACCCGTAGACCTCGGTAGGGCACCCGCCATCAGCATCGCCATGGGGATGTCGATATTCATGATCTGCGACATGGGGTTGCCATAGGGGCTGATCAGGGTCATCGTGTACGTGGTACGGGGTAGGCTGACGGCAGAAGACTGCCAATGTTTCGGGATGTCGATGTACCCGCTACCCGCCAGACCTCTCAAAGCCGCGGTGAGGTTCCCTGTGAATCCATCCGCCAAACCCTTACCTAGATCGGTCGCTGCTCCAGCGATCGCACCAAAGACATCCCCGGCTAGACCACTCAGGATCTTGCCATCGGCAATGGAGAACCGAGCTGTCTGAAAGTCACTGACTGTGCTGTTCAGCTTGTTCTGGAGCTCCGACTCTACAGCTGAGTTGGAGAACGACTCCTGTACAGGGCCCGTATGGTCCACGATGAATGTCGCAAAAAGGGACCCGTCACGGAACTGTGCGTCCAGATAGTCAATGAAGTTATCGGTCGTTGTGGTCGTGGAGGTACTGGCATCTGAGCCGGTAGCTGGGGCGCGAGGATCCTTTTCCATGGTCCCTTCGTCCGAGTCATTGTCCATCAACCAGAAGCTGAAGCTAGAGATTTCATTAAGGAAGGCAGCGAGAGTCTGTTCCCCATCGGCGTTACTGACCGTGACGCCTCCGACCTCAGTCGGATGTCCCCCAGTGTTCGTCATGGTCTTCTGGACCCAGCCGTAGTAATCTGTGGCTGTACCCTGGTCCAGACTCTCGTTTTCCTCTTTGAACAAGGCGTTTGCCAGACGCTGAGCCCGATTGGCCATCTTGTACATGTCGAAATAGAAGCTGCCGTTAAAGATATCCGGCATTAGGGAGGAGAGACCGGAGAGGTAGTCGGGATCCAGCTTCCAGGGGCGTCCTTCCGCCTGCCCTGAATCTGTATTCAGGATCTTTGGAAAGATACCTCGGTTGATCGCCATGGTATTCACCAGCGTGTTTACTGTACTCCAGTAAAGATGCATGGTGGGTTTCAGGGTGTAGAACTTCCCGCTAGACCGCCCAAAGAGGGCTTTCAGGGCTTTACCCGCCAGGACCAGCACAGCAACCTGAGGGAAGGTCACCAAGAGAGCGCCTGCCCCCACGACCTTGCCCAGCGAGTAGAAGACCCCGTTGGCACGTCCGGTACGGGCCAGGGTCATCTGGTCCGCATCATAGGCGTTTTGGAGAAACCCAAGAAGAGAGTTGAACTGGGGGACACCGAAGGACATGTAGATGCGTTGAGCATGATCGTCGATCATCTCACTGTACTGCCGCCCCATGCCGTAGTTACCCGTGGAATCACCAGGACTGACGTCACTTCGATTTGCCAGGCGTCCCTTTACTGGGACATCCGCATACATGGTGAAGCTAGGCTTCGGGTTGATACCGATATTGCAGCCCAGCCGAGTATCCGTGAACTTGGTGTACGCACTGGAGTAATATTGGTTATCTTGGTCCCAGGTATTGGTGTAGCCTGTATCACCAATAAGGAATGCATTCTTCAGCCAGTCGTTATCTAGAATGGCCGATGGGGTATCGCTGGTCAGCTGGCTCTGGGAAGGCGCTATGCTGTAGGTAGTATCTCCGAAGGTCGTTTCAATGACCCGAGGATCGGTACTGCTGGTAGACGTCGTGGCCATATCCTATCTTCTTGGTAAATAGAGCCTAGGGATATTCCCTAGGCTCTATGTCATCACTTACCGACTGAGATCGAGAAGAGGCTTGATATCCTCGACTCGCTGCCCCCTCCCCTTGGGAGGAGCGACGGGTGAGTTTGCTGCTGGGCTGGTATTTCTACCGACGTTCCCCTTGACAAACTCTTTCATGAGATCCCTGATTTCGATCATTGTATCCAGAGATTTCTTCTGGACCTGGAGAGCCTCGCCGCCTGTAGCGGCCAGCTCCTTCATGATGTTCTCCCCGCGGTCCACCGGCTTACTGGCCGAGGAGGTCGTGAATCCCAGAACAGATGGGGCTACGGCGCCTCGACCTCGCTGAACCGAAGCGGGTTGATCAGGAGAAGTAGTAGTGGTAGTGGTACCGGTCAGGCGTGCGGTCTGTCCCGAGGGACCTGTCCGCTCAGGGACACTCAGGTCAGCACGACCCTGAGCACCACCCTGACCCCGAGTATGGGTCGGTGTCTTCGGGATGGAGGTACCTCCGATACCGAAGTTCTTTGCTACCCGACTCAGCTTGTCGGAGAGGTACTGGTAGACTTCCGAGATGGTGCGAGGTCTTCCATTATCGTAGAAGATGGCTCGGTTAGCTCGGGCTGCGGCTGGGAGAATCGAGGCAGCGGCTGCCAACGGAGGAGCTGCCAGGAACATCTTAGCACCATTCACCCCAAGGAAGTGAGAGAGGTACAGATCCACGATGCTGGGCTTAGCCACTACAGACTGGAGCGCCGCGCCGTTTCCTTTCAGGTACTCACTGGCCAACAACGTCGATGCCTTGACGTCAGTGGGTGAGGCATCCTTACTTAGGCCATACTGACCTCCAAACTTCTGGAGCATCTCATTCCAGGTTCCTCGGATGAACTGGAACAACCCAGAGGCAGATGATGTACCGGCTTTAGCGTTCGGGTTGAGGCTGGATTCCGTTGCTGCGATGACCTGCATGGTCTTCGGATCCATCCCTGCCTGAGTGGCATACGTCGCGATCTCGTTCTTGACTTGCTCGCGATTGGTAGACCCACGACCTGCGTGGGTTCCGCCTGTGAAGCCCTCAGCAACCGTTCTTCCGGCCCCACGACCTGCATGGACGCCACTACCGCCGGTTGACGGTGTCGATTCCACATCCCCACTGGGTATGGGTGGGAGATACTTGCTGTTCGTGGTAGCGCTGGACGCCTGGGTTGTCGGAGGAACGATGGTTGCGACGGGGTCGGTCTTCCCGAGGGCTTCAGCCAGTGAGGTAACCCCCTGCTGGTAGGACCCATCGTTGGACGCTTGAGGTGCCAGGGTGGTGTTCTGGGTCAGTTTCGATACGATGTCGGTACCCTTGTCCTTCGACGCAGGATCCATTCTCGTCGAACCCGCTTTCAGGATCTTCATTGCCAGTTCCTGATCGCGTTTACCCGGAAGGGCATCTGGCAGAGTGCCATAGCCACCACCGCCCTTATAGAGAGATGCCTCGATAGCCATGGTGGCTATGTTAGCGTCGCTCTTGGCTTTACCCGTGATGAGGCCGATGCCCGCAGGCTCGATGTGCCAGGGTTCTCTGCCTACGGGGCGTGTAAACCCGTACTTGCGCATGAGACCCAGCTTATCCATGGCGTCGGCATCAGCCGACTGGATATCGATGGCCAGACCGTACTCGTGGAGACTATGCCCAGGAGCCGCATTCTTTCGAGGGTCCTTGGCATAGAGGGCGGCTTGAGCATCCCGGCTACGGAACCCGGAGTTGACCGTGACGGATTTACCCGTCAAGGTACCATACTCCTGCACCATACCCAGGAAGTTCTTGACCATGCTGGGGTTAGCACCCTTGAGGGTGACGCCCCGGTCGGCCAGCTTCAAATACTGCTCAGCCCCATTACCATCCAGGATCTTGCCGGTGGCCAGTACCAGGTTACCGACGCTCGACTTGCTGTTGGTGAGGGGACTCCCCGCACCACCACCTGGTCGAGACTCGCTATCCCCAGTGACGCCCGGCGTAAACCCCTTGTTGGAGGACATTGACCTGTCCTTCTGGGAGGTTTCGAACGCTTTGATGGCGGCTTGCTGAGCAGCCATGGTCTTAGCGGCATTGTCTTTAGCGCGCTGAGAGATCATGGCCTTATACGAAGCATCCGCACTCACTTCGGTCTTAGCCTTGGTGGCGTCATCCTTCAACTGAGCGACACTGGAGCTCTTGGTCTTGATGTTCTTCTGGATCTGACTGATCAGTACCGACGTCATGGAGCTCACCGCCTCAGCGGTGTTCTCAAGGACGCGGTAGGCCGGGGTGGGACCTTCCAGTACGTTGTACGGACCCTCTGGGAACTTCGACCGCTGGAGGTAGTCGACCTTCTGAGCAGGTTCGAGCTTATCGAGTTCTGTCAGATCCAGCTTACGATTGATACTGAAGAGCGTCGTGACATCGGTCAAGAAGAACTCGAGGAAGCGATCGTGGAACCAGCCCGCCAGAGGCATGTAGTCCTTGGCATCCTTATCGCTGACGCCCATGATCTTGCAGACTTCAGCGAAATCGAACTTGTTCTCGATCAGGTAAGCCTTGCCATTACGGTCGTAGCCGATCTTGCCATCCAGGAGGTAACCCTCCAGGGAGAGGATGCGGTGATTGATGTCTTGTTTGTCTTGGGCCGGGAAGCCGTACTTACGCATACGAATCTTCTCAAACTCGTTCAGTTTATCCCGTTGGGTATACTTGAAGAGTTTATAACCCAGGTAGGCAGTCCCAGCAACAGCCAACCCACCCAAGACGACTGGGGAAGTCAGCGCGGCAGTCACCGCACCTAGGCCCAGGGAACCTAGTGCCAGAACGGTACCAATCGTACCATCGGTAGCCAGAGCCCCCGCACCCGCCATGATGGCGGATCGTCCCAACATACGGGTTAAGAACCCGCCGGCGCCAGAGGTGGTCAGTCTAGCCAGCGGTGCGCCGATAGGTCTCAGGATCCGACCGATCGTACCACCCACAGCCCCGACACCTCGGGAGATCTTACCGACGATACCCGGAGCACTGGTCAGTAGACGTCCAGCGGTTCCGAACAGACTTGGTAGTTTAGAACCCAGCTTGCTCAGACCACTGAACATCGTGGTCGCCAGACTGAAGACCTTGCCGATACCTGAGGTCAGTAGCTTGAAGACCCCGCCGGCAGCACCGAAGATCCCACCGCCGTTCATGTACCGAGGATCCGCACCCGGACCTGCCGTACTGACACGACGTTGACGGTCTCGTTCGGCCATGTCATCAAGACGGTCCTGCCAAGCCCCATCACGACGACCACTGGCATCTCGGTCATTCCAGGCAGCGCGGTCGCCAGCATTCAGGATGCTGCGTCGACGACGACCTGCTCCGGCTTCCTGACTACCGACAGGTCTCGGAGGACCCGCGTCGCCAGGACCCATTGCACCTTGGTCGGCATGGCCTTGCTGCTGTTGCTGTTGTTGATCGCCCCCACGACTCAGGAGTCCACCTGCTGCGGAGAGTCCTCCCATGAGCATGCCTCTGATACCACCACCCAGACGGCGTCCTGCACCCAAGAGTCGGGTGAGACGACCCCCTGAAGGGGTAGGACCTGGACCAGGGCCTGGACGAGGAGGACCGACGTCTCCTGGGCCTGGGGTCGGCGTACGACGACCAAAGCCTAGACGACGCATCCCTCGACGAGCCAGAATGCTGGTGCGACGACCCAAACGGGTGTCTCTCAGACCTGCGGCCATGTTACCCATACGACCCATGAGAGAGAAACCACCACTCGGTGATCCGGTTTCGTGACTGCCAGAGACAGAAGGACCTTCTGGTCCACCCCCTCCTTCATCACCGCCGCCCATGAGTCCGCCCAAGGCTGCCGACATCCCGCCCGTTGCGGACCCCTCATCAGGGAACCGCTTCTTGAGGATATCGCGGATCTCCACAACAGCGTCGTAGAGTCTCTTGCTTCCTAGGGTGGGGAACCCATCCTTCAGGGCTTCCCAAGTCTTACGGGCTACGCCGTCCTTACCGAAGAGCTTGCTGCCCGCATTTGCAATCATGCCGCCAGCTGCCCCGAAGAACTGGGTCATTCTGGTAACACCGCTGGAAAGGAGTCGCTTACCGAGGTCACTGATGTTCGTCATGGACTCCATCAGGTTGCGGCCGTCCCGGTCGAACAGACCATGCATCATCTGTTCAGTGGTGACGACGACGTTGCCTGTGGCGTCGTAGATAGAACCGCTGACCTTCTTCAGGTCATCCATCGTGAAGAGTGGCTTACCATGACCGTCCCGGTAGTAGCCGTTACGGAGGAGGTTGGCAGTGATGATAGGGGACTGCATCCCGGGGAGGTAGAGATCCTGGGCCTGTGCGACGAGGTTCTGAGCCCCCGTACGGAGACCGTGTCTTACCGCACGGGTCATGTCGAAGAGAGCAGGGATGCCGCGACCCAGGAGGTTACGACCACCTCGGAAGAGTTCACCACCCAAAGCAGCCCCTGCACCCAGAAGACGGCCACCCACTCTCAATCCGCCACGACCCACATCAGCCAGGGAGTCACCCCACTGTTCATAATGGTCATCGATGTAGTCCAGACCACTTTGACCCAGTCGAGCACCCGTACGACCCAGACGTCTGGCTGCCAGACCACTGCGACGACCCAACCGGCGACCTAGTCGACCCAGGTTCCGGCCTCGTTCGTAAAGGAACCCGCCAGCACGACCAAAGAGGTTACGGGCTGCTTCCAGACCTCGATCGACACGACTCTGGCCAGGGCCGGCATCAGGTACAGGAGGACCCATGTCGCCAGGGCCCGGGCCACCTGAACCACCCCACGGCCACCAGTTTCTGGAACCACCCGGACCACCCGGACCTGCGCCACGGAGCCCTTCAGTCTCGATCTTCTTGAGACGCTCCAGGATCTCCTTTATATTGGCATCGATGCTGTTAAGCGGGTCAAGGATCTTGTTGCTAGGTTCTGATGATGGGGCCGGACCACGCCGACGGTTGTTTAGGGCATCTATGAGTTCCTGACGCCGACGCTGACGTTCGGCATCGTCGACAGGTGGAGCGCCTGGGGGCGGAGGAGGCATCGGACCCCCAGCTGGAGCAGGACCCGGCATGGGACCGGGTATCGGTCCCAGACGGGTGATGTCCCCTACATGGCCCTGGACCTCAAAGATCCCTCGGTCACGCAGCGGCTTCCGTTCGCGGATCTTGCTGAGACCCCCGCTTGTTAGCATCGCCATGAACTTCTGTTCATTCAGCTTGTAAGCGCCGTCTTCATCCTGGATGAGGATACCCTTCTCTTCCAAGAGGGGACCGTATCCATCACGGACCATGCGCTCCAGAGCCTCACGGGCACTATTGACTGAGGAGGTCAGAGAGTTCTTGTTCTCCGTCATAAGGCGGGTCAGGTCTGCCCGACCATCTGGAGAGCCCGCAAACTTCTTCAGTCCTTCGGCGATTTTCTTCTGGTCAGCACGGCTCAGCTTCTTGAATTCCTCCGAGTTGGTGATACTCTCCTCGGTGTAGTCCATCCGCTGATGCTTGGCCAGTTGTGTCAGAAACCCCTTCAGACGGATGCGTTCATCCGGGTCTGTGGAGTTCTCCACCAGTTTGTCCAGAGACCGGTCTACAGCCCAGTCGTGGAAACCGACGGATCCGTACGACATGACCGACCGGGTCAGCTTGGTACCCAGGGTCTTGGCAGAAGCAAACTTCTCCTTCTGCCAGTCGTACATCATCAAAGGACCGACGTCCTTGGAGCCCGTACGGATTGCAGTGGTCTCCTGGAGGATACGGGCCAGATAGCCCGGGATGACCTCCGTCAAAGACTTATGAGCTCTCCGATCAAAGATAGAGGGGGTGATCTCACCTGCGACACGACCTTTGCTGACACCCATACTCAGGTTGGGTGCCTGGAAGTCTCCCAGGAAGGTATCGGTCAGACGAGCCAGCCAGCTGTCCTTGTTCTGCCAGTTTTTATACCGCTGACCCCCTCTGATCCGATTGACCAGGGCCGACGGGTTCATGACGGCATTGGAGATGGTAGCGGCTAAGCCGCCCAGTTTGGTGCCCCGACCCGCATACCGACGGAGTTTATCCCCGTAAGTCTGGACCAGAGCGTCCATGCCAAACTCAGCAGCGAAGCTTGCCAGCGTCTGGGCGGTCGATGTCTCCATGCCCATGTCGCGGAAAGTCTGTTGAAGTTCCATGCCCATCTGAGCAGAGTCCAGACCCATGCTGAGGCTACCCAGCCCCATCTGAGCATTACGGACATGCTCCATGACCCGGTTCTTGACACGCCCAAGCCCGGCACCAATCGTACCCTGGAGCTTATGGATGACCTTGGAGCGGGTCATGTCAGAGAAGCGTTCGCTGTTGGTGATCTTCACGAACTCCGGGAGACCCGTGTTCTTGATGACCGCCTCATTCTGTTTGACATACAGGTCGAAGTACTTGATCTGGTTCTTCAGGAGTTCCGTCTGTACGTAGTACGAACGGTACTGAAGTTCCAAGGACTTCTTCATGTAGTCCTGGCCTACCGACGTCGTAAACGACGAGAGGCGGGACATATCCTCAGCCATGCCGTTAAAGATGGCATTGCTGGTGTCAAATCGTTGTTTGTCAATCTTGTCCCGGATACGCTGTTCGGCACGGTCTCGTGCCTCACGACCGTCTTCGCGTTCCGTCTGACGATTGAAAATGTTGTCCTGCATGGCAGCAACCGCGCTGTCCATGTAGTCCGATGCGGACTTCGATGCTTGAGCAGCCGAAACCGGCTTACTCAGTTTACTGGTCAGTTTCTTCAGGCGTTTCTGTTCTTCCGGAACCAGGCGATCGACCTTACGGCCAATATCCACCAGTTCAGGCTTAAGCGTCCTGACCGATTCATCGTATAGTGACCGGGTCGTACGACGAATATCGCCGGCGGCTTCGGACAATACGCTGTAATGCTCAGGAAGTGCTTTACGAGCAACCTGCTGCCAAAAGCTCCCTGATTTCAGGCTGTTCTTGACACCGGTCAGCGTCCCCTTGAAGACATCAATAACTGGGGAGCGCTTCTTCTTTGAGTTTTGTTGATCTGTCGGAAAGTCGTCGTCGAAATTAAAATCTAAGTCATCGTCGAAGTCGAACTTGTCCAGTTTCTCGTCTTTCTTCTTAGAGACCATGCTGTTCGTCTCCTGGGTCGCTAACTATTACCAGAGGATCTCCCGTGTTAAACGATCTTCCCCCGCTGAATTTGGAGCTACTGCTGGCCTCAGGGAGCCAGAGTATCATGCAGCTTGCCAGGGCTGTCGGGCTCCAAGGAGCCAGCAACGGCCTGAGACAAGTAAAAGTGATGGACGTCATGCAGGGCATGACAAAGAACTTCCACCCCGATGGACTCTACTCCATCGAGACCTTTGGTCGAGTCGGTGACCGTCGACGTAGTCGGACGTTTGCATATATCGACCTCCAGCTGGGTGTCTTCCATCCGGTCTACTTCAAGGCCCTGACTGACCTGAAGGGTCTGTACGGCGAGATCCTGGCCAGTCGAGAGTATGCGGTCTTCGACTACAAGACCAAAGACTTCGTGAAATCTGACCCAGTCCATGGTCAGACGGGGTTCTCCTTCTTCTTGGAACACTTCAAGGACCTGACCTTTGAGTCCAGGCCTTCTCCGAAACGGACGTACAACATCCGTCTGATCGAGAAGCATCGGGATGCTCCCTTCATGGAGAAGCTGCTGGTCATGCCAGCAGGTCTGAGGGACTACGTGGTTGATGCGGATGGAAAACCCTCCGAAGATGAGATCAACACCCTCTACCGCCGGGTGATCGGTCTCTCCAAGATGCTCTCCAATATCAGCATCGATGGCAACCAGCAGTACCTGGACAACTCCCGATATAACCTCCAGATAGCTGTGAACGCCATCTATGACTACATCGTGAGTCTGCTGGAGGGTAAGGGAAAGCTGATCCAGGGTAAGTGGGCTCGTCGATCGATCGAGAACTCCACCCGAAACGTCATTACCCCCTACGTCCCGACAGTCCGTTCGAAGGACGATCCACAGATGGTCCGGACGGACCAGACGGTGGTGGGGCTGTATCAGTACATGCGTACGATCATGCCCAGGGCTATCCACTCGGTACGTGAGGGGTTTCTCTCGGAGGTCTTCCCTGGACCGAACAGTCCCGCTGTGGTCACGGACCCCTCGACCTTGGAGTCCGTCCAGGTCCCCCTGGATCCCAGCTACTACGATGAGTGGATGACCAACGAAGGTCTTGAGAAACTCATGGCGAAGTTCAAGATCAAGGACCTTCGCCACGAACCCATCAAGCTGGGTGACTACTACATGGGTCTCTGCTATCTGGGACCTGACGGCACCTTCAAGCTGATCCAGGGTATCGATGAGATCCCAGAGGGTCGTGACCCGAAGGACGTGACCCCCATCACCCCAGCAATCTTGTTCTATACGTCCTTATATAAGGAGTCACCAAGAGTACCTGGGATTGTCACGCGATACCCGATCACGGGGTACGGTAGTGTCTACCCGGCGTACATCTACCTCAAGACCACCATTCGCGGTGAGGTCAGGACCGAACTGGGGTACGACTGGTCAGTGACAGACAACGTGGCGCCGGAGTTTCCCATTAAGGGAGAGTACTTCTTCGATGCACTCTCTCCAGCGACCCAACACCTGGGTCGCCTGGGTGCCGACTATGATGGTGACACTTGCTCGCTGACCTGCTTCTTGGTGGATGAGTCATACGACGAGATCCAGACGCTCATGCACAGCCGTGAGTACTATGTCAACGTGGATGGTACCATGGCCTTTGGTTCAGGGAATGATGTCCTGAACCTGGTACTGGCCAATATCAGCTAAGGACGACCATGCTTAAGCTTTATCCGCTGTTTTATCGTGAACGAGGCGTGCGCAGGCCGACGGAGCTGTACCACCCGAAACTGGTACCCTTCACGGAGTTTCCCAAGAACGCTGTCTACCACCACCTGTCCTACGACGATGTCGTCGATCTGGACCCCACCCTGCCGTACTTCGACATCAGCAATCGTCGAGTAGCGTTGGACTTCGTGGACCGTCTCTCGGGTAACTTACTGGGTCACCCGAGGCTGATCCCCAACCGCTATCGGGAACGGGTCCTGAAGTGGTGTACCAAACACCAGGAGTTTCGGTATGTTCACGATGCCGCCAAGACGGTACTCGAGGACAACCGCCTGGTGGTCATCAACTACAACTACCTGAAAGAAGCCTACCGCTACCCAGAACATCCTCTGTCTGAGATGTATCGGTGGCAGAATCTGACCCATACGCTCTGGGGTAACATCAAGGCACTGCTGGAAACCACGAGCAAGCATCACTTTGTGATCCTGCCGCCCATCGAGGAACTCCCCAGCTATTCACAGCTGACCCAGTTCGGTAGCAAGGCCGGGATGTCCTACTTCCGGGTATTCAACACCCCCGAGAAGCAGGTCGTCTCGAACTTCTTCACCTACCTGACCCATTCTGAAGCCACTACGGGGTCGTTTGGTGAGATCGCCGATGAGGATCGACTCCGGGTGAGCGTGGTCTTCCAGACGCCGGACGGTAATGCCAGCGTCATGAACCTGGGATACCTGACCAGCTGGTTGAAGGACCACAAGAACCTGACCGACGTCAGCTCAGTCTCCCAGTACCCCGGGCAGATGCTCGGTAAGATGTTCCTGGGGTATTTGCTGAACCTCTCGGCACATGCGCCTGAGACGCCTGCTGAAGAAGCTGACTCAGAAGAAGCTTCTGACCCGGAGGAAGACCCCGAGATCACCGATGATCCCGACCTCGAAGATGAAGAGGAGGAGGAGGAACGGACTGGTCACCGAGGTATCTCCAAAAAAGGTCAGAATGACTTTCAGGAAGCTCCTAAGAACTTCCTGAAGAATGTCTCTGATCTGGACGAGGATAGCTTCGGGGGTTCTGAGGACTCTCTGGCTGAGGAACTCGACAAGAGTCTGGAGATCCTGGAACGTCAGGCCGCCAACAAGCTGGTCTCTCGTGGTTATGCCATGCAGCGAGATGACGTGGTGGAGACCCAGGAAATCATCGTCCCGCCCAGCCAGGAAGACCTGAACGAACAGCTTCAGATGGCCAAACGTCCCAATGACCGGATCAAGGCCACCATCAAACGCCGCGTGGACACGGGGATCTTCTCCCCCCAGGAGTACAAGGCAGCTGCCAAGGACGTGGAAGCCTATGGTAACATGACCGACCCCTACGGGTCTGGCCAGCTGGTCAGCGAAATGGTGCAGTCCAAGCCGGGTGAGATGATGTTTGACCCGGAGAAGACCCAGCTCCAGGACTCCCCGGCTGTCTTTGACAAGTCCATGTTGGGCAGCAGCCTGAACTCTTACACCTCGGACTACGTTGAGAAGTACATGAAACGGGATGTCCTGCGTATGGTTGGGGCAGTCCAGTCTGGTGGTGTCGCGCTCAGAAAGCACGAGGTTGATGTCGAGTGGTCGGCGCTGGGCGGGGTAGAACTCCACCGTCTGGAGCTGAAACCCCTGGACGGCGCGGCTTCCTCGATCTGGATCAAGATCCCGGTCGTGAATGAAGACGGGACCTACATGGCCAATGGGAACAAGTACCACATGCGTAAGCAGCGCGTGGACCTCCCCATTCGGAAGATCTCCCCGACTCAGGTAGGTCTGTCCAGCTACTACGGCAAGTCCTTCGTCAGTACCGCCACCAAGCGGGCCAACAGTACGATGGGGTGGGTGATTGCCCAGATCAACAAGGCTTCTCTCTCAGGTAGTGACTGGATCACTGGTGTTGTACCAGGTGACTCCTTTAATAGTTACCGGGAAGCGCCCTACGTCTACAGTGCCCTCTCCACGGAGTACCGCTCCCTGAAGGCCGGGCCCTGGACTCTCTACTTCGACAACCGAGAACCGCATCTGGAGATCCCAGCTGTCATCCTTAATAAAGGAATGACCTGGTGTGGCGAACAGATCGACCCCTCCACTAGCCGCAGTGCTAGCCTCTTCGTGGACATGAATGACCAGTTCTTCTCCTACGAAGAAGGGATCCTCACCCCGGTTGGGTCGGTCTACGACCTCCTCAGGCTAGATGCCCACGATGCGCCGGTACAGTACAGTGAACTCCAGATCTTCCGGAAAGCCATTCCCGTGGCACTGGTCCTGGGGTTCAAGCTGGGGTTCCCAGCACTGCTCTCCCTACTGAACCCGACCTACCGTAAGGTAGAGCCCAAGAAGAACGTCGGACTGACCAAGGATGAGTACGCCATCCCCTTCAAGGACGGGACCTACGTCTTTACCAAGAAGGAACGACTGGCGACCATGGTCCTGGCAGGGTTCATGGAGTATGCCAAGGTGACCCGGCAGTACGACGTCCGTGAGTTTGCTAACCCGGACGTCTACCTGAACCTGATCAGCTCCAAGGGACTGAGTGTCATCTACATCCGTGAGATGGAGATGATGCTGGACTACTTCATCGACCCTATCACGGAGGACATCCTCCGAGAGATGAAGGAGCCCACGACCTTTGAAGGGCTACTGATTCGGGCTAGCGAGATGCTCCTGACCTACAGTCACCCTAAGAGCCAAGATACGGCATATACCCGTACCCGTGGATACGAGCGTATTCCAGGCATGGTCTACAAAGAACTGACGATGGCGATCCGGACCCATAGGAGCCGGAATCTCTCAGGGCGTGGCAAGATTGCCATGTCGCCCTGGAAAGTCTGGCAGTCCATCTCGGAAGACCCATCGAAGAAGATGTTCGATGAGATCAATCCGGTTCAGGACCTGAAGGCGGACGAATCCATTACCTACGTGGGTGAGGGAGGTCGTTCCAAGGATGCCATTAACAAGGCATCCCGCGCCTACCATGCTAACGACATCGGGATTGTCTCGGAAGCCACGGTGGACTCTGGGGATGTGGGTGTCAACAACTACCTCTCAGCCAACCCGGCATTCCAGGACATGTTCGGCATGAAGGGCGATACGTCCGACGTCAACACCACCAACCTTCTGTCCACCAGTGCCCTCCTGGCGCCTGGCGTGATGCATGACGATATGAAGCGCGTCGTCTTCGTATCGATCCAGCAGGGGCACACCATCATGACGGAAGGGTACCACCCTCCGTACGTCAGGACGGGATACGAGGGTCTGATGGCCCAGAGAACCTCGTCGATCTTTGCCTACTGTGCCAAAGCTGACGGTAAGGTGGTCTCTGTCAATGACAAGGGTGTGATCGTGGAGTACGCGGACGGCCGTCGTGTCGGCGTCCCCATCGGGAAACTCCTGGGTCGCTCAGAAGGAGCGATCTACCCGCACCACGTCGTCACCGATCTAAAGGTCGGCGATACCGTGAAGAAGGGTGACCCCATCAGCTACAATACCGGCTTCTTTGAGAAGGATCCCCTGAACCCAGGCGGTCTGGTCATGAAGAACTCCCTCAATGCCCGTGTGGCCCTGATGGAGCTGAAACAGACCCACGAAGATAGCTCCTCCATCTCCAGGAAGCTCTCCGACCGTCTGAGGACTCGGGTCGTCTACCTGAGAAACTTCACGGTGGAATTCGGGCAGGCCCTCCACAATGTGGTTAAGCCGGGTCAGAAGGTCAAACCCTCTGACATCCTGATGAGTATCGAAGATGAGATTACCTCCTCTCTGGGAGCCTTCGATGCCCAGTCCTTGGAAGTCCTGAAAGGCCTGGCCAAGCAGTCCCCCAAGGCCAATTATCTGGGTATCATCGACCGTGTCGAGGTGTTCTATCACGGCGACAAGGAAGAGATGACCCCCAGCCTCAGGGCTCTGGCAGAAGCGAGTGATCGTGTCATCGTCTCTCGTGCCAAGTCCATTAACCAGCCCGCCTATACCGGTAAAGTCACCGATGACTACCGCGTAGACGGTACCCCGTTGGGGTTTGGGAAGGCTGAGATCCGATTTTACATCCAGGTCAGCACTGCCATGGGCGTGGCTGATAAGGTGGTCTTCGCGAACCAGATGAAGTCAGTCAACTCAGAAGTCATGGATTACACCGTGTACACGGAGTCCGGGGAAGAGATTGACGCCATCTTCGGTAACCGTTCGATCGCTGCCCGTAACGTTATGTCGCCGTACATCATCGGTACCACTGCCACCCTTCTGAGGCTTTTTGCTGAGGAAGCCGTACGAGAGTTCAAGGGGACTCCTAAATGAACGAAGAAAGCATCAACTCAGCAGCCACTCAGAACGCGATCGTGCTTGCGAACGTGGCGTGCCTCATCTCCGGGGTCCTTCGGGAGGTCGGTGAGAAGGACATCTCCCGTAGCCTGGGTGGTGAGACCCTGACCCGTGACATGGTCGAACAGACCGTTCTGGCTCGCGTCACTTCCAGCATCAAGTAAGTCAAAAAGGAGTGGGGTACTCCCCCACTCCTACCATAACCTCTTGGAGTGACCATAATGCTCAAGCGTTCCTACGACATTGCCTTGCCGTTTGCCTTGGATATGGCAAACAAAGGGCGATACATCTCTGCGATTCAGGGGTCCCCTCTGGGATCTCTGGTCAACTACAGTACCCCGGATCCGAAAGTGTTTCAGGGCCCCGTCAGCCAGGACTTCCTCAACAGCATGGGGATGTGTCTGGAAGTTCAGTCCGGTGAAGAAGGATCCCTCTGGGGTCCGTTCTACGACGAACTGGTTGTGGGCCTGGCTGACCTGGTGCGTTCGCAGCTCAGCTATGTCCGACAGACGGTCCGTCCGATGGTGGACGAGTTCTTCCAACAGTCCAGCGACCACTACGAGAGTCTGGGTCACCGCAGTCCGGCTGAAGGTCTGGAAATCGTCACCGAAGCCCTTCCGGAGTTTATGACCGACGAGTCCTTCCTGGGCATGTTGGTTGATTATAAGGGTGAACGGGCTCTGGCGCCAGAACGCCCCTGCATGAATCTGGGCATTGAACTGCCTGAAGATCCGATCTCCCTGCTAGAAGTCAGCAATGGTCGGATGAATCTGGCGATCCGTGCCTGGGCCCAGACCCTGCATCCCCGGGTGATCCCGGATGTGGCGGCTACCTTCTTCGGTATGGGTGTGGGCGCTGACTTCGGTGGACCCTACCTCTTCGAAGACATCTTGAAGTTCAACGACTACGAACGCTGCACCTACGCGGCGGTCTACTTCCTGATGACCTGTCACCTTCTGGACAACCCGCCCAACGCCAAGCTGAACCTCTCGAAGTTCGCCTACGAGACGATGGTGTTCCAGCACAAGACCTATTCGGGCACTCTGCTGGTCAACTCCATCATCTCCATCGGTGAAGCGGCCAAGAATGACATCCTGCTGGCCTACATGGACCGCGAACACAGTCGGGTCGGTGTCCATGAAGAGGTCTACTCGCGCTGGATCGCCGCCAATGGTGCCCCAGAGCTGATCCTGGGTATGTTGGTGAGCGACCAGACGTACTTCTCGGTCAGTCAGATCGATGAGAACAGCGAGACCCTGGCCCGTCACTGGCGCTACTACAACACGGTCTACGTGGACAGCCTGGAAAACCGGGTGGTCGCTGCGATGCGTGACTTCTACATCTCTCTGTTCTCCGAATACGCTGGTCGTATGGATGAGACAGAGACCGAGTACGACCAGACCCAGGACAATCGAGCCGACGAGCTGATCAAAAAGGCCAAGGAGTGCATTGACAATGCTTCCACCTCGGAACTCCTGGACCTTCCCTGCATGGCGGAGTGCCTGATCGCCGGCATCAAGTTCGGCCACACCCCGGCTGAGGATATCCTCTCCGACATGCGTCGCGTCGGTAAGGAAGATCCGAAAGCGGATCCGAATGAAGCGGCGTTCTTGGCGACAGTCAACTACCTGGTGTCGTACGTCATGACCCAGCTGAGGGTCAGTCAGTGAAACTGACCCGTTCGCCACAGGTCGTCAAGAAGGCCTTGGTGAAACAGGAAGACGGTAGGGTACTCACTCGAGTACCCTGCACCATCCAGGTGCCCGTGCACTGGATGTCAGTGAACCTTGGAGAGATCGCCACGGAGACCAGGATCTACGGGTTCTTCCCGATCATCCTGGAAACCGGGGAATACTCGGTCATGTCAGTGTGTTCGATGATCACCATCGTCCCCAGCCGGACGACGATCGTGACGGTCGGAGAGGTGGCTTATTACGAGTTCTCCTTTGACGCCAACACGACGATCTTCAAGACACTGACCCTGGTTCGCCAGGACACCATCGTCTACCATGTCCTCAATGAGCTCTGGCTGAAGGGCAAGGTACCGTGGTGGGCGACCGTGGACGACCTCTGCAAGGTCTTCTCAACTGCCAAGAAACACGCTGACAGCAATATCGCCAAGGTACCTGAGACGGTCGAGTTCTTGACAGCGATCATCTCCAGGAGCAAGAGCAACCGGGCGGAGTACCTCCGTCAGTCGGCTTCCAGCCCTGCGGACTGGTCGTTGGAGAACATCGACTACATCCCGCTCTCCTCGGTGATCTACGCGGTCAGCAACGTCGTCAACAAACTTACAGGTAACTACTTCCACGAAGGCGTCGTCAGTAGCCTGACCACTCCGAGTGACCAGGTTAACAAAGTCGAACAAATACTGAGGGCATGAGCATGCGCACGATACGATTCGCCAGTACCCGGCTTGCCGACAAGGGCAAGCAGGGGATTCTTCCCAAGGACGCCAACGGTTATCGCACGATGACCCTGGGTGGCTTGAACTGTCTGAACTCCTCAGGGGACTACTACACCTACAAGGGTGCAGAAGACCTCTTCAAGGATTCCAGCATCCTCATGCGGCGTATCAAGAACGGGAACGTCAAGGCAGAGCTGGGACATCCCAAGCCCCTGCCGAACATGACGGAGAACCAGTATCTGGAACGCATCCTTCGGATCGAAGAAACCAACGTCTGCGCACACATCAAGGAACTCTGGCTGGACTTTGACTTCGGAAAAGCCAATCCCCAGTACCAGAACCCTGGTATGATCGGCATCATGGGCAAGGTCAAGCCGGCTGGACCCCATGAACAGATGCTCGAGAACGCCCTCAACAATCCGGATGAGAATGTGAACTTCTCGATCCGCGCATTGAGCATCAACCACAAGCAGGGATACCAGACCATCCGGGTCCTCGACACCATCGTCACCTTCGACTGCGTGACAGAGCAGGGTATCGAAGCCGCCAACAAGTGGGACGCTCCTGCCCTGGAAAGTCTCGAGGATCGTCAAGTGACGATCCGTCAGCTGGAGAAGCTGGCTCGGGAACCCTCCATCTGTGCGATGGAGTCCACCCGGGAGATGGTCAATCACGCTCTGGAGAGCGCCAGGGCTGCCCTGAAGAAGGACCATGCCAAGCCGCTGTACAAGAACTGGTGACATAGAGCCTAGAGAGTCGGGAAACCGACTCTCTAGGCCTTTCTATTTGTTTTTAAGCAGATATATTCTACGTGAGATGGATGGGCCCATCTCTTTAAACATCAACCAAGACGATCGGGAGAACGTCATGGATAAGCAGTATGTGGGGATGATCACGAGTTCATTAGTTCTTGTCGTCGCCGGACGTATCGGCGACGCCAATGAGGCCATGAGCGATGCCGAGTGCGTCGCCAAGGCCGAGAAGTTTGTCGACCTCGTTCTGGGGGATAGCCCCAGTCTCGAGGACCTCCAGCGCTGCAGGTTGGAGGTGGAACGGTTTGATCCGTTCCAGTGTAGCATTTTGTCTGTCGCGGCGTAAGTCGCAATTCTAACTAACAGCCGTATTTAGGACCCTGCGGGGTCCACCACCCTAGGAGAGAGCCATGGGTATGTTTAAGAATGTTTGCAGTAAGGTCAAGGCCCCGTTTCACCGAGGTGCTGAACGCCGAGCGGAGAGGAAACAGTACAACCAGGAGGCGGGTCGCCGCCTCCTGGAGGGGGACCTCTCCATGGTCCTCCGCAACACCACTCCGGTGCAGTTGCCGGAGTTCTCGGCATTCTCCGGCTACACGGAGTTCGACACAAGTTGGTCCGAAGCCGATGGTGATGCCAAAACAAACCCTGTTCCCAGTTTGGGTGAGGGTTACGTCGAGGAGACGCACGAGCGTCTCCTCGACTCCGTGGTCTACACGGAGGGCTTCAAGCTTGATGAGGTCATCAAGCTCATCATCGACAAGAAAGTCGAACTGAGTCCAGAAATGACCTGGGATGAGTTCAAGTCCTTTACGAAGGACATGACCATCGAGGAACTTGAGGGGCTGGTACCCGAGATCGTCGAACTCGCCCGCGGTATATCCTCTCACACCCGGGAAGTTGCGGAAGGGATGTTTGACATGTCAAGCGAGGTGGCTCACGACATGGTCATGGTCGCACTCAAGCGCGCGCTCGGTGATGACATCACCGAGAATGAGCTCTTCGATGTCAAAGGAGTAATTGACCTGTTCTTGGGGTCCCTTTACAAGGAACCGCCCTTCACTGTCGAGGGGTTCGAGGAGTTCCTCTCTCACCTGACTGCCGGGCATGTGAGAGAGATCGACATTGACGGGAAATTGATCCACTGGATCGACAACCCGATCGATGTCGCTGGTCTGGAACGCAAGCGGTAGCGTTCCAAGAGAGATAGGGGTTCGTCCCCTATCTCTTTTTTTTGTCTATATAAGAGGAGTACACCCAGATGCGCATCTACAAGAACGCTCAAGGCCATGTGACATCGGTCGTCATAAACAAGAATCCCAGGGACCCTGGGTCATATCGGTCGACCTGGGACCGAAACGGTCGGGAGACCTCCAGGACCTACGCAGAGGATCCCAAGCACTACGGGAGCTGGGTGGAACACTACGATAGCAGGAACCGTCCCCACGAGCGGGTGGTCAACCAAAACCCAAAGAACCACAGGAGTTTCATCTACCTGTACGCCAATGATGACTGCGACTATGGTTCCGACATCTACGGAACCACCCAGGTGGGGAAGCTCTACCATCGAGACCCCGTGCACCCCATGACCTGGTCTCACAGTCCGTGGTTTCGTGTCACAGTAGCGGTACGGCGTAAATTGAGTCTGTCTGTGGCGGAAGTGGCTCGGAAGTCAGGGTTGAGTGATCGCACTATCCGCACCCTAGAACTCAATATTCTTGAAAATCGAAATAACAGTCTCAGTATTGGACAGATGGGGAAGTACCTGAAAGCCCTGGGGTACAGTATGGAACACGTGCTCAGGGAGATTAACAACCCCGAGATAGTAACCTGTATTTTCTGATACGTACTACCACTACCCAGAGAGTGCTATGAGACACAGAGCGTTATTTGCCGTCGAGTCCTTCGGAGAGGTCGAACCAGTCGAGGATGACGGGCTTACCCAGGACGAGATCTCGGAAGAAGAAACTGCGGAGCTCATGGACATCGCCGATGAAGATATCGAGCTCCCCAATGAGGACGAGCTGGCAGGTGCCCATGAGGGTATCGAAGCTGCCGATATGGCGACGGATGAGATCGCCCAGACCATGAATGTCATCGAAGGTGCCGAGAATGGTGTCGATGACGCCACGGTTCAGATGGTCGGCGTGATCATGGAGTCCATCCGGGAACGTCTGGGAGCTTCAAAGAAGACCATTCCAGCCTTCTCGCTGGAGTCCCACCCGGTCAAGAACCGGTCGATCTCCCTGGAAGCCTCCTTTGTGGAGACTGTCAAGGCGATCTTTGAGCGACTGATCGAGATGCTCAAGAAGATCGGCTCCATGGTGAGTGACTTCATCCTGGGTATTGATCGCCACTTCATCGCCATGGAGAAGCACCTTGATACCCTGGAGAAGAACATCCCCTCCACTGGGTCTCTGGGTATGAAGAACCTGGAAAATGCGGGGTCTGTCGCTCGGGTCTATGGCTACGCCGGTACGGTGACGGCCGATACGATCATCCAGAGCATCAAGAACACGGCTCGGATCTACGACAACCAGAACGTGGTCAAGGGTACCCTGGACGCCACAGTCACCTTCTTCAAGGATCCGCAGCAGATGAGTGAGGAGAAGCTCTCCGCCGTCTACTCCGAGATTCAGACCATGCTGACCAAGCTGGTCCAGGGTGCTGGTACCTTCAAGACCTCGACCAAGGTGTCGGATGCGATCTTCCGTAAGGGAACCAACTCCAGCAACACGACCTTGGTCGGCCCTCTGGTGGGCGGTACTGTCCTGGTGAGCTCGGTCGATAAGAACCAGGCTGCCAGGAACAAGAACACCCATGGTGAGTACGGTTTCACCAAAATCACAAGCGTGACCTACGATCTGGAACCCATCGAGGTTGAGAACCCCGAGGGTATCGAGGTCGAGGCCATGAACCCAAACCAGTTGAAGAATTATATTCAGATACTGAAAATCGCTATCAAAGGTCTCCGTAAGTCCATCGGAGATCGCAAAGACACCCAGAGGGTCATGAGCGACCTTCAGGATGCCATCAAGGTTGCCATGAAGGGAATGTCTGGGGACCTCCCCACCAATTCCGAGAAGGTCATGACCAACCAAGGACACATCAAGCTGTCCGACTACACCAAGGTCATGAGTGTGATCTCTCAGTCCATGGTGAAAGCAATGAAGTTGTTGAACCTGGATCTCCCCAGGAAATCGATTACAGGGGTTCGCGCAGCCGTCCACTACGCAGACCTCTGTGCCAAGGCATTGGGTGTGGAGCCCTCAGCCGAGGCATAAAGCATACTGAGAGACCAGGGAATTTCCTCCCTGGTCTCTCAGTGGTATGAAGTACTTTTCAGTGATGAAACACAGGGTAGGGAGATAACAATGCTTGAGAAGGTATACAGGGACAAAAATCAACGGATCATCGAGATTCTGCACAACAGGAATCCGAGAAGCGACCGTTCAATGACGTACAAGTACGACGCATTCGGCGTGTGCGCATTGACGGTGGCGGCTGATACGTTTCACCCTGAGAGCTATACCATCGAGCGAAACAGTCGAGGACAGGAGATCCGACGCTGTTATGCTGAGGACCCGCGCCACCCGCACTCATGCGTATTCCGCTATGATGAGGAAGGGCGTCTGATTCAGAAGATCGCGGCAGGGAATCCGCGACATCGATCCAGCTACGTGGTCCGCTACAATTACCGAGGACAAATCAAGGAGCATATCGAATCCGGCGATATCTTCAATGATGGCAGTTACGTCATTCGGTACACTTCCAAAGGCGTGAAGCTCAGCCAGCGCTTCGGAAACAATCCCAATCATCCCAAAAACATCACCTTCGCTCTGGAAGAAGTCGACCAGACATCGTGTGTGAGGGCGCAACGAAAGTGAAAAACAAGTAAGTTGATCACATCAGGCCTAGGGATCGCTCCCCAGGCCTGATTGTTTTTTTTTTGGAGAACTGGGATGCTCAACCTCACTGGAGATCTGACTTCAATCCTCGAGTTGAGCCACGGCGTGCAGGATCCGCCGGAGAATACGAGGCTGGAGCTCGAATTAGCCTGGCAGTTCCATACGGTCCCGTCAGGATACACCCTTTTTACAAGAGCTGAACGCATTGCCGATATTGGTCTCCGGGAAGGATGGATGTCCTTCTATGTGAACGGCTTCCCACCGTTGGCCATGGAGGTCGCTAACCTTCTGGGGATGATTGGCGCTAAGACCTACTCCCCGGTGTACCGTCCAAACCTCTATTTCAATAAGCCACCGGTGTTGATCGGGTTTTACGAATACGCATCTACGATCTTGTAGATCCCATTACGGCCTGGAACCCCCTATGCCGAACGTCCATGTCCCGCTCCCTGAGAGCACTCAGAACATCTCCCGACCTGCGGCCATTGAGGTCATCAAGCAGGTGCAAAAGATCACCCAGATGAAGGACTGTCCCGTCTACTTCCCGGGTGACGGGGAGAAGATGAGTTCGGTCGGGGGTACGATCGACAAGATGGAAGACCGCTATATCAAGATGGAGTCTTCCCGAAACAACTTCGTGGTGGTCAAGGAGGAGGTGGATGAGGATACCCTCAGCCCGACCTTCTTTGATGGTAAGGAGTACCCGGCTGTCTTCGAGGACATCTACATCGGCCTACGATTGACACCGATCTACGCCAAGCATAACGTCACGATCACGTTCTCCTACCGGTGCCCCAGTAAAACTGAGGCCCAGCGCTGGTACCAGGAGATGCGAATGGCGGTATCCCGCCTAAGAGGACTGAATGCTCACGTCATCCACTACCAGTTTAATGTGGATAGCCGTCTCTTCGGGATTATCTACAAGGCCTGGGAGCTTCGAGAGACCCAGGGTGGGTATGGGACTGACTTTGAGACGTACTTCGAAGCCAATGCTACCCCACGCCTGACCAAGGTCGGTGTGGTCACTGGCGGGACATCTATCTACGCCGTCGCTGAGAAGCAAGGTGAGATCTACGGGAAATACAGCTTTGAGGCTGTCCCCGAGGAACCCACCCGAGATGCCGATACGGGTATGTGGGAGATTGGGTTCGACTACACCTTCGACTACGACAAGCCGATCGGTACGACCCTGAAGTACCCCATCGTGGTCCACAACCTGCCGATGCCGGTCGAGTGGCTGGACTACGCCGCAGAACCCCCTGCTTTCCTGACAACCGCTTTGAGCGGCAGTATGTCACAGATTGCCATGATGCACTTCCGTCAGGATTACGAGGGTTGCGCGGCTAAACCGAACAACGGACCCATCCGTATCCCTCAGTTCGATGACTTCTGGCCAGAGGGCTTCACCGGTAAATCCTCAGGGATTCTCCAGGCGCTCTGCACGATCTCCACAGATAACCTTAAGGATCTGGTCGATCTCCACGAGCTGGGCGATGCCATGATCGACCCAGACGTCATGCAGTTCCTGGAGGAAGTCGAGTATCCCTACCTGACCTCCCCCTACCTATCGATCTTCAACCTGAGTGTTTACCAGAACCGACAGCTCCAAAGCCACAACCGCTTCACGGTCAACTCAGGATTGATGCTTTCATCGACTCAGGACCTGAACATCCGGTACCAGTATCGGGTACGGTTCTCAGTACTCTGCGACCTGGACATGGTGGCGCCAGCCGCCATCGAGCGACTCCGTCAGTATCCCAAGGTTCTGTATAAAGTGGTCTGTGCCATCAACCAGGGCATCATGGGGATACCGGAGCTGAACGGAATCGGAGACCTGCCCTACGTAACCAAGTGCGACTTCTCCTATATCTACCGTGTCCTCACGGGGAGGGAGGCGTACCAGAACTATGGTTCTGGCAGCTCGGTTTCCCAGGACAGCTTCCTGACCAACTACGATTGCATCTCCCAGGCGCTGCTGAACAAGATTCGGATCGAGTATCGTCGTCCTGCCCTGGTGCAGACAACAGCTATCCTGGCCATGCGTCGAGAAGCACTCGCATCCCCTTCGTAAAAAAGTACAGCAGAATATACTTAGTATGAAGGAGAGTCTCTGGATTCTCCGAATGGTTTGGTCTACTCCGAAGGGATTAGACGCTGGCACCACCGATCATCTACCATTGCCCGGGCTCCCCCATCCCCCTCGGGCTTCACGTCAATACAGGCTTCTCTCCCTTGGCCTGTGACGTGTCATGGTTTCCGAGCATCCCGCCCCAGACGCTCGTCGAGATCGGTGTTAAACATTGGAGTACGCCAGTAGCTCCGCCTTTTCATGGGTTCCTTGTCGACACAGTGGTCGACCCTTTCCGCTCTCAGAGACGTCTCTCGCCTAAAAGGTGCGCCTCTCTCGCCAAGGAACCCGCCATACGTGTGTTCACATGCCTAGTCGTCCGAATGGGTTTTACTCCTTTTACCACTTCGGATGACGGACACTGTGGACCGCTAGGTTGCTGATGGATGGACAGCCAGACGGGGGATACGTCTTGGTTTCTGCGTTTAGCAGTTCGTGTCGGATAGTTTATCTTGAAGTTCATCAGCACCGTGCACGGTGGGCGAGGCTTCGGCTTCGCCCACCAGGCATTTTGCTTCTTAATTTTTTTCAGTTAGATATACTTCACTTGAGGATATGGGATTCTCACCTTCACAGCGGTACGTACCAACTGGGAGACGGTATGAAACAGCTGTATGTGGTGCTCGGCGCTTCTGACGTCGAGATGTCATCCATCCGGGCCATCCTGGCTCGGTTCAATATTCCCTTCGGCTATGCGGGCGTCGAAGGGAAGAGGGTAAAGGCTCACCAGGCCTACGGGTCTTGTGAGTTGATCACTGATGAGGGGACGCGTACCTCTGTCCCGTCTGGGACAGAGGTTGTCGTACTGGTGGAATGCAACCCACCAGAAAACCTCCTGTGGGAGGGGGTCGTCGTCAAGGTAGATCACCATTACCTTGGGGATGGAGGATGGGAGGTACCTCCATCCCAGGCGCTCCACGGTAGCTCGATCGGTCAGCTGATCGCCGTCATGGCGAAACTGGGCGTGGAGCTGCCATGGAAACAGGTGTTTGCGGAGTCAACCGTAGCGCCTACAGGGACTATGAAACACCATCCCCTGGATGGCTGGGTGGTCTCCACCCAGCGTGGTAAGGAGGTAGTCTGGGTTAAGATCCCCCAGGCGTTCGTCAATGTCGCAGCAGCTGATCACTGTCTCTGCGCGGCGTACCGGGGTCGGGTACCCGGGGTGGACCCGGAGGAGCTCTTCAAACACCGGTGTAGGGTGTTGGGGAACATCAACTCGGTGACAGCCGAGGAGATGGAGGAGAACCTCCTCAAGAAGACTCTCTATATGAGGGACCTGGGTCCTGAGTACTGGGAGAGGCTAGATGTCTCGTCTCTCAAAGGACTCGGGAAGAGTGCCCTGGTGCTGTCGGGAGCAGACTCCAAGTTGCTGTCGGAGGCTGCCGCTTACCTGGGGTTCCCGTGTCTGATCACGCTGGACGGCGGGACGTTAAAGACGTCCAACCTGTTGGCCTGTCGGACACATCTCCGCCCAGTTCTGGACGCCTTCGTTAACGAATGGTGCCCAGCGAATGGTTATGTGGTCCGTATGGACCTGCGGTTCCGTGGTATGGTTTTGGTTTCAAGACAATCTGCTTAATACCCCCACCCCTAGCCTACGGGCTAGGGGTTTAAGCCACCTTCTTATTTTTTGTTGTTCAAATATACTGTACTTGAACACACACTCCTTATATAAGTCATGTGCGAAATCATCTTGATCAGGGGACTCCCAGGCAGCGGTAAATCCACGATTGCCATGAGGATGAAGGGTTTCCACCACCTGGAAGCCGACATGTACCACATGGAGGATGGGGAATACGTCTACAAGCCGGAAAATGTCAGACTGGCCCATACCTGGTGTCTGGACACCACGAGGGACTTGCTGTTTCAGGCGCAGTCTGTAGTGGTGTCGAATACGTTCATCACCAATGCCGAGATGCAGCCCTACTTCGATCTGGCCAGCGACCTCAAGGTCCCGATCGGTGTCTGGGAGCAGCACGAGCAGTACGGCAGTATTCATGGCGTCCCTGAGGAAGTCATCGCGAGGATGCGGGCCAACTGGGAGCCTCTGGCACTTAAGTGCTCCCTGAGCCCCATCTCCTGACACAGGAGAGATAGATGCAAGATCAGCTGTTTCTGAGGGATGAGTCCTACTATCAGAGGAACATCAACCCGCTGAGGGAATATGTGCTCCAGGCGGGATACTACCTCTCAAAGGTGAAGGGCATTCCTTATAAGGAGGCCTGTCAGGGAGTTCAGGAAGCGATTAAGGCCAAGTTCTTCCCGAAGATGAAGAACCCGGTGGTGGAGTTCTTCCACCGCCCTGCTGGGGAGGATAAGTTCGTCGAGCAGATGCCTCTGACGGAGTACCTCAGCACGATCAGTTCAGAGAACCTGACCCTCGCCCCCACCATGACGTGTTACGTCCATGGTTCTGAGAAGCCTTCAATCCTCTCAGAGTTCACAGACACCAACACGGCTATTCGCAGTAAGGCCAAGAAGAAGGCGGCGGTCTACAAGGCAGAAGGGAACATCGTCCAGTTCAACATCTTCAATGGTGAACAGGAAAACCGCAAGATCTACAACAATGCCGCGTCAGGAGCCTTTGAAGCAGGAGGGTCCGTCATCCGGAACCCTACCTCCCATAGCTCCCTGACCTCAACCACCCGCACCATGACTTCTATTGGTAACGCGGGTAATGAACGCATGATCTCGGGTAATCGGCACTACCGGACCCCTGAGATCACTCTCAACAACCTGGTCAGCATCCTCACGAACAGCGATTTCGATGAGATCCACAAGGCCATCACGGACTATGGACTGGTCTACCCCGATGTCCAACAGACCATGGACTGTCTCTATCGAAGCACTTCCCCCTACTGGTCAGATATCCAGAAGCTGGGGAAGATCCGATCATTCGTTGAGAAACTGGAGCCGGTGGAACGGGCAGCTATCGTCTATACAGGCGATCTGTACCACATTCGGGTCTGCAACCCCCTGGCTATCCGGACCTTCTTAAGTCGCTTGAGTCAAAAGGTCACGGGCGTCCACATGGACGATCCCGTCAAGTCCATCCGGAGTACCGACGAACTGATCGTCAACTACGTCCACCAGGTCTGCATCACGGAAGTCCGGGGTATCGGTAAGGACTACTCCAAGATCTCCCACGACGCAGCTTGTACCGTAGCGGCCACCTGTGCCAACGTGGTCAGCATCCTCGAGGAATATCAGGGGTTTATCCGGGCGTTCTTCTTGTCAAAGAACCTCCCCTGCTCTGTCGCCTACATCCGGGATATTGTCCGGCGTACAGTCGTACTGTCCGATACCGACAGTACGATGTTCAGCTGCGACGAGTGGGCACTTTGGTACTTCAATGACCTGAAGTTCGATGACGAGGCCTTTGCGGTGTCTGGGTCGGTCATGTTTATGGCCACGCAGTGCATCAGTCACAACCTGGCCATCTACTCCGCCAACATCAACGTGGAACGTAGTAAACTCCATAAGGCGGCCATGAAGCCCGAGTTTGTCTTCCCGGTCTTCTCTTTGACTTCCGTGGCCAAGCACTACTACACGTACGTGTTCATCAAGGAAGGGTCGGTCTACAAGGAGTACGAGAAGGAGGTCAAGGGCGTCCATCTCAAGAACTCGGCCTCCCCGAAGGTCGTGATCGAGGATGCCCAGAACCAGATGGAAGCGATCATGCAGACCGTACTGGATGGGAAGAAGATCTCTTTAACTGAGCAGATCATCCACGTCCTAGACCTCGAGAAGACCATTCTCGAGGATATCCGTACAGGTGGGACGACCTATCTAGGTCGTCTGACCATCAAGGACGCCGGTAGCTACAAGGGCACGCCAGAGTCCAGCAACTATCGCTACCACCTGGTCTGGGAGGAGCTATTCGTACCTAAGTACGGATTCCAGGCTGTGACGCCTTATAAGGCCGTCAAGATCCCGACACTCCTGGATACCAAGGCCAGACTCCTGGCCTGGGCTCAGCGGCTCGAGGATAAAAGTTTCGGTGAACGGGTGATAAACTGGATGACCCGGACGGGACGGAAGGATCTCAACACGATCTACCTCCCCCTGGACTTCGTCTCCAGCCATGGGCTACCTATCGAGTTGATGTCTGCAATTGACGCAGATTCCCTGCTTCTGGCACATACCAAGTCGCACCGCATGGTCCTGGAGTCCCTGGGGTACTTCCCGAAACGGGACTTGCCGTTGATTCGAATGGCTCAGTGAGCCGTTTTTAAATGACGGTGGATTAGATATACTCTCTGAGAGACTTACCACCGTCTCGTTGTTCTCATATCCTAAAAAGGAGTTGAACCAGATGTCCGAAGTCAAAGACGCCGCATCGAAAGCCGAGAAGAAGGCCCCGGTCCTGAAGGAACGCATCAGAGCCCTCTCTGAAAAGATCATTACCAGCCTGGAACCTGATACCACCAACGGTACCATCGGCCAGACGGGTGAGCCGTACTACGAGAACCTCCCGGAAGGCCTGACCCGCGAAACCTCCGATGCCGTGGACGCATATCGCTCGGACTTCATGGCGGCTTCCGCCCATGCTGCCGGCATGATGGCCGTCACGATGATGACCGACCACACCGACCTGCAACAGGTCGTGGCCACGCTGGATGTCGGCAAGGCCGACGAAGCCTCGCATCTCATCAAGCGCGAAGCCGTCTACAAGGTCGGCAATGCCGATCCGGTCGTGCGTCCGGGCGCCATGACATCCAGCCTGAAGTGCCGTGCAGCTTCCAACGTCGGCGAGCTGGCCAAGGTGCGTACCTTGATCAGCGACTATGCCCGAGAGCAGCTGACGGGCAAGTAACAAGACGTACCTGGTTGACAGAGTAACACAGAGCTCCCGCACCTGGACGTCCAGGTGCGGGAGCTATGCTTTCTTTTTTGGGAGAAGGTCATGGGTGAACGGGGTCAACGTCTTATTGTGTCGGCTGCTTGGATGAACAAGGAGGGGGAGGTACTCCCCTGTATCCGTCATGGATCAGCAGACTATTATCAGAACGTCAAGAACCGAAGTGATGGAATGTCCTTTATCCGGCGTAACGGGGCTGTGGATGGGTTTGTGGACCAGTATGGGAAGTTCTTGACCCGCAGGGAAGCCTGGGTCCTGGCAGAGCAGAACGGGCAGCTCAGATACCCCAGTGAGGGTATCTACCTGAACACCGACGCACCAGGGTTATGTAGCGAGTGTCTTTATTGAGTGGGGTAGTGCACCCCATTCAAGATCGGAGCAGGGCATGTCAATCAAGATGATTGTCGCCATGGGAAGGAACAGGGAGATCGGTTTTAACAATGGTCTACCCTGGCGGTTACCCGACGACATGAGGTACTTTTCCGCAAAGACCAAAGGACATATCGTGCTCATGGGCCGTAAGACGGCTGATGGGTTCGAAAAACCTCTCAGGGATCGAGAGAACTGGGTCCTCACTCGAGACCCGCGGTATTACAAATCGGGGATGTTGGCGTTTACCAGCATTGATGACCTCCTGGAGACCTATCAGGGTATCCAGGAAGAGAAGGATCTCTACATCGTCGGGGGTGCTGAGATCTACCGTCAGCTTTTGGATTATTGCGGTGAGGTGTATATCACCCAGGTCGATGGGGACTTCCCTGAGGCTGACACGTGGTTTCCTTTCAGCAGCCTCCCAGGCTACCAGCTATCCCGTTCTGTCCACCATCCGGTGGATGGGACTCACGAGTTCCCATTCACATTTGACACCTGGACGCGACTCTAGGGACTGTGAGGTGATTGAGACAGGGGTGGGGTATGAGAAAGCAACGCGAGACAAGGATACCCGTCTACGTCTTTAACAAGGACGAACTTAAGACGATCGTGAAGATTCAGAACGAGCTCTTCCGCAGAAGCATTCTGCGGTATGAACGCCGTCAGAAGGCTGCCAGTCTGATTGAAACCAGAATGAAGCAGATGACCCTGGTCAATCGGTTTGAAGCTGAAGAGACGTCCATACCGAGCTTGTACCTCCGTCGGCTCAAGGATGGAGACTCCGAGGCCCTGATGTGCCGACTCCGTCGGTACTACGAAGCCAGTCGTTTTGATCCCTGGCTGGGAGCAGGATGCCGAAGAAACATCGCACGCAAACTCAACCACCCCTACAGCAAGGCTTACCACCGGCTGTTCGATGAAGCGCTCAACACCTGGGATTTCGATAAAATCGAAAGACGCCTGAGACGACCATCGAAGAGGAAGCTATGAACACGAATGAAATCAAGCGGTACGGGCTGTATCTGGATGACAACCGGGATATCTCTGGTGAATACATCAGCCGCTACCCCACGGTGCGGTGGATCATGGCCAAGAACGTGGCTGAATTCCAGAGTCGGCTTCTGGAACGAAGCTACTATGTCATTGTCTACGATCAGTACATGGACAACCGTGAGTTCCCAGACAAGGTCGGGATGACGTGCTATCAGTACCTGGTGGAACAGGCTCAGAAGGGATTGATTGAAGCCCCCAGAGTGCTGGAATGCCAGAATGGGGTCCTCAATCAGAAAATCAGTCTTGAAGATTTTTCCATTAAACAGGAATTCGGTAACGAAGGACTTCTCTCCTAACCGTTGTTTCCTTGGTGATGAACTTCGAGGGCCTTCGGGCCCTCTTTTTTTTTGACAACATAGCTCCCAGGATCCCCGAAAGGATCCTGGGAGCTATGCTCACCGGTTAAGGTGCCACCGAGTCCGTGACCGCCTGATCCGCGACGGTCTGAATCGTCGTGGCGTAGCTGTCGGTTGCCGCAGCAACATCGGAGTCGATACTGTCGAGGAACGCTGCACGGAGGTACGGGTTCGGGTTGGACACATTCATGGCATCCAGCAGAGACTGGGCCAGAGCGCGGACACCGACGCCCGTCTGGGTCAGGGCGGTGAACTGAATGGAGAGCGTCAGCAGCTCACCACCCGCCGTCAGATCACGACGACCCGTCTCTTCTCCGGAGGAGCGAGGCATCATGTTCGTGCACAGCCAGGCCTTGGTCACACGACGGTGACGGGCATCCGGCTCGAAGAACATAACCGTGGCGGTGTACTTGTCCGGCGTCCAGATGGTATCATCGTCGTCAGACAGGTTGCTGGCGAGCGCGTACTTGGTGTCCGGATCCATCATGCCGTACTGGCCCCAGAACTTGAGGAAGTTCTGGAAGGGCAGGCCGTCCTTTTCGATCACGCCGACCGTGGGTTCGGAAACCTGACGACGGGCGTTGGCGACTTCAGACTGCACTTCGCCAGCGCCGCCCACCGGGTGGTCTTCGAATTCCCACTCGAGGCCGGAGTTCAGACCTTCGATGGACCGAGCGTGCGTTTCGAAGAAAGCACGCAGGATCTGCACCCACTTGAGGGGATCCTGCATGTACTGGAAGAACCCAGGTGCCTGCATCACGACCGGGACGATCTGGCGTGAGATGTAAGCGTGGTTGTTCAACCACTGGGTGTAGTCGTTGGCCCAGCCGTTCTGACCACCATAGGTGGGATCCAGGACGTTCTGGGTCATGTATTGGCCAAAGGCCTGGGTGCCGAGAGTTGTTGCAGTTGCGCGCGTCATTTATCGTGCTCCTTAGGCAGCCGCGGCCAGGTCTTCGTAACGGTAGGATTGGACGTAGCTCGTCTGCACCGTCTTCATGTTGTTGGCGCCGATCTTGACGTTCAGGGTCCAGCTGAAACCACGCAAGGCATCCATATCCGTGACGGTCGCCGTCGGGACAATCAGGTAACGACTGTCAAAGCGGTTCACCGTGTTGGCACGGATATACTCGTTCACACGAGAGGTGAGCTGGGCGTTCGTCAGGTCACTACGACCCGAGAAGAACCTCCAGCACTTGTCGGCGACCTTGTTCAGCTGACCAATGGCGAACGCCACCAGGATGCTGTTCAGAACACTGGTGTCGTCGTCGTATACCGTCTTCATGTGCGGGATGAAGAGCGAGGAACGATCGTAATTCAGCACCCAGTTCAAACCGACACTCCAGTCTTGGTTGCGGACGGACTCGGAGACCCAAGACACGTTCACGTTCTTCAGACGGGACACGATAGAACCCGGGTTGCCTTCCGGTGACGAGCCGTTCTTCCAGGTACCATCAGAGGAGCCCATGTACTTCGAGAGGTGATTCAGAACCTCGAAGGTGGCCGGGACGCGTTCGGTGTACTCGGAATCACGGATGATACCGCTACGGCCCATGATCATGGCACGGCAGACTGGGGTGCCGAAGTAGGTCGATTCCGGATACATCTGAAGTCGCGTACGGAGCGACACAGCCAACGAGTGTTCTTCGGACGCCGTCAGGGCATCTTCACCGACGGTGTGCGTACCCAGGATCACCACCGTGTCCTTACGGACAGAGATGAGACTGGCCAGCTCCAGCTTGGTGTCCAGCGAGAACCCGGAGTCGTAGAACACCGATTCGACGTTCGTCGCGGTGTCCTGCACGTCATCCGTGGCATCGGCGTACCTGTTCATCTCCGCGACCACAAGGGCTTCGAAGGTGTCGTTGTCCATCGTGCCATCGCTACCGCCGGCCAGATAGACGTTGTCGTACTGCGACATACGGCTGGCGTTGTCGGCTTCCACGAACACGTAGGACTGGTACTCCACACCAGTGGAGTCCACGCCAGTCACGAAGTTCAGCAGACCGCGGGTCGAGACATCCGAGGTGATATCGCTGGTGGCGGTGATGTAATCCTTCTCGTAACCGTGGAACATCGTCAGCACGGTGTCGAGTTGGTCATTGTAGACGTAGATGTCACCGATGCGACCACGAACATCCGGGTAACCCGGCACATCGATCTGATCGTAGGACTGGGTGATGATCTTGTCCCAGGACAACTGCTGGTCGGTCAGCGGGTTGATCACGCCCTGTTGGAACGTGAACATGACACTGGCTTCGCCGTACGTGGTCTTCTCGACGGTCGGGGACTCGGTGGAGTCTTCGCGGGAGAGGATCTGGATGTAGTACGGATAGGCCGAGTACTTCGACATCATGTCCGTCGGCAGAGAGGCACCGGCCGTGGCGGTCGGGGCCCAAAGACGGAAGCAGGTGTTGTTGCCGTCAGCACCGAAGTAGCTGTTGGCGATCTCCATGATCGGGTAGCGGATGGAGGTATCGCTCGTGGTGGCATCGACCTGATCGCCCGCGGTCTGGGTCAGTGAACCAAAGTCAGCGGCAGCCGTGGTCGTGCTGTTGTAGGTCACCACCCACTTGACCTTCATGCCAGCAGCGGTGTCGGTCACGACCGGATCACCGTTGGTGTCGTAGTAGATCGAACCATCGCTGTTGCGCTGGTACAGGTCCACCGTGGTCTCGAGGACGTCGAGCCAGAGAATCGCGTTCGCGTTCGGACCCGCGTCATCCGGCTGCAGACGCTGGATGATGTGAGCATTGCCCTGGGCCATCGCTTCATTCGAGAAGGCGGTGGCGTGGGTGAAGTAGTCACTTCGGGGATCGAAAGAGGTGGTGCCGAAGATGCTTGTACGGCTGTCACCATCAACCAATGCACGGCCGCTTCCCTTCTGGGTGAAAAGGAAGAAAATCGGCAAATGCTGTGGAATCTGTTCGGCAGCGGTCGGAACCACCGTCGTCGAGACGTCATTTGTGCCCAGGCGGATGTTCATGCCTGCGCCGTTCACAATCGTTGTCGCCATAATTTGTGTTTCCTTGAAAATAACGAACTAAAGGATCCCCATGCCTATTTTTGAAGATGCATATACCACCACAGCCGGCTCCACGATGCGGGTGGACAAGGTTGAAGGGGGTATAAGCAAATCGCTCATCATGGATCCACTTCTCTCGTCCTCACTGGATGTAAAGAAGAATGGGCCCACGTATCCGGTTTTTGTGACAGGGGTTTACGACTCTGAAGCAGAAATCCCGCTCTTTACCTTCCCAATCCTGGTCAAAACCAGGGACGGTGAGAAAGTATTGTGCGCTGACATGCGGCTGGCGATCAATCCGACTGTCTACCAAGGTAACCTGGCCAACCTCGACCGGTCTATCAAACGAATGACGGATTACACGTTCACCCGGTCCCTGGAGATCGCCACTCTGGCCTGGGTCAATGGTGAAGTGGACAATATGAAGCTGGAGCTGGACTTTGCAGGGGTCGTGTTCTCCATGTGGATCGCTGAGGTGATCAGCAAGAACTACGCCCTCGATCTAAAGGATCAGCTTCTCATTTCGATCGTCTGCTCCTATTACTATCTGTCACTCTTTATTAAGGGACAAACCCCTGATGAAGAGACCCGGGCAAAATGGGTTGTTCATACAATAAAAGCGACGAGAGCCGACAGCGCCACCGTGGAACGGGTCTTTAGCATGATGGGGCCCGTGGCGTCGGCCGAAGACCTGACCAGCAACATCAAAGCGGTCGTTCAGAACGTTCGGCTGAACAGCTTCAACCTGGTGGGTCTCCTGACGCTCATCAAGAACAGTTGGTTCGGTGAACGGGCCAGGGTCCTACTGTCGGTCGCCATTGAACATCCTCCGACCTGGGCTGCGATCGTCTATGAAGCGGTCAATGAACGGACCTTCCGGAACAGCCTCATCGCCAAGATCGCCGAAAGGCTCGGCAAACGCAGTGGTTCGGAGATCTACGCTCAGAACTATAAGGACTTACTCCAGCGGTACACGGTTAGCGAAAGCTACCGGCAGCTGGTGAAGGAAGATCTTCTTTAATAGGAACCTGGAATGGCCGAGTATCTCGTTGACCATGCCATGCAGAACGTTTGGTGCGACCCCACTCAGGATAACCAAGTTATCCTGAGTGCTAAACGGGTGACACCACCGTCTGGTGAGTATGGTCGTATGCGATTCATGGGGAGAAGCCTGACGCTCCCCGAAACTGGAGTCCTGTTCCATCTGTACCAGATCGGGCAGGTCTACGAAGTTCTGATCAACCTCACCGCGTACCGCGGGGAGTGGGAGATGGAGAAGTGGGTGAAGTTCAGCGATATGCTGAACGACAGCAACGTCCTGGTGAACATCTACAACTCGGACGGCTGCATGCTCCCGCTTCACCGCAGCTACTACATGTACACCAATGAGAAGGCCTTGGTTTTCGCCGTACCGATGAACAGTGTGTTCAATATCGCGTATGGGACCGAGAGCCTCTACATCCGTCTGTACAAAAACGCCTACTTTGGAAGTGCCGAGAACACAGGTGGGGCTTACATGTACTGCGAGGGGACGACCCTCACGGCTGCATCGGACCTGACTGCTTTCTTGGCAACCATGAACGCCCATGTCTCCGACAATGGCGGCTACGCCTGGCTCTATGTCAATGGAAACCGGATGCTCTCCCCCTCCACGCTGGACGTGGCGGCGGGAGACATCGTGGAGTATATCTACGACGGCAGCGTGGAAAGGACGGTTCAGTTCAGTATTGCCAACCTGGCTAGCTTCACCAGCACGTTGGACAGCAAGAACAAATACATCCTGGCGTATTCCCAGGGGTCGAGTGACAAGTACGTCTACTTCGAGGACGATATCGACATCGATATCTTCTACCCCATCCGTACGGGCGTCTATGTCGGACGCTATTACAACAGAAACGCTGCGGATAGCCACCGAAACATCACGTATCGAGACTACGCGGTCCCCACGACCTACGTGCAGTCCGTCATGAATGCCCTGGCGGAGTGGGTCTCCATTGCAGGCGATACGGCCAACATGATGCTGGAGTTGAAGCTCCGCAACTCTGGCTGGCGTCGTACTCAGTATTATAATGCCAACCGTACTCACGAACTGTTCAAGATAAACCTGACCAAGCGTAATGCAGTCATGACGGGTGTCAGTTCTGTGATGCCGACTTGGTCGGCAGCTGCCCTGGAAGCATCGAACCCCATGAAGCTGATGGGGGTCTACCGGGAGAACCTGACCCTGGCCCTGACTCAGCTGGGGTATGGCTACAATGCCATCTCCACCGTCCTGGGGGCGAACCCCACGGAGATGGAGGATACGGGTGACGGCTACCGGGTGGCGGTACCACCGGGTCTTCAGACGGGCTGTGTGGTCTACGAGTACGACGCCGATGGCGTCATGCTGGAATACCATGCCCATACATCTGGGGAGTACTACACCCCGAACAACGAAGACGCCCGCATCGCTGAGTTCATCTGTGGTACGGGTACGGACACCCCCTGGGTGCAGTTCGGTACGGACAACGTCCCGTACGACCCGGATCACAACAACCGTATCTATCTCTGTCACATCGTGGATGACGTGCCTGACGAGGTCTGGACAGATATCACGACCAGTACGGACTTCACTTACGACACCGACAACGAGGTCGTGGTGTGGGCGGGTACGGACACTGATCAGTACCTGATGGTCCGCAGCGACCAGACCTTTGTGATCCAGGACATCGAGGTCACGCCAGTATCCGGAACGGTGTACTTCTCCCTAGCGGAGAACGTCGACCGTGGGGACGGGCTTGAGAACTACCTCATGCGGTTCCCCTCAGCCCGTATCGACATCTTCCTGAACGGCAGATCTCTGGTCCGGAACATCGACTACATCATCCGGTTCCCGATGATCTACCTGATCCCGAAGGCTCACCTGGCCCAGCCTGCGGATACGACGGCACAGTGGATCCATGTCCGTATGACTGGCTTCGCAGAAGATCTGACCACCTTTGACAGTGGGGACGACATCGGTTACACCGCTCACAACTGTCTGTCCTACGGAAACGGCTTCAACATCCGTGACGACAAGATCCAGCGGGTGATCCAGGGTGGATTCCTTAAATTAAAGGAGAACATGATCTTCCAGGAGGAGAACACCACCTTGGAGGCGGATGCCGACAATACAAACAACGGTCTACCCTACCAGGTGGCTGAGATTCTGGTGACTCCGTCTGGGTATACCACCCAGGACCTGAACATCCTGCGCACGGCGGCACGCGTGGTAGATAGGTCGGTCGAAAGCTACCTGACGACCTACAACAACACCACGTCCCTAGGAGACTGGAATGTCCCCAGCCCCTACGAGCTGGTCAGTCCGTACTTTTGCCACATCATCAACGACCTCCTCAACGACCTCTTTACAGAGAGCGAGTTGAAGAACCCCATGACGGATGCCGAGGTGATCGCTGCACTGACGCCCTACACGGAGATCTGGGAGTTCGATCCTCTGAATGAGGAGAATGGTATCGACCTGACCCAGGTGAAGGTCCTACCGACCCAGTTGGATACCGTGATCACCTTAAGCAGTGTCGAATACTACTTCGTTACCCGAGTTGTTGAACTTTATGGTAAAGGGTATATCGACCTGGATGGCTATGTCTCGACCTGAGGATAAGAAATGGCAGATGGACCAATAGCGGGGAGTGACGGCGTCATTCCGACCTACCTTCCGGATGATCCCTGGAAGACCTGGGCGCTCTTCGAGATCTGGACGGGGACCACGGGTGCTAACAAGTATATCGCAAAGGCGCTGGACTATGTCCGAGATCCCACAACCTACCAGACCTGGATCGTGGATCACGTCGATCCCGTCACGTACATCCCCACGCTTCGCCTGATCACCCCCGCAGCTGCCGATCAGTCTGTGGATGATGTCAACGAGGTCATCTACCCATATATCGGGTCCCTGAGGGCTTACTACGACAAGACCACCAGTCCGTACACCATGTCGATCGACAATCGCATCATGGTACCCGGTAGTGAAAGCAAGTACGGGAAGGTCTTTCTGGGGTCAGATACCAGTGATTCCGGTACCGTGGTCAGCCGGGTCATCAATAACTCAGGGGTCGTCACCTCTGAGAATATTACCCTGGAGGTGGTCTCAGGGACCAACCCAACGACCGGGGATACCCTGTACAACATGAAATCCATGCCGACCTTCTCGGTTGTGGATGATATTGATGACGGGGAAGTGGTTACTGCAGTGTTCTACACCCAGGCCGGCGTGGTCACCATGATGCAGCAATTGGTCGTGGTAGAAACCACCTTCGTCCGACCACTGAGTTTCGGTGAACGGTACATCACTTCCATCCAACTGGACAGCCCGTTCATTTCGGCGACCGATGACACGGTCATCGACATGCCGATGGGGGTACCCATCAGTGCCCTGAACTTCCAGGGTGTAGTCAACTACTCCGACGGTACGTCCACCACTTATCCGGTAGACGGTACCCACTTCAGCCTGTATGGTGCGGATGCTCGCCCGACCACGGTCACGGGGGAGAGTATTCCGCTCTCCCTGATCTACCGGCTGGATACGGATGAGCGGAGCTACGCTATCAATGGTTCTCCGAACAAAACCATCGGGGCGGCCTATACCCTGAAGACCACAGCTACCAACAACAGCTACGCGGTCAAGCTCTACGTCTACCCAGTCTGGGGTGGGTCGAGTGTGGGGTATAACACCCTGAAGTTCTATCTCCTCAATCTGAGCAGAAACATCTTTCAGGATGTCAGTAGTCTGATTACCTGGGATGCCGATGAAGACGCCTATGACCCGCTGAACTATGGCAGCATCCAGCGTCGTACGGTCTCCATCGACCTTCAGACGGTCTCAGCCTCGTTCAATGACTACACGCACTCGCAGGTCATGGACATTATCCTGTACGGAGATGCCACGACCACAGCCGTACCGTGGGGTGTCTCCCAACAGGGTCCAGATACGCTGCCGTACTACACCAAGTACGCGGTAGCCAACCTGATCGACACCAATACAGTCGATATCGCTGTGGGAACTGCGGGTAATGCCAACTGGTTGACCCGTACCTACCAATCCAACTGGCCGCTGTACGACGCTCGTTTGGAAGGTGCCGCTCCTGATCCGACCCACGTTCAGGTCATCTACGATGGCACCACCACTGAGGTGGCCATGGAGGACTGGAATGATTGGAAGGATGCGGGTGTGGTGATTCCTACCACGGTGACCACCTACACCAATCTGTACTTGCTGTTCATCAAGCGCATCACCGGCAGTAGCGATCTACTCCTGTCTGTTTCCGGACAGATCATCCTGCCATACACCGCGTAAGTGAGGTAGAGTCTCTGGGGTAATCCCAGAGACTCTACCCTTTCTGTCGCATTTCGGTTAGATACACTCCCTGTGAGAGATCCCAATCTCATTCATTATAAAGGAGTATCAGCATGAACAATCTGATCATCTTCAACAAGACGTCGGAAGACGCCCTGGTCGGTGCAGCGGTCATGGCGAAGAAAACAGGGTGGGACTACGTGACCCTGGACAAAGTGGACTTCTCCAAGCTGGAGAAGTACGAAACCGTCATGTGGCTGGGCTGCGATCCAAAGAAGGAACTGCCACGAGGAGCCAAGGCCCGACACAGCCTGGTCTTCCTGCGGCAAGACGGGTTGGTTTCCAACAAACCCAATGTGGTCTACTGTGCCCCGGAGATCCCGGACTTTCTGAAGTTCACCTACAACGACCTCGGCATCACCGAGAAAGTTGCTCTCTGGCTCCAGGAGGCTCTTGAAGAGATCTCCGAGGAGATGAAGAAGGAACTGGCGGGCTGGCTGCATGTCGGGTACCTGATCAAGAACTTCTGTGGTCAGGATTTGGCGGTCGATGGTCTTTCGGTGGCGTGGTACTACATCGAGCAGGCCTACGACTACCTGTTCAACGAGCGGGAAACCCAAACCCTGACGGAGTCCGAACGGATCAAAGCGTATCAGTCAGCCGTCAGTGCCGCCAAGAACCGGTTCGTCCGGGCCAGCAGCCGTCGCATGCTGTCCAGCGATACCCGCGGATCGGTGGCAGTCTACACAGTCAGTTGTGACGACGTCCTCTGGTACGCCGTCAAACGACTGCTGACTGTGGCCGGGCAGTACTGGGCCGTGCCCCAGGTCCGTGGAACGGTGGTCACTTACCAGACCAACACGCCCTTCCCAGTCGGTTTCACCAGCAACCACAACGTCTCTGTCGCACACGGCATGTGAACATACTCCCTACGCCCTGGTCTATCCGGGGCGTAGGGAGGTGTCTTTTCTTTTTTCTTTACCGGAAGATCGACTGCTTGTAACCCATCATGACGCGACTCTTGGTCTTGAGCTTATTGATGAGCTCGTCGATGGAGGCGCTATACGACGAGTCATCCTCCAGCATCTTGACCACCCGGGTGATCTCAGCATACATCTTCTCCAGGACAAAGCGGTCATGTTCTTCCTCAGCGATCTCGAACGCCTGGTCCAACCAGTCACGAACCTTCTTCTGATGGTTCGCTTTCTCCTGGAGTTCCTTGTTCTCACGGCTATGGACGACCTGGTTTGTGGAGAGCACGTACCCAGAGGGGATGCCATAGTGCTGAAGGTTACGACCCATGGTCATGAACCAATGGCCCAGCAGCCAGGCGATACAGAGGTCGTCATGCCCACCAGTCTGATGGTCGATACGCCCATTACGGACGACCAGAGACAGAATCTGGTCGATCAAAGGCTTATCCCTGACCAGATGTCCCGTATACCGACCCGCACTGTTAAGGGTGGTCCCATAGAGGTCATCGCGGGAAGTGACGCCACCCCCACTGGTCGAGAAGCCGAAGGTCTTCTTGTTCTTGGCCAAGAACTGTTCGTTCCGAGCATTCCGCTCATCGCTGATCAGCTTGTACCGTTCTGGGTACTGGTCGTAGTCCTGAACACAGAAGTTGAACAGTCGAACAAAGGGGTTCTGATTCTTCGAGATCAGGAGCCTATGGACAAAGTCGTAGATCGAGGAGCCGCTACTGCGGCGTTCCAGGATCATCGTCATGGTCGGGAAACGGATCAGCATGTCGACCAGATAGTGCGAGCCGGTAAAGAGGTTGATCTCATTGATCGTAGCCGCACCCAAGACCGCGCCATCCCGGAGGTCAGTGATGACGAGACCGATATCGTCTCGACCCACGGCATCGCTGGTATCCCCGGAGAGGACCACGTAGGTCTTACTGATATACTGGTCGATCTGGTCTTCGGGTATGTACCACCGGAAGAAGATGCTCCCGTGCTTGGAGATCTCTCCAAACCTCACCTCGGACTGGGATCCTCGGATACGCTGGGCTGTCTCCACTGAGAGTGGGGAGAGGGTCGTACCCGATGTCCAGATGTTCAGGTAGTCGCGATCCTTAGCGGCGCCCGTGGAGTTCGCGTTCCTGGTAACCTCTTCCAACCACTCGTCCGTGTAACCCAACTGCCGGTGACTGAAAGTGGAGTTCACACGGAGGGTCTTGCCATCCCGAGAGGCCGTTCGAATGAGGTTCCTAAGATCGGTTTCATCTCGAGCATCCATAAAGAACTCCGACCAGGGGGCGGAGTCGTGGATGTAGTTGTAAGCGTATTCCCCTTCCCGCTCATCCTTCTTCCCAGCCGTCGTCATGAAGATGTCCCCATAAGGGTTCCCCATAGCCTCGGCACGGGCACGTGCTGCGGTGGTGGCGGCCATCACGACGGACATGGAGATGTCGATGTTGACCAGATAGGCGAACTCATCGAACCTGGGGTTTTCGACGGTATGACCACGACCTACCTTGTCTGCGTCCGCTGCCGAACTACGGGCCACCAGGCCCTTGTACTCGTTATCCAGGCTGGAGACCTTGAATTCCTCGCGGTTCATCACGTCCTTCTTGGTGTGTTGCCTCAAGTAGAACGGCATGGTCTCCATGACGGATTCCAGTTCTTTCAGGGTCTTGGCACGCAGGCCATCGTCCTTGGTCAAAAGGAGGGTTCTTCCGTCCCTGGACTTCACATTGGTCAGATAAACGTCCAGCTGAGCAACCCCGTGGGTCTTACCCGTCTGTCGAGGCTGAACCTTGGAGTTGGTGATGTGATTGAAATACAGCCAGTACGTGGACATGTTCGCGCGATCAGCCCGAAAGTACAGGGGGTTGTTCCTGGTACTACCGGGGATTCTAGCACACATGCGGAAATAAGCAAAAGGATTTGCCTTGAATTCCGCAACGAGCATCATGACCTGTTCTTTCGACAGATTCGGGTCAAAGGGGTCCACGCCCTTCAGTTCAGGCTGGAACAATGCCAGAGGCCATAGGTAGTTCTTGACACCCATTTCCTTCAACAGCAGGGCGTAGTCCAGGAAAGTCCGGTTTACGCAGGTGTCGTCGACGATAGCTGTTGGGTATTCGTCCCAATCTTTCTGAAATAAGATCATAGTCAGTCCTTGATACCCGAGAGCCCCGTATGGGAGGCTCTCGGGTATGTTGCGTTAAATAAGCTTGACAATTTGAGCGTTCATGTAGTCCAGGTATAGCTCCATCAGGAGCCTGGCCACGACATCATCGGAGATATTGGCGAAGTACCGACCATCTACGCCGATCCGGATGGTGTTATACCGCACGACCATGTCACTCAGCCGCCCATCAAACGAAGCCTTCACGTAGTAGGTCGGGATGTAGATTGTCCGTAGGATACCCCAATGAAACTTGAGTTGTCGTGGGACGTCCCGAAAGAACGTGAAGGAGACTAGCCCTCCGTGGTTATCCCCAGTGCGGACACTGTGGAACTCTACAGCCGTCGCAGGGATCTCCGTCTCCCTGAACGTCATACCGAAAATGAAGAGGTACAGTCGAAAGAATAGCCTGATGAGCATGGCATAAAGTCCCTTTAAGCTCGTTTACCGACGAGAACGCGGAACGTGATGTACAAGATCGTGGCAGTTCTGGTGGCAAGCATCAGGGGCGTCGAGATGTTCCCGTGCGCCTTCTTGAGAATCTGTTCTGCTAAGCCTCGGATCTTCATTAGATCTGGGTCTGTACTCCGGGTACTCAAGTAGAAGTTCTTGAGCTGCTGGAGGACATACCCGAGATCCTTCACGCGGTTGGGTTCGAGTTTCGAGTCGATAAGGTGGTAGGAGTACACGATGGACGATGTTACAAATTCGTCAATCAGCTTGAAGTCCTTGCCCTGGTAGTTCGCAGACATCCATGTCAGCGTATCCCGGAGCATTCGGTAGCTGGTATTGGAGTTCAGGTTGATGACCACCCGGATCAGGCTGTCCTTGGACAGCGCTGTGCTGTCACTGAGGTACTCCTTAATTAGGGTGATCGCCCCGTCCACATGCCGGGTGGTGTCCTTAAGGACCTCCTGGCCGTCGGCGTCCTTGATGGTCGAGGAGGTCACCCCGAGCCGGTCACCCTGGTCGTGGGCCTTCTTGAAGACCGCGTAGTAGTTCAGGAGCATGTCCCGGATACGGTTGGCTGAGTCATTGATGACTCGGACCATATCGTCGTCCGATCCCAGCTGCTCCAGACGTTTCCGATGCAACCCCTCCTTACCGGAGAGCTCCTTAGCACGGTAGTCCATGACCTGGTGCCAGGACTCCAGACGCTTGATCAGGAACTTGTTGCTGAGGTTGGCGTAGGCAGCCTGGGCGATCTTCGGGTCTGTCGGGTACTTGATCCAGTCGCTGAGGATCGCAGCGATACACCGGTAAAAGAAGACCAGGGCGGTGTTATAGGCCATCCGCTCCCGGGTCTCCTTGTTCTTGGGGGTCGTCAGGGCTTTATGTATGACGTACACCAAGGTCAGGTTGAAGATGTCCCCAGCGATCTTCCAGTTGTGGTCGATCGTCTTGGTCATCCGGATGTCTGCCTTCAGGCTGTCATAGTCGACATCCAGGACATCGTCGAAGAACCTGAGGACATCCGCTTCACGGAAGCGGATGACGTGAACCCCCAGGAGGTTCGAGCCAAAGAACTCGATGTAATCCCGAGAGATGTTGACATACCCGATCTGGAACTGGTAGATCCGCTTCTCCAGGGCTTCGTCAAAGACGACGTCCTTGAAGTGATCCGCCATGACCTCCCGGATGGTCTTGTTGGAGAATGCCTCGAGGGCCAGGCTACGCTGGCCCTCGATACTGGCGAGGACCTCAGAGACCGAAGCCATCTCAGAGACTCTCGAAGGAGAGCTTCAGAGCCTCCAGGGCCCCATCCTGCGTGTAGACCACCTTACCACCCCGCCGACGAACGTAGTCCATCATTTCAAAAGCCCTGGGCGTACCATGCCTGGCATTCTCCACACAGAGGGTCACGCTCCGGCAGTGTTCTAACGCGGTGTTCAGCTGGGTGAAGGTATCCAGGTAGTTCTCCTGGATCTCCTCCGGAGAGGTGACGAAGAAGTAATCCGTCTGGTCTTCAGGTTCCGGTTGCTTCGTGAGGTCCGTCGTGGTCATCGGCATCATCATGAACAGGTCCTCATTGGCGTAGGCCTTGTTGAGGGCTGCTGTGTAGTACCGACTCAGCGGACCATCGAGGATGACGGAGTTGTTCAGCTCGGGATCCTTGGCCAGGGTGGCCAGCTCGTCATCGGTCGCCGTCTCCGGCGTCTCGCCGTCGTCGCCCGCCGCGCCTTGCTGAAGTTTCTCGTTCTCCGTTCCCTCCTCCTTCGGAGGAGTCTTGGTTGGTTTCTCTTTACGAATAAGGAAGACGGACATGGGCGTACCTGTCTGGTAGAAGTCACCTGATTGCCCGTCTACGCGGGGTTTCTCTGTCCATGTATTTTTTTACATGTATGCGTATGTTGTGAACGCTGCACTGATAGAAGGCATCCCCTCGAGCTCCCCGGCCCCGAAGGAAGGATCTGAGTCGAAGACGAAGAGCCCCCACCCTCACGGACGCTACGGAACCTGGCTCCCCATCTGACGATGGTCGCCCGCCCTCCCCCACCATAGGGGCGGAGCCCCTTTAAAATTTGCTTATTACAAAAGAGTAATATCTCTATATCAGTACATGTGTATAAAAAAGAATTAATTACATACAAGACCCTACAGACCCTGGTTAGAGGGGTCTGTAGGGGTATGGCGTCACTCCGTTCTTAAAGTAGCATGGTGCGACATATTCTAAGTGAGCAGCATGGGGCTGACTCATTATAAAGGAGAGAACCGTGGGAAAGCATCTGAACGTACACGAGCTGGATGGCGTCCGTGTCCCGGTGAACTTGGACATCCCGGATGACACGATGGTCCGAGTGGTCAAAGAGGAGAACGGGAACATCCAGCAGTGTGTCGTGGGAGGGGATCCTCGAGATCCCCGGAGCTTCGGGATCATCAAGCTTGACGATGTGTTGTGGGTCACTTACGGGATGGACCCCTGCAATCATGACTCGTATGTCGTCTTTCTGGTGAAGAACCCCTATGGGGCGATCGGGGTGAATCGGCTCTATGAGCGACAGCCTCGTGGGTTCAACTCTCGCGTGGTGTTCCGGGATAAGGAGACCGGGGTGCACCTGGTGACGATCTACGGACGGAACCAGAAGGGTCATCGGTCCTACGAGTCTCGGTACTACCAGGATTGGCGGGGTCATGTCGAGCAGATCACCACCTCGGGGATCGGCAAGAAGACCAATTCGACCGTTGAAGATGCGGAAGATATCAAGGGAATCAGGCAATACCTGAAGACCGTGGGCCGTATCGACCCCACGGAGCTGTCGACCTGGTACCTGAAGAGCTACGATGAATACCTGGCCTGGTCCAAGCACTTCGAGCGATTGCTGGGTCAGAAGGAGGTGAGCTGATGGGTGCGCTCACGAAACTACCTCTGTTTGATGCGGCTCCGATGATCACCTGGGAGGACCTCACGGACTATCGGGGGTCGTATACGGTGCCGACACTGCTGGGGGATCGTCAGATCCTCCTGGTGGTCCCTCGCTACAAGCAGGTGGTGCCCATGACAGAGTGGTCGGGTCATCGGCTAGAGCGGGTGATCGTGGAGGGGGATACCCTGCACCCCATGAGTTTCGAGGTGTTGTACTACCCAGAGACCCAGGAGATCGCCCTGATGTTCTCCAAAGACCCCAACCGGCTGGTGCTGGTCTGCGAGAGCGCCTTGATTCACCCGACTGAGCTCGAGACCTGAGTCGCATGGGTGCAAGAGAGACAGTCAGAAACTGTAGCAGCATCCTGTCAAAGTTCATGATAGGGCACATTCCGGTGTACCTGGAGTTTCCACTCCCACGGGATGCTTCCTGGTACTTTCTCACGGATGAGAAGGGGCGTGTCAAGGAAATGGGTCACTCCGACACCGGGTGGGTAACCTATCGTGTTAGACAGCCTAACGAGAATGTCCTGTCAGTGATGATCATGGGAGACCCAAAGAAAAAGCATAGCTACGTGCTGACCTTTGACCCGAAGACCCATACCGTCTCAAAGGTGTATGGCCAAAACCCGACAGTCTACAAGTCCAGTATCTCGACCTACCTCCCTGGTACGGAGCTGATCCTTGAACGGACCATGACAGGCACGGAGTACAACCACTTGGGGTTCTTGTCGACATACACCCCTGAAGGAGAGGGGTACGTTGAACGGCGGGAATATGCGAGTAAGAAGGTAAGTGAGCGAGTCATCACTGATCCGAAGACCGTAACAGCGATTCAGTCGTTCTTCAAATACTGACAGCATAGGGAGGGCCTAAGCCCTCCCTATGCTTTAATAAAGGAGTGTCATGAGCAGCATCATCGAAAACACCTACCGTCTGGCCTGGATGCCAGTCACGGTCAAGGTCGCCCTCCCGGCATCCGTCCAGATGGAGATCACCACCGATGAAGAGGGGCGGATCAGCAACGTCAGACCCATTTCAGAAGAAACTCCCGTCTTCACGGTGACCATCGGGTCGCTCAGCACGGATGACGGCGAGACGAAGCTTCTGAAGGTGACTCACTGCGATAACCTGGACCATCCTGACAGCTTCATCGTGTTCATGACCCGGATCATCGGCGTGACGTCATACGTGCATTCAAACAACCCCAAGCATCCGAAGTCCTACCAGCTCCACCAGACCCGAGTGATGATGAACGGGGCGTTTCTCCCACTGAAGCAGGTCTACAGCGAGGATGAGAACGACCCCAGGTCGTACCACTGCACGTATACGGAGTTCAACGACCTGATCGTGCAGACCACATACACTGGCGGTACCGGGGTCGGTAAGGATGCCGTCATCCAGAGAGCCGATATTCGGACCTTGTCAGAAGACGAGATCCTGAAACTCTAACAGAAAGGAAGTGCCATGATCCTTGTCAGCGAACAAACGACCGAACATGTTGTCCTGATGTACCCGCTGGGCCCCCATATCGGGTACATCAAGATACTGCTACCGAAGGAGGAGCCCTACCTCATCGAGTACGCCTCACGGGGGGCCATCAAGGCGATTACCTGCCCCACCGATCCGAAGGACCGGCTTCTGGTCACCGAGACTGAGAGTGTCGATGGCTCTGGGATCTATGCTCGGAGCGAGGCAATCCTCAATTCAGACCCCAGTCACGAATACAGCCTGGTTTTGACACAGCACTTCGGCCTCAACACGGTCGAAGCCATCTTTGGTGGCGATCCCACCAATAAGAACTCCGTGGTTCTCAAGCTGTCGGACTATTGTGAGGATCGCCACCCCATCGTTCTGAGCATGGTCGTGGGTCAGAACCCCGCCTCAGAGCACTCGTTTGTCACTGAGGTTGTCGAGACGGATGCTGGTCTGCAACTGACTCGGCGGTATGGGGATGGCGAAGTGGTTACTCGTAATGTCCCCAAACACCTTGTCTGGAAGCGACTGGATAAGCTCTGACCTCACTGGGTAATCGCTAGAGTCTTCCAGCAGCACCCCTTCTTAAAACCCCCTCAGACCTATATACTGTACGTGAGATGCCTACCAAAGGCTCTACGTTCTTCATCGCCAAAAGGGAAACAACAAGTGAGCATTGTCAACATCTACGCTGTTGGCGGTACAGGCATCAACATCGGCAGTGCGTTCCTGCCGTATGTCGGCAAGGCCGTCGACCCCGTTCGCGGGTTGGCCGAGGTTCGTACGTTCTTCATCGACACCTCGAAGTCGAATCTGGTCGGGAAGGACATCCCGGACAACTTCATCTACATCTTCGACGATGAAGGGAAGCTCCTCGACGGAAACGGCAAAGAACGCAAAAGCAAGAATTACGATGTCATCAAGGATTCCTCCAAGATGAATTCCATTCTGCACCAGTTCTCGCCGGGTGATCTGAACATCGTGCTGCACTCCTCCACCGGCGGCTCCGGTTCGGTGATCGGCCCGCTGCTGGTCAGCCAGCTACTGGCCCGTGACAAGAACGTCCTGGTGTTCTGCGTGGGCGGTACGAAGTCTCAGATCGAAACGGACAACACCGCCAAGACCCTGAAGTCCTACGAGAATATCTCGGCAAACCGAAAGCAGCCGGTCTGCATGATGTATCTCGAGAACTCGGTGACCAAGCCCCGTTCCAAGGTCGACAAGGAAATGACCGGCTACATCAACATGAGCCTGGCCTTCTGGTCGGGTACGAACCACGGCATGGACTCCTCTGATCTGCGCAATTTTCTTCAGTATCAGAAGGTCACCGACTTCGAACCGCGCCTCACGGCCTTGGATTTCTTCGTTGGCCCGATCAAGACCCCGGACCGCTGCACGCCGGTGTCGGTCGCTTCGTTGTTGGCCGATGAAGATGCCGAGGAGCTGAACGTGCTGGTCGGTTACCATGCCTCCGGCCGCTGCAACGCGGCGGTGCTGGAGAACATCAACGGTAACGACCAGATGCACATGGTGACCTTCAGCGGGTACTTCCAGCCGATCATCAAGGCTCTGGAAGCGACGCTTGCTCGATACAGCGAGATCTCCTCCACCTCGAGCAATCGCGGTATCTCGTCCTCGGACGATGACTACAACGACGAAGGGCTGGTGCTGTAACAGGTTCTCAGCGGCGACATGGTCTGGATCACCAGGGGCTCACACCCCTGGTGATTTTTTTGTTCGTGTTTGCCCTTTGAGTGACAATGCCAAACATTACCATGCTGAAACCTGTCGAGTCGTATAAGCTTCTACTCTACGACATCCGAGAAGTCGTGGCGTACTTCAACCACTACCCAGGGCTGGAGCTCCTGCTTCAAAGGGCCAAGATAGAAGACCCACAGCTCGCTTTACTGAGCCTGGTCCAGACAGGCCTCATTCGCCTAGGCGCTACGAGGATCATTGGCTATCACCCAGGACCTGAGGCCGAAATCCTCTACAAGGCAATGGGACCCGCGATCGAAATGGGATTAAGGAACAGCTTCCACGAGTTCATCTTTAGCTGTAACTGGTGGTCACTGACCGATGTGAGGACCATGATCGCCGGCAACACCCTGCTGATCAGCTTCACCTGACGCATCATAGAAAAACAGCTGAAGATGCTAATATGATGTGCAACAGGGGGACTTATGAGCGCACATAGCCCGATCACAGCGTTTAGATTGGTTCGGATCGATAGGATCTTCAAGATCTTCTCAGAAGGCGAGGATATCAAACAACACCTCGAACTCCTGGGTCTTGAGAAACGAGCGGATGAGGTCTACAGCTGGTGTGTGGAGGAATCGTTCATCCATTACAGCCTACGACCTCTGATTGGCCACCCATACGACGACATGGCGCGATGCATGTACGACCAGGTCAGGTCGTGGATGGTCGCTCAGCTCTCATACGTCCTTGGACCAATGAGGTTGCTGGACGAGGTTCGACCCCAGAGTAGCATGCAGTTACTGGTCATGGGTAACGTGATGATGGTCGGGTACGCTCAAGTCTGGAACGATACCTAAAAGGAAGCGACGTGAACAAGAGTGTCATGCGGCATAGCGAATTGCTGAAGAAACCCTTAGCCATTGGGGTCATCGAACTCCTGCCCCACGCGGAGAAACTTCCAAAGAAACTGGTGCAGGGGCTCCAGCCATCTGAAGAAGGTCTGTATTTGCCAGGGAGCATCACACCGAAGTTCAGAGCTGACCAGTCGTATTTCTACGTCCAAGCAAAAACACTACTCGTGGTGGAACGCAAGGGTTTGGAGATCGATCCCATGGTTGCCGGCCCGATTCTCAATGAGGAAGGTAGCTGCGTCATGGACCGGGACACCTATAACCGGTTCAGGCGCCTGATGGACCCGGCACCGAATGTTCCGGCATCTGCTTGCCTGCTAGCAGTTGGACTGACTGTTGAGTACCTGGACAGCCTCTGTCCTTACACACACGCCCACTCCTGGAAGTACAACCCAGACAACTTCGTCCTGCCTTCGTATGGCAAGGAGTTTCAGGACGAGGAGTACCACGTCGCATTCTCTGACCTCCTGGAGAAGGTGCGGATGTTCGTAGGGGAGGATACCTGGAACATGTACTTCTGGGAAGTCCGCAATACCACCCTCATCCTGAAGAAGATGGTTGACTTTCGGATCTATGACTGGCACCGCATCAAAACTGAAGAGTACGAAGAGAGCCAGGAAGGCCAGATGGCAGGCATCGGCTTCTACTAACCACGAGGGTCTATGGGGCACATGAAGAAGATGGCTCAGAGTCATCAGACGTATTACCCCATCGTCGGCTTGATTCAGCCAATTCTGGGGACTCGGCAGGAGGGGGTGACGGAGTACAGCCAACCCTTCCATCATCACAACGGGTATTACCACATCCCCGAGTATGTCAACATCGACATGCGAGAGCTCATCGTCCATCTGGAAACCGACCCCTCGCTACGTGAACTCATCAGCAGGTTCCCAGCCAGAGATCTGGTAGCGGTCTTTCTCTCAACGAGCATGGAGGAGACCGGGAACCCTAACGGGTACGACCAGTACATCTCGGACATCATTGTCGAAACAGAGGTCCGACTCGACCGGATGATGGACCGGTTAGACCCCTTTGAGCTACAGCTGGTCTATGAGAGCCTGATGCTTAGCATCGATCAGTACATCTCCCGACGGTTTCCTCTGTTCGGGTCGGTTCAGAGTTACGTCTTCCATCGATGGATTGACCGATACGTCGTATGTCTGAAGAAGCCCAGGTTCTGCGACGCAGGGATGGCTGACTCAGAGATCGAGAGGACCCGACCCGAAATGGAAGGAGAGTGGGAAAATGAATACTGCCAGGGATGACGCTATTCAGACGTTGATGGGACCGGCTGTCGCGTATGACTCGGTCACCAACTTGCTGTTTCATACGGGAATCGATACCTACCCATTCGGCACGCAGTTCAGACGGAACCTCCAGCAGATCCTCCGGGTCCTGGATTCAGATACCCCTGACCAAGGTCCCTTGTCCAAGCAAGAGGTCTCCAACCATACCGTGGCGATCGTGTTCGATAACGCGGTCAGACAGGTCTTTCACCACTTGGGGACCTCGATGGGAGGTCCCCCGAGGCTGCTGCAAAACCAACCTATCCTGGATGGGTTTGGTTTGGAGCATATTTACGAGATCCTGCCCTACGAAGCCATCCGGTATATGGACCTTCAGACCAAAGCCTACGGGATGATGGTGGTGGAACGGTTACCACCAATCTGTGCAGAACCCAGGAACCTGACGTACTCGGTTATCCGAGCTATGGAAGACTACGTCCACATCAAGGTGTATGAGACACTCACCGTCTAAGGACGGTGAGTGTCCTCACTCGCTTTCTTTTTTGTCCTTAGGTATTCTTTAGACCCCCTCTTGAGACTCTCATGGCCGACACCCTGACCATCAACGGTACCTTCTCATTCAGCACGCAGGCTCCAGGTATCCTGGGCTCTACGGTAACGAACGCGGTTCTGAAGTCAATCTGCGACTACTCGACCGCCATGAAGGTCGAGAACATCAAGGCAAAGTACCGCAACATCTACCCGTCTCTGCCCTCAGGTTACCCGTCTTCCCCGGAGAATGTGACCTTCTATATCTTCACCACAAGCGCTGGCGAGACCTCGGTGATGGCAGAACCGTGGATTGACCTGACTACGGTGACCGCTGTGACGACCATCTCAGCCCAGTACACCGTGGTGAACAGCAGCTCCACGGAGATGGCCAACATTGCGGCAGCCCTGAACGCCCTAGGTGTCTCCTACACGGTGGAGATCCTCTGACGACATAGAGAGAGCTCCCCTAGGGGAGCTCTCTCTATGCTGTTTCACAGTCCTGGATTGATTTGCAACTTAATGAGACGTCCATGGCTCTCGACGTCATTCATGAAGAGTCCCTTGGCAAGACGCTCCCTTCGAAAGGTGGCGTACAGTTCATTGGCATCTGCGTAGCTATCGATAGTGTCCTTGAAGACCCCTAGCTCACGACCCTGCTCCAGGTAGCCACTTCCCAGTTGGATGATCGCAGTGTTGTAGATATAGGCCTTACACGCCAATACACAGGCCTCAGCCAGTAGTGGGTAGGTTCTGACACTGAGGTTCGACATTTCCGACTCGTTCGAAAGGATGCACCTCAGTTCGTAGACCGTGACCGCTTTCATACGGTCTCGGATCACGATGGTGTTGTGGGCGATCACTTCGACGTTTGACGAAGAGATATGGGGGACGGTAGCGAAGCTATCGACCACCCGCTGAGCGGTATTGGTGACGTCCGATGCCGTGATCGGGTTTACTGACCCATACGGCGTACCCAGCGCCCCCATGGCGGCTGAATGGGGCATGTAGTTGACGGACAGCGCTGAGACAATGTCTCGATCCCCTAGCCTTGACTGAGGAATCTCGAAGATCGTCGAGTAACTGTCCGGGACATAGGGCTCCAGACCGTCCAGTGAAATGATCGCATGAGTGCCACCCACGATATCGCAGTCCACGAACACGCGATCACGAATGACCTTCATTCGGATCATTTCATCCACAGAAGCTGGTGCCTCACGGCGCCAGTCCTGGTAGAACTCATTCCCAAAGACATAATTCAGGATCTGCGGCGGGATGTTGAACCGGATCTGTTTCAGGGCGTAGTTAAAAGCTGAACCGGGGCTGCTCATGATTTACTCCTTTATATAAGAGAGGATACTATCCACATCAGCCAGGATGCGGGTCTGCATCTCCCTGGGGAGTGTGGTGGAGAAACCCTGATCACCTCTGAGACGCTCCAGATCGATCTTGATACTGTTCCACAGCCTCCGATTGGACTGAACCCCCTCGTGCCCGCCGTAGGTCATCAAGAACTGCATGAAGGGGAGCCTGGCCAGGATCAGCGCCCACCAGACCTGACGAGTCCTGGCCATGTCTGGCATCAGCAGGGCTTCCTGGGCATCCTCAGCAAAGATCGAGAAGAGACTCTTCATGAACGGCAGGTAAAGCTTCATTCCGTTCTCGAAATGGTCCATCGTCTCCTTATATATAGCGATGGCTTTGTCCTCGTAGTCCACCACCATGAAGGGGTTGTACCGGGCTGGCCGGGTTCTGGGGATCTCGTAGTAGCTACAGAGCGCCAGGTTCAGAGCAGCGAGGTCTGTGTGCGTCTTCATCATGTTCGGAAGGACGTACTTCCTCACAAAGCCAGAGACCGCCACCTGGTTGGTGCTCTCACCCAGCTTCTCCTGCTCGTCGACCCAGAGTCGAAATTGCAGCAGGAGCAGGGGGATGTTCACGCAGATGACGGAGAGTCCATCGATATTCCCCTGCGAACTCCCATCGGGCAGGAGTAGCTGGAGATTCGAGACAGGGTGGGTCAGCACCGTGACGGAGGCGAGCTCCCTCCACTTCAGCTGAACCTCTCCGATGTCAAACTCGTCATCAACAGCCAGGATGATCTCCTGGCTACCCGGACCATAGAAGTCTCCATCCCAGATCTTTCCCCGGCTGACCGGGCTGGTGAACTGAAATGACTTCGCCAGAGCGTCCGTGCGGTCTCGGATACTCTCGACGTAGGCGGGTAGCGTATGTGCCGCATCTCGGAAGGCCGTCACGATCAGTCTGACCAGGATGTGGTCATTCTTTAAATAGAAGAAGCGAGACTGGTGGTAGTGGATGACTTTGTCCACTTCCCGCTGGTAGACGCGGCGTACGTACTCCGCCCCAGCGGGACGGATCACGCCAGTGTTGGGGCGATAACGCGATTCAAAGAGTGAGTACACACTAACTCCGCGAGGGTAAAGGGTCATACCATTGAGCGCCTGGGTCAAAGATCCGTCCAGGTAAAAAAATATACGCAGATCACTAATGCTGTAGCGAACCACTACCGACGGGAAACCGACGGTAGCTCGCCGACGTACTGCCCAAAATCGGGTTTACCCGTTTCTAAAAACAGTATGGACGGATATATTCTACGTGAGGAGATCTGGTCAATCATCCTCACATTTCATCAGAAAGACTAACGGTGAAGGAGTAAGGATCACAGAAGGCGCCCAACGATTCGAACCTCTTGCAACACGCAGTACCCAAATAGCAGTATCTTGATCAAGAACCAGAAGGATTTACCATGGCAGTCAATGACAGCACCTCCGGCAGCTTCGACAACGGTCAGCGCCCGAGCAGCGATTCCGGCCGCACCTCCCGCATGACCTGGGACTCGTTCGACTTCGGCAATCTGCCGATCTCCAGCACGCCGGGCAATGAAGTCTACACGAAGATGTTGGAAGGTCTGAAAGAAACCTTCGCCGCCGTGTCGCCGACAGCCGCCCAGGAAATGACCATCTCGGTGGTCGAGATGAACCGCGACATCATCAAGTCGCTGGACTTCTCCTGCCTGATCGTCACCGCCAAGCTGCGTCAGCACCCTGAGCTGGGCGTGTCCGCCTATCTCCTCCTGCTCGAAGCCACCGGCAACAAGATCGAGCCGCGGCAGCAGAACATCAACGGTCAGACCGTCAGCGTGCAGTACTTCCCCTGCGACGCGGTCAACCGGATCATGATCAATGAAGTCCTGACGCAGGTGCGCAAGGAATCCGGCACCCAGAAGGTTCGCTACGTCGATGGTCTCGTGGTTCCGCGGACTTTCAACGTCAATGACAAGGCCAACATTCTGCGGGTTGCTGCCCATGCGGCCACCGCTGCCTATTCCGAACTGGCCCGCCTGAAGCCGAACACCCAGCCGATCAATCTGGCTCTGATGGGTCGTGAAGGCGCTGTGGCCGTCAACGTGGCCATTCAGCGCAACAGCCTGGAAGACATCACCGGCCTGCCGATCCGCTCGGACGTCGTCATCACCACCACCAACCGCCTGGGCGCCACGGCCGATCAGAACCGCGAATTCAACAGCGGTTCCAGCGAACGTCGTATCGTCGACCTGACCGGCTTCATGGATGTGCTCTGGGCTCCGAGCCAGGACGCTGCCCCGATCCAGGGCTTCGTTCCGCAGCATCGCAGCACGGACGCACTGCGCCGGTTCATGCCGCGCTTCGTTATCACCGACATGAACACCCACCCGCAGACACCGGAAGCGGTGGTTCTCGGTGTGGCCACGGCCACGTCGCTGATGCAGTACAACACCTGGGTTCAGGCATTCAAGGTGCGTAACACCAGCCCGAACGAACTGGACATGACTGACATCGGCGCCCTCAACATCGAAGGCAACCTCCCGATGGCCTCGTCCGACGTGACCTCGCCGAACCAGTTCGGCAAGCCGATGGACACCAAGAGCGCCAACTTTGGTCCTCAGCAGTTCAACATGTTCCTGAGCGCGCTGTTCCACCCCTACGCCACCATCGCCATCGACGTGCCGGAATATGGCCCGTCCATGACCTACCTCTCCTTCATGAGCGCCGTCGCTTCTCGTAACGAAGAAGCGTACAACATGTTCATCACGGCCTGCAACAACCTGACCAATGGTCGCTTCGGTGAGCTGTTCGCGCGAAACTCCCCGATCTTCACGTCGATGTCAGAAACCATTCTGAACGGCTATTGGGAAGATGACCAGGGCCGTCGTCGTGACATCCGCGAGTTCGACTACACCGCCGTGGCCAACATCGTCGGTACGAAGAACCCGACCATGATCCGCGACTGGACCGATACCTTCCTGGCCGTCGACCGGCCTCAGGAAATTCGTCTGGCCACTCGTATGAACATGATCAACGTCATGTCGAACAATACGGCCGTCTTCACCGGCCGCAGCACCCGTCACATGTTCCACTCGGCACTGATGAACGCGCTGGTGACTTCGATCCGCGACGCCGGTCTGCCGGTCACGGTCCACACCCCGGCCTCGGGTCAGGACTACATGGCCAGTCGCCCGACGGCGAACTACGCCATGGACGGTATGATCGATCCGTCGGCGTCCTTCTATACCCGCAATGGCTACAACCCGGCCGGCTACTCCAACATGGGCTACACCAGCTTCCGCTACTGAGTCAAACCTTTCGGCGTGTATTCAACCGTGCGCTGAACTGCCTGCCTCCCCCGTCTAGGGGGAGGCTCTTTTTCTTTGTCTCAGAACGTGAGGGTTTCACTCGGTGCCTATCATTCAGCAGTTGGTGGATCTGGATAAGCTCTATCAGAACCTGCCACAGCCACCGATCATCATCAACGATCTTCCGAACAGCACTACGGAGGACAGAGACCACATCAAACGGCTGGTCTACACGCGGTATTCCGGGGATATGGTCTCCCTGTTACCGTCGTGTCGATGCGGCGCTACCAAAGGTGAGTTCACACGAAACGTCATCTGTGATCGATGCGATACCCCGGTGGTCTCGACCATCGAGAACTCCATTGAGCCGATTATCTGGTTCAGAAAGCCGGAGGGGGTGGAGAAGATCCTCTCTCCGATTGTCTGGATCATGCTGGAGAACGAGTTCAAGAAGAGCGGGTTCAGCATCCTGCAGTGGCTGACGGATACCTCGTACTCCCCCCAGATCAAGAAACCCCCGGTGCTGGCCAAGATCATCGCGGCAGGGGTAGGACGGGGTTATAACAACTTCGTTCATAACTTCTGGGACATCATGTCGGTCCTCTTCGGACTGAATGAGTTCAGGAAGACCAGAAACCAGACCAATTACCTCCTCAAGTTCCTGGAGGATAACAAGGACATCCTGTTCTCGGACAACATCCCCCTGGTTAACAAGTCACTGCTGGTGGTCGAGAAGACCCCAGTGGGTGTGTTTGTCGACTTGGCAACGGTACCGCTGGCCATTGAAGCAATCGAAATGCTGGTGTCGATCGACCGGGACTTCTATGACCAGAGTAGCCAGGTCAAGCAGAACCGTACGGCCAGGGCCATGTATGTGCTGTCCTGCGGGTTCTACTACAACCACTTCAAGAAGCACATCTCCGGGAAACCCGGCATGTTGCGTCGAAATGTGGGTGGCGCCAAGGTGGACTACTCGGCCCGAGCGGTCATCTCCTCGGTCACTGACGCTCATCGGTACGATGAGCTGCTGGTACCCTGGGGCGTAGGTGTGGTGATCTTCAGGCCGATGCTGATCAACAAGCTGATGACGAAGTCCGGCTTGGAGCTGAATTCAGCCATCGGCCTGCTGATGGGCCACGTACATCACTTCCATCCGCTGATCGACAAGTATCTGAAGGAGATCATCAGCGAAGCACCCGGAGGTCGATACCCGATCATCTTCATCCGGTTTCCGTCCCTACTCCAGGGATCCATTCAGCAGATGTTCATCCCGTATATCAAGACCGACCCGACGGACAAGACCTTCGGTACCCCGATCTTGGTCACAACCGCCCCCAATGCAGACTTTGATGGTGACCAGATGGTCATCTCTCTCTGCCTGGACAAGAAGATGGCGGATCGCTGGTATGCCCTGGCCCCTAAGTTCAACATTTGGGACATGAAGAAACCGTTCGGTATCACCAAGAACATCCAGTTACCCAAGCCGTTCATTGCAACGACCGGGATGTGGCTGGCTGAAGAAGAAGACTGACATAGATGACTCCCTGGCTAAAAAAGCCAGGGAGTCACTACTATTTTGACTGAGAGAGCATCATGGACCCACGTACATACAAGCGCAAACTGGCCCGGGTGGAGAAGATCCTGACTGAGTTGAAGGAAGATGGGATCCCTCAGGAGGTGGTGGTCGAGGCAGTCTGGAACGTTTTCAAACCAAATCCTGACCGACTCGATGACCGACTCGTCGGGACCTCCGAGGAAATCATCAGTCAGTTGGTGGCAGCCAGAAAGGAATCCATGCTCACCGTCAACGAGATCGCCCGTAAGACGGGTATGAGTCGTCGAAAGGTACTGATGTTGGAACACGGCAGTCAAATCGTGACGGTCAACGACATGATTCGTTACGGTTATACGTTAGGATACATCCTCAAGGCAAGCTTTGGTGACAAAGAAGGAGTGACTACTGATGATAAGTAACATCCACATTCCCACTCTTGAAAGTCGAATTCGCGAGGAACTCCTTCGGATCAGGACCCGCGTGGGTCTTACCCAAAAAGAGGTTGCAAAAAGAATGGGTGTGGACAACGCTACGGTTTGTCGAATGGAGACCAACGCAAGGCGACCTCTGACGCTTGCGCACGTCGTGGCCTACGCGGCAGCTTGCCATTATCGATTCGAAATCGATCTTGACAATCCGTATTTCTTCAGTACGGTTTTCCTCAAGACAACGAACCACATTAAGGGCGCCAAGAACGGCCTGGCTCGAAGAAGGACGAAACGGACAAAGAAACGAAACCGATTGAGAGGCAGTGACGGGCGTTTTGTTCCTCACAGTTCAGCTACCCCACAAGAAAGCGAGGTGGTGTGACATGCAGACGTTCGGAGAAGTGAGCATCAAACCCAGCTTCTGGTCACGTCTGAAATCAGCCTGGCGCGTCTTGACCTCCCCACACTACGTGGACCAGAAGACCTCCTTCGAAGCTGTTCGTGAACGGTTGATCATCGACCTCAATGAATTCGGCCATCTTCCGATCGTCGCCAGGATCCTTGAGCGGTACCTCTCCTATCTGTACACCTGTCCCCACTGTCAACCACAACAAGCCTTCGAAAAGCTCCAGACGGATGGGTATCTCCTGATGCTGGTCACCGAGAACGGTAGGTCGCACCGTATGTACGGCCGACACCCCAGCGAACCGACACTGGAACCCCATGTTCATCGATCTACTGAAGGCACTGCTGAACAAGGTTAAACCGACCGAACACCAAGGTCCTCCTGCCCCAAAGAAGCCCGTCCTCCTCCCTGCGGGGAATGGGTCGTTTTATCTCCCCATCGAGCACGAAGCCGCTAACGAACCATTGACCGACCTGTCTCCAGTGACGGTCACTATGGACATGGGGTGTATGGGCAACTTCGATCGGCTGATTGCTGAGCTGTCCAAGGATCGACGGGACACCGACTTGTCGTACTCAGACAAGAAGTTCATCCTGGAGGCCATCAGGACGTACCGTCGGCTGTACGAGTGTCGAACGCTTGGCCACCACGTCGTCATCCTCAAGGAAGAGGATGATACCCTGCACGAGTTCTACTCTGGAGCGCATAATGACCCTTTTTTTGAACAGTCGGACGTTTGAACGAAAGACAAGTGTCTATGGGCAGTTGATTCGGGCGTATCGCATTGAGCAGAAAATGACGCTCAGTGAGTACGCAGGCCGCTTGGGTATCCCAGTGGTCGACCTTTCCAAGGTCGAATCTGCCAGGAACCTTCCCTCAGAGGTCTTCCATGAACTTGTCCTGGGTCTGCTGGACAATGACACCAAACTGAGTGCTGAACTCAGAGTGGCGTACGAAATGGGTGAGAAAGGTATCTCCACCCAAACACAATCCTTCAACGACATCCTCCATCTGGCTGACCTGATTGGTGCGGTCCACCATAACCACCCCCACAGTCTCCCAGAGCATCTCCTCAAGAAAATATAAAGGAAACGTATCATGTCCGTGGTCTTCTATGGTCACTCCAATTTGACACCCGCCCATCCGTGGGACGGCGACTGGGACTCTCTTGACGAGGATACCCATCTGCACTGCCCGAATGGGCGGGGTTATACAACAGAAACACATCCCTCGGCTGGTCTGGACCCCGAACTCGTCTACCGCTACCAGGAGATGCACTCGACCGGTGACTGGTCGAGTGCACTCACGCAACGTAGGGTTGGGTCTCTGGCGGAGTGGTACCGCGTTCACTCCCCAGAAGAGCTCTGGCTGATCACCTCCCTCGGTGATCAGCAGGTTCCCTACGGGCCTGAAGCAGTCCGTCTTCTTCGGACAAGCCTTCAGAACCACCGTGACGAGCTACTCGACGTGCTCCTCACCAGCCTCCCGGAGGTCAGTACGTCTACCAGCTCGGGGTTTCTCGATGGACTCATCGAGGTCCTCGTGGTAGCCGGAGATAACGGCGCTCTCGTGGTGGGGTAACCTACCGACATATATAAAGGAGTCGGTTACATGACCGTTGTACTACGCGGTTACTCCAATATAACGCCTGCGTACACCTGGGATGGTGACTGGGACAACCTCGACGAAGGCCCGTTCATCTATACCCCAGATGGAAAAGCAGATACCGTAGGTTGTTATTTGGAAGCTGGGCTTGATCCCACGGTTGTTTATCAGTACCAGGAAGTTCAGTCAACTGCCAGCCAGTCTGGTGTGTTCATGCGTTACTTTGTCAGACTACTGAGCGAGTGGTATCAGGAACACTACCCAGACGAACTCTACCTGGTCGAACGGATGGGGCTTTACGAGGTACCCTACGGTCCAACTGCCACGCGACTGCTTCGAGGATCTCTTCAGAAACACCGTGACGAATTGAAAACCGTCATCCCAGCCAATGCGCACGGGTTTCTTGATCGAGTCATCGAGATACTCGGTGCTGCTGGCGACCACGGTGCGTTCTTCGCCGGCTAGTCTGGCTGTATATAAAGGAGTAGTATCATGGCGGTAACCTGCTCAATGTGTCACCGTGGCCCCAAGACGGGACACACACTGTACCGCGCTGGTGCCAAAGGTGGGGATCCAGACTGGCGCTGCAACCTTCATCTCAATGAAGAAGCGTCGGCTCGTAAGGCGGACCCCAACCTTGGCGGCGTGGTCAAGATCATTGAAGATGCCAACGGTTCTGCCTGGGGTGAGCCTGCTTCGAACGACGATGGTTCCAGCAGTTCGTCAGACTGACAGCATACACAGAGACCGGGAACTCCCGGTCTCTGTGTGCGGTACGCCCTTATTTTTCGTATCGCTGGAGACAGTAGGCGCTGTACTCCGTGGTAGCGGCCAGGATGATGTTGAGCTCGCGACACATGTAGGTGTCGATGCTGTTGTAGAAGGCCAAGATCCGAACCACGTAGTCCCCGAATGACGGGAGCCAGGCGGACGTGTTCTCAGTGATGGCTGTCTTACTGATAGCCTCCCTGATCTTCTTGGAGACATCCTCCACCAGGTCCTTCGTCTGAGACTGGTGGTAGTACTCCCGTGATTTCGTGACCTCGCTCTGGATGAGGTCAACCACCTTCTTGCCTTCTTCAGGGGTGAGAAGTGCCGGGAGGGCGGGTTCCAGGTCGCTACTCTTGACAAACTCAATCTTCAGCCAGTTCGGGGATCCGTAAGCTCCAGAGGACTGACCGAGTCCGAGGATACGAATCGTACCGCTCTTGGAGATCGGGGAAATCTCGGTGTTATCAATCGAACGATTGACCGAGTCAGACGCCGGGAGTCGCATTTGGAACTCATCGATGTTCTTCAGAAACTCCAGGTAACTCCCCTCCGTCATGGATTCAAGAACCGTGGTCATGGATCCCGTCAGGGTGATCATCTCGTTACCGAGGCTCTCCCGGAATCCGTGAATGTCCTCCAGGGTTTTGATGTATCGAAGAACTGACTGGAAGTCGCAGTCGCCACCATAGGTCAACACCTTGGCGAACGGTGGGATAACCGCGGGAGGGGCGGCTTCTGGATTCGGTGCTGTTTTCCAGTTTCCCGTGATGATGAGGTTGTCAAATGCCGCGATCAGCTTACCGCAGCGGGCGTCCAGGGCTTTCAGCCCTGTCGCAAACTCCTTGACAGCTTTTGCCATATAGGCTATGGCTTTCTTCAGGTACTCCAGCAGCTTCTGGAGGATACGCTTGACCGTGTCATAGATCGACCCCTCCAGCGAAGGAGTGGGGATCTCGTTGACCATGGACTCCAGAGTGACGGTCGTCATTCCCAGGTCTGACTGGATACGCTGGTATGATGCCGTGGCATACCCGACACTCCAAGCATCACTCTTTCCTTTAATAAAGGAAAGAACGTTGGAGAGATCCCGCCGATACCCCAGTCCCTCAGTGACGATCTTCATCTCGTACTGAGCCTCCACCATGGCATCACGGGCTTCCTTCATGATGTCATCGTACCCGTCAACCGTGATCGCCGACTCCTCACTCTCCGGAGAGGGGGTGTTATTCATCCCCTCCAAGGCCAGCTTGTAGTAGCTGTTCTTCATAACCACTCCTTTATTAAAGGACGTATAGACCGATATACTCCCTAGAGACCGGGAGCGACCATGACTCGAATTAATGTCGTAGACCCAGAGACGCTCAGAAACGAGCACCTTCTGGCAGAATACCGCGAGCTACCGAGGATCTTCGGTAACGTCAAAGCGGCCATCCAGCGAGGAGAGACCCCAGAGACGGGCGTTTTCCCCCTAAAGTACACCCTGGGACCCGGACACGTCCGGTTCTTCTACCCCAGATTGCTCTACCTGATACATCGGTTTGACCGAATTGTGGATGAATTGCTACGTCGAGGATATCAGCTCTCCTACTATTCAGTTGTCCCTTTAAGCTACGGGATCCCCGAAGGTTGGTTCAGTAACTATGAACCTACCCAGGAAGCTATCCATCTGAATATTCAGAGAATTAACGAAAGAGGGGCGTTTGACCCCCGATTTCCTATGGACGAGTGTATTCAGATCTTCCGAGATGAGGGGATATGAGGTGATTCCACCCCCTTAATTAACGGAGAACCCCACTGTGTCCAGCGTTTTTATTTATGATGGTCATGGTCGCCGGGTCGGAGAAATATTCGAGAAGAATCCAAAGGACCCCAGGAGCTGGCAATTCAAGTTCGACGCATCTGGACGAGAGATTGCCAAAGTTTACGGAATGAACGAATCCGACCCGCGAAGCTACCGTATGTCATACGGAGACCAGGGTCGGTCGTTAGAATGTATCTTCGCCAACGGTGCCAAACCCCTCGTATCCTGGAAGGAAGAACGAGATGGAATGGGTAAGTTGGTAGCTTGCGGCTGTTGGAAAGACGAAAAGATGTTGAAGCAATGGAAAGCTTCATCTGAGACCCTGGGCAACATGGTCGCTCAGACGGGTGTACACCAGTACAGCCTACAGTCTGATAAGACCAAACAGTCCCTGGTCTTCCGGCTGATTCAGAAAATCAGGAGCTGGCTTATGGTCAAGGATGACGAACAGACCACGGTGATCCGCTTACGGGCGGAGATGTTCGTGGAGGATACGGGGACGGTCTGGTACGCTACTACCGAGGATGGCTCCATTCGGTTATGCTTCAAGTACCAGGACAATAACTTCCAGGGGGACTTCGTGTTGTCCGTCAAGTCCCCAGAAGACCGTTCCTAACCTTATACAGGAGGATATACTCTACGTGAGATATCCTCCTATCTCTCTTTTACTGTCTACAAACCCTTGAGGTTTTCCGCATATGTACATGACAGACGCTGACCTGACCTCCGAATTCCCAGGGGTGGCAGGCGCGGTATTGATGTCAATCACCGACGGTGACCCGAAGATCGAACAGATCGACACCGGCATCTGGAAGATCAATCACCAAATCTGCGGCGCATTGATCAATCGGAAAGTCTGCACGCCCATCACTCCTGATAGCAGAGACTACGCCGTCGCCGTACAGCTCTCTTCGAACTTGTTTGGCAAGCGTATTGGCGGACGAGGTCACTCCTCAGTGGCACTGAAAGGGTTCCTGGGTGGTGTTTGCGACTCCGGGAATGCTTACACAATTCTGAAAGCAATCTACAAGGATGGCTTCGAACACCCGGAGATCGCCTATGGCATCTTCGTTTCGGAATTCAAGCCCTCCAGAGATCTCTGCCTCAACCAGCATCCAGGTCAGGACCCTTTCGATCTCGAAGTCCGTGGTCATGGCCGCTACGTGGGTGAACTGACACACGAGGTTCTGCTCCAGAAGCTTCGAACCGATACTTCTGGTCTCCTTTCTTTCAGGGTGGTCCCCGTCAAGAGAGTATGAACTACAAAGCCCCGAACCGAGTCAAGGTCAAGGTCCTGGATATCAGAACCGACAGCATCAAGCAATACGACTGCATTCGGCTAGCTGCTCGAGCCATCGGCGCAACCGCGGACGCGGTCTATGTCGCGATGGCAAAATCCAAGCAGGGAAAATTCAGCGTCATTCGAAAACGGTACATCGTCAGACGACTCGACGAAGAATTCCCGGACCTTGCGGAAATTCTGAGCTACAGAAAACCTGGCGGGCGACCCCCTCAGCCGGTGACCGCTTATGACGGTGCCACTCGGACTACCTACTGCTCCATCGCACTGGCCTCCAGACTCCTGACGATCTCCGATTACGCCATCCGGCAGTGTCTGAAATCGGAGCGTCGAGGAGTACCCCGGACTGTCCGTGGATATCGGTTCACCCGCGCGGCTAGTGGTAAGGGCTTGTGATGCCGAGATATCGTCGAATCAAGGTCAAGGTCTGGGACACCCAGACCGACACCGTGAAGAACTACGACTCTCTCCACTTGGCCAGTACCGCCCTCTTTGTCACCTCGGCAGCTCTCTACTCTTCACTGACGACAGTGGGTCATCGAACCTTTGGGATGGTACGAGGTCGGTTTATCGTCAAGCGAATGGAAGAGAAGTTCCCAAGCAAGCAGGAAGTCCAAGACCTCCTGCTGAACAACACCCGTGCTTATTTGCCCGTGTATGTCGATAATGGACAGACTCGTGTCTATCACGAGTCTGTCATGTCGGCCCATCGAGCGACCAAAGTAGCCAGATCCATCATTCGTACCTGCCTGAAGTCGGAACTCTCGGGGACACCCCGCCCGATCAACGGCTACCGTTTCATCGCTGCATCATTCAACTAAAAGGAAAGAACCAGATGTCATCGAACACCGCAAACCTCTCCAAGAAAGAACTCAGCGCTGACATGACCAACGCCGAACTGGCCGCTGCCATGCAGGAAGCCCTGAAGAATGGCAACCAACAGGCCACCTTCTTCCAGGTTCTCCAGGACATCATCACTAACCTGGACATCGACACCATCCGTTTCACGGAGCTCCTCTGGGCGATCCGTGGTGACGAGAACGTGCCGACGGCCGCCTTCCTGGAGCAGGTTCCGGACAGCGAGAAGTTTGACTTCTCCGACTTCCAGGAGTTCTGGGATGCCATGGGTCTGACGATGGAGTTCAAGTCCGACCTGGTCTGGCGCGGCATCGTTCCGAACGAGGACAAGTATCGCAGTCCGCACCTGATGGTCTTCCTGTCGCACTACGGCCGCAGCCAGCCCTTCACCCTCTCCGTGGTCGGTGACAAGGAGCTGGTGAACCAGGTCTATGCATCCATGAAGGACCGCTTTGCGGCCACCGATCGCAAGAAGATCCAGATCCTCACTGGCGTGAACGCTGATGGCAGCTTCGTTTTCCATGACCGTCTGCTGTATGTCGACGAGAAGAACCGCGGCTTCGACAACTTCTACCCCTGCATCAAGGACGGCGTTGACAAGCTGGTGACGGACTTCGAAGACTCCAACGCCAACGTCCTGCTGCTGGTCGGTCCCCCGGGCACCGGCAAGTCCACGCTCCTTCGCACCATCTTCGAAAAGATGGATCGCAAGGAATACGGCATTTGCAGCAACGGCCAGGCGCTGGAATCGCCGAACATCACGGGCTGGCTCACCAGCTTCGGTGACGATTCCATCGTGGCCCTGGAGGACGCGGACGTCTACATCCAGTCTCGCGAGAAGGGCAACACGGGCATGTCGGCTCTGTTGAACCTGGTGGACGGCGTCATCGGTGTCAAGCGGAAGGTCATCATCTCGACCAACCTACCCAGCATCAATGACGTGGACAAGGCGCTGCTGCGTCCGGGTCGTATGTTCCGGGTGATCACCTTCCTGCCGCTGACCCGTGAGCAGGCTGATCTGGCCCGTGCCGAAGTCGGCAAGGATACGCTGCCGACCGATGTTGATTTCACGAGCATCACTCTCTCGGAAGCACTCAACTACGATCCGGACAACGGTTTCACCGTCGCGCCGGCGCGTGTGATCGGCATGATTCCGTCGAAGTGATGCATAGAGAGAGGCGGGGATATCCCCGCCTCTCTCTATTCTTTTTGTCGAGACTATATAAAGGAGTGGTCATGCGTAGAATTCCATCGCTATCCAAAGACACACTCGCAGCACGGATTGAAAAGAAGCTCTTCCGGAGGGATTACGGGGCAGAGCGGAACAAGCGGGTGCTTCATCCGGACCTGGAGTACAAAGAAGACTCCGACCGGGGTATCGACAAAGACACCCCGGTCATCGAGGACAAGGCCTGGTACTGCACAGAAGTCTGCGAGATCCAGAACTCCAAGGAGCAGATCAACCACGACCTCAGCGACGAGTATATCAGCGACTGGGTCTTCGACCGCGTCTATGGGCTCAAGGTGAGTCGCGGGATCTTCCGGGGGTTCTACAAGGAACGCCTACCCAACCAGATCTTCAATCTCCGAAAGTAAGAAGAATGGATCAGTCATGCGTAAACTGACTTTTAAGAAAACACCGATGACGACTACCCAGGTCTACATCTATCGCTACGAAGACTCTATCTCCAACGATGATAAAGAGTTTACCGAAAAATTCGACTTTCTACCAGAGAAGGACGTAGACCAGACTGTCTTGAACCAGAAAAAGTATCTTAATAGACGGTTCAATTTGGTTCCGAGGGATTCTGAGGATTTCGAAGACAAGATAATGATCGTGAGAAAGACCATCACCGGAAAGATTCTCTCAGATCGTTCTGGTAAGCACAGGAGCATAAAACTAGTTACGCGTAAGGGCACCATCCTGGTTAACTATTACGCACGCGTCGTTCAACCCTAAGCATCATAGATGTTAGAGCACTCGGCCCATGCATAGACCGATCTTCAAACGACCGCCATTCCCTCCTACCGAGCATCGTCTTACCGACGCACTATGTGGCAAAGAGGAGGAGCACCGAATCTGGCACCATGGTTTCCTTGTAGAAAAGAACAGGCCGTCGAGTGCCGTCGAGGACACTAAGTTCGAATTGACCCGTACCCGTAAGTCCACACCCCAAGTCAAAAACAGCGATAGCCAGATGTTTTCCTTCGTGTATTTCTCCGACCTGAAGGTTCATATGGTACCGACCGGTAAGTTCAGAGGTTGTCTTATCGACAATGGCTGTGGCCATACTAGATTCGTTTCACTCGACTACGTAATAAAACCAAAGGGCAGGTCGTGAAAGGAACTCGCTGGAACCTCACTAACCGTGTCGTCGTAGTGCGAGACACGGTACTCTGTGGTTCACGTATCTGGCGAAAGATAGGCCACGACTATGACCTCGTCGTGGGTGATCGGAGTGCCATATCGAACAAACGGGTGGAGGATACGAAGAAACGTTATTCTGCCCAAAAACGGATGGCTGCATTAGACTTAGACAAAATAGACCACGTCGTGGGCACCACCGCAAAAAAAGAGAGGGCCTACGGCATTGACAAGCACCGTTTTGTTTTAGTAACGGACGGCACTGCCTTCGGGTTTGAGCGCATCAAACCTATCACTAAGTCGACTAAACCGTAAAATTTCGATAGGTATCGAACCATGAACCATTCACGATGGACCCACTCTGAGAAAATCCGGGTAGGACGAGGTCCCGCTTACTCTGATCAGCCCTACCAGAAGGAGAGTTATCAAGACTACTTCTCGACGTTCGGTCGAGATTGCTTGTCTGATGAAATGGTGGCTCAGAAGGAACGGCGCTACATCCAACGGAAACATCGTGGGGTGGCTAGTGACGAAAAACAGAAGGGTGACGTGAACCATCTCTCAATGAAAGAGAGGTTCGCTATCAATGGTAAGTACCAGTATGCGGCTGTAAGGGATGACATCACCGGTCAGATGGTTTTCGTCAGTACGAAGGACTTAAAGGACGGGTATGAAACGGCTACCAATCGTCAAGAAGAACCTGCCAAAGTTCGTAGTGGCTAGCGTCGATAAAGTCAACAAGCGAATGGCTCCTTATAAAGTACTTCGTAAAGAGAGAATGATAGACCTCGAAAAGACACAGCTTAGCACGCCGAGACTTGACGTAGGTAGTTGGATATACATGGATATGGCAGAGAAGTATATAGGGATCCAAACGACGTGGAAAGTCAAGCACGACTGTACGAACCCCACTAAGCCACATACGTTGATCTTTACCTACAGGCCATGGAAGTACAGCCTATCCCCTCTAAACCCCCCTCAGTGATACCATGGCTATCAGACCTCCTCGGTGGAGAAAAGACCACCGTACGGCGTTCAAGCTGATCAACCTGGAACCTCTGTCCAGCAGTACCTCAGAATACTTCAGTCTCTTTTGCTTGAAATCGAAGAATGACCGCTCCCTGGGTATGAAAACCGTAGCAGAGTGGCAGATTCCGACCGCCAAAGCTAAAATAGACGCTGCCCATAAGCCGCACAAGGAACACTCGAATGAGAAGAACTGGAGGTTTTGGCGGACAGATGACTAAGGTTCGTCCACGGCGCTGGGTTACCATGGTTAATGTCGACTATGAGTTTATCGTCAAACATGGCTGCTATATGGGGAACACCACGAAGGACACGACGTGTGACGCCCAGGCCCTCTACAGAGAGGCCCGTATTGCGGAGGTCGTTGATCAAAAGCTGGACTGTTCCGGGTATGGAGATGGAAAACCGTCCAATAGCCCCGACGGTAACATCGAAGCCAAGGCGATGATTGGCGCTAATGAGACTCAGCAGTATCTTTTTAAGATCCTGGGATGGTTTCCCTGGGATGATGATGAAATTCTTGAATAACCATACATGAGAGCACTAGGGGACCCTAGTGCTCTCATGCTGACATATATAAAGGAGTAACACCATGCGTCGAGTCAACTCAGGTGGTCGTTTCCTCATGACGTACTTATCCGAAGTCAAGGACAGGGTGTCTCTGGATAAGTATGCATGCAGCGGTAAACCCCTCGAACGTCTGTCCGGCCAAAAGGCAGCAGTCGATAATACTGGCATTAAGCAGGTCCATGACCTGGAAAAAGACACCGACGTCCTTGATGAGCCATGAACCGGCTCACTCCGTGGAAAAAGATCCCGAAAGGGTCGTCTCGTCGGAGCATGACTATCAGAACCCCTGAATGTATCAGGGACAAGCCCGTCATTCACGACGATCTTAAAAAGGACGACTGCCGGTTCAGTGCGGCTGTTCTCTATAAAGACCGCTCGCTCGAAGAGAAGTTGATGAGGACATACCTAGAGAAAGACACTTCTCCGGTCCAGGGACTGGCAGATAAAGCTTTCTCTGGTGACATTTCCGCAATGCTTTCCTGGTTTACCAGATAGCTGTCATAAAGGAGTAGCCTGTTCAGGCTACTCCTGGAGGTAGGTACACATGAAACGACTGGCGTGCGGGGGGAAAACCATCTTCCGCTCTCGAAAACCTCCTGGTTTTAAGATCAGGGGAGAGATCGTCGAGACAGGTCGAACCAAGCTACAGGACCCGGAAACGTCGATACCGTCGTATATGGCGCCAGCTGCCAGGGATCTTCGACTGGGTAAGAACCCTTGCAGGAATCGACCCCATGAGAAAGTCAGGTTTACGCTGATGCAAATCAGCACCTGCTACAAGAACCCCTTGGACTACAGTGCGGGTGCGTCGAAAACATCTATCGAAGCGCTCAAGCCCACCCGCTGGTGGGAACCTCCTCAGGAGTAGCTAGTGCTATGAGACGTATTAAGCCAGCTAAGAAGGTACCCGAGCCGGACACGTATCTCTCGGTGTGGTCACCGCTCATCCATAAGACTCTCTATACAGAGCAGCTGATCACCCAACTACCCTGGGCAGTAAAGCCACGAGAATGGTCTAAAGTTGAAGTTCTTTACTACCCTGATGTCAAACTGCTTGTTAACGCAGAAAGCTGTGTTTCAAAGTCGTTCCTTCCCCGCAGTCTTGGAAAACCCGAGTATCCTGGCAACTTGATTAATAAGAATCAGGTTGGAAATACGACATTCGACTTCAAGTCAGCTTGTCCTCAGATCTTCTTCGATAGATTCAGAACAATTGTAAAGTACAGAGAATCCGAGGAGTCGTGGAGGGAGGCATATCGAGTTATCAGAAGGCAAGGCACCCATGAAGAGCATGCGCGATAACAAATGGTCGACACTGCCGTCGTTCAAGACCCAGCCGGGCTGGCATAAGCTGACCGCTGACATTGGCGAGGAAGGGAAAGTCACCGCGATCCTGTACAAAGTCTCGGCAGCTGTGGACGTCCGGTCGGATAAGAACCTGCTTTCGCACTATGCCAACAAACCCCTGAAGCACGAACATCTTCGGATTAAGTAGCTGTAAAACCAACTTGTCGTAAGGTACTGGGTGTTCAACCCAGTACTGGGAATGGAAAATATTCATGAAGAGCATGCGAACTAACAGATGGTCGATAGCAAAGTCATTCAAGACCAAGACCGGCTGGCGGAAATTGAGTGCCAATACTGGCGAACATCAGAAAGACACCGAGATTCTGGAAAAATTCGTGGTAGAGATGGCGGTCAAGTCGAAGAAAACCGCAGCTTCACGATGCGCAAACAAACCCAAAAAGTACGAGCACCTTCAGATTGAGTAGCTGTAAAATCAGCTGGTCGCAGGGTATCTAGTGTTCAACGCAGTACTGGGAAGGGAAGGTATGCCACAGATCAAGCTCATCGCCGTCACGAAGGATGGACGGTTGAACCGAAATGCGAAGCCCTCCAGGACGGAGAGCTTTTCTAGCTGGGATGAGTTGTACATACTCCCTTGTGTGGAGGCTGAGGCCGCCCATCCGAACTTCAAGAGGTTCGTGATCTCTGTCCGTGAGAAGAACAAGGTGACGAACGTCTACCTGTTTGCGGAACATGTCCGAGAACTTCACCCTTTGAACTTCGTGGGTGAGCTGCTGAATACGGATGACCTCCCCATGAAGGGGGCACCTTGCCTGTTTGTGGCGCCGACGGATCATCACCTGCTGAATACCAAGGTGATCCGGGGCGTCGACTGTTTTGACCGCATCTGCCTGGGTAGCGACTCAGAAAAGACCCAGCAGATGATGGAGACCATCGGGCTGAACCTCTTTGGTCAGGAGGCCAGGGTCAAAGACTGGCGGCAGCTTACCCGTTGCACCCTTGTTTTGACCACGGACCATTTGGCTCCGATCGTGGACAACAAACCCAGGGTCACCCTGAACCTGACAGCCTCCCATCCAAAGTGGGAGGAGCAAAAGACCCTCGTGATTCGAGGGCATCGAATTCTTAACGGTCTTCCGACTGCGGAGACCGAAAACCGGAGAGTTGCATGAACGACGTGGTTCCCACAGAGAAGGTTGCGCCCACGTACAAGGCCGGGCAGTACTGGATCAATGAGTTCTCCAGACAACCGCTGGCCTTCGTACTCCGTGCCAATGAGTTTGGAGTCCTACTCCAGCTGGCCTTCAGTGAGACGGCGATGGAAGACCCCATCATGGACTACCCGGCCGGGCAGACCCTGATGACTCACAAGGGGTTTGAGCAGTACCTCTACCTGAGTCGGGCCTTTGAGATTACCGACAAGCTTTCGGAAGCAGTGGTCGCCAACGCCATCGGGCTCTTCGAGAAGGCGGTGGCCTCTGGGGACATTCCGCTGCCTCGGCGTCTCCCGGATACACAGGCCGAGATTGAAGCCTTGGACGAGGAGACGTACTACACGTACATCATCAAGATCCCAATCCCTCCGATGGAATACCGGGAGGTCCGCGGTCTTCACTGGCTGAAGACCGGCTCTGCCGGGAATCTCTACACGCTCCGCGAGTGGAATCCCGAGAAGCGTGGCTGGGTCATGGTCGACGGAAACACAGACCCGACGGCGACCCTGGGCTTCGGGGTCAAGGAGTGGTACAGCGCCGCCCATCTCTACGCATCCTCCTCCTCAGAACTGTCAGACGTCGACGCCCTCAAGGAACTCACTCGGTTCCTGGAAGGGAAGTCCTACATGCTCGATCGCAAGACTGGCAAGCGGATCTTCTCGACGCTACGTGAACTCAGGGGTTCTGAGGACACCACCCATCCAGCATACACCTTCGCCATTCAGCCCATGCAAGAGGAGAACATCTCCGTGCAGCTGGCCGTCTCTGTAAGCGGTACGCTTCTCCGCGTTTTCACCCTCGCTGTTGAAAACGGCGAATACATCAACGACTTCGTCTAAACACAAGGACCAGACCCATGTCCACATCCATGTACAACGACATGCGAATGCAGGCCCTCCAGGATTTCCCGAAACACCACGAATTGGTGCTGACGGTTCCCACGGAGTTCTCCGATGCATTGATCCCTGAGGGCGTCACGGTTCGTGATTATGACGCCGTCTGTGCCGAACTCCAGTGCACCGGCTCATTCCTGCCTCGCTGGGTCTGCAATAAGCTGATGACCTTCCGACAGATCGTCAACTACAACGTCTTCGTTCGTGGTGAGGACGAGAGCACGGAGATCTTCGTCTATCAGCGCAGCAAGGGCGTGGGCGAGTCCCGGCTGGTCGGCAAGAAGTCCTTCGGCTTTGGCGGCCACATCGAGCTGGATGACGCTGATTACCTGGAAGGTATTCCGGGCGTGGATGAGGCTTCCTGGGTTTTGGACTTCCAGCGCACGCTAGAATCCGGCTTTGATCGGGAAACTTCCGAAGAGATCATCCTGATGTCCTCCGATGGCGTGGAGTTTGTTCCGGAGGGAACAGGGACGGTGATGATGGTTCGTGACGACTCCAATGACGTGGGTCGCGCCCATCTGGGCTTCTCTCGCTTCTATCAGCTCGACGAGACCGTCGAACTCATCGTGGCGGACGAGCATCTCATCACCATCGGCTGGGTACCCCTGAACGAGATCCTCGCCACGCTCGACGAGTACGAGAACTGGTCGAGCATGATCGTGAAGTTCATCACTGCGGATATCACGAACGTCCGCAGCACGCTGTAAACAACCGGTTGTATATAAAGGAGTGACTCCCATGGGCAAGACCTTCATCCGCTTCGAAGACGGCTCGCAGCTGGACTTCGATACCCTCTCCTCGAAGCAGCGTACCTACAAGGTGGCGCGCATCGTTTCCCGCATGCAGAAGGAAAACCTCCTGTCGGATGACGAGTTCATCCTGACCGTGGAGTGTGGCAGCAAGACCTACACCCTGAGTGACATCACCCAACAGCAGTATGTCCAGGCCGGACCCAAGGGGTCCGAGGTGGTGGTGGCCATCAGCAAGAAACTGGTCGGTGACGGCGCCTCGTTGTACGCCTATGCCGAAGGTGTCGCTCCCGGCGACGGTCCATCCGCAGCTGAAACCCCGGCCGTGCTGGAAACCAAACCCACTACGTCGGTCACGCCCGACAAGAAAGCGGTCTCCAAGGTGGAAAGTCGCCAGGGCTGCATGCAGAATCCGCGTCCCCACTTCTAAACACTAGACGGATACCCGGACTATCCGGGTATCCGTCTATGCTGTCGGAGGTCTCATGACCGTACTCATTTACCATAAGCGGCTACTCAGTGCCGATCGCTCCGTCATCTACAATGGGGAGCATACTAACAGTCCCTTCGAAAAGGTCTGTAAGATCTACAGATCCGAGGACGGCATGTTTGTTGGGGTCAGCACGGGATTCTTACCTCACCCCGATATTTGGAAGAAGATCGAAACGGCGCTCAAGACCTTCGTCCTCCCCCTGGACGGCGAAGCTCCTGTCGTTGATGGCGACGAATTCAGTACCCTCACCAAGGTGTCTGGGATCTGCACCATCCTGACGAAGTACCATCTTCAGACGACCACGTCAGGCTCCTCCTACATCTTCATGGTGGCGGGGCGGGTGTTTACCTGGCAGATCCCAGACAACCAAGATCCCGAAGAAGCCGCCATGGGGTTCTGTGAACGACATATTGACACCACCATTGTCCACGGCGCTGGCAGTAACTTCGCTTCAGTATTTTGCCGCGCCACGCCGCCTCTGAGTCGGAAAAAGATCCACGAACTAGTCGCCACCGGCACCACCCTCTGTAGTCGAGCCTACGACGAAGTCAGTCTCGAGAGCACCCAGGAAGCCTACAATGTACTATTACGGGCAAAACCTCGTCGTCCTCGCAAGCGGAACGATAGCCTTCTCGACGGTCGTGTACAAAAGAAACGGAAACCCGTCGTTTCTCGGGCTCGAGGACATGCTGTCGGATGACGCCAATATTTTCGTGATCCCTCTCAGGGAAGTGGGTCGGGCGGTGTTACCGGGTACCGTCATTTCGGACAGGGACTTGGAGGTCCATCTCTCAACGAACGGTCCAGGACCTTATGCTGTACGAGTCGTGGGGGATGAATCCGTTGTGGAGATCGCCTGTATGGATAACCACCTCTACTCAGCGGTGATTCCAACTGGCCCTCGTGCCAAATGGTGCCGAGCGACGACCTCTGCCCTAGAAGAAACAGCCTCCGCCGGTCTGATGATCTACGATGAAGCGGAGACCATCTATAAAGAAGCCTACGCTTCGACGGGTATGGAGCGGCCTCCGTTCTATACAGCTGACGTCACAGAACTCCGTAAGTGGATGAGGGACCACAAGACGACCTTTGACTCGATCCCGAAGAATTCTGAGACGAATGACTGGGAGGCTCGTTCAGAACTGTCCGCAATGCTCGAGAGTGTCCTGACCTACCATGAGTGACGGCATAGGAGAGAGCCCCTGATGGGGCTCTCTCCTAGGTCTTATTCTGACGAGTTTCTGACCAGCTCGTCCAGCGTGGCATTGCAGTACATTCGAAGCGTGTTGTTCACGACGGCCATGATGCGGTCGGCTTTACCGGACCATGCGCAGTAAGCGGGCTGGTTCTCCAGCATGGGTAATGGTCGGTCCATCTCAGCTTCACGACCGTCAAAGTGCCCAGATTCCGAGGCGAGATGTCGCGTCAGCGAGTCTCTCAACACCTCCGTGGGCGGACGGACAGTCATGGTGAAACCAGGTTCATCAGGCAACAGCGATAGCTGACTCATGATACTCCCTACAGCGTAATCAGGAAACTCGCGGCGTAGACCACCTTCAAAAGGAGGTGGAGTGCTTGATCTTCCATGAAACTGATTCGTCCCTTGCACTTGTACCAGTCAATGGTCGCGTGCGAAACCCATTCAATAAGCAAGAACAACCAATTTCCCGTCACCATGAAGACCAAAGCCCCATGAAAGAACCCGTGGTAACCCATGAATAGCCACCAGGGTACTCCAGGGCATACCCCAGAGACTCTTTTCTTTGGCAATGAAGTCTCCCTGGAACAGGAAGTCTGTCAAGAAGTGACAGACCAGCAGGAGCAGGAAGAGTACCGGAATGTGGTACCGTGTCTCAGGAGAAAGGCCCAGGATGAAATAGCTGGTCGCGTTCAATCTGATGAATTCCTTAGGGGTTTGGCCATGTTGCTACAGTTGGAACACCGACGAAACCGGTTAACCGACGCTGTCGTGGAGAATCTCTTCCAATTGAACGGCGGGCCGGAACGTATTAGTCCTCTCGAGAGAGAGGCTCTCAAGCTGTCCTTCATTGCGCATGATGGAGAGACTCGTCGCTACGAGAACACTCCTTATATTGACCATCCTCGAAGGGTGGCCTCGATTGTTCGGTCTGTCCGACATGATAACGCCATGCTGGCGGCGGCCTGGGGACATGATTTGCTGGAGAACACGAGTATCACTGCTCAGGAACTAGAGTGTCTCCTAGGGTCTGATGCAGCGAATCTCATCGAGGAACTGACCGACCCTCCAGAGCTCCGCTTACTCCGCAGGAGTATCCGTCACTCATATATAAAAGCACGACTGGCAGGTATTTCCAAACGTGCCAAGACCGTCAAGCTGGCAGACATCATTGACAATACCAGGCTGCTCAAACGCCAGGATCCCAAGTTTGCCGAGGTATACTTCCGTGAGAAGCGGGAAATCCTTGAGATCCTCACTGATGGCGATCTCTCCCTATGGCGGGTAGCCTTCGGGATTGTGAATGAGCTATGACATAGAGTCTCTCCCCGGACTACCTGGGGAGAGACCGTCTTCCTCTTTTCTTTTTGTCTTAAATATGTCGCGCATGATTTGGACACTGCTTCGCCACCAGGACGGCCCATGATCTCACAATCTTTGATTCCCACCTTTGAGACCGACGAGCTGGCCAAGCTCATGGTTCTCTATTTCTACCTCTATCAGAGGATCCAACTGGATGAAACCACGATAAGTTATCGATTCATCTCCCCACGTCCGGGTTGCAAATATGGGTTTGAGGTGTATGACACCACGGGTGGCAAGACCGTCAGTCTTCGGATGCACGTCCTCGGGTTCAAAGAAGTTGGGGACATTCACCCCTATCGCCAAGAAATGCTTCAGGGGACGTCAGCTGGTGAATCTGGGGAGACCTGGGTCAGTATCGCCATTCTTCCGAGAGTCTTCCCGGTTCTGGAACGTTACCAGAATGAAGGTGTTGACCTCGACGATGATGACTCGGGTGGTGGCGACACTGGCGGCGATGTCACGTATGCGTTCTTTATGGGGCAGGAAGCAGCTGCCTCAAACAACGTTCGGTATTACGACTACCCTGGGTTCGAGCAGCAAAACGTTCTGACATCAGGTCAAGCGACCAACCGTCGGGGCCTGTCAGTCAACAAAGAACACACGATGCTGGCGGTCAGTACGTATACCGACATCTCATTTTACACCATCAGTGGTTACACACTGACCGAAATTACAACGATCACCATCCCAGAAGCTAGCCTGGGTACACGGTATGGCGTTGCGTTCAGTCCGACCGACACGTACTTCGCCGTCGCTTCAGTAGAGAACACTGGAGCTGGGATAGCTGGACTGCGGGTTTACGATTACACGGACTGGTCCGTGGTCTTTGAATACGAACTCGGAGACGAAACTCCCGCTTATGTTGTTGACTGGTCAGCTGACGGCAGCTATCTTTGTTTGGGGTTCTATGGAAGTCAGGAGTATTGTTTCCTGAGGTGGCAGGTTTCTAGCTGGGAGTTCGAGAATCCTGGCAGTCCCCCGGGGAACAACCCGGATCCCGAGTATGTCATGGACGTCCGTAACTCACCTGACGGGAATTGGATTGCTGTCGGTACCAAAGGTACCGTCACCATTTATCCTGTTCCGTCACTTAGCCGAACCAGACTCAGTTCAGGGCCTGGTGGTGACTTGGGGCAGGTGTATGGACTGGCCTGGTCTCCCGATAGCACACTCCTGGCTGTTGTAAGCGAAAATGCCCCGTACCTCACGGTATTCCAAGCCAGCGACTGGTCCTACTTGTCCACACCGAGCACCGAACCCGTCTTGAGTCGAGGGTGTTCCTTCACACCGGACGGGGCGTACCTGATGGTCGGTCAGAGCGCAGACCCCTGGTTGATCATTTACAAGGTAGAGGACTGGACGGCTTATACACCAGACCAACTACTCAGCATAGAGCCAGATCAGCGGGTCAGCGCCTTTGAGTGGATACCCGATCCTACCTAGTCAGTATCCAGTGACTCCCTTTATTCCCTATTGAGGCTGCTATGAAGATTTCGGACATGACCGTCAAGACAACCTTGACGGGTGACGAGCTGGTACCCATCTATGACCCCAGCGAATCCGAAGCCGCTGATCGAAACAAAGCGATCGCTGTGTCTGAGCTTCAGGGTGTCGATGGAGCGCAATGGTTCATCCTGTCGGCGGCGCCGACTACCCAGGGTGTCGATGGTGATGTCGCGATTGTCCTGAGTACCCGAGTCGTCTACCAGAATGTGTCCGGAACCTGGACCAGTAAAGGTACCCTCTCAGGTATCCAGGGCCTGGTCAAGTCAGTCAACTCTGTACAGCCGGACTCCGCTGGCGCTGTGACACTGACCATTTCGAACATCACCGGGCTTCAGGACCAACTGACGGCACTTCAGACACTCATCGATGATTACAAGACGGCACTCTTGGCGACCGACGGCGCCAGTCTGATCGGATTCGATTCAACTACCGATTATGCGGAAGGTACGGTGGGATACGCGTTGAAGCAGGTCTACACGTGAGTCATGACAGGAGAGACGGGATATCCCGTCTCTCCTGTCAGTATGGCGGGTATCCAATGAACACTTCTGTGGCTTAACCGGTCTCGGTGCCCTATGAAAATATCGGATCTTACACTAAAAGCCAGTCTGTCGGGCAACGAGTCACTCCCCCTCGTGGACCTTTCGCAGACCAGCAGTTACAACCAGAACCGTAGGGTTCTGCCTGTTGCACTGTATGACCTCATCAATGGAAATACCTGGATCGTCGAAGAACGTGATCCTACTGAGAGTGAGGGGACCATCGACGACTGGTTCATGAACCTGGTGACCGCTACGGTCTACCAAAAGACCGGTTCGTCGACCTGGACGACTTATGGTGTCATGCAGATGGACACCAGTATCTCCTCCGTCAACGGTCAGACAGTCGATACTGATGGAAACATTTCTCTGCCTTATACGGCATTCTCAGACATCGTGAGCTCCCTGAGCAGTATCTCCGCCTCGCTTCAGTCATTGAAAGATGACCTAGCAGCCACGTCAGGCGCCGGTCTCATCGGCTTGACTTGCGCCGTCACCTACGACGGGGACACTCTGGGCGAGAGTCTGTCGGTGGTGTATTGCCATGAGGATGCTGAGATCTTGGATCTCGAAGCGGCTCTGGTCGCTAACGACTCTCAGGATATCGCCCTGACCTGGACACCCGTGTCTGGTATAACCACGTACGAGCTGTACTACAGCACGAATGGGACGACCTATCTGGACTACGGTCTAATCACCCTGTCAGATGACGTCACGGGGGCCTATACAGTTACCGGGCTGAATGGGTACACCACGTACTACTTTTACATCGTCCCCGTACAAGGGACTTTGGAGTACCCTCAGAGTAACAAAGTCAACATCATGACCCCGCCGGTCATCGTCCAGCCTACGGTCGCAGTGACCGTATCGGGCACGGCGGCAACTCTGACCTGGAACGTTATTCAGGGTGCCTCTTCGTACCAGATCTCCATGTGTGTCGGGGGTGGGTGTACCAGCATGACCGTCGTGACGACGGTCACTGCCGCAACGTACTACGCTACCGGTTTGTTGGCAGACACGACCTATCGGTACGTGGTTTTGCCGCTCGGGGATGCCTTCACCTATCTCTCTAGCGATCCTGTCGATGCTGTCACTGGTAGCGCTGGGTATGTCGAGCTCCAGTTCTCTGAACTGGATGTGGCTGGACAGTATGCCACGATCAGGGTTCAGCGCATTGACGGGAACACCTCTGCCCTGAACGTAGGCTACACATTCATCGATAACACGGCTGAACTGGGTACTGATTACCTAGGTGTCGCCAGTACGCTAAGTTGGGACGACCTGGACAGCGCCGATAAGTTGGTCAAAGTCCCCCTCTACCTGACCGAGGGGTTCCCCAAGAGTTTCTACTTCAAACTCACCACGGGCGGGTCTGCGGCAGTAGGCGATAAGGACCTCTGCCTGGTTCGTATCAATGACAAATGGGATCCGATTCTATCTGTCCGTAATCTGGCGTTCCTGCTGGACCACCAGTCTAGCAAGACTATCTCTTCGGGGTCTTTGGTATCCAGCTGGAGTGATCGTGGACCTATCGGCGGCGCAGCCAGCATTACGGGTGCTGCCAATCAACCATCCGTCCTCTCAGCAGCGTTGAATGACGAGGACGCGGTAAGGTTCGATGGTACTGACGACTATCTGTCACTGAACGCGACAGACAGCCTAGCCATGCTGAATGGCGTTCGGTCGATATGGTCCTTCGTCGTTGTGAGAAACCTAGGTACCGCAGTCAAAGAGACCGGCGTCATCCAGCCTCGAGTCACGACTACGTCGGGTCGGTATGTCACCTACTACGAAGTCACTAGCAGCGCTGACCTGATCGGTTTACACTATCGATTCTCAGACAGTGATGGGGCATACACCGAGCTTCAACCCCAGGTAGACGTCGGGACAGACTGGATTATTGTCCTGACGGAAGTCAATACAGCAGCAGGAATCGCCAACTTCTGGCTGAATGGCATGCTATCGGTCTCCACGACGACCGTATCGAGTACCTGGCCGGCTACGAATATCATCGATTACCAGTTCGCTAGACTGGGCAGCAGTACCTACTCTCAGATCGACCTGATGGCCGCATCCATGGGTGCTGGCCTGGAGCTACTGGGCCATGACCGACAGCGTATGATCGGGTATGCCGCCGACTCCTACCAGCTGTACGACAATCTTCCGACCTCCCATCTCTTTAAAGACAACGCTCCCTGGCAGGACCCCTACTGGGAAATCGTTCGATCGCTCCTTCGCACAGACGGGTATACCTCGGGTACAACCATCTTCGACGAGGTCAACGACAGTTGGACGTTGATTGGAACGGCGACGACCAGTCGTGTCAAGACGTATTTTGGGAACGGTAGTGTCTACCTTCCAAACGGGGCTGCCGGTATTTTCTTTCCGACCGACAGCGGTCTGACCTTGGGGAGCACCGACCAGCGCACCATTGAGATGCACTTTAACCTGACCACCATAGGGGCTGAGCAGACCCTCTGGACCCGGGCGCCGTATCAGTCTAACCAGGACGACGACGGGTGGAGACTCTATGTCACTAACACAGGCTTACTGCATCTGACGGTCTATGGCGCTGCAAACTCTGGCGATGTCATTCTGGACGTCGAAGGCACCACAGCGATCGTTGCTGACACCTGGTACCACATGGCACTGGTTCAGGACGAACTGAACTTCACGCTCTATATAGAAGGACAGGTGTACCTTACGGGTACGATGACTGGAGAGAACTTCGACAATGGCGAAGGGTTCCGTATCGGGTCCGCTGGTGATGGAACGCTCACTGTGGGGTATTTTGAGAACTTTCGCGATAGTCTGGGTAAAGCCAGGTATTCAGATGTGTTTCAACCCCCGATTGCCCCCTACCCGGTCGGTACACCGGCCTCGATCTCAACCTTCGAGTTCGACGAACCCGACTATACCCTGGTCGGCACCTCCACTACGGCTACTGTGGTCCGTACCCAGGTGGAAGCAGACCGCAGTATTGACGTCTCTTCAACCACGGGCTACCTGGTGGGGTCTGGAGACCCCTACTCCGAGTGCCTGGCTTCCATCTTTGAGTGGACCTCTGCGACGACTCAGACGGAGATCACCGACAAGACGGGGATCGACTGGACACTGGTCGGAACCACCGCCATCAATCCAGGGGGTATCCTGACGGGGCTTCGGCTTACGGGTTCTGGTTATGCGACAACAGCCTTCACGTCCGCCTGGAACCTTTCAGCAAGCTCTCGGTATTCGATCGACATCGACATCACCCCGACAGAACTGAACAGCGCCAGCACGTACTGCTTGTTCTCAGCCATGGCGACCAGTACGACCACACCCGCTGGGTTTCAGCTCTTGATCGTCAAGAATCGCCCGACAGTCCGAATCTGGAACAGTTCGGGTACGCTGATCCACGACAGCTCAACGGTCGCCACATATACGGGTTCTCCGACCCTGACCGTGGGTGTCCGTTCACATCTGGCATTCTGTCAGAACACCCGGGACATCCAGATCTACAAGGATGGAACATTGATCTACTCGTCAGACGTGTCTGACAGCGTTATACCGGCAGCATCGATCATCTCAGTCGGTGCTGATCCCAGGTCACCCATCTCCAAGTACTTCAAGGGTAGCATCTTTGCGTTCCGAGCTACCATTGGGGCATGCCGTTACCACGAGAACTTCGTACCCCCTGCCGGCAATGCCCGTCCGGGTGACCCGTACTTTGACTCTGTAAAGTCCCTCATTCGGACCATGGACGAGAGCGCCTATGTCATCGACGATCTCGGTAACAGTTGGACGGTAGGGTCTACGCTTAGGAAGTTCTACGTCGACACAGGTCCCAGCCGCTTCGAACTCAACCTGGATGGTACAGCGGACTCGGTCTGTACAGCCAGTATGGTAGCCCCAGGTACCGGGGCATTTACACTGGACGCCTGGGTCAAACCTACCGTGGGGACCAATGGCGGGGTCTTTGGCTTTGCCCAACCTACCCTATACGCTCAGAGAGCAGTGATGCAGATTGTCACCACTGATGGGGTCATGACAGCCAGAGGTATCCTCCAAGGTGACGACGGGACTGCCTATTACACTTCTACAGGGGTGGTGCAGAGCATTCCGCTTCAGTCAGGAGAATGGTATCACATTGAGTTCTCCAGAGACGACACGGGTAATCTGTACTTCTTTGTGGATGGACAGCTCAGCCACTACGTGGCCATGGCGACCCAGCCTAATGTCTCAGGAACCGTGTTGAAGATCGGGTACCTTTACAATAACTCAACGGAACGTTACTACGAAGGGTCGATGACGCAGATGCGGTACACCCAAGGGGTGTGTCGACACACTGCTGAGTTCCACGCCTTCTTCCGTCCACTCCCTCTCCTGGTTGGAGAATACACCGAGATGCTCCAGACACTGACCTTTTCGGAGGACCAGCTTTCTCAGGACGTGTCGGTAGAGGTGGTCGCAGACCCCGCTGCTGGTTCCAGGTTCACGTTAGGACTGCTGAACCCAGGCTGGCGCTGTGCCGTGGGTGGGGTGGATACGACACTCCTCACCAACCTCGATGCACTCACCGCAGACAGTGATACCGTGACCGCGGATACCACGGAACACACCGCAGACGAAAGCAACGTATAACAACAAGCCGGGTAGGGTTATCCCCTACCCGGCATCCAGTGACATGACTTGGAATCTCTTTTATGGCCATTGATACCATCAATATCGGCGCGCTTGCCAATGACGGCACTGGCGATGCGATACGCGATGCTTTTGACAAAGTCAACACCAACTTCACGGACGTCCAGGATCAGGTTGATACCCTAACGAACCTGGTCGATGCCTTTACTTCGGCTGAGAGTCCCTGTAAGGTCATCAAGGCCTACCGATCAAACGTCTACAACGTCAGTGGTACGGGTGCTGTCAAGATCCCGATGGACACCTATGACGACGACGACACAGGTGTCTGGGATAGCACCAACAGCCGTGCTGTCATTAAGAATGCCGGCGTGTACCTGATGTTTTACCTGCGTCGCTCGTTGACCTCGCTCGTCAGTGACGCCATGATCGCTGTAAACGGGTCATTGGTCGCAACCGGTAGCAACCAGGGCGTCAGCGCCCTGTCTTCGCTCTCGATGACGGCTCAGCGGCTGGAAGTCGGCGATTACGTCGAACCGTATGTCTACTACAGTGGGTCGTATACCCTCCAGCTGGGCTCAAACTACCCCTTCATCCTGCTGGGTCCCCTGGATCAAACCTCAGTCCAGAACATCGGTACGGGTGTCACGGTCAAGACTGCCTACTATAAGGAGGTCACTCCAGCGTCAGGGATGGAGCTCTACGCCCTCGCAGATACCGCACCGACCGCTTCAGATGGTAATGTCTTCAGTAGTCAGACCTATACACCCTCAGCCATTAGCAACAAGCTGAAGGTTACCGTAAAAGGTTGGGCATATGCGCCGTATGGCGTGCCCTCGGTTTGGCTAACCGACGGGGTCTCCACAGATGCTGTCGCTGTTGAGACAGGTCAGGCGGCTGAGTCGTTTTACTTCTCACTGACGGCAGTCACGACGGCCGACACACTCAGCGAGCAGACATGGACGCTGAACTATGCCTCAGATAACGGCATGTCCTACGTTCTGCAAACGGATACTAGCACGTTCTTCGGGGACACCGATGGCGTTCTGTGGTCCTTTGAGGAAATGCTGCCGGATGGCTCAGAACCCAACACAACGTTCCCAGAAGTTCTCGAACGTCTCACTACCGCTGAAGAGGAGATAGACACTCTTCAAACCAGTGCGGCAGCCACGGCAACCCAGATTACCACACTCCAGACTGGTCAGACCGCTCTGGGTACCCGGATGACTGCGGCCGAAGCTAGCATCACGGACTTGGACACTCGGGTTACTGATATTGAGGAGAACGGTACCGGCGGTGGTGGAATCAGTCTGCCCGATGGTTCAGTAGACGGGGATCTGTTCTTTGCGCAGGATGGCGCCCTAGCACGCCTACCGGTTGGGACCAATGGTCAGAGCCTGAGTGTCGTAGACGGATACCCGGCCTACACGACCCCGGATGCCGGAGATACCGGTCCTCGGTACTCCCTGGTAGGGTCGGCCACAGTCACCAGTACCGCAGCGGACTATCTGGAAGTGACGGGGATGGACCTCGACTCCGATCAGAGTTACTTCGTTGAGTTTGAGCTGAGGAACGCCAGTACATCCTCGGCCATCTTTAAATGGTTCCTCAACGCAGATACGACAGACACCAATTACCGGGTCAATTACGTTACGGTGGCGGATTCGGAGACTTCGGGCGTAGAGAATACGGCCACCATTCAGACGGTGGATGCTGGACAGTCATTCTCAGGCTCAGGTCGCTTGGCGGTCGGTGCTGACAATCGACCCAGAGCTGTACTGACGATGCATCGTCAGTACAATACAAATGCTGCCGTTTCAGTGCGGGGTATTGTTCGACTCGGTACAGATTCAGTCATCTCACTCCGTATCAGTAGCGATACCACCGGGGCTGTAGATGTTGGTAGTTGGGTCAAGGTCTATCGCTTTGCTTCGACAGAACAGCTCGAACTCCCGTCAGATGCCGGTGATGGCGCTCTGCTCTATGCGAATAACGCCGCTCTATCGGCACTGAACGTCGGTAGCGACGGTCAGTTTCTGAGCATTGTAGATGGGCTCCCCAGTTATGTTGACGTAACTGCCGAGAGTCTCGGCGCTCTACCAGCACCGGCGTCATTGACCGCGGGGGCGATCTTCTATTACGACGGTTCGACCATCGTACAGCTCCCCATTGGCACCAACGGTCAGTTCCTGATGACCAACGGGACAGCGCCCTACTACGGGACGGTCACTGCTTCAACCGTCGGTGCAGCAGCTCTTCCCTCGGGTATCCAGGATGGGGATATTCTCTACATTTCCAGTGGGGTACTGGCACGTCTAGCCAAGGGTACCGATGGGCAGGTGCTGTCACTGGCCAGCGGAATCCCAGTATGGACCGATGCGGCCTCCGGGACCGGGGATGTCAGTTTCCCCACGGGGGTTACAGAAGGAGATTTGTTCTATTACGACACCGACAGCTCCGACCTGGCTCGAATTCCTGTTGGAACCGATGGTCAGACACTGACCATGGTGTCTGGAACCCCTGCCTGGGCCGATCCTTCGGGTGGCATAACGCTACCATCAGGGTCAGAAGACTACGACCTCTTCTACGCCTTGAGTGGTGAACTCACGCGACTGCCGATCGGTGCGGAGGATCAGCAACTCTCCATCTCCAGCGGAGCTCCGACCTGGGTAGACCCCGTAGAACCAGTGACCTACGAGAATACCGGGGTAGGAGGCGTCGTGGTGCGTCATGTGACGTATCGCGACACCACAGGGTCCAGTACGACTCTGACCATCGCCTCCGGCACTGAGGTTCCGCAGATCACCGATGGTGAGGAGTTCGAAACTCACGTCTATTCTGCTAAGGTCCTTGGAAACACAGTCTCTATCCGAGTCGTCGGCTGGACCAACAACACCAGTGCCGCGGTTACGGTAGCGTTATTCCGCGTCGGAAGCAGCGATGCTGTCGCAACGACCTGGGGCGACGGCACCACGCCGTTTACCCTGGCATATGACTGGACGGTCGATACCCTGGACGAGACCAGTTGGATGGTCCGCTTCGGTGGTAGTGCAGGGACTTCCTACGTCATCGCAACCTCTTCCGGGGACTACTTCGGTACGTCCGATGCAGTAACCTGGGACTTTACCGAGTACTCCAACACGGAGTCCACCATTGAGGTGGATAACATCCCAGCGATGCTGGAGTCATTAGAGTCTGTGGGTGGACCTTCTACGGCCGTGAAGGCCTACCGAGCGACGGGCTATCCCATGACAGCTACCAGCGCCTGGACCAAGGTCCCCCTGGATGGTGTATTGCTGGATCCTAAGAGTCTCTGGGACAGCACGTACCTTCGTGTCAACATCAAACGTGAAGGGACCTACATCGTCAACTATACTCGGTACACCACCACAACTGTCTCAGGTGCTGCCGGACTCATGGTGAATGGGGAAATCGTAGATGATAGTGGTACGGCAGACAGTTCGCTGACGTCCACAGCGAGTACGACCCTCTACCTTTACGCGGGTGACTACGTCGAACCCGCTATCTACCTGAGTGAAGACCTGACCTTGGCGGCCTCGTCGACCAAGTGCTTCTCGGTCACAGGACCGTTGGTCTCCGCTTATCAGGGTGCTCAGCCGTCTGGCCGCTATGACCTGGTAGGCTCTGTCCTACTCTCCTCGGTATCGAACACGATGTCGATCTCGGGTCTGGACCTCGATAGTGACCTGGTCTATGATATTGAGATCGGTATTCTGGGCAACGGTTCCTCTGGGTCCACGCTGGTCACAAACCTGACCCACAACACCGATACCACGGATGCGAACTACTATAGTCAGAAGGCTTACTTCAGTGGGACTTCGACGACATTCAGTAGCTCCGCTTCTCGGTCCATGTTTGGTTTGAATACCGCGAATGCTGTCTGCGTAGTTCATGGGAAGATCTTCAAAGCGCCCGACGGTACGGTCAGATTCCACTATCAGTCGAATCGCGACATCCCTAGCGCCATTGGTCTCCATTTCTTCACGGGAAGCTGGAGCAGTACAGCCAACCTGACCACGTACACCCTGACGACTACCACAGCCAATGGTTACGGCATCGGTTCGTTCATTCGAATCTACAAGAAGTCACTGACCACCTCGTACAGCAAGACCCTTCCGGTCCTGGCAACTGCTTCGGAAGCCTGTGTGGCGGGTCTGGTGAACATCTATTCGAATGGCTCAGCCATGAGAATCCGTCAAGCCAGCTGTACCGACCCAGACCGGTATGCCAATGGTGCCATCCTGGCTTCCGTGGTATCAGGCTCCTCCATCAACGTCTATTGTGAAGGAGAGGTCGATGCCTTTACAGGCTTGGTGCCTGGGCGTCAGTACCACTTGGGTACGTCCGGGACTGTGACGTACTCCCCGGCTACTGCTACGGGGTACATCATCCAGAGAGCGGGTTTCGCAATCAGCGACAGCAAGCTCCGCATCAGCTTCGGAGATCCTGTTACGATCTCATAAGGCAACACTAGGACAGGAGAGAGCCTTTCTGGCTCTCTCCTGTCCATTCTGTATGAAATGACTATAACCGAGGGTCTCTCGAGGTTTTGACCTGATGAAGATTTCAGAATTACCAACCCTGGATACCAAGGATCTGACGGACTACCTGCCCGTCGTAGACCTATCCGAGACCGACACACAGTCTCAAAACAAACGAATTCTGGTGGTTCTACTGTCCACTTTAGATGGCAGTGACTGGTGGGTGGGTAGCGGAACGCCCGCGACCAACTTGGGTCGCGTTGACGATGGATACATCGACCTGGACACCTCATCGATCTACTCGAAGGGTACTGACGGGACATGGACGTTGGTCGGGACACTCCCACTGACCGATAGCACCTCTGTTCTGAGCGTCTGTGGAGAACTCCCCGATACCGACGGTAACGTTGAGGTCGGGTACGAGGATATCAGCGGTCTCCAGACTGCACTCACCGCCATCTCTGACTCACTACAGACACTGAAAGACGACCTTGCCTCCGTTGACGGGTCTGGCATGATCGGGCTTGACTGCGGTGTCGAGTACGGAGACACGACGCTGGGTTATGGCGTGAGTCTCTACTACTGTAGCTACAGCACACCCATTACAGACCTGGCCGTTGTCCAGGCACCTGATGGCCCAGCGGGGTCCGTGCTGACATGGTCAACACGTGGTGCGGCCGAGTACTACGAGATCTACGTCAGCACCGACGCGACCACCTTCACCTACCTGGATCAGACCGAAGACAACACGTACTGGCACCAGGGACTGGATGAGGTGACCACGTATACGTACTATGTCCTTCCCATCTCCACCCAGGCGACCATGGTCGCCAGTAACCAGGCGTCCATTACCACACCCGCTCGTATCTATACGACGGCAAGTGTTCGAGCATCCCTACGTTCCAAGATCTCTAACTGGTGGATGTTGGACCAAAACCTGACCGACACGGGCCTGGCAGGTAACAGCTACACAGGTACGGCTACGTACACCGAGATGTCGGATTACCACTACTGTCTCAGTCCAACGACTGAACAGCTGGATACCAGTTCGACATTGGGTGCCACGGGGTCTAATCTCTGCCATACCTCGATGGGCTGGGCGTTTGGTATGAAGGTAGCGTTGAGTAACCTGACACAGTCATTCTCTGTGTTCGTCGGGGGTAGTTCTGGTTACCATGAGTCGGTTTGGTTCAACTATTCGGCCGGTAAGATCGTGTTCTTTGGCAGGCCGGTCGGTACCAGTAATACAGGCTGGTGGACGATCACCAGTACGAGTACGTTCGTAGCCGGGTATCACCACCATGTATACGGCACCTACGACTACACCACAAACACCGTCGGGCTTTACATCGATGGCGTCTTGGAGGCCAGTACCGTCCTGACGACTGGAAGAAACCGTACGGTCACTCTCTTTGGACTGGGCAACGAAACCTACGGTGGTACACCAACGACCGGAGCCTGGATCTCTGACCTCTGGTGGGCCCACGATAGCCTGACCAACGATGAGATCCAGTACCTGTATAACAACAACTGGAAACGCTACCTCAGTGACTTCTATAGCGAGCCATACTCCGACTATACGTCGATGGACGGGGTCGTCACGAGTATCTCTGATGTCTACTACCTTCTGAATGAAGGTTCGGGTACTTTGATTGCTGACAGCATCAGCGGCTCTGTGGGTGCCTTGACTGGTGGGACGTGGAGTACGTCCGGAGACCTCCCTGGTGCGCTTTCGAGCGAGAGTTACCTCACCTTTAATGGCTCCTCGGACTACGCAACGACCCTAGGTACTGATCTGTCAACGACTCGGACATTTGGTTATGGCGGCCTCCTACGGTGTTCTGGAACTGATGGATATGACTATATCTGGCAGATGAGAGTCGCTGATGCTCAGGAATACCCCCACATGGGTGTTCGTATTGCTAACGCCGGCACCCAGTACCTGATCGATAGCTGGAACTCCTCCGGTACCCAGGTTGGTGGTTCAGCACTATCGATGAACCCAGCCAGCACCACTTATTCCCAGGTGTGGACATTCGTGGCTGGCTTTATTGACCCAGTCAACCTCTATGGCTTCAGCGCCTGTAATGGTGTCGCTCAGTCAAGATGGTTCGGGGCATCTTCGACTCCGATAACCGCTACGCCGTCTTACGGTGAACTGGCGAGAGGGTACAATAATCTAGACAGCACTAGGTCTTTCTGGGCCGGCAGTATGTCCAGAATGTTTCATTTCCAGACCCAGCCCAAGATGTCTGACTTCAAGAAAGCCTACGACCTTATGCTGGAAGGCGATACCCGCCCCAAGGTTGAGCTGAGCATCTCCACCGATGCTGGGTCCATCACCTTGACATGGACTTCCCTGGAGACGGCTGTCAACTATGGGGTTTATCGGTGTATCGGTGGTGGCTGCACGGTCATGACACTCATTGAGACCACGACAGATCTAACCTACATCGAGAACAACCTCGAGCCTTACCAAACCTACCGGTATTACATCCTACCGACCTTGGAAGACGGTGAAGCGGCGATCAGTAACATCGTTGACCTAGAAGCCCCCTTCTCTGGGGTGGTCCAGTTCTCCATCGCTGAATATGACGTCGCAGGTGATACGGCTACCCTCAGGGTCACTCGCACAGAGGACACCTTTGGTACCGTATCGGTCGACTATGCCTTTGTTGACGGTACGGCCACCCTGGGTAACGAGTATGCCGGTATCGCCGGCACCCTTACCTGGGCAGACGGGGATGCGGAGGATCAGTTCATTGAGTTCCAGATCTTTGCGTCTGAGGACTGGCCAAAGACGCTTACGGTCGTATTGTCCAACTACCAGGGAGATGGATACCTTGGCGATAACGCCACCGCCTTGGTTCGTATCAATGAGGAGTGGACCCCTGCTTCTATGCAGCTGGCTAAGCCCGTTATCTGGTACAACGGTGACGAGAGTTTCACTTACAGCGGCACTGAGATCCTCTCGTGGGCGGATGTGGCCGGAAGTGGCTACACAGCAACAGGCACGACGGGGACGGCACCGACTTACGAGGCAGACGCCCTCAATGGTCACGATGTCCTGGTCTTCAATGGTACCGATCAGTTTTTGAAGATCACTGGGGCAGCTGCGCTTTGGAACTCCCTAAACCAGTTCTGGGGGTACATGCTTTATAGCGTGGATGTCGCTACAGACGGGTACCCTCTGGTCAGTTTTGCATCTGCAAACAGCGCTGGAGCGGCTCGTATTACGCTGACGCCCTTCCACATCGGGGTTAGAACCTCCGATACTGGAAGTATCTACACGGGTGATTTCAACGCCGTCGCAGATACCTGGACCATTTCTGGGGTCAACGTCAGTACAAACTCCAGAACGATCGAGGCTTACCAAGACGGTATTCAGGTCGACTATGTAACTGGAACCTTCTCAGGAACGGGTAGTGGTTCGAGTACGTCCGCCCTGGACTACAGCCGTATCGGTGCCAGTAACTCGGCTACCCCGGCTTCCGTGAACTACTTCCCTGGGAAACTAGCCGAAACGGTCTTTGGTAAGAGCAAACCCAACCTTTACGACCCCCGTCGTGTAGAAGGGTACCTGGCACACAAGTACGGACTCACTGGCAACTTCGCAGATGACCACCTATATAAGGACAACCAGCCCTGGAAGGATCCTTATTGGGCCAGCGTGGTGTCGTTCTCCAGTCTGGATATGCGAGTCGGGACTACAACTTTTGCTGACGAAGTGGTTGGAACGCTGACAACGGTGGGATCCCCGACCTCTACCCTGGTTGACGGTCCCTATGGCGACTTTGGAACGGCCTATACTTGTAGCGCCAGTAGTTACGTCACCATCCCGACCTCAACTAACTGGGTACCAGACGTCGCGTTTACCATCGAGATCTTCGCCAATATCACTTCCTTCTCTGACAATAGTACCCTGGTCTCTCGACGAGAGACAGATACTGGCGGGGCTACGGGGTGGAACCTCTCGGTATCTTCGAGTGGGCTAGTGAGTTTCATTCACTACTCGCCAGCAGGTACCACGGCAATCAACCTGCTCTCAACCACTGCGGTGACGCTTGACACCTGGTGTCATGTTGCCGCAACCCGTGACGCTTCCGGTAACTGGTACCTGTTCCTGAATGGACACCTCGAGGCTTCTGGTACCGAAACAGGTGTCAACGCCGACAATGGGACCGCGATTCGCATTGGGTGGCAGAACTCATCATTCACCTCTCGCTACATGAAGGGGTACCTCAAGGGCCTTCGTATCACACGAGGCGTCTGTCGGTACACCAGCGACTTTATGGTCCCTCTTGGGTACTACCCGAAGGGTTCATAACGAAAAAGTTAATAGATATAGATACCTACCAGAACCGAAGTTCTGGTAGGTATTTTGACTGTTCTTTTACAAAACGATCATATAGCTAAGGATTGGTTGTTCTGTCCAGGAGGATGGAAATGTTGATTGAAGCACCCCTTGTAAAAGGCAGTGACGACCAGTGGTACCCGGCCTTCTATGCAGTCAATGGAGGAGGAAGTTCCGGGGGGACTGGTGGTGTTGCCGATGTTGTCGGTATCAACGATGGTGGGTTCGTGACATTTGGGGCGAAAGCAGACAACGTCGCCACCAGTGACACGGGTTCGTTCAGTTTCATGGCGCTGTATAAGCGAGGTTTGACACTCAGCACCAGTACAGTTACCGCCATCAACACGATGAGCGGGAAACTTCCCACCACGCTCGGTCAGAAGACAGGGAGTGAATCCCTGTCGGTTGTCTTTGCCTCGGACGCGACATTCCCGGCAGTGGCCGATGCAGCCACAGCGACACTTCAGACGGCGGGGAATACCTCGTTGTCGAACATCGATACCAAACTTCCGGCATCGGTAGGGACCAAGACTGCGGCAGGCAGTCTCTCGGTGACCTTTGCTTCGGATAGCGCGGCACTTCCTCTGGCGAGTGGCGCCGCGACGTCAGCTCTCCAGACGACCGGGAATTCAACGCTCTCGGCGATCTCAGGACAGCTACCTAGTGCACGAGGAACACAGACATCGGTCAACTCACTCTCAGTGACGTGGGCCTCAGACCTCGGGACTCTTCCGGTATCATTGAGTTCCGTACCCCTAGCGACAGGGGCAGCTACCTCAGCGAACCAGACCACAGGGAACGCTACCCTGTCCACCATCGCAGGACGTCTTCCGACGTCGGTGGGGTCTCAGCTGTCGGCAGCATCGCTTTCAGTTGTGATGGCGTCAGATCAGGCGACCATTCCGGTTAGCATCGATGGGTTTACCTTTCCTGACGGTTTGGCCACGGAGGCCACGCTGGAAGGTATCGCTGGACAACTCCCCGCGTCACTGGGTGCCCAGACCTCTGCTAACAGTGTGTCAGTGACGTTTGCGACAGACTTGGGGACCCTCCCCGTATCTGCCGCATCTTTGCCGCTCCCCACAGGGGCGTCAACCGCAGCATTGCAGACGACAGGAAACACGAGTCTGTCGACGATAGCGGGTCGTCTTCCTACTTCGGTAGGGACCAAGACGGCTGCTGCGTCGATGTCCGTAACGATCGCCAGTGATCAGGCGACGATTCCTGTCTCAGTGGACGGATTCACATTCCCTGACGGGCTGGCCACGGAGGCTACGCTGGAGGGAATTGCAGGTCAGTTGCCCGCAACTCTGGGTAGCTTGACAACTGAGAATAGCATCTCGGTCACCTTCGCCAGCGACCAAGCCGCACTCCCGGTCACGATGACTGGGTTTACATTCCCTGACGGTTTGGCGACTGAAGCTACCCTTGAGGCTATCGCAGATCAGCTCCCAGCATCTCTGGGCGCAAAGACAGCTGCTGAGAGTATCTCAGTCGCTCTGGCTACCGATACCTCGACACTACCGATCTCTGCGACTGCGCTGCCGCTCCCCACGGGTGCAGCTACCGCAGCGAACCAGACGACGGTCAATACCAACATCACCAATCTGAGAGCGCAGATCCCGACGACCCTGGGTGCCAAGACCGCGGCAAACTCGATGTCGGTGACCCTAGCTACGGATACAGCGACCCTGCCGGTGTCGATGGCGTCACCACCCACAGGTGCGTCAACCTCGGCATTGCAGACCACGGGTAACAACACCCTGGCAGCTATCGCCGGTCAGCTTCCTGCTACTATCGGGCAAAATACCTCAGCGGCTTCGTTGTCAGTGACCTTTGCCAGCAATATCGACACCCTGCCGGTGTCGATCGCAGCGTCCCCACTTCCGTCAGGTGCCGCTACTGCGGCTAACCAGACGACGGCGAACACGACCCTCTCGACGATCAATACAAAGTTGCCATCTTCGTTGGGTGCCAAGGCTTCGTCAGCATCTCTCCCAGTTGTTATCGCTAATGACCAGGCGGCTGTGCCGATCTCTGCCTCGGCTCTGCCGCTTCCCACAGGTGCTTCGACTGCAGCGTTGCAGAGTACTGGAAACAGTATTCTCAGCAACCTGACGGGGCAGATCCCTTCAACCATTGGTCAGAAAACTTCCGCTAACTCCATGGCGGTGGTGATCGCGTCGGACCAGAGCGTGGTGCCGATCTCGGCGACGGCTCTGCCCCTTCCGACCAATGCGGCGACCTCGGATCTCCAGACCACGGGTAATACGACCCTCTCTGGGATCAATGGAAAGCTCCCTGCCACCCTGGGACAGAAGGCATCTACTGCTTCCATGTCCGTGGTTTTGGCCTCTGATCAGTCGACAGTCCCTGTCAGCCTGGCATCCCAGCCGCTCCCGACAGGCGCCGCTACGGAAACCACGCTGTCCGCGATGTCGGGGAAACTCCCGACGTCCGTGGGCGCCAAGACGTCAGCTAACTCGTTCTCGGTGGTGTTGGCTTCTGACCAGGCTACCGTACCGACCTCGGTTGCTTCTCTACCGCTACCCAGCGGCGCAGCAACAGAGACGACCGTAGCGGCAATGAGCAATAAGCTCCCAGCCACGTTGGGAGCTAAGAGCACAGCGGCATCACTGTCCATTGGGTTTGCTACGGATATCGCGACCCTGGCAGTGTCGGCAGCCTCACTCCCCTTGCCCTCAGGTGCTGCGACCGCTACACTCCAGACCACAGGAAACTCCACACTCACCACGATTTCTGGGCAGCTTCCAGCAAGCGTGGGCCAAAAGACATCCGCAGCGTCTCTGCCTGTGGTCCTCCCATCGGACCAGACGGTGGCAATCAGCGCATCAGCCCTGCCACTCCCGTCAGGTGCCGCGACCTCAGCCAACCAGACGACGCTTAATACGAACATCACCAACCTGCGAGCCCAGCTGCCGACTACCATCGGGGTCAAAGCTGCCTCAGCGTCTCTGTCCGTAGCGGTCGCGACGGATCAGTTGCTCGGTACCCGCGTTAGCACAGAACCCCTTAGCTCACTGGGCACCGCGCGCGTACTCGATGTAACGACCACCTCGACCAGCACACAGTTGACCACCACCACGACCCGACTCGGCTTGACGGCCTACGGGGCTCGTGTGATCTTCATGATCGACACGACGTCTACCCCGACAGCCGCAGCTGCCTCAGGGCACATCATCCTGGACGGCCGCGACAAGGACATCCGAATCCCAGCCAACAGCTACATTTCGTACGTCATCGCCAGTGGTGAGACCGCCACGGCGGCCACTCTCTACATATCGGAACTGACCTAATGAAGCTGTTCGGGACACGTATCAACTCACCGGTCGCTCCGCCGACCTCGGTCCCGGTCTACAAGCATGACTTCCTGAACTCAGGAATCCCGAGTTTTGGAACGTACTCGACCCCTTCATCCGCAGTCATGCGGGTGGAGGGTGTTTCTTCTATTGTAGCCGCGAACACCATCAAAAAGAATAGCTACGGGCTCGTGATGCAGGAAGCCCGTACGAACAAGATCACCGTCGTCAACTATAACCCGGTCGATACGACAGGGGTTACGAAGGTCGGTGATGCTAACTCAGTGCTCTCTGTAGTGACCGATGTCTATTACCTTAATGAGGCTGGGCTGAGCGGGGTCTGTTCGAACAGCTATGTTTACAAACTGGACAACAGTGCCGGTACGACCGTTGCGAGTATGGCTTTCACTGGGACCACAGGTAATGCAGCGACGCACTGTATCTCGGCCTATGTCCGGGGATATGGGGATGTCAAGCTGAGGACTGCCTTCACAGACCCCAGCAATAGCCTCTTCACGCTGAATACCACGTACCGCAGGTGTGTCTCCAATCAAAGCACCCTCTCAGCTGGCAGTAAGGTCAGTAACGACTACATTTGGATACAGGCCCAGCCTGGTGCGGTGGTTTATGCGATCCTCATGTGCTTTGAGGAGGCGGTTGTTGCCTCTACACCCATTGCGAACAGCACCACCAGCACAGTGACCCGGTCAGCAGACAGTCTTCTGCTGGATCCAACCAAGATGTTTAATCCCACCAAGGGAGGTTTGGCTTTCACAGCTCTGACCCCTACTTTGGGAAACAACGCCCTGTTATTCCAGTACTCCATCTCAGGAGACGTCAATAACCGAATCAGTATCGGCGTCGGTACGACGGGATCGGTCATTGCTCAAACTGTCCTCTCAGGGACAACTACCAACACGGTAATCGGGACCGTCACGGGCGGGGCCTTCATCTCGGTAGCGATTACCTGGGGTAGCGGGCTGATCCGTATTAAACTCCTGGGCGGTACCACGTACCAGATCACTCAGCCCTCCAACGTCAGCAGTTATAACGCTCTGTATGTCGGGGCGCTCTCTGACGGCAGCTATGGCTGGGGTGGGGCCATTCGGTGCATGGCCTACTCGAAACTCTTTGCGGATGTCAAGACTCTATTAAAAGGAGTGGAGATTCCGTATCAGGTCTTCGACTTCCGAAACCACAAGTCCCTACCACCCTACCTCTCGATCTCTCGAAACAGCATTGCGATGACGGCCACCGACGGCCGTATCTTCCAATATGCTGCAGGTACCCCCGCCGTAGCCGCCACGGGGATCGAGATCTTCGAAGCTCGAACCAACCTACTGACGTACAGCCATGACTTTAGTCAGAGTACCTGGACCAAGACGGGTCTGTCTGTGGGTACAGGTACTATCGAGACTCCTTTAAATGGTCTGTTTGTCAAGACCCTGATGGAGACCACGGATACCTCGGTACACAGCGCCCAGTGCGCCAAAGTACCAACCTCCGGGGTACTGGCAGCTGTCGGTGTCTTTGTGAAGGTCGTCACAGGGAGCGCCACTCGGTACCTGGGTTTCCGTGGCCTAGGCGTCGATACAGACTACCCGGTCTTTGACATCGTCAACGGAACCGTCCTCAGGACGGGGTCCCAATGGACCGCCGCCAGTATCAAGGGCTTCAACAACGGCTGGTATTGGTGTACTGCCACCTGCACCACTGCTAGCACCACTCCACTCTCCTTTGTTTATCTCACCAGCACGTCGCCGTCAGGGGCGCAATCCTATACTGGGGATACGGCTTCAGGGTTCTACTTGGCAGGCGCTCAATACGAAGAGGGCGTCACTAGTATCCTGACACCGGTGTTCAGTGTGGGTGCGACCACGAATCGTTTGGCGGATGTAGTCACTGTGGATTACAGTCAGCTGTACTCAGACTACACGGGTGGGTTTGCTGCGAAAGCACTAACCACCACGGATCCACAGCTGAACCAATACCTCTTCTCAAGACGAGGGTCTACCGGCTCTGATAGGTTCTTGTTGTACCGAACCGCTGCCGGGAACATGAGTATGTATCGTACAAACACCGTCGATGGCGGTGCGACCACGAGTATCGTCACCGTGGCGAACGGCACAGTGACGAACATCGGCATGACCTGGAAGAATGAGAAGATGTATGGCAAGCAGTACAATGGTACCCAAGCAACGGGAACATTGACACTGAGCCAGTCTGCGAACTATGTGACAGTGCTGCTCGGTAGTGAGAACGGCAATGCGTATTGGAATGGACGAGTTTACAAGGTGGTGTTTTCTCGTTATCCAGAGGCCATAGACGCCCTGCTGGTCCGCGTAATATAACGACAGGGACAGTCACACACCCAATAGTCCGGGTGTGTGACTGTCTTTATGTCAGGGCAGGGGTCGGGCAATCTTTTGGAATCTTTATTTATTCGGGATTGGATTCGAGGAAACACGTATGTCCGATGAATTTAAAGTGGTAAAGGGCGATGATGGCGAGTACTACATTGGTGTAGTCGTCAAGGGTGGAGGTACCGGTAGTGGCAGCGGCAGTGGTAGTTCCGGTGCCGTGACCGTTGCAGATGGTGCGGATGTGGCCTTCGGCTCGAAGGATGACGCTGCTGCGACGTCAGATAGTGGAAGTTTCACCTTTATCTCGCTTTTCAAGCGAGCGCTGGCTTCACTGACGTCAGTGATCTCCGCGATCACGACGATGAGCGGGAAGCTCCCAAGCTCCCTGGGTAGCCAGACCTCTGTCAGCTCCCTCTCCGTGACGCTGGCATCTGACCAGACTTCCGTACCGGTGAGTCTGTCTGACTACGCTACTGCGACACATCAGTCGACGCTGATCACCGCAGTCACCGAAATCGACGGGAAACTCCCTGGGTCCGTCGGTCAAAAGACCATGGCACTGTCCCTCCCGGTCGTGGTGTCGTCAGATCAAAGTACGTTGCCGATCTCGGCAGCTGCGCTACCGCTTCCCACGGGAGCAGCTACCGCGGCTGGTGTCACTACAGTGAACACCAATATCACTAACATGCGAGCCCAGCTCCCGACGACCATTGGTCAGAAGGCCATGACGGCGTCTATGTCGGTGGTCGTGGCCAACGACCAATCAGCGGTCCCTGTCTCTGCCGCAGCCCTTCCGCTTCCGAGTGGTGCATCCACATCAGCACTTCAGACCACGGGTAATACGACTCTGGCGGCGATTGCTGGCCAGCTGCCTAGCACTCTGGGCGCCAAGGCAGCCTCGGCATCTCTGAGTGTCGCGGTAGCCACGGATCAGTTGCTGGGCGGCCGGGTCAGCTCAGAACCCCTGGGTCTGCTGGGAGCGGGGAGCCAGATTGCCTGCACCACCGTGGCAGCCTATGTGACACTGACCACGACCACCACCCGCGTAAGCATCACAGCCTCCGGTGCCAAGGTTATGTTCATGGTGGAGACCAGCGCCACGGCGACGGTAACGAGCACTACCGGGCATGTCTGCTTGGATGGTGGTAGCAAGGACTTCCGAGTACCGGCCAACAGCACCATCTCCGCGATCATCGCGGATGGCGAGTCTGCAGCGTCGGCGGTTCTGTACATCTCTGAGCTGGCATAATGAAGAGTAGCGCCACGAGCACCTCGGTCAGCCGAGGCGCTAGCCGCACGCCCATCATTCACACTGTCGACTTCCGAGACGGCTTACCCGCCTGGGCCACTTACACGGGTACGGATCCGTCCACCTACCGGCTGAACGGTGAGCTACTGGTAGCCGCTGCCGGTACCATCCGTGTCAATGACTACGGGATCGTTATCGAGGGAGGTCGTGCCAATAAAACACTACCCCTCTCGAACCCAACCGACTTAACGGGCATTACGTCTGTTGGGGACTCCGCGGCGGTGCTGTCAATGATAACTGACAGTACCTGCATTGCGGAGGCTGGACTTTCCGGTATCTTGACGAACAATAACGCAGTAATGCTGGACAATAGACTCGGCACAACCCCTGCCTATATCCAGTACACTGGGCTGACTGGTGACACCAACGTACACACGCTATCCGTCTACGCCCGAGGAATCGGGTCCATTCGTTTGCGTACGGGGTATACAAACCCTCCAAACTCAGCCGTAACTGTAGGTAGCCAATACGCCAGGTACTCTGTAGACACCTCTGTTCTGAACAGTGGTGATTACAACGCTGCAGACGTCATGCGCGTACAGGCCAGCGCCGGCACAGTCCTCTATGCGGTACTCCCGTCCTTTGAAGAAGGGGTGGGTGTAACGAGTGTGATCCTGAACACGACTGGAGCGACGACTTCTAGAAAGGCGGAGTCCGTCTATATGTCGTCGTCCAACATGTTCGGACTATATTCGGGGTCTCTGGCGTTTACGGCAGTCACCCCAGCCATCGGTACCTACTCCAGGGTACTGTGGCAGCTCTCCCTGTCAAATGACAACACCGACCGACTGATCATTTACGTCACCGCCGCAGGGTACATGGTGATGCAGACGTCCATCGATGGAACGATCACGAACACGACGCTCGGAGCCGTCACTGGAAACACCATGGTTTCCGTAGCTGCGAACTGGTCTACCCGGGGGTTTTTCGCAATGCTTCAGGGGGCGTCGGAGCAATCCATGACGACGCTTCCCAACATCGCGAACTTTGATACCCTGACCATTGGTTGTACAGCGACCTCCGGTAGTTTCTGGAATTCGACCATCTGCTCGATGGCGTACTCCAAAGATGTCGTTGGTTTGAACCACATGCTGAAGGCCGTGGCCCCGACGTCGTATACCCACGACTACACTGTCCATAAGTCCCATCCTCCGTACGCGACCTTCTCAAGGTCCAGTTCAGCCTGGGATATTGTCAGTGGACGCGTGGTGCTGTACCCAGCAGGACAGCCGGCTATCAATGCCAATGGGTTCATGCAGGGTAGCGCCAGAACCAACCTCATCACTTACAGCAACCTGCTCACGGATAGTAGCTGGACGACCAATTACTCCACTGTAACCGCCGATGCCGCTGTCTCCCCACTGGGAGACACCAGTATGGCCTGTTCGATTGTTGAGGACGATACCACAAACGTTCGTGAGAACATCTGCTCTGCGGTCACTACGAACGGTGTCAACTTCGCTTGCTCGATCTTTGCGAAGGTCATTCCAGGCTCCGCTACCCGTTACTTGGGTTTCCGTGGCATGGGTATCGGGGGTAACTACCCCATCTTTGACCTGAACACGGGGGTCGTGGCTCGTGTGGGTACCACCTGGAATACAGCTCGTATTGTCCCATTGAACGATGGATGGTACTGGTGTGTGGCAACGGGTGTCTCTGCATCGAGTTCGTCATTCCGCTTCACGATCATGAACGGTACCGATGTCACCAGCGGTAACACCTACCTAGGCGACGGGGTTTCTGGGTTCTATGTCTGGGGAGCCCAGTACGAGGAAGGCGTCACCAGCATCAACTCGCCAATCATCAGCGAGGGGTCTACGACAGCTCGTCTAGCCGATGTCGTGACGTTGAACAACACCTTCCTCTACGATAAGGCCGTAGGGGCCTTCGCTGGGAAGATCGTCCCAGGCTACTCGACGGACGTCAGTCAGTACCTCGCGGTCCGTCGATCAGCAGCCAGTACCCAACGTATCGTCCTCTACCGTCAGTCTGGTGGTGCCGCAGCCGTCTACAAGACCAACAACGTGGACACGGTCACCACGAAGTCCCTGGGGGCACTGACCTCAGGGGAAGAAGCGGTGTTGGCGATGAACTGGTATCACAACAACATCTACGCCGAATCTGTGTCTGGTACCGTGCAGACCCAGGCATTCACGGACTCTGAGTATGCCTATATCGACACCATGTATCTGGGGTCTGAGAATGGGGCGAGTCCTCTGGGCGGGTACATCAAGAAAGTGGCTTTTGTTCGAGCCCCTGAAGATCTCACGACTCTCATGGCCAGGGTGACCTAACATGTTCGACGCACTGCTGCGATTCACAGATGAGGATGCCGCTCGTGCGGTACTCCCTTTCCCAGACGCCCTGGATGAGGAGGGTAACGCCCTCCCACTCCCAGGTAGCTGGACCATCGGCGAGTTGTCAATGATGCCGGCTCGATACATCATCGTCAAGGCGGTCTACACTCAAGACCTCCTGACTGACGAGTCGGTACTCGTGACACCCGAGCTGACCATGGATGGTTATCAGATCGTCGTCCGTGCGTCAACTCGACAAACCCAGCTGGAAGACCCCACGTACTGCCTGGCTGTCGTGAGATACGACCTGGCTTCGCAAGGTCTCCCCTTCATCTACTACATCAACCCCTACAAGACCTGGGATGACATCAATACCCTGCTTGCAGTGGAACCCACCTTCGCTGGATCAGAGTACACCTTCCCAGGGACGCTCTCGGATAGCGATATGACCAGTGATGATGATCTCATCACGACCGATGTCGACACCGACACCAGCCTGGATGATACATCGGGCGATACTGACACCAGCAATAGCGGGGATGTCACGGTGGTGGGTGGCGGCACCAATGAAGCTAGCGCCGTGACCGACGCGGAATCTTTGTGACAAACTGAGATAGGGAGGGCGAAAGCCCTCCCTATCTCTTTTAGGTTCGATATATTTTATTTGAGGCTGTCATACTCTGACTTTACAAGGAGTGCTCATGGATCACGATTTTCAAGAGGGCGATTATGCCGAGTTTGCTTCCGATCGCCAGATCGAGTCAGGGCCATGCTCCGGGAAACTGGGGCGCGTCACCGACAAGATCGTGGAGTTTCGACAGGGTATGGACGTCAAAGTCCTTGTCCGTCACAGCCTCAAGGTGAAAAAGACCAGCAATCATTACAGGGGCGGACGCCTCTGGATCTTCGAATAAGGAATAACAATGGCCCAGACAATCCAGTTCAGCGAAACTAACCTGGCGGATGCGCTGAAAGATCCGTTGTCACTTCAAGATACGACCGAACGGCTCCCCTTCAATCGAAGCCTCCCAAGGCTCTGCGTCCCCGTCGTCACCGAATCCACCAGACACCTCTTCGTTGATGAGTCGTTTGTCCCGGCCAAGCGAGTCAGACTGGACTCGGGCCATGTCGTAACGACCGCCCCCATGAAGTTCGGTGTCAAATACGACATGCTCGCGGTGTCCATGACCGAGGACACCGCCCGGGATAGACTTCATTCGTCTATTGACGGGCTGATGACGTGTGGGGCCTTTATGACGATCTACATGAAGATCGGTGACAATGTCGTCGCATTCAGCAGTGCCCGTTCTTCGATGCCCGATATGTTCACCAATGTCTTTTCGCTTGAGTCCGATACTTTCGACTATGTGGTAGTCGGTCTATCCGCCAAGACCCGTCAGATAAATGGTAGCCTGCTGACAGACCCTCGATTGCGCTCACTGGTATGTGATCATCACGTGCACTTTATTCAGTTGAATGTCGAGGTACTGCTTCGCAGGGACCTGGGCGAAGTGGTCGTCAATTTGACCAGTGTGCACCTAGCCGAGCATAACGGTCAAGAAGTGAATCAACCACTGATCGACGCTCTGGGTGACGGTACAGAAACACTGGGGTATGACATCGCACTCTTCCGTCGCGGTTAACACTCCGGAAACGGGCATATTTTGAAACCCCACCTTAGGAACTGATATGCCCGTCTCCCCCGCAGAACTTGGCCAGGCTAGCCAGTACGTCCGTAACGACATCACGGCCATGGTCCCGACCATCAATGACCTCTTGGCAGACCAGGGGTTCATCGACAGCGCTATCAACTACCGGACCTCCCCGGAAGTCGAGTACCGTTTCAAGTATGACGGCGTCCTCACGGTCGGCGAGATCGCCTTCCTTGAGTCAGAATTTACCGACAGCGCTGGCTGGACCCAAGCTGTTGCAGCCAACCACAAAGGTGTCAAGGGTGGTGACGACTACTGGGTGCTGACCCTCGTCTACACCCCGTAGTTTTAACGATCGTACCAACGGGTCTCCGAGTCCTCTGAATCTGATCGTATCACGGAAGTGGTAACCTTTAAACTGCTGTAATAAGGAACTAGGTGATTTATGGGTTTGAAATTCTTTGATTCAGGGGACCAAGGTATCTGGAAGGCCTCGAACCTGAGTCTGCTCGAGTCGATCTTCGCTCGTCACAACCACAAGGCCGAGCAAGCCAAGACGATTGCAAAGTTCAAGTCGCTCGAACTCAAGAGTCCCCCCGGCTCAATCGAGGGCAATGGCCCGACCAACGACCCGGTGATCAACCATCTGGTCCATGGCCACAATCTGGCTGAAGTATTGGCCTGGCCAAAGGCGTTCGCTTCCAGGAAGTTTCTGGAAGTTCGAGACCAGGTCATGAGCTTCTCTGGCCGGTTGTACAGTTTCGATCGTCTCATGAGCATTGCCCTCTCCCCAATGGAACTTCCCCCCATGACACACGAAGATACCGTTTCCAAAACCAACCTGGACCTCATCGGCCTGGACAAGATTTCCTTTCATGTCAGAAACTTGCTGAAAAACTCGATGCCTGTCGTAGAAGTCCGTGACTCAAATGCCGGGTACGTGGGGACGTACGGGCCATTTGATCAGAACAGGACCGAGGTGGCCCGAGACCCCCATACAGGTCAGTTGGTGAGTCAGACCGGAACACCGTATCCTGGATTGAACCAGACCAAGCAAACGGCACCGATCTCGATCACCCTCAGTGACCACATCCATCCGCGTCAGGGCGAGCAGATCCAGTTCAGTGAACCCAAGTACACACCGTTCTTGAATATCGCGTCCCCCTCAGAGCCTCTCCAGGAAGCCGCCATCCCAGCTTTTGGAAAGGAATATGTCAAAGAGGTGATGGACTTCGTTGCTCAGAGGGCCGCCGAGCAGGCATCCTCCCTTGGCGACCTCTTCAAGATAAAGGTGGCCGTACCCAGTCCGACAGACCAGAACTCGGAACTACTGGTCACCCTGACCGAGAAGACCGTCTCGGAACGCCTGATCGAACAACTCACCAAGGAAGTCAGCAAGAAGCTCGAGAAGCTCCTGACGGCCGAGCAGGTGGGCGAGACCATGAAGGACATCGACCTGGTGGACCTTCTCACCAAGGAAGTCAGCATTCGTCGGGCTGACGAGATCAAACGCAAGAAGAAGGTGCGTGAAGAGGGCAATACCCTCGGCAACGCCATGCGGCTGACCATGAAGAACGGCCCCTGGGGCTGAGTCATACATACAGCCCGGGATAGACCCGGACTGTATGCTGTATATATAAGGAGTCACTGTGGCTGATCCAAAGATTCGACCCATGGAGTTGAGGCACCTCAAGGATGTCAAAGGGTATCCGGGGGCCATCGAAGCTCTGAGGGAATCCATCAAGGCTCTTCGAACCGACGCCGAACGTCGTCATCGACTGTTGGAACTCTGTGACAAGATCGACGCCACTCAACGGAAACTGGACAATGTCATCGCATCCGTCCCCAAGAAGCAGCCAAAACGCCCCGCTCCCACGCCGCCCCGACAGACCTCTTTCACAGAAGCTGCCGTCAGGACGACAGTTGACGTGGCAGTCGGCACACCCGTCCAAGACTGCATCGAAGGTGTGGACGTACTGCTGGATACCGTGACCGAGATCTTCGACAAGCGACCTGAACGAAAGGACCGTAAGACCCTGACCGGTCAGGTGGCCGAGTCCGCTGTCGATATCATCCGTTCAATCTTTGACTGAGAGACCCATGTCTGAGCTCAGTGAGAAGTATTGGGAAGACTATCCACTCTACACCAAGGAGCAGATCGACCAGCTTCAGATCCCCGATTACTTCAAGTGGTTGATGGAGATGTGCTATTTCGTCGTCAGCGAATCCTTGGTAGGGCTTAAGAGATGCGACATGCTCCCTACGGACCTACCGACTGCCTTGCCGACGATATCTGCCAGTTTCTCTCAGGTCGTGGAGGTTCTCGGTAGGGAATACCTCATGATCAAGGACCCGGTGTATCTCCCCGAGATCAAGGCTTTGTTGGTCATCTGCGGTCCGTCACTGGGTTATGACGAGGAGACCATCGACGCCATCGTCCGTTCGGATAGTCGTACGGAAGAAGCCATCTCAGCGTATCTCTCCAATCTCGACAAGTGAAAACTCTCCTACCCAGGACCTCTAAGTAGAGTCCTGGGTAGGATACTATGGGTTACATCCATTTGACGAAGGAGCTGTATACGTACAAGGTAAGCTGAATCAGCAGTACGATGGCCTAAGTAGATGCGTGGATGTCGGAAATGCCGTAGTATAGCGGTACGACAAGGTCGTCGGTTGACAGAGTCACGGCCGTGTGTAGGCCGGGGTAAATGGGATTTGACTCGCTCATGGACGAAGGGTAGTCTGTCACCTCTTCCAATTTCAGTGGGCTTTAACATGTCTCAGGGATACGTAGTTACGCGGGATTATACGCACTTCAACTCGTTTGAAGATCTCATCAATCACCTCAAGCTGTCTCTCAAGAAACTGGAGTATCCGTGCCAGGTTGAGAAATCACTCGAGGTTCTGAGTGAACTGGAGCGTATCGGTCAGGAGCTGGGTCGGCCGTCCAGCTTCAAGTTCATGAAGACGTTCTGGCACGACAGCAAGCAAACCCATCTCACCATCCTGGTGAAGGATTACGGTAAACTGCTGACCGCCCCGATCGTCGATGACATACTCAGACCCACTTACATGGGTCCGTACCGTATCTTGGATGTCGAATGACGTCATGACAGGCATTGGGTGGGAAGCCCAATGCCTGTTTTTATGTCGAGGAATGAAGATGCCCAAGGAACTGCATGACAAGTTAGAGAAGGAAGCCGACGAAAAGGGTCTGACCGGGGATCGCAAGAATGCGTATATCTACGGGACCATGGCCAAGATCGAGAAAGCCAAGAAAGCCAAGCGGGAAAAGGCTCATGAAGCCTATCAGGAAGAAGATTCAATTTTCACACATCACGGGAAGCCGTACTCCCTGAATAAAGTCTTCGAGCTGGTCGAAGGCAGAACGCCCACGCAGGTCTCAATGGACGACCTGAAGTGGAACGTCATGGAGGATCTGGATACTGCCAGGGTAACCAAGGCGGATCCCAGTATCCCCATCATCGCGGTCAAGGAGTCCGGGAAGTACTACGTCCTGGACGGAAACCACCGATTGAAGAAGTTGTATGACGCGGGGACCAAGAAGGTCTCGGTGGTGTTGATCCTCGGCCCTGAACTGGCCAGCTGTAAACTGTAAACAATTCCAAATACTGGGCATGCTAGGGAGTAGTCCCTGGCATGCTTATACTGTCAATCCATAGAAGGAACCCCCATGACCCCCAGCACCGCCTCCGATCCCTGCCAGCGTCTCGCCGAGGATTTCCTCGCGACAGCCCGGGAACGCCTGAGCGTACTGACCGCGGCTGATCGCGGACTGGTTGAGATCAAGTCCGAAAACCAGCCCAGCACCCGCCTGCTCCTTCAATATACCCGCCGTGACGCCCAGTCCCTGGAGCTGAAAGGACTCTTTCATGCCCAGAAGGTCTCGGGCGGCACCAGCCACTTCACAGACATGACCGACCTGGGTCGGGATGAGATCCCCTACTTCAAGACCCTGGGGATGATCAAGTCCTTCTGGCAGATGCACCCGCGTAGCCCGCTGACGCTGGTCATTTCGACACAGAAGCGTGCCAATAGCGAAGATCGCACCCCTACACCCGTTTACGAAGAAAAGAAGTACTCCACCTAACCCACTTGTAGGAGAACGCTGTGACCGTCTTCTTTACCGACTGCGATGTCGTTAGCTGTTACCACACCCTGGGTTCTCCTGTTGTGCGGTACAGGGTCTCGTACAGGCCGCTGCAAACCAACCGCAAGGCCCGTAACAAGCGTAAGCTGCAGCGTCGAGGGACGTGGATGTTGAAGTGACAAAGTCCCGGATAGGCTCCTAAGAGCCTATCCGGGGTCTGGAGGGACATTTCCCCTTTTGAGAAAATTTCAGTTAGATATATTCAACTTGAAGAAAGACAGAGGAATCTGTCACATCGAGCGCTCTGTTCCCCCAGACGCTCAATCAACTATCTAAGGAGTTTATCATGATCAAAGGTAATATCGCAATCCCTGCCCCGAAGCCGGAACTGACAGCTGTTTTGGCGTGGATGGATAAGTATATTGAAGAAGTTTACGGTGAGAGCTGGACCCCCGAGTGGGGCGATACCAGCTGTGCGGCCCAGAACTACTGGTCCGGGTGTCACCAATACAAGGAGGAGGCCACGTACGTGGCCAACCTCTGGATCGAAGGGAAGCTCTTGAAAGGAATCAAGAACACCCGCCGTCGCCGCAAGATCGCCAATGAGTTGTTCGTGGCGTCTGGAGGTAACCCGGACGTAGTGGCATACTTGGGACATATGACGATCCCCTACCCGCCGCTCGATTGAGTAGCGGGTGTAGTGAGAGAGAGAGAGAGGAGCCTAGGCTCCTCTCTCATTCTTTTTTTTTCATCAGTCTTGACCAGGGATCCAATGGTGTCAAGGATTACACCCCTATATAAGGAATCCCCACATGTTCCAGGCACTGGCTAACGCCATACTCGCAACACACTGGCAGGACCGGGCACTTCCCGTAGAACCTGAAGTGATCGCCAGGGCTCGCCATATCCAGGTCATCGACCTCCCAGAAGAGGATCGAGATCGCTACCAAGGCCACGCCATCACGTCCATGGGACGTGAGGTCATCTACGTCAACCCCAGGCTGATCCCCACTCGACAGCGATTCGTCATCGCTCACTGCCTCGGCCATATCGAGCTGAAACACATCAATCCCCCGAAGGAGATGGCCTACCATCTCTCCAGCAACACCGTGGACCCCATGGAAGCAGAGGCTAACGCCTTTGCGCTAGCGCTGATGATCCCCTCCACGCATCTGAAGAACCGAATCAAGAACGGGACCCATAGCGCCAGAGAGTTAGGCACCATCTTTCAGATGTCGGAACTCTCCGTGTATGTTCGTATGAAAGACCTCAAGATCATATAGCCTTCAAATCCTACTGTATAAGAACCAGGTGACTCATGACTGTACGCGTCTACTACTCCGACGACTCCGGGGCTCCGGTACTGTCCGGAACCGCTGGTGCCCTTCTGGACGTTCTGAAAGCCTGCCTGGTCAACGGGTATGGCAGCATCGACCCTCTGGGCTGGTCGGAGGAGTTCACTGGGACGAACGTCTCGGTGTTTCGTGCTCCTCAAGGACGTCGGTATTACCTGAGAATCCAGGATGATGGTGCTGTATCGACCACCTATACCGAGATGAAGGCCGTGTGGATCGGGTATCAGTCCATGACCGATATCGACACAGGCACCGACGCCTTCGGTCTCGCCACGTACACCCAAGGGTCGACCATCAGCAAGTCGGATGAACTCTCTACCACGACACGTCCCTGGATCCTCGTTGGTGATGAGTATTGTTTCCACCTGTTTACCTATCCAGATGCTGATAATCCAACTTCTGGGGCTGGATACTTCTTTGGAGATGCCGTCGCTTATGGCGGACATCTGTATTCAACACTGCTTTACGGCGATGTCGTTGATGGAGACCCCACGGGGCAGCCGGTTGTCTATAACCGGTACTCGCCCATGTGTTCACTGAGTGCGACTGGGGATGGGATGTTCTGGGCTAGGGCAGCTGGGAATTTTGATGGGACGACCGTTAATATGCCCATAAAGCTGACCAGTACGTTCGTCCGAGGATATGTGACTAGCTCAGTGAACGCAATCTATAACGTTGAAAGCTCGCTGGGTAAACGTCGTTGGATGATAGGTACTCCAAACTCGAGCGGTGTAGGCGTCATTGCAAGACCCGTTTACGCGGTGGAGACCCCTACAGAGGCTACGAGTCGAATTACTGGTGCGATTCCTGGACTCTATGATCAACTCACTGTAGCCCCAGCTCACCGAACCTTGATTACCAATGTGACCGGTATGACGGACCGGGTGTTTCTGACAATAGGGGTCAGCGGTTATTACAATGCTAGTAATTGGGCTATGGAGGGCTCTGCCTCTTTAACGAATGCGGAGTGTTCAGCCATGATCGACATCACCGGACCCTGGAGGTGATATGGATACGCTTGGGTACGACTCACTCTTTATCCAACCACTCCAGTCAGAGTGTCCCGTGGAATTTCTGAGAAAGGTGCCGACCGTGGTGCCGTTGGCGGATGGATCACTGGCTTTCTCGGCCAAGGACGTGGACTCAGGGACCGGAGATACGTCCAAGGCGTACCTCTACTATGACCTGACCACCCAACAACTGGTGACGATCTACAGCAACGTCGCTGAGACCTCCACACTTAAACGTGTTTACCTAGCAGGATGAAGCGACTATGACGGTATATGCCTATTATTCTGATGACACTGACGCGCCTACCCTCAGCGGTACCGCCGGTACGCTACTCGATGTGCTCAGGGCCTGCCTGATAGACGGGTATGGGTCAAAGTCTCCTGTCGGCTGGTCCGAGGAGTTCACCGGGACGAACGTAGCGGTCTTCAGACCGTTGCTGGGTTACCGTCACTACCTCCGTGTTCAGGATGACGCGGCATTTTCTGCCACGTATACTGCCATGAAAGCGGGTTGGATCGCGTATGAGACGATGACCGATATCGACACAGGCACCAATGCCTACGGTCTCGCCCTCTACACCCAGGGGTCTCCGATCACCAAGTCAGACGAGCTCTCAACGACCACGAGACCCTGGAAGTTATTCGCTGACGAGTATTGCTTTCATCTCTTCACATACCCGGATGCCGACGTCCCAACACTCGCCGCTGGGTACTTCTTCGGGGATTTGGTTGCCTTTGGGGATCACCCATATGCAGCAACTACTTATGGGGATATTACCGATCTCGACCCGGCAGCTAACCTCCCGGGTGTTTACAATCGGTACGGGCGACTTTCCTATATCAGTAATAGCAGCACTAATTCTAGAGTCGCTAGGACCTGGAAACTGTATGACGGCTCTAGCGTAAATCCCTACGCGCACCTCACCAGTGATTTTGCAAGAGGTTTAATTAACACATCAACTGACATTGATGATTATCTCAACAACGGTCTTGGATATCGACGGTACTCACTAGGAGTTCCGAACTCACAAGGCGTTGGTGTCATTGCGAGACCCGTGTATGTGGTAGAGATCCCAACCGAGGCCACCACTCGTATTGTAGGTGCTGTCCCTGGATTATACGACCAACTTACTGCGTCGCCAGGTACCGACATTCTCCTCACTAACGTGACAGGGATGACAGACCGGGTCTTCATGATCGTTGGGATATCTAGCTATATCAACACAAGCACCTGGGTTACCAATTCGAGTTCGAATGTAGGGGTCGGTCAAGGATACGCCATGATCGACATCACCGGACCCTGGAGGTGATATGGATACGCTCGGTTATACTTCGCTGGTTCAGGACATCACCATCGCTCCGAACCCAGTGAGTTTCACAGTGAAACGTTTTACCATGGTTCCGTTGAGCTCTGGATCAGGGGTGTATACCATCACCGATCAGAATGACGTTACTGGGGACACATCAAAAGCCTATCTTTATTACGACTTGACCACCCAGAAGTTGGTGACCATGTACAGTAATGTAGGTGAAACCTCGACATTGAAGCGGGTCTACCTGGCCAGCTGACATTTCTCCCCTGTCTGTCCTATCTAGGGACAGACAGGGGAGCATGCTGCGTGAAAATCATTATCAAAGTACCTGAAGAACACATGGGGCTGGTACTGAAGTCCGTCCTATCCTGGGAACAACGATACCGTGGACAGAACGAATCACTGGACATTCCCATCGATAAGCGACACAGCTTGATCTACCAGAACGGTCAGCTTGGGTATATCGGAACCCGGAATGTCTTTCACAACAGTGGGGTGGGACGTACGTTCTTAGCGGCTTCTGGTCTCTATAAGCGGGACTACCGGACCATTCCGGAGGACTTTGAGTGCCGGTCGTTCACTATCGTGGACTACCAGAGCGATGTGAAAGACCTTCTTTGGTACGAGACCCCCAGTAGTCATTCCCTGACGCTGTCCTACAGTGAACAGGATCGGCTTCTCCAGAACATCGACCTGACCGAGGTAGAGCCCAGGCTCTGCCATAAGGGTCGACTACGGTTCTATATTAAAGGAGAGCCGCTACCTGCCCATATCGGGAGTCTCCTGACGCTTCGGATCAAGAACGGGGAATATCGCCTGAAGCTTGACCTTTCCTAAGGAATCTCGGCACTATATACTTCTTATGGACATGCACTGAGTTTTCAAATGGACATGAGGGTACCCCAGGGAGTGGGGGAAGGTGTAGAGAAGATTATTCTTCGATCAGATAAACATGGGGTCTTTGTCACACAGGCGATACCCCGAGATCCGCCTATGGTACGGGTCGTCCTGGAGGAAGTGACCGTCTTCATCCTGGACAGACAGGAACGATTTTTAGTCGGGGAGTCGTATGACATCTCCGATTCCTCTGGATCTTCCAAGGTCCGAGTCCTGCTAAGACGCGGCCAGGACTACCGGTCTTTAGAGATCGATCTCAAGGTTTTAGCCTCGTTTCGGATGTATGAAGTTGGGGTTATCTGGCGAGCGTACCTGATGGAGCGCAGCCATCCCCTGAATGCCGGCTATTCCGTCATTAAGAAAATACCCGGAGAATACGACCTCCATCGCATCCAGGACGTGCGTACCTTCCTGCATGGCGTGGAGTTTTGTTTCCGGATTGAACGATCAATTGTACTGAACCAAGGACCACCATGAGCGAGCCCGAGAAGAGCTTTCCGATCGCCAAGTCGCTCTCCCACTGGAGAGACGCCTACCTGGCAGCCAAACTGACACCCGGCAGCACGGAGGAAGAGCAATTCTTCTACAACGTGAACGACCGGTGTCTGTTGCAGGCCATGGAAGGTAACCGCCTGGCTCGAAACCCCCTGACCAAACCGCAGGACTATGTCCGGCAGCTGGTGGGAGTCCTCGATGACATCTTGGACATGTGGGATACGCTGGTACGCTGGCGAAACACCAATGTTCCGGAAGGTGTCGCTGAGCTGGACATCCTGGGTGCCCCGATAGTCAAGTTCTGTCTGCGAGACATGAACACCTTCATGGATAACACCCGGAAGATCCAGACCTCTGGCGGACCGGAGATGCGTGCCAAAGCAGCGGCGGCCATCCTCGTCCATGAAGAACTGACCACCAATGGCTGTCGTTTGGCGTACATGAAGCTCCGGAACTACGAGAGTAATCCGGGGTTCAAGAGCTACAAGACGCTTTGCGACAGCCTGGTGTCCGTCCAGAAGACCATGGGTGGACCCACGGATATGCCGTTGGCAGCCGATGGTCGTAAGACCCCCGAGTCTATCAAAACCGTTATCAATCAACCCTCATCGACCCGTCATTAAGAGGTGACCTATGGAACCCCACCAGTGTGAGAAGTACACCATTGTGGGTGAAGCCCTGGTGAACCGGGCTACCGGGGAGGTCATTCCCCCGACCGAACCCGTCTTCATTCTTCGCGCCAAGGATGCCCGGGCGGTTCCGACGATCCAGTATTACGAGAGCATCGCCAGGGATGCCGAGACCCGAGAGGGTGTCAGCAAGACCCTGAAGAAGTTCCAGTACTTCGGTGAGCTGTTCCCCGAACTGATGAAGCACGGGCTTCTCACAGCGAATCCCAAGAACTCTCCGGACTTCAGTCAGACAGAACTCCCCCACTGGCCGTACTGTACGGAGTGTAAAGCTCCTTACACGTTCGACAGTGAAGGGCCATTTGCCTACTGTCAATGCGGTACTGCCGAGTGGTACAGCCGCCCAGCCGCCTATGTGCTGGATCCCAACTCCGTGAAATAAACCTCGATGCTTGAGCTCCTCTTCCTGAGGTGGCAACTTGCGAGCCTGGCCTGCGCCCCGAATGGCTATTATGAAACTTTGCCAGTCCCTCGCATTTCCCTCGCCTGGGAACGCCACCTACTAAAGCCCGACCCCGGGTACGGGTACTGTACCTGGGGGTTTCCTTAGCATAACCGGGTGCCCTAGATTCGGCTAGGGTTTCCCGCCAGAAAATAAAATAGATGGCATAGCCCCAGGACCTAGAGGTCCTGGGGATTTGATAGGTGAACAGGGACTATGGAACAAAGAATCGTTTCGACGTTCAAGTGCAAAAGTAACGACCACGTAGCGTATCGGATCATTGATACAGACGAGGCCTTCGATAAGAATGACGATCTGAGTACAGGGTTTGTTCTCTACGTCAAAACCGAACAAGACAAGGACTGGCGCCCCAAGTCAGGGCATCAGACCGACAGAGCGGCCATAAAGGCTGCCGAACGGGACGCACAGCAACGACACCCCACGGTGATCGTCTTCTAATTCTTCGGGAGAGGGATGCCTCTCCTCTATGTTGTCATAAAGGGAACCAACATGAACCTTCGCAGAATCCTGGGTAACAAACTCCATCGGGCCAGACCGGAATACTTCTATGCTTTCAAAGGGCAGAAGTATAACGAATTCCCCTGCGAGGGGATGGGAAACCTGGCCGAGTTGCCACTGATGTTGACAGTGGCCTACCGCGAAGGAACCGCAAACGAGGGGCTGACCGCGATCAGCCCTACGCCGACGTATATCGACCGCCATGGCCATGAGTGGATCCAGAGCGACGAGTACAATGGCATCATGCTGATGAAGAACGATGGTCCCATCGGGGTCTATCGTAAGAATCTCTCAGCGTTCTTTGTGAAGGCTCACCTCTACGGGTGGGATCTTCATGGGACCTCCCCGCAGGAGCTGATCTACTTCAGGCTGTATACGGCATGCCAGATGCGTCTCAGGGTCACTCCAGTAGTGACCCCTCGGGATCTCATCGGCCCTGTGGTCACGTATGAACCCATCTCAGGAGGACCCAAGTGGTGATCTCTCTGTATGTGCGTGAAGTGATGTGTTATACCCTCCTGCTCATGCAGGGGGGTATCTTCATCTATGGCTGTCGGATGTTCCTGGAGGGCATCTACTACCCTTTATCGAAACCCATGTTCAAAAAGAACCTCTGGGTCATGGTGCTGCTGCTGATCGGAGGGTCTGGGTTCTTCGAGTTGATTACCACCGCTGGGGCGTTCAGCTGGCTCAGCATTAGCCACAGCGAGGCGTGGGTATCCGGTTGTGAACACATCGTTCGAAACATCTCTGCCCTGACGGTGGCGATCGGGATCACGATTCTGTTCAATGCCTGGTTACCCCTCCCTACGTATGCCCGTCTGATCATGATGGGCGTACTGGCGTTCACCCAGTGTAACGATCTCTTCATTGCGGCACCTTTTCCACTACTGGGCCTTACAGCCTGGTCTTTCAAGAACCGTAAGTGCCTGACAAAAGGAAACTCACCATGGACGATACCGCCCTCTTCTTCGTGATAGATGCTGTGCTGCTGGTGGTGATGACTGCGAGCTTGATCTATCTGACCGTCTTTTACATTTTGAGACCCGCCAGCCAGAAACCCAGGTTCACAATCATCGAACGGCTGAACATAGGGGGCGTACTGAGTCCCTTGATGGCTCTGGGTGGGATGTATGACCTCGGTACAGGGGTCGCCTCGCTGGCGTCGGCCACGACCCAGGTCGGTATCTGGACCAGCGGCGCCATGGCGGTTGCCGTATTCGCCACGCGAGAGCGGCTGGCTGTTGTGTATCGAGTCATTGGGCTGGGGGTCTCCCTGGTGTTTGCCATCAAGGGCATCCCAGTCCCCGTCCTTGTCTGTGTCTGTATTGTTGTGTTTTTCGGTTGGACCAAATCCAAGGAGTACCAGCATGAATGATCTTCATCACCTCGCACTGGGTGTCGCCATGCTGGCTCTTGTCAGCGTGGTCTCCATGGCGATCATCAGTCCCCAGATCTCAAAACCCAACATCGTGCTGTCCGCGCTGGTCGTTGTTGGCCTGTATCCTGCCTACTGGCTGATTTACCTTCAGGTCAAGGACCCAGCTGCCAACTTGTCGCTGATGCTGGGTGCGTTCAGCATTTCCCTTTCGTTCGCGACCATGTTGGCCCTACTTACCGTCAGATGTGTCTACAGTCGGGGTCTTCGGATCGTCGGTGCGGGGCTGGTTATCGCTAGCCTGCCCCTGTCCTACTACACCCACTTCGCAGCGGGTTCGAATCCCGTGACACTGGCGCTCATCGCATCAGCGATGCTGATAGCCGTCAGTATGGAGAACTTCAAGACCAGGTCAAAGATCTCGTGACCCAGCAAGAAAGCATGGTACTTCTGACGTTCCAAGCAGTGAGTCTGCTTGGAACGTTCTGGGTGGTCCTCAACGGGATCTTCTTCAACTTTGAGGTTCGGCGTAACAAACATCAGGTCGTTTGTCTCTTAGTGGGTGGTCTTCCACTACTGGCCATCGCACTGGTCACCGACCTGGCAGGACACACGCCTTTCCTTCACTTCGTTGGCATCGTGACGTGTGTTCAGGGATTCTTGGTCAGTATCGCTGTCGTGGGTTCTGAATTCGAGGTTAAAACCTCGACCAAAATACTCCTCATGCCGGCTGGTGTGATTCTTGGGTGGTTGGGTAACCCCGTAGGGATCGCTCTCTCCGTCGTTTTACCCATCCTGTTTATCGAAAACAACCTCGCAACACAAAAAAGGAACCGATAGATGGACAGTATCGCTAACCTGCTGTACTTGATGCTGCTCATGAGCTCATTGAGCTTTACATACCTAGCGACCCGGTACTACCTGGTTCCAGAAGAACCCTGGTTGGGGCGGTTCAACCTCCGTATCCCTGGATACTCCCTGGTCAGTGACGCCCGCTGGTCGCTTCTCGCATCCATGCTCTTACCACTGGCGGCTGTTGGGATGCTCAACCTTCTGGGTACCGGGTACGGGAGCGAGGGCGTCCGTAGGGTGGCCGTACTGTCGGCATACCTACTCTCAGGGGTCACGGTAGCGTCGATTCTCTCCATGTACCTCATGACGTTCCGTTTCATTCGGTTCGTCTTCCTGGTCGGGGCGTTGATAATGTTTAACTTGAATCTGACCGTACTGGTGGTAGGGGTCGGGTTCTGTGTGCTCGCGTGGTCGTGTGAAGACGACGCAAAACTTAGATCTGGGGAGCAAAATGAACATCGTTCTTGATTATAGCGTCAACTTCTTCTGCTTGCTGCTTGTCATATCGGCACTGGTTACAGCGAAAGCCACTCTGAAAGCGGGACTCGACAACATGTTTAGCCTCGTCGTATTCCCAGAGAAACAAAGGCAGGCGTGCTGGGAGAACATATACAAGAAAGCCCCTCAGTTACTTGCCTGTATCGTGGGGTATTTCGCGATCTACCTCGTCATTGATTACGGTCATCCTACCGTGGGAAGTCCTGGGTTTCTACTGGCTGCCGAGTACAGCACCATACTTCTGATCGCTTGCATCGCGACCATCATTGTCTGGGTTTGGTACGTCACCCTGGCAGTCCCGAATCGAATGGTAATTCTGGTAACGTTCTGTGCGATAGGGTTACTGGGATACAGCTGGCTCAATGCCATCATTGCTGTGGTGTTCTTGGGGCTCATTGGGCGTAAGGTAAAGCAAACAACGGAGGGGTGACATGAACGAGTGTTTCTCGAACAGCTACGTGGTCTACACAGTCCTGGCGTCTATGGTGCTCTATATTGAGCTTCACTGGCTCTATGGACTGACCATGACCTACGTAGTGTCGAGAGACCCTTATCGGACCAAGGAAGGTCACGTGACTTTGGGGACTGGTCGAATCGTGGAGGACCACTCCAAGCTGTGTGGGGCTATGGTGTTTCTGACCGCACTGTGTTACGCAACAGGGAAGCTGCTGGGTGGGCGGGCCTACGACCCCGTGGTCGAGGCTGTGCTTCTGGGGAGTCGACTCATCCCCACTCTCATTGCGGGGATTGTGGTCGGCTTGAACTTCGACCTCTCCCGCCAAGGTCGAATCGCTGTTGTGTTATGTTCGGTTTTGTTACTGGCGTTTAACGCCGCTTTGATCTTCATTAGCATCGCCGTCCTCATCCTCGGACGGCTCCAACTGTTCCGCTGGCAATCCGCCACGTGGAAAGAATCATAAGCGATTACTATAAGGGAGTATCGCCATGTTCACGCTTCTTGAGCTTCTGTTGAATGGTTTCTCGCTGGTGTTGTTCCTGTCGGGAGTCCTGATGACCTGGGCCTACGGGCGCCAGTACGTCTTCTCCCAGAAATCTGCCATGTCAGCCTATCTGGACGAGCGATGCTACGGGGTGTCCACCCTGTACAGCAGCGCCGGGATGTTCATCACGACAACCGTGATCCTGGCTATGGTTCCCTGGCTTCTGGTCCAAACGGTGGGTGAAGACATCTGGGGACCCCTGGCCGTGGCGATGGACATTACCGCCCGCGTGGTAGCCATGGTGACGGCAGTCTCCGTGATCTGTCTGTACAATTCCCCGACACGGTACATGCGAAATACCCTGGTTGTCCTGGCAGGAGTCCTGACATTAGCCGGGTCTGGATGGATCCTGGTGGTCTATGCTGCCGCTGCGATGTTGCTGAACTACCAGAGCTTCAAGAACCCTCAAAGTTTCTACTGACATTCATACCCCCACGAGAATAGGTCTCGTGGGGGTATGCTGACATATATAAAGGAGTAACACCATGTCTGACAGCTATAACACCGCCACCGGCGCTCTTAAGTTTGGCACCCCTTCGGTCATCACCCCGATGATCCGAACTCTCTTCACACCGTTTTTGTTTGAAGAAGGGGAGACCATCAGCCCAGACGAATATTATTTCGCCATCATCGGAGAGGAGACGCCTGTCGAGTGGGAGGGCTATGCTGAAGCTCTCGTCGAAACAGCCAAGGAACACCTCAAGCTCTCGATCACCCTCACGGATGACTTCGCAGATGTGTTCAGGGCCCTTGCGCAGCACGTCGGCGTCAACATCGACGAATGGTTGAAGAAAATCGATTTCGACTACAGCATCGAAATGCACTGGGTTCTTGACCTGGCGAAGCTCCTCAACGACGGCCACAACCTCATCGGGTACAGCATTCAGGGAAGCTGGTGGAGCTCTCAGCCTGAATACCTCGGGTTCGGGGGTTGGAGTCAGCACTACTCCCAACACCTTCTGCGAACAACCTCAACTTACACCGGGAAGGAGCTCGCCGAAGACCTCGACGTTGCGCTGGGTACCGGGCTCGACGAGGTCGTGAAGGTGCTGGACGCTCACTTCAAGTCCATCACCGACAGTATCTTCGATGAGGGTATCCGTAAGGAGGTCCTGAAGAAGTTCAACCTCAGCTCTTAAAGAACTACGGCGAGATATACTCTCCACGAGACCGGATGCTCTTCGGCGTCGAAGCTTCTAATCCCGAGCCCGTCGCCGCTTTTTATTCCGCAACCACCGCCCGATCCTGGGTAGGTGGACTGAGCCAGCTCGGCAAGGAGCTGGCTCTATTTTTATTGACGCTATACAGAGGAATAACACCGTGTCTTATAGCACCAACATCACCACAGGCCTCTTGAGTTTCGGTACCCCTGCGGTCATCACCCCGATGATCCGGACCCTCTTCAATCCATTTTCATTTGAAGAGGAGCAGCCTATCTTCCCCGATGAGTACTACTTTGCTATCATCGATGAGGAGACACCTGTCGATTGGGAGAGTTACACTGAGGCCCTCGTTGAAACAGCCAGGAAGTACCTCAACCTCTCGATCGCTTTCACGAACGACCCAGCGGATGTGCTCAGGGCCCTTGCGCAGCACCTCGGTGCCAACATTGACGAATGGTTGAAGCACATCGATTTTGACTTCACCATCGACATGCGAGAGCTCATCGAACTGGCGAAGCTCCTTGATGACGGCCACAACCTCATCGGGTATGAGATCTAGGGAAGTTGGTGAAACACGAAGAGAGGTTCGGTCTCGATTCCTGACGAGAACTTCCATTTCCGGCTCTCTTTTTGAACGACATATATAAAGGAGTGGCATCATGCAGTTTCGTATCGTCAGTGGTTACAAAGGTCGTCCCGAGCTGTATCCCGTCGAGGGACACGAGGCCTGGAAAGAGGCCGCGTTGCAGGTCCCTCAGATCCGGATCGAGGTCGATCCTCGGTTCGGTAAGGAAGTGTCGTCGTCCTGGTATCCGCTTCTGCCGCGCGATACCGCCTCCGTCGGGGACATTGTCGAGATTGACAGTCTTTACAAGGTGATCGACGTACCAAAAGCCCCGCCTCACGCGAGGAAGATGGTCGTCGTCAACTACAAGGTGATCAAGACAGCCCAGGCCATCGAGGCCGAGAACCGGCTGGCCGAGGAACTTGAGGCCGATCGCCTCTATATCCGTCTGGCCGAGCAGTCTGCCGAGAAGGCGCAGGTCAATAAGAAACTCCCGACCTTGCTGGCCGCCATGCGGAACAGCAACTTCTCACACCTCGTGAGGCGAGAGATCGAACTCATTGGCGTTCCGCTGCTTCAGCTCTATGCTTCCGACTTCGGCAAGGGTCAGAAGTTGAAGTGGGATGAGGTCTGGGCCGAGCTCCATGCCGGTGGTCCTCTGATTGGTGACGCCCGCCCTGGGCTGGCAGCACTCTCGGCAGCACTGGACCCGCGTCCCGAGGTTCAGAAGAAGGCCAACCTGCGGAACATCCCGAAGCACTGGCTGCTCTGACGGTATATACCCTCCTCTGGCCTGGCCAGAGGAGGGTATATCAGACTGCTATATTTTTCGTCGAATCCAGGAGGAGATGGTATGACCCTACTCCTTTAATAATACCATGTACTCACTGACCGGGTTTAACAAGTTTTACCCAGACCAAAATGAGACCCAGTACCTGGTGGATCTCATGATCGAGTATTTCTACCTCTACGAAAGGATTCGGCTGGACACCAGCAGCATCACCTATCGATTCATTACCCCGCGTACGGGGATGCGGTACGGGTTTGAGATCACGGACACCAGCGAAGGCCGGTATCTAAGGTTAAGGATGTACGTGACGGAGTTCTCAGAAGTCGGGGACATCCACCCCTACCGGCTCGAGAACAAGCAGGGACTCTCAGGAACCGAGGGGAACGTCTGGGTCAGTATCTCAGTACTGTCCAATGTCACCTTCCCCCTACTGAACAAGTTCAGCTACCAGGGTATGCTCGGGTTTCCCGAGACTTCTTACAGCACCTCTGATGATGTCGGCACCATGAATGTCACCATTCGCCGCTCTGGCGGTAGCAATGGGGAAGCGAAAGCCATGGTGGTCACCGCAGATGGGACGGCCATCCAGGGTGAGGACTACGTCTCCACGACCCAGACCATTGTCTGGGCAGATGGGGAAGAAGGCGATAAGCTGGTCCCCATCAACATCATCGCCGATACCAACACAGGGGAGGTCGATGAGGACTTTACCCTCAGTATCACGAAGATCTGGGGCGGGTGTGTCGCTGGCGATACAGTCGCGGACATCACCATCGTCAGCAGCCAGCCCATCGGACCAGCATCCCTAGCGATCATTATTGACAACAGTCAGTCTCTGACCTCTTCAGAATTGACCAGTGAGCGCAGTGCCGCCTCCTCGGCAATCAATGCTCTGGATTATGACGACGAGGTCGCTCTGTATACCCTGAATGGCAGCGTCACGCAGATCCAAGACTTTACGGATGACAAGACCACCGCCCTCACCAGTCTCGCCACGGTCACCAGTCTGATCTACGGAACGGTTGTGATGGACGCACTCTATCAGGCAGCGACTGACCTGACAGGTCGTGGTAACCGTAGGGCGATCCTGATCATGACGGACGGTCAAGGTGATGGTACTCACACCCAGGCGGAGGTCATCGCCTATTGCCAGGCTAATGATATTTCCATCTACGCCCTGGGATTCAGTGATGGTATCAATACCACGTCCCTTAGCGCACTGGCGACACAGACCGACGGTATCTTCATTGCTTCCCCGACCGCGGCTGAGCTGACCACCTTTATCGGCGAACTCATGGATGCGATCACATGAACGAGACTCCTTCTTACTTGCTTCCTCAGGACCGTTGCCAGCCCCAGACCATTCTCCATGGCAGTGAAGGGCTGGATGGTAACTGTACACAGGCCTCTGTGGCGACCATCATGGGTATTCCACTCTCAGAGGTTCCTGACTTTGCCAACCTCACGAAGGATGCCGGGGTGTTCTGGGAGATGTTCGAGACATGGTTCCTCTCCAAGGGCTATCAGGCGGTCATGCAACATGGGGATCGGGTCTACGACGGGCTGTACCTGGCGTCGGGTCCTACCTCGAGGGGACATTACCACATGGTCGTCTACAGGGCAGGTAGCCTGGTCTGGGATCCCCATCCCTCGAAGGAGGGGATCTCCGAGGTGGCGTATACCTGGGTGGTCGTACCGCTAGACCCTGCCAAAGCTGCCTAAACCGTTCTAATAAAAACTGAGTCAGATACACTCTACATGAAGCCAGCCCGGTTTCATTCACGACTCTATAAAAGGAAAGAACCAGATGTCTCGTTATGATGAACCGTCGTTCTTCGACAAGTACTGCACGATGCGGAATATCAGTATCGCCATTCTCGCAGTGATTGGCTTCATCGTTCTCCTGTGCTCCTTCAAGGTCGTGGCGCCAGACCAGGGCCAGGAAGCGGTGCTGATCGACAAGCCGTACTTCTTTGGACATGGCGGTATCCAGAAGTTCCCGGTGGAAACGGGTCGTTCCTTCACTTGGGCTTCGACCAAATCGGTGTATGTGACGATCTACCCGCAGCAGATGGACGCCGAGTTCAAGGACATCATGACCTCGGACGGTGTGCCGCTGGACTTCCATACGGCCATCCGCTTGCAGGTGACTGACTCTGTCGGGCTGATCCGGGACTTTGGTCCGGACTGGTACAAGCAGAACGTCGAACAGGCCTTCGCCAATCGTGTCCGTGACGCGGTCAAGAAACACGGCATGAACGAGACGGCCATCGACACCACCGCCGTGGAGGCCATCGACAACGAGATCACCGAATCCCTCTCTAGCTATCTGGCAGAGACCAAGATCCCGGTGAAACTCCTGAACGTGACCGTCGGCAAAGCCAATCCCCCGGATGCCATTCTGACGCAGCGTGTCCAGACGGCCCAGGAACAGCAACGCATCATGACGGAAAAGCAGCGCAAGCTGGCGGAAGACGGGCGACGGGATGCCGAAGAAAGCCGTGCTGCGGCGGACAATGCCTATCGTGAAGCCATGAACATGTCGACCGAGCAGTTCATTGAGCTGGAACGCATCAAGATGATGAACACCATCTGCGGCGATGGCAAGTCAAACTGCACGTTCTTCATCGGCCAACCTGGTGTCACACCGGTCAAATCGGTCAACTGACCGGGGAAGTCTCGTAATGGGGTAGAGATCTAGGAGGATCATATGGACGATGTCGCGACTGCATCCAGCAAGATCCCTCAGGAGATCCTGTTAGATGATGAGAAACTGTTAAACATTCTGGGGTACGGCACGGACTGCGAAGTCCGTCGGTTCCTCACCGCGGCTGATCCGCATCATGCGCTCTCCAGCGTGTACATCATCCACTCTGAGACGGAAGAGGTTTACGCAAAAGTCGTAGCCGGGTCCCTGGAACACAAGGACAGCTTCCGTCGCTCCGATCTCACCCCCTTCATCAAACCGGTCAAGGAGACTGCCATTAAGGCGATGTACTTCGGCACCCAGAGAGACAAGGAGAGTCTCTTTCGGGTACTATCTGCACCCAGTGAGTGGACCATTTTTCGGTCCTACCGGCACATGACTCGACTCTATCTGAACGACGTGTTCGAGATCGTGTACCTGGACAGCAGTACGCCAGACTCCCCCTCTCTCAGGAAATTCGGGATGTCCCTACAGGACGATGCCTTCGACGCTCTGAAGTGGATTCTGGACAAAGTCATGATCGGACACGCCAAGATGCCCAGCCAGATCATGATTCGGGTAGAGAGCTTCGAGCTCAGGAGAGAGATCTCTCTGTACTTGGAGGACTTCCTCCGAATCTACCCGAAGTACCGAACCAAGGTCCAGTTCATCGGACCTGAGGAATAATACCTCTGCGTGACAAAGAGGAGTCCCTGCCCCTATTGGGAGCAGGGACTCTTTTTTTGATGTTTGCCGTTATGGAAGACGGACCACCTACACTTGTAATTGGAGCAACCCCATGGACGACATGATTGTGAAGTACGGCATTGACGCCGACCCTGTGGTACACGACCTCAACCTGGAAGACCGCGTCTGCCTGAAAGGCAACGCCGCCCTGGTTTACGTTATGGATCACTCACCCCCACCCATTCGAAAAGAAATAAGCGACCGCTGTGCTGAGGTGATCGCGTTCATATTGAATGATCTCCCGAACCGAGGGGAGATCTCAAGAGGAAAGCTGACCCCAGAAGCTACGCGCAGGCTGGTTAATCTGACGATCCTCCTGGAGAGACCAAGGTACTACGTCCCTCCGGGACCTCGAACGACCCACGATCCGGCTACCCCAGGCATGGGTTTGAACTTCTATTATCAGCCCTCTGACGAAACTGAGCACGCCACTCTGGTGTACTCCCTGGTCCTGGAGGTCTCTCCAGATCGCACTCTGTTCACCAGGGTCCACATCAACTCCCGCACGCCTCATCCGACGTACGCATTCATGAACGAACGACCCGTGTACATGCCTAACCCGTCCACGGTAGTTCAGTTGCGTTCTAAGGGGAGACTGCATTAGGATATAAGGAAACCACATGGCTGTCAGTAACGCAACCTTGGTGGAGTTCACCACGACCCTCACTACGGTCGTGGTGCTTTACTCCATGTACTGGCTGTACTTCGGTGTATGGAAACCCTCAAGACTAAGGAACCCAGTAGTTGTATTGATAGGGACAGGGCTTGGGGGGATCCTGCTCATATACTTCCCTTTCCTCTGGAGCCTCGGTACCTTTGGCAGTACCCTGATCGTGGCGGGTCTGACGATCTCGGGGCTGGTCTTCACGGTATACCCACCCCTTATTCTGTACATCCTGAACAGCGGGATCACGATCAGACGAGGCAGGGCCAACCTACAGACCCTGGTGTTGTTTACCTTCATCCTCTTATTCTGGGCATTCCCGATTTACTTTATCCCAAGCATTCCCCCGAATCATGGTAGCCGTGCTGATCAGCTGATCGAAGTTCGACCCTGGGATAAGAAGGAAGTACCAGTGGTAATCCCTCACAAGGAACCAAGTGATGAACCGACCCCTGACGACTCGATACCAAGACATTTTCCGGATTCTTGAGAAGGAAGCTGACGCAGAAACCTTCGAAGCTCTGCAAGGCGACTGGAAGTTCTTCAAAGCAATGGTAGAGAACTGGCTCCGACTCCTGAAGGAGGACCCTAAGGGTCCATTAGAGGCGGCCAGTTCCATCACGCTGATTGAATCCAAGCCCCGGCAAAAGACCCTCAGGTTCGTATATACGCCGAAGAACAGTATGGAGCTGCCGATATCCCACGTCATCGTCCTGGAATATAACGAGGATATGACCAAAATCGTCAGACGTCGTCACTTCTAACTGAATAGAGGAGGGGTTATCCCCTCCTTTCTTTTTTTGATTAGGTATACTCTACTTGGAGGTATCCCCACCTTCGTTATAATGAAAGGGTTTATAGTGATCAAGTCGACCAAGATGCTGACGCGCCACACCGTGTTTCTGGTGAAGTTGGCGATTCATAACCTGTATGGCATCCCAATGGAGTTGATCTCACCCAGCATGATCCGCGAACTCCTGACGATTCGTCGGGAGACCCGGGGCCGTCGTCTGATTCTCCGGTATCTTCTGAGGAAACCCTCAGCTGGGACGGTCAAAGACGCGATCCGGGGGGTACTCGGCAGGAAGGACACCTGCATTATGACAACGGAAGTCTTGGACCCCAGTATCACGGGTGACTGTCTCGATCTCTTGATCAAGACGGAGCAGGACGGATGACAGAAGAATATACGCATGGGGCGGTTCACTTCTTCTATTCCGCACAGAAGAAAGCGATCTACGCGCACACAGGGCCAGCGGGTGGTGACACCACCTACGAGTACCGGGGACCTCACGAAGAGGAAACCGACATGACCGTCTTCAGGAAGAAGCGGTCGAATGCGAAGTCCCTCATGGACATGGACATGACCTATCTGGGCATGGTCACCAAGGAAGAACCCAAGCTGGTCCTGGAATCTGGGACCTTCAAGCACGTCCGTGGCGGGCGCTACCGCCATCGAGTCGACTATGAGCCCGTCGTTGGCGAACCTTTGAACATGAATGTCAAGGTCTGGGAGCGTGACGACGGTCCGTTCTACCTGGCTGAGCCCGTGTACCTGAATAAATGAGTCCATAGACGCCATGGGGTAGTCCCATGGCGTCTATGTTGTCTTACCGTCTATATAAAAGGAATGTGTCATGAATACTGAAAACTACCCAGATATCCCGTCCCTGCATATCGGAAACGACCCGTTTGGTTACCTGATGTTTCCTCTGAGCCCGATGTGGCACTTGGTCATCGCCACCGGCCCGTTCCTTTACAGTGGGGTTCTTCGGTTGCCCGGCTGTGCGCTCGTCTTCAAGACTCCATCGGAGTACAAGACGAAAGCCGCTGTGCTCGGAACGGAGCATCTACCTGCATCCCAATCGACCACACCCCAGTCGGTCTCTCTGCAACCAGGAGTGACCTACGGAGACCCGGTATCGAAGACACGTACGCGAGCGGTGGCGGTGCTCAACAACGGGCTGGTGGTGAAGGTCGTTGACAAGACGCAGCTGCGAGTCGCGCACTACTTCGTACCAACCAACAATGAAGGTATCCAGGCGATCATCGCCAGCGGCACGGCGGACGGCCAGTTTTTCATCGATAAAGAGAAGCAGGAAGGACGTGAGATCTGCTGGATCGACAACCTGCGGCAGTCCACGGGGCCAGCGTCAGAATGAATACCATCACGATCAAGGCCGGGCTTTACAACACCCGGATCAGTATCATGGAGGATACCGGCGTCGTCAGAGTCCAGGCCGGGGTCTTCGATGATGAAGGCACGGCGATCCCGATCGAGACCCTCCCCACGGTCTCAGACGTTGGCTGGTATCAGGACCTCTCGGGTTATTGGCAGCTGAAACGCATGCCGACCTCTTCTGAGGCGATGGCCAAAATACTGGTTCGGCACCAGTCGGAGGAGCTCAAGAAGTCATTCTTCTGCTTTCTCCCAGTGTCCGAGCAGGACCTGGTATACAACATCAAACTCTCTGAAAAGAAGCCGCACCCACGGATGCGCGCCAGCTACCCCCTGGGAGAACCCGATCAGGGGTACTACGTCGACACGTTTTCGAACGAAACCCTGGAGGAAGCCCGGGAAACTATCCTCGGGGCCGGGGCAGGCAAGACCCTCCTGATCCGAAATGCCACAGGCTGGTCTGTGCTGGCACACGGAAGTGTCATGTTGCGGCGGGTCTGCATCGAGTACATCGAGAAACCCTCAAAGGCAATCTCTCGATACGGCATCAAGGACATCTATGAAATCGCCCCGAAAGGTCAGTACTCCAAGGGCATGATTGAAAAGAAGTACTGGGATTCCGTTAGCAAGTCGTTCATCACCCCATCGGACGGACGGCCCCTTAACCGACTGTTCTCGCTGACCATGAACGACACCTACGGGGTCTGTAGCCTGGTCATCCCTGGAGACAGCCAGACAGGCAGATTGTCTGCCTTGTGTTCCGCACACGTGCCAGGGCAACACAATGCCAATGGCGTCCAATTCACTGAATCCGGCGACGTCTTGCCATTTCACTACGTTCGCCCGATGTAAAGGAGTCTACAGTGCCCGATCTTACAGGCCAGAACATTCCGATGAAGTACGTCGGTGTGGTTGATGACCGTGACAACGAGGTCATTCAGAAGCTGGCCACCCCGATGTCGGCGTTTGTGCTTTTCCGAAACGAGGGGATGCTTCTGGTGAATGAAAAACCATATCTCGGTCTTCTCTCCTCAAATAAGGCTGTCGACCTCGATAGCCGGCACTTCTGCGTCTATCAACCTCAGGAAGAGGGAGCAACGGCGTTCTCCATACAACCCCTGTGCACGCATCGCAACGGGTACGCAATGTGGATTCTCCGTGAGACCGATGGCGTCCAGCAACATGTCGGCATCGTCGTTGTCCCTCCTGACGAGGAGTATCTCCATCTCTGTAATTACTTCCCGGTCAGCGCTGACCTCGAGATCAGCAAAACCGTCGATGTTGTCAACCAGTACGTCGAGAAGGTGGGTTCGAACCGCTTAAGAGTACGATTTCACCATTTCGAAGAAGGACTCGACTAAAGGAGTCTATCGTGTACAGACTGGATAACTTTCAGAATTTCTTCGTAGACGTCTTCCGCGACGTCTTCGATCCCCCGTCGAGGCCTGGCGTCATTCCTACTGAGGAACCCCACGTGTCAAAAATACCGTTCAAGCGCCCGAACAGCCGGATCGAACTGAGTTCTCGTCCGAAGACCTCTCGTCATGAAAGACCCTCCGGCGCCATAACGGGGTGCATTCTGATCGGAGAGTTTGATGTGATGCTTGGCTCTCCAGCCATGCACCCGAACAACAAGCTCTACCCTCAGATTCACCTCGTGAGGCCAGGGGAGACGTACTCCTTTACCACGGCCGATACGGAACTGGGCTCATTTTCTCTGACGCTTCTGGAACGAAACGGAGAGGACCTGGTTTGGGACTACCAGACCCGGGGTAAATACGGCGACAAGAAGTATCTGGTCTTTGCCAAGATGACAGGTCAGAGCCTCTTGGATGCCAGGTACTATGAGCCATCCGCTGATCAGAAGTATACGTCGGCAGAAAGCTACACGCTCATCAAACGAGAAATCGACACTCCGGCGCCAGCAGGCGACTTGCTGGACTTCAGTGAGGGTGTGAAACCCATCAAAACTGACTTCAGCCCGGTCGAACCGACAGCGCTCCACGTGTACGAAGTCCCAGGAGCCCCCACCAAGGTGGGTTTCAGCGTGGGTGGTCTGTACCATCTGACCGTCGATCTGGATGCCAGACCCGGATTGCTGACCTCCAACTTCCAGTTGGAAGACCTCCGGCATACGGCACCGCCGTCTTCTCCAGCAACGATTGTCTATCTGAGCACCAGTTTCTACCTCGAAGAAACGGGTTGGTTCATCTCAAATTTGATTGATCTGAAGGTGGGGCTGGTTGTCCTGGTCGTTTCTACGACCCAGGTGAACCTCCCTCCAAAGATGGTCTTCATTCCCACCTCCGATGAAGGAGCCCGTGAAATGATCGCCAACAACACGACAGACGGCGTCTTCTTCATCAACAAGTATCGCCAATACGCCACCTGAGTCAAAAGGAGAATACCATGTTTTGCCATCATCGAGATGCAGACTATAAGTCCCTTGGCTGCGAGCAGGAAATCAGCGGACTCCGTAAACAGTTGTTTGAGGAGATCGACGAGACCGGTTTGCAGTTCCAGCCCACGCACATCACGACCTCCGAGGAAGGAGGGGTGATGGTGACCGCAAGGGAAGGTATCGGCGGCATGGTGTTCTCCTTCCAGGACCGGACTAGCGGGACACTGTTCGAGGTCATGTATCTCGGAACACTCCCCATTACCCGGGATACCATTTACTGGGTATCCTTCCTGGTCAAGCGACCTGGAGGGATTGAGGAACGTCACTGGGGGTATGCTCGGCTGAAGGGGCTTCAGCGTATCATCGATAATGACACTTTACAGATGTACGCTGGAGGGTCCATCAAGAACTTTACGCTAAAGGCATTCCCGGAACTCCGCGAGTTCAGGAAAAGCTTCAATGTCGAGGAACCCGTGCAGGAGATCGTTAACAAACTGATGGATAAGGGGGTCATTGACAAACTGCAAGAGTGCTACCTTATCGTGTCGACAAGTGATAATGGGATTACGCTAGACGTCATACCCGAGGCGCCGTGGGATGTGGCGTACCCGATGGACAGAATCTCAGGGTCGAGTCGCACGACGACTGTGAAGCTTCCCTACGGGAACTTCGCATGTCTGGGTGTTGATATAGCCGAAAATGTCTACTGGCTTGTTGAAGTCGGTGAAGAGGTCGTGGGTAATCAACTCCCTGGTGACATCGGGATCTTGACCACAAAACGTGGGTTCCCTACTTTGTACAGCTCGACCGAGTTAGCCATTGTCGATCGCGACTATCCGCACCTCAGTTTCAATGCAGTTTACAACCGGGCACTCTGTCGGTGCGATGATTAACCACCGCCCCTCAGACCAGCGATTGGTCTAAGGGGCTGTTCACCACGTTCGCCCCTCCATTAAGGGAGAGCAATCATGAATAGTAATGAGATCCGCGTTGTCAAGACGGTGGTCAATCCGGACAAAGAGAAGGGGAGTCTGATCACCGTCCACCTTCCCAAACGCCATATTGAAACTATTCTTCATAACTTCTACGTCTATTTTGGTATCCGTCCCATTCCCTGTCCGTTCAAAATCGGTATTCTGGAGAACGAGACGGTACTCCTTACCAATATCGTACGCCCCGATTTCAAACATGCTACTCTTGATTCGTCTGTCGTAATGGCGATTCAAGATGTCTGTCAGGGGGTGGTGCTGACCAGGTCCCCAGGAGAATGGACCTTTTATACAGCAGCCTTTCTGAAACTTATGGATACACCACTCGACTTGACGAAGACGTACTGGCTCGTCATCCATCGTGGCCTTGAGTCAACCCAGGTTCGGTTGGTGGAAAAAGGTTCCTCAGGACCTCTCGTCATCGAGGATCTTGGAAGATCCAGGCCCTTTCACTTTTATCCGAAAGACGCCGCCACGCTCGTGGAAGACCTCAACCCCGTCATAGCCAAGGAAGTGGCCGATATGAACCGTCCACACAGTCCGAGCTCTCTGAGAGGGACCTTTCGGTTTAAACCGAAAGGATTCGAGACAGGAAGCCTGGATGTCATCTCCCCTGAAGGTACCTGGAGCCGCATCGACCTGCCGGCTGTGTTCAATGACTACCGGAACAACGCCTACCACCATTCTGCTGAGGAAGACGCAGGTCTGACCGAAGAATGGCGGCGTCTTTCGGATATCGAGGATCTGTCTGAGTGGGGCGGTATCCGGTTCTACCGAGTGGCGACCTACGACGACTACGAAGTCTGCCATATCCACGCACCGGCTCCGTTAGGTCTTCGGGTCATCCTCATCCCAAGGACTACCCAAGCAGTCACAGGTTTGCTTGGATCCAGGTCGGTCCTGCTTCAGCATAACAAACCTGGGAGATCTCAGGAGTATCCGAACATGGACATCCGCGACATTCCGGACTGGATCTTAACACAATTCATCATCGGCATACCCGGGGCAGGCGCGTTCTCTTCGAAACTGCCGGACGAACTCCGTTCAACACCTCGCGCCCCCTTGTAACATTCAGTAAGTCAGCCAATACTCCCCTCGGACCCGGTATAGGTCCGAGGGGAGTCAGCAGCGCTATATAAAGGAGTCGCTCGTGGAAAACAGTTTCATCACCTCTAAGAAGCTGTATGAAGAGTATCAGAAGGACGTCCGTGATAGGGCTGAGCCCGAGGTCATCGAGCTTTGCAAAGAACCCCTACCATACATCGGGTCGATCAAACTCACTAAGTCTGAGTATGACCGTATACTCGAGGAGTGTCATGAGGAACCCTCGGACTATGTGGGAAAGTTAGCTATTCGAAATGGCCAGGAACTCATGATGGTCGCCGATAAAAGGGTCGAAAGTAACACCTATGACGTCAATTTCACGGTTGATTCGAAACATCGGTTCAGCATCTACGTTTTGATAAAGGGAACGTCTCATCTCGCCGGGGTCGAGTATCAGTTTAAATGGCTCCGTATGACCGCGGTTATCGACGACATAACGACTGATGGCTCCGGGTTCTACGCTAAAATCAGGGATGTGCAAACCTGCGACCCGCTAGGCCTGGTACCCACGGAGGCGCATGGATGGCGTAACTATGAGGTCAGTGCCGGGCTTCGGCGCTTCTACCGTAATACTATTCCTCGCGTCTCGCTCGACTACTTGAAACATATTTGTCTAGAGCATAGCAAGTCCGAACATCTCGATACAATGAAATCCGAACCAGAAGACGAAACGGTCGACCTTCGACAGCTCCCTCTGAACATCAGGCCCGCCATGCAGTATCATGAGTTCTTGGACTTCGTATCCCCCGAAGGTGTCCGTACTCGTGTCCACCTTCCTGGGTTGTTCCGAGGGGATGCGAACCATGCCTTCATGTCCCCGCTGTCGCTCTGGCCGATCACCGAGGACGAACGACGCAGTTCCTATGGGTCCTCCTCGGATTGGCGGGCATTACCCACTGAGGTGGATACCTCCCCATTGGTCAACGGAGTGGCGGTCTATTCGACAGGACGCTACTTTGACTGGGATATCTGTCATATCCTGGCCCAGCCCCCTCTGGGGCTGAGGGTAGTGCTGATCCCCAGGACCGTCCAGGCAGCATCGGAAACGATCGCCCAGCACGGCGGGAGCATCTTGCTGCATGAATGCCTGTTCGACCCGTCGACCGCCATCAAGGTAACGGAACAAGAGTGCCCGCCCTGGATCAAGAAGCTGGCCTGACCACAAGGTAGTCCCATAGGGACTACCCCTTACATATTTAAAGGAGTAGTTATGAGAAGTGACCAATCCGGACCTCCAGTGGTCTCTGGCTTCTTCGAGCTCACCGGTGAACTGCACCAGATCTTCAAGGAACAGTACGGTGCGTATCTCGGGAAGTATGCCGGGGTTCTGATCAACGAGATGAGTGGCGAACCTTTACTCTGCATCTTTGATGCGTCCATCTACTCAGTAACTGTGCCATATGGCGTATGGTACACAGTCTATGCCGATGGCAGTATCGTCGTATACGCCTTGACAAGTGTGCCTTACAGTCCATATGGCACTCCCTTCCTGTCAATTAGCCTTCTGGCATTGCAAATGGAGGGCCCAGGGTGTTTGAGGTCATATGTTTCGTACCCCAGCGTAAGTATGAAGCCATATGTCGTCAAACTGACTGAGCAGAACTGGTTTCCACCTTCTGCAATCAGATCAGAAACCGACAGGAAGGTCTGGAACGCCGTCTCTCCAATCGCTGAAAGTGCATACCGAGCCTGGAAACAGAGTATGGCTCAGAATGCTCTAACGCCATTAGAACCACCCCCAGCACCTCTTTAATAAGGAAGCCCCCGTGGAAGCAGGAATGTACATGGAGCCTGGTCTGGTTCCTCAAAATCCGGTAGTTGTCGGACTGTACGGAATAACCAATGAGCTACTCAGAGAGCTCCTTGAGATGCCCGGCGATAATCCCCGTGACTACAAACTTATTCCAAACGTCGGGATCAACGATCAGCTTGAACTGTCTGTCGTCGATACGGTGGGCTATCCCGTCCAGGTTCCGCACATGCTCAGCTATGCGGTGAATGAGAACATGGAGGTCAGTCTTTATCTTCTACAAAATGCAGTCTTCGTTAACCCCGGCTACCCTGTCAACCGTCTACGCATTTTGAGGATGTACGAACAAAATGGTAAGGTGTATACAGAATGCCTGGAGAAGGATCTGCATTACCTACCCAGTGTCATCCAGCCAGATCGTGAACAGTGGGAGCCGTGGTCTCAAACGACCAGTGTTGAAGAACCCTGGAAAACTATTCTCCAGGGCATTAAAGAGACCTGTTGCGCTCAATGGGCCAAGTTTCGGGCGGGGATGGTTCAACGAGGGGTTGGTCTGTTCTTTCACCCGCCGAATGCTGGTGACACTCGTCTGAACGTCCTGTCACCAGAAGGAGTCCGTACCAGAATCAGTCTCCCCAGGTTGTTCGACCACCATTGCGACCATGCCATCACGGCCCCGGAGTCCCTCTGGTCGATGCCCCCAGATGAGAGGGGCGTTATCAAACTCCCCAACAACCTCACGATTCTTCCGAACTCGGTAGCCGTACAGGTTATCGGAAGACACCTGAATTGGGACGTTCTCCGCATTTCGAGAGATTGTCCTCTAGAACCCTGGAATGCAACCAGGTTAGTAATGATCCCGAGAACCACCGAAGAGAGCGGGATGTGGATGACAGAACGGTGCCTTCTGCCACATAACGTGCTGTTCGGTGTAGAAGGATGTCCTCCACCACCCGCCACCCCGAGGCTCGTATCGATCCAAGGGACGACCTTCAGCAACGATTTCTAAATAAAGGAGTACCGCCATGTTCGAAGAATCACGCGGAGACACGTTGACCATCTCGATGGTCGCTGACTTGATCAAAAGTGACATCCTGGTGTGTCGGTCAGGATTCCGGTACGGGATCTGTTTCGAAGTACAGAAACTGCAGACTTACCCCAATTTCGTACCCACTATCGGGGTACAGTTGTTCGACAGGGAGATAATGGAGCTTTTCCGGGACCCGTCCCAGGATCCCTCATCGATACTGTCGTTGGAAGAAGGTATCGGCGCGACAACGCTCGAAACGAAAACGGGTGTTCGCACGACGCTTCTTCGTCTGAATGAAGACGACTGCTCGGTTCTCCTGGAATCCAAAAACTGGAACCAGCCCTATGTGCTGAATGTTCCCCTGAGTTTCAAGGGTATCGGGGAGCTGATGAACAGCGATTATCTGAACAAGACGGCTGTGTTTGGACGTCCGCTTCGTCACAACCACGGCATAGTCCCACCGGGAGAAGGTGCCCCCGCGTGGTATGGGCCAGGCTCAGGAATCCTGCCGTGGGCTACCAATCAGGGTCCCTTCATGAACCGCACGGGACCGTTTGTTGGGGTTGGTCTTGAAGACGACCCGGCCAATCCCGGCAACAACGAACCCGGGGAGTAAGGAACCATGATGACCCTGGCCTACTGTCTGAACTGGCTGTACCTCGCATGGAGGCGTTGGGCGGACCGTATTTGGGCAGTCAAGGTCTGGGTCATCCCGGGCTCGACGTCCGATACGGTCCTGATTCACACGGGGCATCGTTACGGTATCAAGATGTGGCTCCCGTCCTCACCGAGTGTATCGGTGAGGACGTCCCTCTATGACCGAGAGTTGCTTGCCCTACGCAGACTCAGTGGGAAGCTACCCACTGGGTATGTCATCCAGGATAAGGGGAAGGTCCACTACGGTGGGTACACCCTCTCCATTGCTTCGGCGACCAAGGACATGCTCTACCTGGTCGTACACCACCAGCAGCACAGCCTCTGCGACCCCATTCAACTTGGTGTGTTCGCTATTCCCAGAACAAATGAGGGGCTCAGACGGGGCTTTCGTACCCGTCAGTTTTGATTAACCCTGACTTTATCCCAAGCAGCCGTCAATCTGTAGACACACACAAAGACCAAAGAAAAGGAAAGATCACCATGACAATCGAAACCAACAATTTCCACAACTTCGTCCAGTACATCCGGCATGTTCTGGACAGCAAGATGACGACCGATACGCCGGTATTTGTGATGAACATCAAGAAGGTCGTATTGAACGACGCGTACCTGCTGGGCTTCCCGGAGGAAGCCTGCCCGGAGTTCGTCTGTACCTGCTGCCTATCCTTCCTGGAGCAGTACGGTAGCCTGGCAACCATCACTGAGACTGGTGAGGTGGTGTCTCTGCTGTGGCAGTTGGAGACGGAAACCCAGACCTGCCCGGAAGAGTACCAGAACGCCGTTCGAAACCTGAAGAAGCTGGTCGAATCCGCTAAGATTCGGTCAGTTTTCTACATCAAAGGCTCGGATAAGCTTGGGAACCGACAGAAAATGCTTGGGGTTGAGACCAGCGGTGGCTTCGATCACCTCTCGGTCCCCGTCAATGGTTACTTCAGGTCATCCCTCCGTATTAGCACGGCATCCGCCGACATGCGCGAGTCCATCCAGACTCACGATACTCTCAGTCGGTTTATCAACACGACCTCGGAACTGGTCATCAAGCAGGCCAGTCAGCAGTTTGCTTTCGACTCAGCGCTCAGGAAGTTTGAGTTCCAGTCGCTGGTAGTTCAGTGGCTTGAAGTGCTCAAAGCCAAACTGAAGAAAGCGCGGGGGAACGTCCGTGAGAACCTGATCTGGCGTGAAGTGGGTACAAAATCATCGGCGTATATCCATATTGCCATGTCGGTGGTAGGGGTTTACCTCGATGACTGTTCCCGGGTTGGGTACAGTACGGCCAAGAAGAATTTCCTGGAACGTACGAAGCCGACCGTCTACATGCGCCCCACAAGTGTAGCATCCGACGGTACCCTGGAGCAGGCGTCAAAGATAGTCGACGAGCTTGGACTAGCCAAGTCCTTCGAACGCCGACTGGCAACGTTCTCAGACATCCCGGAAGAAGGGTTCGTCTGGAAACCGGTTGTCGAGGTCGTCCAGGAGAAGGAGGACATCTTACTGGGACTCAAGAAATCTGCCAACAACGTTGGTGACAGCGGGCCGATCGACGGCAGGTCTCTCATCTGGCGCGATTTCGAGAAAGATATCCTTCCGAGAGTGACGAAGCTGCTGTTTGTACCGACTGGGGATTACTTCGTGGGCGCCCACAGTCTGACCACGGCAGTCTACCCGGAAGCTCCATGTATCTTCTCTCACGGAAACCACTTTGTCAGTTTTACGCTGTCCTACCCAGTCGAACATAAGACATGGGGGCTGTTACGCGAAGAACCTGTTGAGGTGGGAGGTGTCATCACGATCCCAAGCTGTTGGGGGAAAGACTCGACGGATAGCCAGCGGTTTCTGGTTCTCAAGGACGGCTACCTGAGGTTCGAGACCTCAGGCTCTATCTTTCCGGAACGCACCATTCCGGAATTGTATCCGGTCCGTAAGGTTGTCGAACAAATGAGTGATGGCAGGAGGCTTGGTCCTTCAACGCCCGGGGAGTCGGTTGTTATGATGGCGGTCGGAAAGAACTGCACGACTCCATTGACCCTCCAGGCCATGGTGGACGGTCGACAGATCAACTATCAGATCACGGGGTACTGAGCGGGTCTCTACAGAGTAGGGTGGATCCACCCTACTCTGCTATACTGACATATATAAAGGAGTGTGCACATGGCTGTTGCTGAAAATGTCATCAAGCTGGAAGATAAGGCGGTGTTCGTAGATGCCTACAGCTCCTCCCTCAGTCTCAAGGACTCCATCGCTGAACTGGGGATCCGGCTGACCACGGCCTGTAACGTGGCTTACCACGTCACGGCTGACGTCAACGGGATCGATGTGGGATGCCGTCCGTACTACGCCCCGCTGGCGGAGCTCCTGCCTAAGGAGCAACCATGGGAAGATCGTTCGTCCTATGAGGACGTGAACGAAAAGCTTGACATCTCCAGGGATTCTGTCTGGGACATGGGGTGTCTGCGGTTTCGAGTGACGGACATGACAGTTCACTACGTGGAAATCATGGTACAACGCCGGACTTCAACCAACGAACCTCGAGGAAGCGAGGTGATTCACCTGCCCCTGACCGAGACGGGCGTCCGTCTGCTGGTCGAAATGGGGGTCATCTCGTCCCCGTACTTCGCGTGATATGACACCATACAGCCCGGGATAGACCCGGGCTGTATGGCTATGTCTTTCTTTTTGTGTGGTTTCACCCAGGGATCATGTGCAGAGGTCCTGCTACACTGTGGAGTCATTATGTATCGCATCCCCCGCCTCTTGAAGTGCCTGTTCATGAACCTGACCGGCATCTTCGTCACTTCCAAAGGTGTCACGGGCATCTCCCACTTCGATCACGGCAAGATGTACTGTGTGCCGCCCGGTGGTGCCAACAAGCACTACGTGAAGAACAAGGATACCTACGTATGAGCGATCTGATCCTGACACACGACCAACTGCAAGCCGTCCGGGACATGGCCGAGAAGATGTTCGTTCGAAACACGAACGAGCCCTACGCCTATACCTGGCTCTACCCGACCCCCGCCAAGCTGGAAGCCGCGGTAGCCGAGGTGGAGTCCGGCACCATCGCCACGGGCCAGGTCGTTAGCGACCCCTTTCAGGGGGACTGCGAGGACATGGCCATTCTCTGTCGTGCCCTCATCCGCCGTATCTCTGAGGCTGCTTTCCAGCGTACCCGCCTAGTCACCTGCTGGAATGGTCCCGACAAGACCACCGCAGAGTACCATTGCATCCTGGAGTATGAAGACTACATCTTCGACGTCAACAACCCCAATGTCTCGAAAGTGGAAACCATCAACTACACCTGGCACCAAATCAGCCAGCGTGGCGTGGGTGATGTCTGGTTTTACGTGAAAGCTGCGTAACGAGAACGAGAGACCCGGGACGTCCCGGGTCTCTTTCGTCTCAAGGAGGAGCCATGATCTACCTGTACCATACCTCGCTATCCCGAGTGGATGAGTTGGTGCCGCTTTACGATATCACTGGTAAAGCAGCCACTGAGCACCCTGAGGGTGAGGACAGGTGTCTGTATGCGACCGTCTCCCGACAGGGAGCGATCTACCAAGGGTTCACATATGTGGCGATGGCCACAGGGACGGTAGGACGCTGTGAGTTTCGAGGTAACGAACTGACCCTAGCCCTGAAAGGGGAGGAGTATCCAGACGTCAAGGCTCTCAAAGAGCAGAGCTTCTTCTTGTACACCATTGAAACCTCCGAGGATTGGGAGGAGTGTAGTAAAGGTGACAAACAGGCGGGCTATGGGGAGTACGCCACCCACACGCTCGTCAAAGACCATATTGTCAACATCGAGGAGATCCCCTGCAAGGCCATCCTCGATACTGTACGACTTAAGTTCTCTTCGATGTAAAAAAAGATTGAGAGAGTTGTATAGACTGAGGAGCTCGGACACTCCTTAGCAGAAAGGGAGTCAGCCATTCGTTTTTGCCCGGAACGAATGACCAAGGCCTGGTTACCCCGACAGCAGGTCTCTGCTTCCTCCCCTCCCCCAGGACCAAGCTTGGTCCTGGGGGCTTATGCCGTTTGTTAAAATTTCAGTTAGGCATACTCTACTCGAAGCATCCACTGTCATCGACACTTCAAAAGGAAACCAAGATGTCCAACATCGACTTTAACAGGATTGTCAGCTCATACACGGACGACCACTGTTCGGAGTTTGACAACACGCCTGGGCAGCAGGCGAGGATTGGCTTGAACCAGGCGGGAAATATCGTCACCTATGTGGTCGATGGTAATCAGTTTCACCCAGAAAGCTACCGGATGGAGTACGACGAACTCGGTCGAATGACCACCTGTGTTTATGGTGATCGACTTTCGAACAGCCGGAGTTACACCGTTCGATACATCGCCGACAATCACTGGGTTAAGACGTACGGGGAGAACGAATCAATCCCTGAAGAGCAGAAAACGACGGTTGTCGGGAATCTGAAGGTTGTGGAGATGCAAATGAAGGTGGGGTTCGAGAAAGTCGTCCGTATCGTCGAAACCTTCTTCGTCACATCAGTCTTTTCGATGCAACTTTCAAGGATCGTGGACGACAACCCGAAAGATTCACGGTCTTATGTGAACCTCTATGGCCTGAGATGGCAGCTTGTCAGTTGCACCCATGCCGAGGATCCCAAGCATAAGGACAGCTTCGTAGTGAAACGGGAAGACGGGTACGAGTACCGGGTCTACAGTGAGAATCCGAACGACCCCAGGAGCAGACACCCCCTCGAGCGTGCAGACGAACCCTCTCTGAGGGAGGAGTTTGAGTCAGGGTACAGCCGGGTGGCGGTCGGAAGTGTCCAGCTGCTTGGTCTACCGCCAAACAAAGGTTAACCGTCATACGAGGAGAGGCCCCCTGGGGGCCTCTCCTCTCGTCTCTAAAAAAAAAAGGTACCACAGTGAGTACAATCAGAAGTTCCGCCATTAGCGCTGAAGAAGAACAGGTCCTTATTGACACCCTGTCAAAACCAGTGATGCTCCCCGTTGAGCCGGTTACTGGTTTTCTCGAGGAGGCTGTGGTTCTCGGTCCTGGCGAAGAATACCAGGTGCACGAGACATTTGAGAGGCTGGATCTTACTAACCTAGGAAGTAGCCTCTCTTATATAAAGAACTATGTGGTCATCAAGCATGTTTACCACGATGATCCAGAGAATCCTAACAGCTTCGAGAACCGGTTTGCACAGAGACTCCGGCTTAAACTGGTTCTTGAGCACACCTGCGGAAAAGATCCGACAACAGCATCTAGCTACAAGAACCAGTACAGCAAGCAGGGTCGTCGGGTCAGCCACACCGTTCAAGACGATCCGAAACATCCGGAAAGCTATGAGCGGGGTTTTACCAGCGAGGGGTTGGTGGCCTGGTGTACGTATGCTCAGGACCCTCTCAATCAACGAAGTTTCGTTTCGTGGTGGGTACCCGCACTGAGCGAGGTCTGTAGAATCTACGGACCCGGGGGTGACGAAGTACGTTTCAAGCGGTATGTTCCTCGGAGACGAAAGAGACCAGAGGGTCGTACTGGTTTTATTTCTCAAGAAACGTACGTGCGACTCTTCGACCCGCCGGAGCATCTCAGAAAACCGACTGCGTCAGAGTGATCAGCTAAGGAGAGACCCCCTAGGGGGTCTCTCCTCGTCTCTTCAAGATTTTTTCGGTTATACATATTCTACATGAGGAACTGAGGTTCCATCTCTGATAGGGAAAAGATATGCCTCGAAAGAAACGCCCCAAGAAGACTACCTATCGGCACGGGACGAAACGGCCCGATAATCCGAAGACCTTTGGGGAAGCGCTACGACAGGTCCGGCATGATGCCGGGCACACGATGCCCAGTCTGGCTCCCCTCCTTGGGTACAGCAAGTGCCGGATCAGCCATGTCGAGACAGGACGTCAGTTACCCTCCCACGATTTCATGAAGGCCTGCTTGAAAGAGGGGGTCTTCTCGAAAGAGAGCCAGAAGTTGCTGATGGGGTTCTTTGCCTCCCAGCAAAACCCCATCCTTGATAAGCTGCTCAAGGAATGCTGGTTCTTACCCCCGGATGACATAGAGGACATCCGGATGAAGTGGACGAGTATCGGGACCAACCTAGTCCCGTAGTCCGAGCCGGAGTGGAAGACTTTTCTTCCCTCAGGTGTTAGATAGAATGAAACACTCCTTTAATATAGGAACTGCCATGTTCTAGCTGACAAACCATCAGGAGGTGACCAATGCACTAGGTCTATAAGCCTCCTTAACCTCCGTAGTGAAGGTACAGTTGTCAAACCTGAACACGAGAGGAAACTACGATGTCTAAGACACGCTATCTGAAAGCGCTGATTAAAGCCAATGCCGCCGCGACCCGTATCCACCGGGATGAAGTCAGGAAGATCGAACAATGGTACTCCAGGCTGTACCGGGAGGTCCATCAGATCGAAGACGTACAGGCCAGGAGACTCGCGTATCACGAGAAGCTCACCGGCTTCTACTCCCGAAGTGACCACTTCTATTTTGTCTGGGAGAGGACGAGACTGAAGGAGGAGGCCAGGGCGATGCACCTGGCGTACGGCCTGATGCGAGGAGTGCCTTACGAGGCGCTGGAACCTCGTAGCTACACCGAACCCCAGTGGCATAAAGTACTGCAAGTGGTTGAGAAGCAGTATGGTTCGCACGTGGCTGCTCGGTTAGGGCCCGCGGTGGAACAGGCTAAGCAGAGCTGGAAGATGAAAAACCAGAAGAACGTCATCCAGGCCATCGAGGTAATGGCTTGAGAGGATACCCGTTAGGCGTTATAGCTCAGCGGTAAGAGCGACGTGCTCTAAACACGTAGACGAGGGTTCGAGTCCCTCTAGCGCCACCACATTGCCCTCCTACCTGGTTTCGGCCAGGTAGGAGGGCTTTATGCCGTCTCGGCGAGTGATGTATGGACACAAACCTCGGTGTGGTAGGAAAAGATAGCCAGCAACTCCTTTATATTAGTAAGGAGGTGAACGATGTGGGATGAGACCGATACCATGGATCGCCCGACATTGATGTCACTGCTGGTGAAGCTGTCTGGACTGCTCGGACAGTATAGTAGCAAACGCTTCAGTGAATTCGAAGAGTTCATAGAAGCAGAAAGCATTTTCGAACTGCGTATCGAAACGGCTAAGCGGAACCATCTGCGCTTCAGGGACCTGATCTACCTGAAGCAGGCTGAACGAGATCGAGAGCGACTGGACCTTCTTCGGAAGGATTATGAAACACGTAGGGCTGCTCTGGATATGAGCTACCTTCTCATCGAGAAGATCAAGAAGGATACCCAACGGCTTTTGGACAGCACGGAGTAGCACATGGACGGGTGGATACTGGCTTATGGCCTGGTGGGGGTGCTGGTGGCTATTCTGGACCTGATCCGATCCAGAAACGACCCCAGTCACGTCAGTGGTCGGTTGTTGGGGATCGTGATTGTTGTGGTGAGTTGGCCCTTTTGGCTCTGGCAGATGGCCGTACAGAGCGATCGGGATAAGAAGGACTGAGCAGCAGTGGAGAGGGGCGGCTAACCGCCCCTCTCGTCAGGGAGTCAGGTATGAAGACGAAGTATGTGACGCATGCTGCATTGACTGGGGCTTTTCATCTCAAAGACCACCACCAGACCCCGATGTTCACGGCGGTCTTGGATGCAATCGAATTCTACTACGGGAAACGTCGAGAGTATCCACTGAAACTCCTGAACTCAAGACGAACGGGTCCAGGGCCTGGCTGGTACGGATTCCAGCAGAGCTACCTCATGACGCTGAATGCCGGGAGGTTGTTCGACACTTTCACTGTCCATATGTCGGAGTACACCGAGCGAAATCGGAAGTTCTTGGCACCCTTTCGGATCTCCCACTACAGAAACATGGTGCGTTGGGACCGTCGATCACACCACCTGAATCCAGGATGGAAAGAGATCACGGAGGTCGTGGAGGTATTGATCGCCTCCCTGAGGAAGGAGTCCACCAGACCGTTCGAGCTCGTGGAGAGCAAGAAGTTCATCACGGCCCTCGGAAGACCCATATACAAGGACAACAACTCCTACTACGTCCTGACGCTTCGGGAACGCGACACGATGAACATCGTTGAGTTTGTCCTCGTGCACGGCCCAAGAGCTCAAGATGTTGAGAGGTTAGGGCCGAAATGTGAGATTATCGGAAGGAAATCACATACCCATTTCAACGTGCCGGTAGTATCGCCGGTTCGTAAGCGGAAACCTGCTGTAGCTGCTTAAAGGACTATTCAGGCAAGGACGCTCAGCTAGAGGCCGAATCTTCGGTCCATTTTAAAACGAGGGAATCATGAGCGCAGTCATCACCCGTGCCACCAAGAGTGAATATCTGACCTTGCTGGCAGAGATCCGTCGGCTGAACTACTTCTACTACGAGAGAAACACTTCTCGGGTTACCGATGAGGTCTACGACCAGAAGTTCAGTCGATTGAAGGAGATCGAGGAACTGCACCCAGATTGGGTCAATCCTCATTCCCCGACCCAGGTGGTCGGCGGCAATGCACCCAGTGAGCAGCAGTTCACCCATCCCTTCAACATGCTCAGCCTGGAAAACACCTATGAGAACGAGTTCGTTTATGTGAACCAACGTCGGATCGTGAAGAAACTGGAAGTCTTCCCGACCTGGGTAGCTGAGCCGAAGTTCGATGGCATTGCGTTCCGTCTGTACTATCGGGACGGTATCCTGGTCACAGGGGCGACTCGTGGAGACGGCATGGTCGGTCAAGACCGCACGCTCCAGGCACTCCTGATCAACGATATTCCGAAGGTCCTGAAGAACTGCAACCACAAAGAGGTGGCGATCGACGGGGAGCTGTGCATGACCCGGAATGACTTCTTTGAACTGAATGCCAGGCAGCGCCGGATCTGTCAGCCGCCGTTCGCAACCCCACGTCACGCCACTGGCGGAACCATGGGCCTCAAGGATCCCGAGGAATTCTCCAAGCGGACCCTTCGGTTCATGGCCTACGAAGCCCGTGACTGGCAGGGTAACTTCCTGTGCGACTTGCATTCAGCCACCTGGACACTCCTGGAAGATCTCGGATTCAACATTGCCGAACAGCGCCGAATGAGTGTGTCCATCACGGGTCTCATCGAGTTCCAGAACACCCTCAGCGACATGCGGGAAACCTGCCCATTTGACATGGACGGGGTGGTGTACAAGGTGAATGATGTTGCTCACCGGGAGATTCTGGGTTATACCAGCAAGGGGCCGAACTGGGCGTTTGCCCATAAGTTCAAGGCCATGAAGAAACGCACGGTCATCCGAGATGTCGAGTGGAGCATCAGTGCTCAGGGTGAACTGTCCGCCAAAGCCATGGTCGACCCTGTCGAACTCAAGGGTGTCACGGTCTCTTCGGTTTCCATGCCGTCTATCTCCAATCTCAAAGAGATGCGGAAGAACGACGTCGTGATGGTCAGCTTGCAGGGCGATGCCTTCCCAGTCATCTCAGGGGTCCTCAAGGAAGAACGCAAAGACGTCGATGAACAGGGGGAGTTAGAGTTCACCCTACCGGTCGTCTGCCCGTTCTGCAAAAGCCCTCTGGCGATCACACCGACTCGAATCGCCTGTGTATCGGAAACCTGCCCAGAACAGTTGGTCAAGAAGGTCTGGAACCTGGTCAGTAAGAAGGGACTGGACTTCAAGAACCTGAGTCGGTCGACCATCCGGACCTTGGTGGAGCAGAAAAGCATCACCTCGATCGCGGATATCTACACCCTGACCCCAGAGAAGCTGGTCCGTGCCGGTTTCAACGAGCACCGGGCTCGTGCGTTCTTCGAGTTTAACAAGCGTTCAAAGGAAGTCACTCTGACGGCATTCCTCACCGGACTGAACGCCCCAGGCGTCAGCTCGGATCTGTATCACAAAATCGGCCAGCGGTTCCATACCCACCCCCTGGCCATGGCGGTGCTGCGTATCTCCTCATCCACCTACGACAGCCCAGAAACCCTTCGGTCCATCTTCGTCCAAGATCTCCGGATCAAGGACGCGGTTTTTGACCGTCTCATGTACTTCCTCGGCACACCCGCCATTCGGAGAGCTATCCAATCCATGCTCTCCAATGGACTCACGTTCAAATAAAGGAACCCCAATGAACCTTCTCAGCTTCTTCCTCTTCGGATACTCATATACCGACATCATCGACTATCGACTCAAGTCGCTGATCAAGAAACACAATGGCACTGGCCATATCCGTCGTCCGAGGCCCTCCATCGTTGGCGTTCAGCTGACGATTGGTGCGCTACTGCTCACCATCTGCTGCTTCTTTGCCCAGGTCGACCTGTTCTGGTCGTCGATGGCGGTACTGGCGACGGGCCTGGCTGTGTTCGGCACAGTCTCGGAATATGAGTATCACCGGGCCATCTGGAAGGCGCACGTCCAGAAACTCCCGACCATCATCGGGGTTTCCAGGATCATGGAGGATTCACCCTACCCCTGTTTCAAGGTCAGTCATCGTCCGGACGGTAGCCCGAATGAGGATCTCCAGTTCGCGCTGTGGCCCAACCATCGGGAGTTCCCGAGGATGTATACCCTCGCTGTGGTCGGGGCGCCCATTCTGCTGGTGAAGGCGACACATTGCGACACCCCGCTATGGGTCCCCCTCTCCAAGTTCTACATCGGTCACCTGCGCTTGAACTTCCAGAAGAAGGATCGGGACATCCTACCCAGCGCCTGGTGCGACCTCCTGGAACGGAATCTCGACAGTGTTCCGATGAACGCCAAGTTCGAGTTGATCTGAGTCGGCATACAGAGCCTGGGATCTCCCAGGCTCTGGCATATATAAAGGAGTGGGAGATGCTACAGATGGAAAAACCGGAGCTGAACTGGTTCGGTTGGTTCATGATTGCTGTCATGCTGACGGCTGTTGCCGGCATGGCGTTCGCTTTACCGAGCCTCTGGCCGATTTGGTTGATAGGGTTCGGCTTTCTGGGAGGTGTGACTCGGGAACGTTTCTTGGTCGAGTACCGGACATGGCAACGATGGAAGGAGTACCTGAACGAACTTCCGGTATTCCTCTACGAAGGCCTGGTTATCGAGGGCACCACCGCCCAAAGTAGCGTGGTCCGGATTGCCCCATGTCGGTCAGATGTGGATATCGCAGATCTCCCAGCCTATCCGTCCGAGCTCTTGAGGTCTCTGGTTCGCAGCGATGAACTCGGCAGCGGTAACGGTAGCTTCAAGGAAGAGGCCTTTGCAGGTGACAGGGTTTTGGTGTTCCAGGCGTCCTCTGGGATTTACTACTGGGCGTCCCATCGAGCGATTCTTTCTGGAGTTGTCAGGGTACAGACGACTCCGCAATTGACAACTGTCTGCGTAATTCCAGGACTGAGAAAAGCGCGAGGTCTCTAAAGGAGATGAAGATGTACGAAGATGAAGATCCGTCCGACACGTGGCTGACGGGTTATGTGGGCTACGTCATGCTCTGCATTGGCGGGCTTTCGATGTGGCTACTGGACGGCATCGGGTTGAAAAGCCTAGGTGCACTGATCTGCGTGCTGGGTGGTTACATCCTCATGAATGTTGCGACCGAAGTCCGGGTGGACATCACCAAGCTACCGACGTTTCATTACCTCGGGGTGGTCCTGGTTGGGAATATCATTCCTGGAGGATCCGTCGATGTGTCGATATACACGAACTTCGCATCGATGGAAGACCACGTGACCCGCATCGATCACCACGTCCAGTCCCTCTACGTGGGGAACAGACTGGGCAGTCGGCTGAACCGAGGCGACCAGGTGCTGATCTTCAAAGACCCGGAAACCGAGGCCTTATCCTGGGCAACCCTGGAAGAAGTCCGGCAGAAGAAAGTCAAGGTTCGGTATACCGACGCCCTGAGACGGGTCCTGCGCAACCCCAGGCTTCTGTAAAGAAACATGGCAGCATATACTCTACAGAGACCGGACACGTCTCTGTAGAGTCATCGCTATCTCTTTTTTAAAGGAAACTCACTGTGTACAAACTAGGCCAGGATACATACCACGGCACGAAGGGGTTCTTCTGGATCAAGAAGAATCCGACCACCTACGTGGTTGGAGATGGGCACAAGCTGGCAGTCGAGGGTTCTTTCATCCAAACGGAAGAATGCAACATCGCCCTGGTGTTCGAAAAGGACGAGAAAAGGTTCTGCGTGGACGTTGTAGACGCGGTCATCAAGGAACGTACCAAGGATCTGAGGGCCACCTTGATCGCCATGGAGAAAATGGGGTACGATGGATATGACTTTGGCGGAACTCCCCAGAAGGCCTATTATTTCATCGAAAAACGAGAAGAATTGGTCTACGTCGGTCATGAAGCCCCAGAACTCGCCGTTCTTAACTACATGGTCGAAATCTCCGGAGAAATCGAAGGCGGGTCTCTCTTCCGGGATGACGTGGATTTCACCCAGGCGTGTCTGGATGGTAAACTGCGACTGAACAAACACAACGTTGTCGTAGAAACTGTAACCGATGGAGTCACCATCCATTTTAACTACCAGAACAGTCTCTATCTATCACAGCTTTATTTCAGTGTCCCGGGCTGGATGAGTGGCCATGGGGATTTGATTTATAACGAGTTCATGACTCCGACCAAGGTGGTGTTATACGCGAACGATCTCGGGAACCACGGGTTATACCAAGGTATCGCGAGGATGAACGTCAGTGCCGCGACGGTAGATCTTTCAACCATGACCACCGACCTCGATGAAACAGCCTCGGATGCTCTCAAGTTGCTGGTTCTCTACTTCACCAAGATCTGGGAGTTCGGAAAGACGGCAGTTCCGAAAGGTAACCCGGAACACGAGGAGTTTGATCGACTTCGGAAACTGGTTGCTCAGCGGAGTGGCATAGCGTATTGCGTCAATTCATCTCAGGGAGTCGTTTTATGAGTGCTGTAAAGTCAGGGTACTTCTGGGTAGGGTCGCCGGCCATCAAGCTGGACGGTGGGTACAAAGCATTCCTCGGTTGCCGACGCCCCCGGGCAAACACCAAGTTCTGCGTGTTGTATGACTGTACCGGTCGGGAAGCCGCCCCTCTCGACCCCGAGGGTCTGGCAGCTTATCGACTGAGAAACCCCGAGAACACTGCCGAGCGTCTGCTGGACATGGGGTATGGTCTGTATTCAGGGACGGGACGGGCTCATGAAACCGAGATCCTGCTGTTAGATACCTTCTCAGGGGTCAGTGGCATCGGGGACTGGTCCTTACTCGACCCAGAGTGTGGGTTCCGTACGAAGTCCCTGATGCACTTCGATGGAAAAGACCTCACTAACCTCCAGTGCCCGCACAGCATCCCGGCGATAATGGCTAGCGACACTGACGAAGCCATGGGTACGGCTATCATGAGCGGCAATGTCCGGATCGAGGATGGTCGTCTCGTTTCAATCGAGGATAAGCTGTCTACTATCACCTTTCACTACGCTCCCTCCGGGCAGCTAGAGTATCTCAAGATCTCCGTCGGGGAGAAGTGGTCGAACACACGAAGGTTTGTGACGAGGATGGTCTGCGAGTATACCCATCGCGAGCTGGTGGGTTACCATCTCCGGATCGAATATAACTCGGATCCGTCCTCCAGTCTCCTCACGTACATGGACGCGAAGACATACGAGCTGTCGGGAGACTGGGCGGATGCATCGCTTTTCAAGAACATCTCGATCTTCCTGCGGGACTACTGGACCTACAGCAAGACACGTCTGGACCCAGAGAGCCGAGGCTATGAAGAGATATTCCGAGCTTTTGTTGTACAGATGTAGCACATCACCCGGTGCAGGCGTCAAGGATGTGATTAATCCACCCAACAGGAGAACCCTATGTTGCAGTATTCACGTGCCAAGGATCGGCATGTCCGGCATCAGCTCGGAGATGATGACTGGGTCTACACGGTATCTGTGAGATCCAGACCGACGACATCCCTGGAGGAGCTGAAGAAAAGGAGCCGCTTGACCGGCATCCCGAAGCAGCAGGACCACGTGGACGAGTACAACACGCAGGACGTCCATGTCCGGGTCAAGACCCGGGAGGTCAGTATCTGTCCGACCTGGGGAGAGTGGGAGCAGACGATCAACCAGATCGAGGCCACCTGCGATCAAGCCAGGAAAATGGGTATCAAGCTACTGCTTCAGCCCAGGGAAGCCCAGCCCATCAACCTCCCATCGGGAATCGTGGTGGATCCCTCGGCGGTCGTGGGCATCACTCCGAAGTCGTTCCGCATAGACGCACCTGCCCATGAAGCCAGTCGAGTTCTGAAAGGATCTGCCTGGCTGACGGACCGTCTGATCTGGCCGACGTTGTTCAAGTTGTCGGATCTGGACGCTCTCGTTGATCAGGACATGCTGGTGACCTACAACGAGCAGTTCCAGGTGGTGAGGCTGGCCGAGCTTCTGTCCCCGGACGAGACCCGGCTTTCGGTCGTCATTGATCGTCCTGAAGCTGGGAAGATCCGGTTCTATGTGTCAATAGGGACTCGACTGATCCTCTCTATTAAAGGAGAGAATACCTCGGATCCCCTCATGACGCGATACTACATGACCGACATTGTTTCAGGTGAACGGGTGACGGCCATGATCCACAAGGACGCCTACTTCACAGTGGACGGGGCGAGTTTCGACAAACCCCTGAGTAGCTGTGAGGCATTCCTGAGGGTCTACCCGTATAGCCAGCTTCTGCTGGATGTGACGGATCAGGCTTACCTTCACCATGAAGAGCTCTATCGGAAGATGATCTCAGTGTGACGACATACCTCCCCTACCCCGGACTATCCGGGGTAGGGGAGGGGTCTTTACTTCTTTTTCAGTTCCTTGACACAGACCACGGCATAGGCGATCGCCGTCTTGTACCCTCGTTCCAGGGTGACTGGGAGATCATTCATGCTACGGTCCATTACTCGAACCAAGAGCCGAGTGATCTCGGCACAAGCTTTCAGGTAGTCGGCCTTCGTGTCATCTTGGTTTCGATGCAACGTACGGTTGGTCTCCGTAAGGAAAGCCTCGATGGTCTTCAACTGACTCCTGGCCTTGCCCATCTCCAGGGAGTACTTCTCCGCATCTGTCATGGCTGACGACAGGGACGACAGGAACGTATAGACCTCTGCCCGGCTCATGCTGGCGACCGTTGTCCGATCCTTGACAAGGATCGGCACGAACTCCAGGGTCTCAATCCGGCCCATGGGCGGGATGTTCTTCTCGATGACCTTGAGTTCACGGCAGCTCACAAACGGACCGTAGCCATCCTCACTGTACTTGGGGAGACCCTTGAGCATGACACTCATGGTTTTCTCCAAGTTCGTGCGGATCCCAGAGAAGTCCTCACCCTTCCCGGTTTTCATGCTGTCAATGATACCGCTGAAAGCATCCGAACCGATGGAGAGGTTGGTGACCAGGGTCTGGGAGGTCCTGAGGACCTTCAGGACATGCTGAGCATTCACTTTGTCCGTAGAACCAAAGTACGACTTGACAGCCACAGCTTCCACGGTACCGGATTCCGGACGTTCCAGGACATCCGCAGTTTCCAGGTAATGCTGGAGATCCCTGACCTTGTCCTGGTTATGGGCGTACTCCCGGCCTAGGGCATGATGGATACGCTCGTAGGACTGGTAGATCTTCTTGATCAGCTTGATCAGTCGCTCGATGATCTTCTTGATCGTGTCCGTGAAGGCCTCGATGGCGACCTGTGGGAGGACGTCCTCATCAGACTCGAGGGAGATACCCCTGAATGTGCCGGGTTCTCCGTCGAGTTGGAGTCGGGTGGACTCCATGATGACGTTGATCAGCCCACGAGTCGCCAGGGGGATCGGGGCTTGTTTGAAGCCCGTGAGGTGTTCACGGGCATTCGCGAGGTTGGCGTAGGCGTCAAGTCCGTCATTGACCAGGTTACCGTAGTCCTCCTCATGCTGAGCGGCACGAAGCAGGACCTCACTGTAAGCCTCGAGGTCAATCGACGGGAGGGGGATTTCCTCCCCCTCGACCGTGATTTTCAGCATGGAGATTCCTGAGTTAGGCTGGGTTGTACGTCAGTGCATGGGTACCGCCGCCTTCTGGGGCGAAGTGAACCTTTGCGCCGACTGCAATAGCATTTGCTTCACCATAGAGAATGGCAGCATGGAGTGCTTTCAGGAGGGCTATCGGGGTGTCCACAACCAAGACCCGAATACCACCGATCAGGCCCTTAAGCAAGATCTGAATATCTTTGATAAGGAACTTACGCTGATCGATGCTAATTTCGTCGTCACTCTGCGTGGACCCATTACGAAGTTCCTTTGACAGGGTCAACTGAATATCAGAAAGTTCTTTTCGAAGATCTTTGACGGACTGTGTTTGCCGTTCATAAGACTTGACAACATCATCAAGGTGATCGGCATATGTCGAAAGATTCGATGGGATCAGAGGTTTGACGGTCGCTTGCTCATATGCTTGCTTCTGCACCCCGGTGTTGAATAGCCGAAAATCTAGCACCGTCGGGATATTTTTATCACTGTCAAGAACATCGGTTTTACTCGATAGAAATCTGACAGTCGTCTGAGAAACAATGAAGAAGTGTGTCGAGACCACCGGGCCGTATATCTGCATATCGGTTCGGTTAAGCCCAATGTTGATACCCGTCCTTGCTACGAGGGACTCGTCTTCAATGAGAAGCTTGATGAGCTTTCTGACCCCCATTTGGATCTTCATAAGACCCGCACTATCTTGGTCTTTGAAAGCGGCGGCGTGTGTTTTGACCTCACGAACATACCCAAGGGCTTCGTGAGCCCTCGCCATGTACGCACCGCCAGCGTTCAGGTCATTCAAGATAGATCCACCGTCCACAGCGGTACGGTAATAAAAGGTCTTCTTGACAAGGTCGGCCGGGGTGAACTTCTCGGTGTCGACAGGGGCATTGTGACCGACAGAGTTCAACGACATCTTGAGTTTGTCAATTCGAGCACGGGCATCCTTGAGGCGCTTCTCGAAACCAAAGAAGAAGTCACCAATTTTGGCGATAAATTCCTTGATCCACTCGATGATGCGCTCAACAACTGTCTGAAGGGTGTTGAGAATACCGGCTTCGGTGGCGACTTTCAGGTCCTTCTTGCTGCTGTAGGATTCGACCGATACGCCCGGGATACGGCGAGCAGTGGCACCCAGGCGGTTCCGGATGGACTGAAGTTGGAGGTCCACCAGCCTGGCGGTTTCCACGGTGATCTCAGGAGCCCCTTGAATCACATCCAGGGTCTTGAGCAGTTCGTCGTTGACTCCGAGTCCTTCCTCGATGGACTCGACGGCCTGCACTGCATCATCGATCGGGATGTTGTTTTCCAAGCTACCCTGATCCACACCGTCCAGGACATCCAGGTCTTCACTGATCTCTTCCATCGAAAAATAGGGCTTCATACGTTTTAGTTCCTTATAGGAAGGGTGGACACAGGTTGTTGGTTACCAGAGAATATCTAAACCAGTATACCTTACTATCTTTTGAGTGCAGCTCTGCGCCATCGAATTTCTCATCTCCAATCCTCATAGAGGCCGCTATGTCGAAGAATACTTTCTTTTCACTCGAAGACGCAGATCTGGAAGAACTCAACCCAGGTGACGCAGCCCAGGATGACGTCCTGTCGTCCCACTCGGAACTGGATGACGCCATGGCCGAGATGGACGGCTATGCCGTTGTCGCCAGCGACAACATGGCCGGTGTGGAGGTCGGTCTCGAAGCACTGGCCACTCTGGAAAACCTCGAAGAGGCCATTCAGCCGGCAATCGATTCTGGTGAAGGTCTGGATCCCCAGGCTGCCGAAATGGTTGAGACGGCCATTGAGTCGATCCGTGATCGTCTTGGCATGCCGACCAAACTCCGGAAGTCCCTGCCGAGTATGGAATCGTTCCAGTCCCCCCGGTCGCGTTTGGCCGCCACCAAGCTGGCCTTGGAAGACGGTGTCGAGAAGACCTCCGAATCGATCCTCGGCAATGTCTTCAAGAAACTGGCGGCGATTGGCGACGCCTTCGTCAAGTTGTTCGCTTCTCTCGACTCCAAGTATGTCGATCTCGAGCAGAAGCTGACGCAGTACTCAGCCCAGGCCAAGTCGCTGAAAGGCGAGATGAAGGCCACGGAGTTCAAATCGAAGGCCATCGCCCGGGCGATCGGTGACGGAACCCAGGCCAACGCCAAAACGTTGAGCGAACTGATCGAACGCACGGTCTCCTCCGTGAAACTCGTCAGCGCGTCCAAAGAGTCTCTTGTTTCGGCAATCGAAGGCTTTCAGAAGAGCTCGATGGAGAAAGACGACGCGACCAAAGCCGCCAAAACCTTTACCTCTGTTGAAGAAAAGCTTTTCAACGGCATTCCGAAAGCTACCGCTTCGGTTCAGTCAACCACCCACGAGGCTCGGGGTCCTCTGATCGGTGGTATCGTTCTGTCGAAATCCGCCATTCCCGCTTCGATTTACGGTATTCCGTTTATCGTTACCTGGATCAGACCCAGTAATTCACGGAAGCAGGTGGTGACGGCGACGGCTCTGAAACCCAACGAAATCGCTCCGTTGGCCAAGGAACTTCTCTCGGCCATCTCCGAGATTCGTAAGGCTAACGCCTCTGTCAAGGCCGATAAGGGTGACCTTAAGACCATCCTTCAGAACTTCAATCGTACTTCGAAGGACTTGAAGAAGTTGTCCAGGTCCCAAATGAACACCATGAAGTTCATACTCTCTCAGAGTGTGCGAATCATGAACAACTTCTACATGAGGCTTCCGGCCGAAACTTACGCTGGCTTCGCAAATGCCACGAAGTACATCGGCATGTCGATCGCCAATATTCAAGGCTCCAGCGCCGAGTAACACCCGCCTCACGGCATGGACCACCAGGAGCCTCTAGAGGCTCCTGGTGGTCTTTATAAAGTTTCTCAGTACGACATATTCAATACGAAGACACCCTTCGGAGTGTTATGAATCCTCTGGTATTCACCACACACAGCGAGAAAGCAGATGACTGACTCTCATGACAAAACGTTCGGTTGGGTCAAAAACTACCGGGGCATCCAGGTGACTGAACTGGATTACATGCCCACCGCCGATGGATACAGAAAGACCTACGGCACCGAAACACGTCATGAGTCCCTCTCTGAAGCCTTGCGCAGCCTGGCCATGGTCGAGCTACCCGCCGGTATCACGGTCGTCCAGATGGGAACCAAGGTGATGACCACCATCCGCCCCAAGGCGGTAGGCTACCACCGCTATGAGACCACCCGCTCCTGGGAAGACCCGGACATGGCGCTCGTCCAGACCTTTGTCCGGACTGCCGAGTGTTTCCGTAGCCAGCGCTGGCGCAGTCATCGGGAATCCGTCTGGGGTCCCAAGTTGGCCGACATCTTCCCGCCAGAGCGTGCGGCACTCATTTATTTGTCAGCCGAGGAAGAATCCGACTTTGCTGGCCTCAAGAAGCTCTCCATCCAGGACCTTCTTGCGCTGTACGAGTTGAAGCTGACTGGACAACTCCGTCCAGAAGAAATGCAGGCGCTTGTTGCCTGACATATATAAAGGAATAGAACCAGATGCTGATCCATGCCATGTCGCGGGAGAGAGCGGTTGATTGGGAGCCAAACACCCAGACAGCCGCCGTCTCCATTGGCACACCCGACCACGACTACCCCAGCTCCATCAAGATGATCGGCTGGGCCGATACACTCTACCTGAACTTCTGGGACATTGGAGATATCGACCCTGATGACTGGCTGTACAAAGCCAGGTGGGGCGATAAAGAACCCGTGCTCTTCGATCGGCATATGGCGATCCGGGTGGTGTCCTTCGTCTTGGCCTATCACGGAAAGATCGATGATCTCCTCATCCACTGCGACATGGGAATCTCCCGATCCGTCGGGATGGCCACCGCTATTAAGGACTCTATCATGGAGTCGGAGATCAAGCTCTGGGATGTCCCGAACGAACGGCGTATGAACAAGCGGGTCTACGATACCGTGATGATGGAGTTCTTAAGGGCTCGTGGGTCCGGTTCCTAACCCCCAGTAACCGGATATACTCTCCTTGAAGAGAGTCAGAGTCTTGGCTGTATATATAAGGAGTCTTATGACGTGAACGTCCCGATCACTGCCATCGATGTCAGTCACGTGGATGTGTTCGACGCGTTGGTTTATCCCGAGCAGCATTCCGGCGTGCAGCAGTACATCCAGGCCCAGTTTCAGCAGGTAGGCCACAACCTCAACTCGGCAGCTGCTCAGTACATCGAGTCTGCCAGGCTGCTCTCAGAGCAGTTCTACGACAGCGCTGCTGCCATGGCGGCCCGTGCTGCCGTGCGCATGATCGGTCACATCGTCAATCCAAACGTCGTACAGCACCTTCGGACCCTGGAGGATCTCCAGTGCGCAGCCCCGGTCATGCAGCGGTACATCATGGCGGATCCGTATATTCGTCAGAAGTATCTGGAGCAGCTGTGTTCCGGCTATGATGGTCAGTATATGAATGCTGACGGGTCTGACGTAGGCGAGCAGCACTACGACTGGCGCCGGGTCCATCAGGGTATCGCTGAGGTGGACGAGAAGGGCTGGCAGTGTGTCCAGTACTTCGAGGACCTCAGGGACGGGGATCGAGAGCTGGCGATCGACGAGCAGGTCGATATCATCGGCACGATGGAGCTGGCCAGGCTGTTTGCCCAGGCTGGCGAGGATCCCACGGATCCATTCGGCGGAAACATCGGCTGACAGCCTACCCACTGGGAGCCTAGAGGGGCTCCCGGTGGGGGCTATGCCACTTCTATAAATTTTCAGTTAGATATACTCAACTTGAGGAATATCCCATCCTCGTCATTTCAAGCCTTCTAAAGGAGCTACATCATGTTCAAGATTTCCATTTCTAAGCAGGTCGTTTCCGCCATTTCCAACGCGGTGGTCCTCTGTGACCGCGTCAGCACGGAGGCAATGGCCCCCGTGCTTGAGAAGCACGGGGCGGAGGTCCCAGCCGCTGTGACCGTGGAGGAAGTCAGCGATAAAATCGTTGGCTTCATCTCCAGGCTCCCCCTGGTCCACAAGGACCAGGAAGGAAACCTGGAGTTCGGGATGTCCCCGAGCTTCATCGAAGACCTCGGCGGCTGCGCCGCCGAGCTGGCCGAGATTCAGGGCCAGCTGGCCGCCCAGGTCACCGACGTCGTTTTGACGGTAATGAGCTTCGAGAAGAAGCTCGACGCCGCATTCAACCGCGGGTTGAACCGCTTTGAGGCCGCTTATGCGGCCGAAAAGGCCCGGCACGTCATCGATGCCTCGATGACGGCCCCGTCCACGGAAGTGGCCGTGGCAAAGAAGAAGCCCCGCAAGAGCCGCAAGGCTTCTTGACGGGTAGAGGGAGGGGCTCACGCCCCTCCCTCTCTTCTTTTTTTCTTCGGGTATCGAGTGACACAAGGAGAGCGTTATGATCCCACCCAAGAGTACAGGTCGTACCCAGACACGCTACGACGAAAAGGGCAGGCTCGTCGCTGTCTTTATCGATGGGTTGATGTCCCACCCAGATTCATGGTTCATCGAGTTTGACGAGAATGATCGCCAGATTGCCTACACCCGCGCTGGGGACTTCTCCCATCCAAAGAGCTGGTTCATCGTGAAGGGCGGGCCTGACCACGACTTGTTCATCGTCAGTAAGGACCCGAAAAATCCTCGCAGCCATGCCATTTACTATGACAAGCATGGCAGAATCTGTAAATCGCTGCCACTCACCTTACAGAACTATCCTTTCCCTTACCGTGTATTTCACAGAGTGAAAGGCTGGTTGAGGACACTCCTGAACCATGGACACGACACCGTTCGAAGACGGGAAACAACACATCAACATTTACTCCCGAGGGCAGACCAACCTCGGAAGGGCACTCTCAAACTTCGCAAAAATAGGGTTCATCCACCCGAAACACGGTGAGTTCGAAAGTGTGGAGGGTTACTGGTACTGGCTCTCCACGGGTAAGAAGCATCAGTTTCTGAGACACCTCTCTGGTTTCAAGGCCAAAGAGGAGGGCAAGAAGCTGGAGCGAGTGCCTGTGGAGAACTTTAAGGATGAGATTGAGCGAGTGATTCGGTTCAAGATCACTCAGAATCCTGACCTCCTCCAGGAGTTCAAGATGTCGGTCCTGCCCTTCAAGCACTACTACATGTATGGCACTCTGCCAGATGTGAAGACAGTCTACCCCAGAGACCATCTGTGGCTGGTTGGGGTACTGGAAAGCCTGAGGGAACGACTCAATCGCCGTAACCTCCGGGTCATTGTGGCGGGTAGCCGGTCTATCAAGGACATCAGTCTGGTTCGGAAGGCGATCAAAGAGACGCCGTTTGACATTGGGTGCATCGTCTCAGGGATGGCGCCTGGTGTAGATAACCTGGCTGAACAGGTGGCTATTGAGCTGGAGCTCAACCTCGTCTGTTTCCCAGCCGACTGGGATAATCAGCCCAGAGCAGCCGGGATGATCCGGAATGGCGAGATGGAAGAGTACAGTGACGCCCTGATCTCCATTTGGGATGGTCGCTCAAGAGGTACTCAGGACATGATGGCACGGATGAAAGGTGCTGGAAAACCTGTGGATCTTCACCACATCACCCTGTAAGGGAACGTTATGCCTGACAATATCAACACCGTCGTCACACCCTCGCTGTCTGATGACGGCTGGGTCTTTTCAAGCATCAAGCAGGCTGACTACGTCATGGCTGACTTTCTGGCCAGCTTCTACAGTCAGTCCAACATCTTCCAGGGGAAGGTGTCTTCGTATGGATGGGTCATGGCGGCTTACAATAACGACCCACCAACCCTCATGGATAAGCTGAGAAGCATGGTCACAGCTTTATTCTCGCGCTACTTCAATGATGTAGTCGTCGAGGTCGTCGACGGTAGTGAAGATACGAACTCCAGTCTGGTGACAGTGAACATCTTTGTTCAGTTCGTGACTGCCGATGGCGTCACTCAGAACTTGGCACAAGTCGCCAAGATCAACAACTCGAAGTTCGAGTCCATTCGCGAGATCATTACCAATGGGTCCTAACATGTCCAAGAAACCGCGTACCAAAGCACTGGACTTCGCTACGAAGGTCATGTTGGCCGAAGCGAAGGCGATCGAAGAGGAAGCGTTTGGCGACATCTTCAATCATCAGAACATCGCCAAGCTTCCTGAGTCCGTCTTTCGCCAGGACTTCCTGCCGTACTTCTCCGGCCAGATCATCGATGATCGGACCCGCCAGATCACCACAGTGTGGATCGGTATCGCTGGATCACCCACGTCCCCCGTGGATGTGGTCGACCAGGAGGGGAAGACACTCTTCCAAGTTCCGCCAGTGATGTCAACGACGTTCCTGGAACGGGCTCAGAACTCAAACATCAAGTCCTTTGGTGAATTGTTCGACATGGCCCAGCGTCAGGACGCCTATCTGCCGGGCACCGGGCAGAACCTCTTGGCCAGTGCAGTCACTCTCAGGACGGACAAGTCCAAGCTGAAGCCCGAGGAAGAGTCTGTCAAAGGCTGGGACGCAATCTTCAAGTACTACAATCTGAACACAACCAAGAAGGCATCCTCCTCAGGAGCGGCTGAGGAAGGTCCGAATTACGACGAGCTGATCTTTGACTGACGGGATTCGCTACATCTGCCTCAGTGACGTACACCTGAATCATGACAGAAACCCGACGAGTCGCATCGTCGGGAATCTGTTTCATTTTTTCTCACAGTTCGAAAAAGGCTCTGCGTACGGGAAGCTTGACCTGATCGTGATTGCTGGGGATCTGTTCGACAGTCTGATGGACTGCGTGCAGTCGGATCTCTTCGAAGCTTTGACGTTTCTGTCCTTTCTGGTAAAGTTCTGCGAGAGGAACGACGTCATCCTGCGGATATCCGAGGGTACGCCGGGACATGACTGGAAACAGTCAAGGTTACTTGACATCGTTTCCAGCTTGGAAAACACCAAGGCGGACGTCCGCTGGGTCCAGGGTCTGGAGATAGAGCATCTTAAAGATTTAGGGCTCGATATACTCTACGTGCCCGATGAGCATTCTTCGTCTGCTGAGGAGACCCTCAGGCAGGTACGGGAACTCATGATGGAGAAGGGGTTGACGCAGGTTGACCTGAGCTTCATGCACGGGATGTTTACGTACCAAATGGCGGGCATCCCAGGGAAACACGACACGCATGACGAGGCATCCTACCTTTCACTGACCCGACACTTCATCAATATCGGTCATGTCCATACCTTCAGTACGTATGACCGGATCATTGCTCAGGGGTCCTTTGACCGACTCGCCCATGGGGAGGAGGAAGCCAAGGGTGCTGTGTACTGCGAGATCTTCCCTGACGGGGACGGTGTTGACCACTACGTCTTTGTGGAAAACAAGAACGCTTTGATCTTCAAGACGGTCTCTCTGTCCAATGGCACAATGGAATCCGCCCTCCTGAAGCTCGATAAGGTCGCCGGCAAACTGCTGGAGGGGTCCTACCTCCGGATCAAAGCCCCCAAACTTCACCCAGTCTACCAGGGATTCGAGGAGATCAAGAAGCGATACCCCTCTCTTCATCTCAGTAAACTGAACGAGGAAGAGGAGAAGGAGCATCAGAAAGCCCTGGAGGATTCGACGCTCCTTCAATACACCTCGATCGAGATTACCCCAGAGAACGTGGTGAGTCTGATCATGGAGGAGGTCGATGGGGTCGAGAAGATCGATGCTGCCGATAAACACCTCCTACGCCAGCTGCTGGAAAATATTCAAGCATAAACACAGGGAGCTTCGGCTCCCTGTGTGTCTGTCTATATAAAGGAATGAGCATGTCGTTGTTCGACCGTACCATGTCCTCGATCCCTGTCAGTATCGGGACATCGTTGGCTCTGGAGTCCATCTTTAAAGGAGACCGCCCCCCGTATGACCCAGATCGAAAGATCCCTCAGCAGGTTGACCTGAAGAAGTACGATGAGTGCTGGGTCAACGTGGATACCCTCCTTCGGAACATCCAGGGGTCTGTGACCTCGGTAGATTGGAATACCAGTAATGCCAAGCAGGTGCTGGATGTTCTGCTGACTGAGATGGAGATCATCCAGTCGCTCTTTCAAATCGAAGGACAGGGTACGTGTACGCCTATCTTCTACCGACCCCAGTACAGCCGGTTACCTCATCTGTACGGCAATATGGTGCAGTTTCGAGAGAACTCCACGGAGAAGGGGGCGGCGACGGCCCTGAAGTTGAAACAAGTCAGGATGATGCTGGAGAAGCAAACGGACCAGATCCAGAGCTGCGACCCTGATCTCAAGCCTCGGCACCCAGCCAGAGCCCTGGTCATCACCCATTACGCCTGGGATCTCCTCAGCGAGAAACACTTCAGGACCCTGGACCTCCTGGAATCCCATACGGGAATCCTGAAAGGACATGCTCAGTGGAACACCAAGTACGCCCCTCTGGGTAAGGAGGACCTGACCCATCTACCCTTCACATCCGGACTGCTGATTCTCTTCGGAGATAAAACTCTCATCCAACCCCATGAGTTGAAAGTGAGAAGAGTGGTGCACGATATTTCGGTGAAAGGACGCTGGACGCCGTATACCACTCGTGAAAAAATTTGTACAGACATTAAATCAAATGTCCTCGATCCGTACCTGTTTCAGTACCTGATGAAGCTCCTTTAATAAGGAATAAAACCAGATGTCAGAAGAAAACGAGAAGCCGAAGATCTTCGAGCTCGAACGATTCACGTTGTTCTCACCCGTGGAGAACAATAAGCGGGCCAGCCTGGCGTGGTCCATCAGGGATGAATACCCGAGGATCACGGTGTTTACCCGTTCAGATTCGGGACCCCTGAAAAACGGTATCATCACAGCACCGTTTGATTTGGAAACCGTCACGGCGTTTCTGTCTCAGCTGGCCATGGTGGCCAAGGGTCCCGACAACGTCAAAGTACACGTCACGTCTCTCTGGGGTAAGCGCGACGAGCGTGGTAACATCACGGGTGAGAAAGAGCTCCGTGGCGATGTCTGGTTCGGGAAGGACGGGAATGGCGTGGTCTGGATCGCCGTACGGGCGCCGGAACACCCGGATATCCAGTTCAAGATCACCCTGTCCGAGTACCACAACTTCTACGACAGCAACAATCGTCAGATGTCGGAAGCCGAAGGCTCCGTTCTGAGAACGCTGGCCATGGTCGAGGTGCTGAAGCGTGTCTTTGCGAATCGGTGCGCCAAGTGGCGAGACACCAGCATTCCGCGTGAGAATACGCGTGGACGTGGGCAGCAGGGCGGTGGACAACGGGGCAAAGCGTCGTCCAACAACAACTCTTACTCAGGAGCAAACTTCGCAGACGACGACATCGCGTTCTGAAATACGGCATAGCACAGTACAGTCGACAAGCGTCGACTGTACTGTATGCCTTTGTAACCCACGCTGGGTAGATATACTCTCTCTGAACCCACTCGGGACGTTTACGTGAGAATTGATCCTTCGAACGACGGTTTAAACTCTACACCCATGGCGCTGGTGAGCCACAAGGGTAATGTGGTTGGTTTTTCAATCGTGAGTTACCGGAAGAACACCTTTGCCAGGGATGTCGGGATCTTTGACCAGATCAACGACTACTGGTCGAGTCTCCCCATGGAGACCCAGGACCGGATCTTCGAGATTTATAGCGAGACGATGTCCATCTTCGATGGGGTCATCCCCAAGGAGATGATTCTGAGCCGCCTCCAAGAGAAGGTGAAGGAGCTGATCGAGCTGCACGACCTGGAGACCATCCAGATGTGGATGGGATTTAAAGGGCAGGGTATCGATATCCCGCCTGAGTCCGCAGTACCGATTCAGTATGTCCATAATCCGGATACCAACACCAGCCGTAGCAAGACGTATATCCGTGCGGATTACGTCGGCTTGGTCTCCCTGGTCATCGTCCTGAGGACCATGGTGCCGATCTGGGGTGAGTATACGGCCAGTATCCGCAAGGGTTCTGAGAACGTCTACAAGGAGATGCTGGCGTTTCGGTTGTTAGATACTTCAAACATCTTCCAGACAGCGCCGATGATGAAGCTGTCTGAGTACGTGGAAGAGATCGTGGTCTCCAGTGACCGATCCTCTCACAACAACGCCCTGAACGGTATCCCTCGGTCAGACTATCCCCGCTGGATGCTGGCGATGCTCTGTGTGCGGCATCTTGCCGTACGGGATCTTCGGATTACCGAGGAGAACCACCACCTGGTCAAGTACATGTACATGTCCGTGGTGGGGAAGATGGAGAACAAGGATAACTCCAGCGAATCCGCCATCAAGGACAAACGGGCTGTCGACGAGAATAGCAACAACCCGGAAAGCCCCTCTACGCTGGAAGGGTACAAGATCAAAGCCAATCTCTCCGTAGGGGAGCTGGCAGAGATGGAGTTCTCGATCAAGAACGTCTACGAGTCGGCGAGTCGGCTCTCTAGCAACATCGTCCTCGAAGATCTACAAACAGCCCTGCAGTCCGTCAAGCAGTATGACGCAGTCCCCAGTAAGCCCCAGGTGATGCTGATGCGCTGGGTCTTCAGTCCCATCATATCCCCCATGGGCCTGGTCTACATGCCGGAGTACCTGATCAAACAAAACCTGGCTGTGCTGGAGTCCGTCCTCTGGGCTCGAGGTCACCACTATCTGGCGATCCTCTCCAGCGCTATGCCCATCACGTCCGAACGAGAGATGATCGTCTCGTCTCTGGACAGTAAGAAGCGGATTCCCCGCGAGATGATTGACAAACTGGACCAGCTGTTCCCGTATCGCCTGCCTCAGAGAGGTAAGAAAGCCTCTGAAGAGACGTTGAATCCAGCGATCGAGAACATCGACACCCTGGCAACTGAGTTTACTCGGTTCAGCTGGGCTGCCACGACCACCTCGAAACGGGTGGAGAGTGTCCTAGACCAACGTACTCGTCGTATCCCTGTCGTCGCCGATATTAAAACCCATCTGGCCAGGCTGGTCATTGAGATTCAAACAGGCGACTATATCTAAACTACGCTTCACCAAGGAGTAGCAATGTCGTACATGAACCAGACATTCCACGATGAAGGCGCCCTACGAGCACCGAAGATCCGGATCACCAAGTTGATCTGTAGCCAGACCGGCACCTACAACCCGATGTACAATCGCCCGTATGAGACCCACTTCAATGGGGATCTGGCGAATCGGATCATCGAGCGTGTGGAAGAGTCAGCGCGTGGTAATGGCGGGTCGGCGGGGACGATGCTGGCCGGTATGGCCGGGGAATTCGTGGCGCCGTCTCACCAGCCTCAAGGCATGGTGGCCATTCCGAATGGATGGGATCGCCCGCGTGGGCGATTCATGATGCGTGTGGAAGTCACCCAGGCCACCGGTACAGTGAACTACTACTACCTGCAGGGCTACACTTCCCACTTCGATCTGTCGTATAACCGGGTCGTAGACCCGAACATCGAGTTCTTCGTAAACTCCGTGATCGGCACCGTGGTCATCAACTTCCACCATGCGGGCGGGGTCGTCAGTGAAGAACGGGTGATGAGTTCCAACCAGATCATCAATGGTCGAGTCGTCTCCCAGGGCTCCCCGACCAACACCGTGGCCGGTATGCGCCCTCAGGATGTCTACGCCCAGATCCGCCAGCATCAGCTGGAAGCCGACTTGGGTCAGAGGGCAGACTACTACGATAGCAGTACGGATCTGTCATCGATCAGCTCCATGTCATCCCGCATGAATAACCTGCCGGTATCCTATCTGACGGGAGTCGTCAATGCCTACACCACGGCACAGGCGGTCTCGGCATACGGTAACGATACGATGGATGCGTTCGGTCGTGCCAGAGACCTTGTTGCAGATAACACTCTCTCTGACAATCCGTTCTTCCGTGCCATTGCCGGCCAAATCGGTGTCGGTAACCCGATGTCCTTCAGAATGGCTCACCTTCAACGTCTGGACCCTGGGGTGAACCACGAGAGCGTCAGTCGGTTCCAGGTACTGGATCCGAACGCCATGACCAAACTGCCCGTCGCTGGACAGACTGAGTACTGGCATAACCCGAATGACCGTCATGTTCAAGTTGCTGTCATGTTGCTGCACGGCGTACCCAGCCTGATGTCGGCGTACATGCTGACGAAACTGGCCTTCAAAGCCACCAATGCGTTCCATGGGGGTATGAACCAGGTCTTCATCACGGGCTGCATGGATCTCGCGAGTCGAAACACCAGCCAGTACCTGGAAGCTTTCAAGCAGCGGTTCGTCCAGGAAGTGATGATGGATATCACCCACAACAACCAGGAACTGTACGATATCACCGTGGAGTTCGACCTTTTGGGCAGTACGACCCTCTCGGTCTCCATGAATGGTCGCCCCCCGACGCCGTTCCAGGTTCCGTCGTTCTGCGATTCATTGCTGGCGCCGACCTATTCTGTCAATGGCGCGGTCCTGAGGGACACCTCCAGCGATATGTACCAGCTGCTGTCAGAGGTTTCAAACACCAGCCTGGGCACCACATCCGTCAACATGGGCATCTAACCAGGACCCTTCATGTCAGAAAGAATCGAGAAGGCCTATACGTCCCTGCTGAAGTTTGCAGGGATGGGGGTCAATGAAGAGGGAGAGATCGTTGCCGATCTCTTCAACTCCAATGGACCTACGCCGAACATCCTGATTGGTGACCAGAAGCTGGTCTTCCCCTGTCAGAAGCAGTTCAGTGACCCTGATCAGGAGAAGATCTACTTTCACCCACTCTGCGAGTCCGTTCTTCGTGGCGGAGAATCCGAGGTTCTTCAGAAGCTTCGGAACGCCATCCTGACTCGACTGAACTTGGTGACGGGTCAGATCACGACATCTTTGCTGGTCATTGCTGGCAGCCAAGACCTCCAGCGGCGGCTGAGCCCAGATCAGAACTCCCTGCTGAAGGTAGTTCGTGATGCAAACGAAAAGACAGGACAGAACTTCCAGGCTCAAATGCTGAGCTATTTGAAGAAGAAGGTCCCGTCTCCGTTTGTGGGGATCTACCTGAAGAAGCAGGGGACGTGGATCGGCAAGTCGTATAGCCGTGTCGCCATCATCACCTTCCCCTTCTACAAGGAGCTGACGGATCCGGAGAAGAAGTCCCGCCACCTGGTCGGGGATCATGCCGCGTATAAAGCGGTCTTCGAGTATATCTTCCCCGGACTGGACGAACCCGACACCTACAACTACGGGACTCGCAGTCATGTGGCGCCGTTCCTGGACGTCCTGACGAAGGCTGCCGCAGTGCTAGCGACTCGTCTCAACGAGATCGCCAGCCTCTTCAAGGACTTCATCCCGGAATGGGAGGACTTCCTCTTCGACATGGACTGGCTGGAGACCTTCCAGTCTCTCCAGGCGCTCAGCTCCGAAATCCAGGAAATGGGCGACCTGCGCGGCAATATCGGCGCAGTACCTGTTTCTGAACAACGACACCCCAGCCAGGAGATCCCTCAGAGTAGCAATACTCCGGCCAAGGTAGTGGCCCCTGAACCCCGGCAGCCGGCTCCGGTTCAACCCCCTCCCGAACAAAAGAAGGAACCGACACCAGCCTCCTCCGGCAAGGCCAGTATGAGTGACGTACTAGCTGTGACTCCTCAGTTGGCGGCAAACGGCGGTCTTCTCGCTCAGCAGCTGACAAATGAATACGTGGAGAACTACGTGCGGCAATATGGTCAGTATCCTCCAGGATACGTCCCTGTTCAGTATGACGCTCAGGGACGCCCTGTTCCCATGATGCCGCCACAGCAGCCGGTGTACCCCCAGCAACCCATGTATCCTCAGCAGATGCCTGGCCAGCCGCCGATGCAGCCGATGTATCCGCAGGGGTATCCTCAGCAGATGCCGGGGCAACCCCCAATGCAACCCATGTACCCTCCGGGATATCCCCCTCAGGGTCCCTCCGTTCAAATGCCCCCGCCGGGCTACCCGCAACCCTATCCTCCAGGCTACTACCCGCAGCAGGGGACTCAGATGCCAGGATATCCCCAGCCGGGATATCCGCCTCCGATGAATCAGCAGCCGGTCTCCTGGAACAACTTCAACGTAAGCGGTCAACGTTTCGCCTCTTCTGAAGACACAAGTCGCCCCAGCGATACGGGAAGCTTCAAGAAGATGCCGAACGACTGGCGTCAGCGGTAAGCCATACCGCCCGCTCAGCCCCTGACCAAGGCTGAGCAGGCGGATGCTTAGGTGGAAGCTGCTTTTTGTGTTTTGTAGATGTTGGCAAGAAGAACCACAGCAGAGGCTGGAGGGATCAGAAACGTTAGCTTATCTCCGCGGTACTCCGAAGAGTTCTTGTAGTAGTTCATCCGAATGGCCAGCTGAATCTGATCAATCGGAACCCCGTTCAGAGCCAGAAGCCCGTAGAGATCGCCGGTGTACATCTCGGCCTTCTGGGCGTCGACGGTGAGCGAGGTCGTGTCCGCGTGGTTTCTGAAGTAGGTCAGGTGATCTTCGAACAGATTGATCAACCCGGTCTGCGTGTAGAGATCAGAGACTGTCGGAAACATCGTGGAGATATTCATAGCGGCCTTATTAAAGGAGTGGAGGTAGATATACTCTACCTGGACGGTACGCGGTCTTAACCAAGTAGAAGGGAACCATGATTGAGTCAGAGAACGAGCTGAAGCCGGAATTCTTGGGGATCCACGCCATGAGTTCCACGGCTCCCACGAACAGCGCCTCTCGTGGCGTGATGTTCGGGAGTCACTACACGCAGCATCTCGTCATCAACGGGCTGGAGGAGAAAATCCTCTATGCCGGGCCGGAACAGGAGTTCGCCAAATACACACTCGGGATCAAGATGCCGGAAAACGGCCGTGTCCTGAGGGTCATTCCAAAGTATCCACAGAGCGTGGGGCAAAACAGCATCCGGATGAACCCGGAGCTATTGGTCATCTACGAACGAGAAGACACCAAGGAAATCGACTGTTTTACCATTCCGTATCATCGGAGCTTCCATCAGTACTTTGGCTGGAAATGCCAAATGACCGAGGCCTGTGAGCGACTGACCCAGCCAAACGCCTACTTCGCCAAGGATACGGTCTTTGCTGACACCCCCGGGGTGATCGACGGAAACAGCTACGCCTACGGTCGGAACATCAACGCCGCCTATATGTCCGTCCCAGGGGTGGCTGAGGATGGCGTGGTGGTCTCCAAGCAGCTGTTGGAGAAGCTGAAGTTCAAAGTTTACGATGAACGCATCGTGGAGTTCGGGAGTACCCACTACCCGATCAACATCTATGGTGTCGGGAAGCAATTCCCAGACATCGGCGACATCGTGAAGACCGATGGTCTCTTGATGACCTTGCGTGAACACGATCCTGATGCGTACGCTGTGACGCTAGGGACTCGCGACATGCAGAACCCCGACCATATCTTCGACAAATCCATCTACGCCCGATCTGGGATGGGTCGAGTCGTTGATATCGAGGTTATTCGAAACAACAACCCCAACAAGAAGACCCCCACAGGCCTGACCACCCAGGCTGATCGCTACGCGGATGCCCTGGTCAAGTACTATCAGAACATCCTGGAAGCAGAACGGCAGATCCGACTGGAGCGTAAAGCCAAGTATGGCGTCTCGGAGTTCAACCACACTCCGAGGTTTCACAACCTCCTGGTGTACGCTCTGGGTATGACCAACCACAACGGTCGTCAGCAGCGTCAGGTACTGCACCTGATGAACCGCCGCACACCCATCGATGAGTATTACATCAAGTTCACCATCGAGTCGGAACTCACGCCGTCTATCGGGGACAAAATCAGTAACAGCTCCGGTAACAAGGGCGTGATCTGCAAGATCATGGACGAATCGGAGATGCCTACGAGGCCGGACGGTGTCAGGGCAGACATCATCATCGATCCAGGTCCCCCGTTTAACCGCATGAACTTCGGTCAGCTGTATGAACTGAATTTCACCAATGCAGCTCGGGATGTCACGATTCGGACGGCGGTAGGGCTGGGGCTCTGCGCCAGCACACACATCGACGACTTCAACAAACGTCGACCGTGTTCGATCGAGTGGCTCCAATGTCAACCCATCGAGAAGGTCGAGAAAGCACTGAACTATCTGTATCTGTTCTACAGGCAGTTCAATGATACGATGCCGAACTACTTCGGAGGGTTGTCCTGGGAAGACCAGCTGGAACATCTCTCTGACGTGATGACGGAGGGCATCTGTCGAATCTTCATGCCGGTGGATAACCCGAAACTCCCCATCGATATCGCTGCCGACATCGACAGGATCTTCGAGCCGACGTACACACCGGTACGGTATCGGGCACCCTCCGGCAACTGGGTGACCACCAAGAAGAAGATCAGGATTGGCATGGTCTACATGTTCCTGCTGGACAAACTGGCAGACGAATGGTCAGCGACCTCGACCGCACGTCTTCAGCACTTCGGCATCCTCTCCTCGGTGATGAAGGGGGATAAGTTCAATTATCCCTTCCGCAACTCACCGACCCGCCTGTCTGGCGAGACCGAATCTCGAATCTTTGCCGGCTACAGCGGGGTGGAGTCCATTGCTGAGCTATTTGATCGGTCCAGTAACCCGACCACCCGTCGAAACATTTACTGGAACTTACTCACGAAGGAGAATCCCAGCGACATTGAGGAGATTGTGGACCGCAACCAGGTTCCCCTGGGTGGTGGTCGTCCGATCCAATTGGTGGGGCATGTCAGCATGTGTGCAGGCTTCAAGACAGTCTATATCCCGGAGAACCTCTATTGAGCTTCCCACAGGTAAAGGCCAGGGCTCTCCTGGTCTATTCCCCTCAGCAGATCCTCGAGGAGTTTTCGAGCGAGTCTGACGTACCTGACTACGTGATGGTCGAGTATGACAACGGGGTAGTGAAGAAGAGTGGGGTGAGGAAACTCGCCCTGAGCCGGTTCTTCTGGGAGTTTCATGCACACTACCCAGAACTCCCCATCACGTACGACCACCATGTCTCCAGCGTCCTGAAAGGGAGGCTGATGACTTCGGCGACACATATCAACCTCCTGACCCGGATTACCGAACAGCTGATTCGGAACCACGGACACCGCAGCCATACTGAGCGAGAGAAGATCCTCTCACTCATTTACGATGTGGTGAATACGATCTACAACGTCCTACCGACCCTGACGGGCGAGTATGTGGCGACCGTGGACCTCTCAGACATCATCTCGATCGTCCGAGACTCCGAGATCCTGGCCCTCAAAGAAAAGACGATCGCCACGGCGCACTCCATCGCTGAGTTCTACTCGAGTGCGCAGAAGATCATCATGGAGAATGAGCGTCATCAGGACAACTCCATGGTGCAGTATGTCCGTATGGGCCTGCTGAACATGAACCAGGTGAACCAGTGTGCGCTGATGCGAGGTCTTCCGACCGAGGTGACCGGAGCGATCCTCAGTCAGCCGATCATGAGTAACTACGTCACGGGGATGTATAAGGTCTATGACTTCGTGGCGGAGTCTCGTGGGGCAGCCAAACATCTCTTCAGCGCCGAGCAGCCTTTGCAGGACTCCGAGTACTTTGCTCGGCGCTTGCAGTTGGTCAGCATGGTGGTGGAGGGGATCGAGGAAGGCGACTGCGGCAGTACGGAGTACGTGTCATGGCTGGTGAGGGGACCTGCCATGAACTCGGCGGGTCACATCAGCTACGGTGGTGACCTACCCCTACTGGTCGGGAAATACCGGTTGGATGAGGATACCGGGACGCTCCGGGAGATCACCAGCGACGACACCTTCCTGATTGGTAAGGTGATCAAGATGCGATCTCACATGTTCTGTCACCTGAAAGACCCGCATATGGTCTGCTCGACCTGTTTCGGGATGCTCTCCATCAATGTCTCTCGGTTTGCTAACCTAGGACACCTCTGCTGTGCGACGCTGACCCAGCAAAGCACCCAGAGCATCCTGGGCACCAAGCATCTCATTGGCTCGGGTGTGGGTAGCGACTTCATGCTGTCCCAGGAGGCCCGGCGGTACTTCCACTTCGTTCCGAAAACCATGGCGTTTTACATCCGCCCTGGTATAAAGACGAGTAAGCTCTCCCTGGTAATCCCCCGCGCTGCCGCGGTGGGGTTGACAGACCTATTGCACGTCAGTAGTAACCAGGGGATCTCTCCGGCACGTATCTCTTCGGTCCAGACCATGGAGATCCGTGAGGAGATGGTGGAGGGTTTTCATGTCCCGACCGTGGTTGGGGTGGACCAGAACGGACGACCCGGGTACCTGTCCATGGAGTTCCTGGACTACGCTCGGAATGTCCAGTGGGAGACGGATGAACACGAGAACTTCGTATTTGACCTCTCGAAGTGGGCGCTGAACGAACCCATCCTGAAGATCCCGGATGTCGAGTATAGCTACTCGGATCACTCGAAGCAGATCGCGGAGATGATCGAGTCCAAGATCAAGGACATCCGACTGAGGAGTCGACCGGACGCCCCGGTACGGGTACTCCAGGAGTTGTTCGACCTGGTGAACTCGAAGTTGTCTGTCAATATTGCTGTGCTAGAGACCATCGTGTACGCCAATATGACGGCAGGTCCGAACAACTACGCCATGGCCCGTAACCACCCGGGTGCCGGCCTGAACGTCGCTAAGAGCATCATTCAGAACCGGTCGATGGGCCCAAGCCTGGTCTACGAGAAGCAGACGGACATCATCACGAACCCCGCCAGCTTCTTCAATGAGGGCAGACCCAGCTCTCCGCTTGACGTGTACTTCAGACCCAAGGAAGTGGTTGAAGATACCAAGCGACGCGGTAAACACTGACCCCGGTGGGGCGGATAGGGACACCCGCCCCTCACCCACGAGGACGACCGTTTGGATATTGCGATCGAACCCATATTCAGAATCATTCGCTACACGCACTTCTTCAGGGTGACCAAGATTACCCCGACGGGGCGTCGCTGGGTAGAGACCTTCTTCCTTAAATACGTCCATCAGGGGTTCTCACCCAACCAAAGCTCCGTCAATCCCCAGCTGAATGCATGGAACCGCTACGTCCCTACCCAGCAGGAGGAGGAGAAAACCAAGGTTTTCGCTGAATCCATCGGAAATGCCCAGGAATACAGGTTCCACATCGGTCAGTTTCCAGCCTTTGTGGAGTATCTGTACAGCCGGGGCTATGACAGCAGTAAGTATGCCGTTGCCGATGCGCCGCTTCATGAAGCTTTGCCAATGAAGGCCAAGATCAGGGAAGGCTGGACACTTCAAGAAGAACGGAAACAGCCTCAGGTCGTGGACTTCATCCTGAGAGAGGACATCCATGACTTGCATAGTCGGTTGGTTACCCTCCCCACGGGGTCGGGTAAGACCGTCTGCGGACTCTGGTCAATCTGCCAAAGGGGTCTGCGTACCGCGGTCTTCCTGATTCCTCGGTATATCGAGAAGTGGGTGGAGGATATTCAGAATACGACCACGGCAGGGAAGAAGGATATCATGGTCGTCACGGGATCGGATGCGCTTCGAGGGCTTATCGACCTCGGAAAGACAAGCCAGTATCAATCAGACTTCGTGGTGATCTCCCTGACCACCTGGAATAACTTCCTGAAGTCGTATGCTAAAGACCCTACGTACTGTGTCGACGTAGAGTACGGGTGCGCTCCTGAGGACATCTTTGCGCTGCTAGGGATTGGTACCGCACTTGTGGACGAGGCTCACCAACATCTCCACATGGTCTACAAGGCGACATGCTACATGAACGTCGACCGACTGATCGCCCTCTCTGCCACCTTCCTGTCGAACGAGGACTTCATCGACCAGATGCAGAAGGTGATGTTCCCCAGGGAGATTCGCTTCGAAGAAGTGAAGATGGAGAAGTACATCCAGGCCTACGGGATCGCGTACGGCATCCATCCAGACCGACTCAGGAAGATCAAGACCTCTGAACGTGGGGCGAGTGTCTACTCCCAGTCCGCTTATGAGAAGTCCATCCTCAAGAACCCTGACATCAAGAAACGATACCTTGAGCTGGTCGAGGAGGTGGTCCGTAATGGGTACATGGACAAGTACGAACCTGGTTTCAAGTGCATCATCTTCGTCAGGACGGTCAAAATGTGCGATGCGCTCGTCGAACACCTCAAGAAGATCTACCCGAAACTGGATATCCGCCGGTACGTCCAGGAAGACCCCTACGTCAACGTGATGGAACCGGATATCCGGGTCACCACCCAGCAATCCGCCGGCACCGCCCTGGATATCGATGGTCTGGTCACCAACATCACCACCGACAACACCCGCTCACCCGTCTCCAACCTCCAATGCTTGGGACGACTGCGTAAACCCAAGAAGGGCACCGCCCGATACTTCACGGTCTACTCGGACAATATCAAGAAGCATGTCCAGTACTACCGAGAGCGTCGAGAACTTTTTATGGACCGGGTGGTGTTCTTCAAGGAGTTTCAATCCAACGTGGGACTCTGACAGCATAGACTCCAGGGAGCTTCGGCTCCCTGGAGTCTATTCTTTTTTTTGTCTTACCAGCTCTTTGAGAGGGCGGTATAGCGTTTCAAGTACTCGGTGTCATTCAGACACTCCATCGAGACGGAGTCAGTGGGATCATCGATGATCGGCGTCCCCAGGATCTGGCTGACCTGCTCCTTACACCACTCCAGGATATCCCCGGACCTCGTGGAGATGTTGGGCTTATTGCCCGTATCCAGGAAGAGGTTGTAGATGTAAACCGTCGCATCCTGCCCCAGACGGTCCACACGGGAGATGGCCTGGTTGTAGATGTACTCACGGAACGGTGCATTCAGCATGATGCAAACGTTCGCCATGGTGAGGGGCACGGCTGTGGAGAGGGAGGCGTAGGTGGCGATAAGGGGGTTGATGTCTTCATTCGCCCCGAACTGCCCCACAATCTGGTTCAAGTTCTTGTTGGTCTCCCCATAGACCTCAAGGGTCTGGTAGCCTTCTTTCTCCAGATGAACCTTGGCCGCCTGGACGGCTTCCACGAAAGTGGTGAAGATCACGGCCTTCTTATCCGCTTGATCGATCATCTCTGGGAGATTGCAGTACGGGACCATGTCCACGATACACTGCTGACGGAGTCGACCCAGGATACGACCCAGGGCTTCACCCTGGACCTTCAGTTCCACATACTTGACGACTGTACGGGCATCTCGGAACTGATCCTTGAGCGGCTGGGGTAGGCAGGGAGAGATGGTCTTCAGTTCGAAGTTGTTGCAGTATATCGCCTGGTCCTTGTGGATCTTCGGGTCGTACCCGTTCCGAATGACGGCAAAGTACTGCTTATACAGGTCGAAGGCTCTCTGCTGTTCCTTGTTCCTGATGGTGCCCTTGAAGATATCCAGCCCCGTCAGATAGGTCTTCTCGTAGCCGCTGAAGTGTTTCTTGTAGTACTCCAACCTCTCCTTAATAAAGGCAGAGGTCTTTTCCCTCACGGCATCCAGGGTGTAGTCCTCCCCATTTGGGATGGAGATCTTGACTTCCTGGGTGGTGGGCTTAGCCCGCATGAACTCGTCTTTCTTGACGAGCTTCATGATGTGCCCTAGGCGAGCCGCGATGATATCCAGACCTCGCTGGGAGTTCTTACCAAAGATCTGAATGAATCGTTCTTCGGCATCTTTGTCAAAGAGGGGGTCGATCGAGCGCATGAGGGGGATGACTTCCTTACCCATGGCCTTGATCGGCGTACCCGACGCCCAGATGACATGCTTGGTCTTCAGGACTCTTCTGAGTTCCAGGAACAAAGATGACCGTGTCGTGTCCATCTCGTTCAGGTTGTGGGACTCGTCCAGCCAGAGCATCGGCTTGTGGAACTGACACTTCTTGGCAAAAGCCACGGCATCTGCCAGGCGTTCGTAGTGGAAGGCGTAGTTCCGAAGCCCCATGGGCGGCTCACCCGGAGTCGACGAGACCCAGAAGGAGGTCGGTTTCTTGTAGAGCTTGGCGAAGGAGTCCTTCCACACCAGGTCAATGGCGTTCTTGGGAGAGATGTAGATATTGACATCCGTGTTCAGCATCTCCCCCAGCATCAGACCCATGAGGGTCTTACCCGCACCAGGCGCAGCCGCCAACAGGAACCCTTCCAGGTTCCACTTCTGGACGGACTCATCGTAGTCCCGGAAGAACTCCTCCTGGTGAGGCATGGGATTGTAGACAAACCGGTCCAGCTTGTCCCAGTCCAGCATGGGATGGAACTCTCGACGAACCGAGGCCATCCAGGTCTTTTCCAGCAGGAGCTCGATGGTTTTCCTGACGACACGGATGTTGACACCCCGCATCTTCTTCTGAACAATGGTGTTCAGCACGTACAGGACATCGGGTCCAAAGAACGGATTGAAGGCAAACGACGTCCGATCCACCCGGCTGAAGATGTTTCCGGCAATCTTGTTCGTTCGCCAGATACTGAACATCGCCCCTGTCAGGGGGTTCGTGTAGATCCCATCGACCACGATGAGCCCACGTTTCTCGTAAATGTTAACAGCACCTACGGCTGCTCGAAGGTATGCACTCATCTGGGATCCCTGGGGTGGCTATATTAAAGGAGTCACATCATGACAGCACATAGCCCGGGAGAATATCCCGGGCTATGTCATTCACCGCTTCAGCGATTCTGCAAGCTGCTTTTCCAGATTCTTCTTGGCATCGTCAGCCTTACCTTTACTCGCTCTGGCGTGTTCCTCGGCAATCTTGACCAGGTCATTGAAGTCAGGGGCTGGAAGCTTGACGAACTGATCGAGGGGGATATGAAACAAGTCGTATATCCCCAGTTGGATGTAAAGCTTAGCCACCGTTGCCAGGTTGTGGTAAGCTCTGAAGTCCTCCTGAGGAAAGTACGCCACGCTCGCCAGAGGTCTCTGCTGCCTAGCGGGGCGATTCGCATTGCTAATTTGGTCGAAGATACCGAACTGAGTCTCGTAGACGTCCGCCATGATCTGCTGGACTTCGATACTGTTCGATTGCTTCGTGATCCTCAGAAGCTCGGTCAGCATCTTGTTCATGTCGATGCCGATACCGAAACTGTGGTGTCCCGCGTAGCCTACCGATTGCGGATGGCCCAGAGCTTCTGAGTGATGAGGATAAAAAAAAGCTGGATCACATCGAGCGGGATGAGATTGCTCTTGAAGGGAAACGTTTCAGGACCGTCGACGGGTTTACCGCACTTCGGGCAGACATAGGTGGGGATACCCACCACAGCGACTGAGGAGCTCTCGATGTAGTCGATGACGCCCTGGGTGAACTCGTTCCTGATCCGGGTATCCCCGGACAGTGGGGCCATGGAGCTTTCGATGGCCAGACGATCCGTGATCGTGCCGCTACCGAAGCTGATGGATTCCACCCAGTGGGAGTACTGGTTGACCCAGGACGCATTGGCGTACTGGTCGATCATGCGATTCCGATCTTCGCTGCTGGCCGTGGTGCCCAGTACAGCATCCACCGACTGGACCATGCCGTCGATCCAGCGTTGACCGGACTCGATGTACTCAGCGATTGAGGGAGACCGAAGAATGAAGTTGATTTCCCTCGGGGTGTCCTTGTAGACGGTGACCTTACGGTTACCTGCCTTCGGGAAGTCCGTCTGGTAGAGTCCAAGGGACTCCAGCGTGGTACTCCGGCTGCCACGTGCCTTGGACATCATCGTGACCTGACGAGGCGTAAATCCTCGACGATTCACCATCTGAAGTTTCCGAATGTTCAGGTTCTCCTGAAGCACGTACTGGCACTTCTCCATATTGGCCGTGCAAGCACGGCTGTATGGGAAGCCATTCGGATAAAGTGTGCAAGCCACACCCCACAATAGCGACGGGAGGTCCTGAATGCGAAGGATCTCCAGCAGGTTCGTACTGACGTCCGGTGACAGGGAGGTGGTGTACAGGTGGTCAACCGCAAACTTGGCCATACGGGCCGCCGTATAGGCCGTACGGTTTGAGAGTGCCAGACCATAACTGTACCGACCCATCTCGATCTGATCAGAGGTCAGTAGCTGGTGCAGCTCCAACAACGCTTCTTCTGTGGGCGGTTTGAAGGAAGCCCACATGCCCGTATTGTAGAACGGGGTGTTCCAGGTGGTACCCAGGCCCATATGGGCCATGGTCCTCAACACGGCGCTTTCAGCCGAGTAGACCTCGTTCTGGCTTTCACGGAACCGGATCTGTGACGGACCGAAGGTCTCGTTGTTCAGCAGAAGGGTGTTGTGGAACTCGGCTTCCGGATCTTCGAGCGTCTTGGTATAGACATTCGCCATCGTGGCCTGTTCCATACCCGTTTGGAGGGTCTGTGCCCAAAACTCACCCTTGGGTTCACCGGCCAGGTTGATCTGGGGCAGGTTCCGGATCATCTCCAGCACCCGGTCAGTCGGTTCTGACGGCAGCGGTACGGGCGGGTATTGATCTCGAGCCTCGTCACGCGGAAGACTCACTTTGAAGTCAACCGTGACGTTCTGAGGGATAACCTCCGGCAGAACGATCGTAGGTTCTGATTCAGAAGCTTCTGTCGGAGAGGGCTCTTCTGGATCCGTCGAAGGTTCCTCGACCTCAGGCGCCGGCACTTCCACGGTCTGAGGTTCCGTAACGCTGGGCTCCTCAATAACGGGATCTTCTGCCGCAACAGGGGCAGAAGGTTCCAGAACCGGATCTTCAGCAGAGGTTTCTTCGGGGGTCTGGTCGTTTTCGTTCATGCCGGGGTTTCTGACTTCGTGGAAAGGGCGATCACTTCTTGATCGATACGCGCCAGGTGGGTCTGGATACTGGACTCAGGTGCGATCTCGTGACTCAGGTCGATGGTATAGTCCATGATCTCAAGCGAGATCTGCTGAGCTAAACATATGAACTTGTCGAACAGTCCGTTGTATTCGTCACCGAGTAGGAAGTAGGTGGCGATATCTGCATCGTCGACCACTCCCTTTCGGGTGTCGTGCTTTGCGTGGATCTTTTCCAGTTCAATGGAGATCGCTTCGCAGTCTCTGGTGGTCGTCATGACCAGTTGGTTCAGATGCGCATCGACCTTGTTATGCTTGGTCAGCATGAGGTGAGTATCCTGAATACCTTCCAGGTAAGTCACGATACCGCCGGAGATTTTCCCAAACAGACCTTCCAGCCCGGACCAATTGAGGTTCGTCTTGCCCTTCTGAGGTTTGCCAGAACTCTCTGGACTCAGCGTGGAGGCCTTGGTGTTCTGTTTCTTTGCGAGTGTTGACTGAATCTCGCGAATACGCATCTTTCCCATTGAAATGTCACCTCTGTCGTAAACGGACGTTCGAGTTTATGCTATGACTGACGCTATTTTATACCAAGCCATCGGGAAAAATCCCCCATCTTTAAGGCGCTTTCGATGAACGAGTTGATTGAGCAGTTCATAACGGACAATCTCACGGAGGACTACCGAGATCTGATCCGTCAATGCTTTAGTTTGTTTGAAGCTTACGAGCATCAGAATGCGTATAGCGGTTTCGTGGATCTCCTCATGGAGGAATCCACGACCTCCATCGAAGACCGGGTGGACAACTTCACCGTTGAACTGGCCAAACAGCTGGATTACATTCTGAATCTTCACCTGACTCACGTCACGGATGAGTGCACGATCCGTGAGCGGTACCTGATCCTCAAGGCGTACCTGGACATCCAGCACTTGGAGGACTACACCGAGATCCTCTCCCTCTGCGAAGGGGACCTTGAAGCGACTGAGAAGATGACGGGCATCCTGGAGCCCTATACAGGAATTGACCAGGCTCGGTTGATGGAGGTCATCGACTATGTGGCGGATGCAACTATCCGGCTGCTGGTCACTTTCATTGACATTCAGCTTCGAGGGATCCCAGAGGAGGCCAAGGGTCCTCTCCCGGAACACATCGCTGAGATGAAGTTGTTCTTCGTTGCCTTCGGAGACGAGACACTTCTCTCAGAACTCCTGAAAGCAGACATGACGCCGGGCATGCCCTTCGACAGCTACCTCCCCTTTGTCGGGGAGTACCTGGGCAACCCAGAGGAGAAGACCTTCTCGGCTGAGAACTTCTACTCACTCCTTTATATAAGCGACGCATACAAGGAGAACCCCGTCAAGGTTCTTCGTGATCATGCTGATCGGTTCTTCCCGAACCTGGATGCCGCCCGACTGGCGGAGACCGAGGTGTTGACCCTGGTGGGTCGCCTCAACGAAGTCAGGAGCGCTACCCGTGGAACGCATTGAATTTCTGAAAACAGCCCTGCTCGCCGGAAAGGCTGATGACCTGGGCTGGATGTTCTCAGCCTTCTCCATTACCCGCCCTGGCGCCAATGGGGATAAGAGACACCTGGCCGTTGTCTCCCAACCCTGGGGTTACCAGTACCTGAATGACAAGCTCCAGCTGGACGATATCGAAGGTGCCAAGCCAGGTCAGCCCCTATTCAGCTTTCAGGAAGAGCTTCAGGTGGATAGCTCCTGGGGTGCCAACATCAAGGAACCCACCACTACGAAGATCGGTAACCTCATCTTCAACATGGTCGTGGTCAAAGACTCCTTTGGTTGGAAGTTCCCTTTCCAGAACGGAAAGCTCTCCATCGGCGGCATGGAAAAGTACATCGCTTCACGGGTGAAGTCCACCCCGAAGGCTGGGGAGTTTCGAGATGAGTCGGCGCTCTACGTGGATGAATACCTGAAGTTCCGGGACCACCTGTCCTACATGGAGCACCTGGCGCCCCTGGTCAATTGGTCAACCACCCGAAAGGGTATCACCAAAGATCCGGCCATGGCCGCCTATCGGAAGCAGCTTCAGGAGGAGTATGGGGATAGTCTCAATGACCCGCTAGTCCTGGCTGAATACGAAGGTAAGCTGAAAGCCTTTGATAAGGAATGGCTGAAAGATGACCCAGCCTACGGAAACTTCCTCTCGGGTAAGATTCTGAATATCTCCCGAAAGAAGATGTTCATCGGTATCGGCTCCGAAGACCGGATGGACATCAAAGACCCCCTGGTCACCGTCAAGAACACCCTTGAGGAGGGTATCCCCACGGATCCCAAGGACTTCGTGGCGGTTGTCAATGGTGCCAGAGCGGGTTCCTACTCTCGTGGTACCGAAACGATCAACGGCGGTGTGGTTGCCAAAACCCTGATCCGTGTCGGCAGCAACGTCAAGATTGACGTCGAAGACTGCGGTACGACATCCGGGGTTCAGATGACCTACACCAAGGACAATGTGGACGACCTGGTAGGCCACAGCATCGTCCTGAATGGCCGGTCTATCTTCCTGGAAAAGAAAGAAGATGCACTCCATTATCTGGATAGACCTTTGACCGTCAGATCAGCGGCCAAGTGCAAGGCAGGCCCGGGTGATCGGTTCTGCAAGGTCTGTGCTGGCGCCAGAATGAGCCGCTACGAACAGGGTGTCGTCATCCCCTTTACTGAAGCATCCAGCATCATTCTGACATCCAGCCTCAAGGCCATGCACGGCAAGATCCTATCAACGGCCGAAGTTGATCTCATGACCGCACTCACTTGAAATAGGAACGCGTATGTCCGAACGAGACTATAACAGCCCCTCCTCGGGGTACGAAAACGGGGGATATCGTGAACGTAACTACGATGATCAGAGCCGTGGGCAAAATGATCGCCGTGATAACTACGGCGGTGGTTCCAATCGCAGCTATGGTGGTTCTGGTTCTCAGTCCCAGGGCGGATATCGTAATAATTATTCTGGCGGTAATCGCTCTGGTGGCTACCGGGGTAATCGAGCTGAGAAAAAGAATCCCGAGGATATTAAACTCTATATTCCCGCCTACCTTACCTCCAACTCAGACGCCCCCGAACACATCGGACGACTCTTCGTCGAGATCGGAGAACGACTGAAACAGGCCGGGTACACCATCCGGACCACGGGTCTGGAGGGTCCAGATATCGAGACCGCCAAGATTCCGGATGCCGAGGTCTACATTCCTTGGAAGGGTTTCCGGGGGATCGAGAACAACTTCAGCTTCCCCAGCGACGAATCCAAGATCCTGGCGATCCAGTTCCAGCCGGCGTTTCGTCCGGGTGACCGTCTCCCCGAGGGAGACGACCTCAGGAAAACCTTCATGGCCTTCCTGTCAGTGAACATCCGTGCTCTCCAGGGTCAGCGCATGAACAGCCCTGCCTCTCTGCTGATTGTCTGGTCAAAGGACGGCTGTGAGCACGCGCGTAACCGCAGTGCCGAAACCGGGAACGTGGGGCATGCCATCTCGGTGGCCTCTGCGATGCACATCCCGATCTTCAATCTGAACCGCTCCGACGCCAAGGACCGACTGTATCGGTTCCTGGGTATCGAATAACCTACAGGACCCCTCATGGCTGACGACACCACCACGACGACCACAACCACCGATACGTCGACGACCACCACATCGTCGACGGCTCAGAGCACCACGCCGGTCACCACAACCACGGCAACCAAGCGGAACTCCCTCCGCATGAAGAGCACCGTGACCCCGGTCAAGATCTCTTCCACCCCGGTTACTACCAGTACTGTCAAGATCAAAGACCCGGTGACGGGCTTTGCTCAGCTGGTAGCCAATATCCAGAGCAGTGGAGCAGACTCCACCAAGACCCTGCTCTCGACGCTCCAAGCCTATGTAAAGGTGATGTCCAACGATATCACCAGCACGGATGGCGCCAGGCAACAACAGCTTCTGTGGTTTGCTATCTTCAATACGGCAGAGAAGATTACGGATCGCTCAGAGTTCCGAAAGAACTGGAGCCTGATCCTGGCGTTCTACTACCAGTACCGCGATGGCGTGTTCAGCATGACCAAGGTGAACCGCTTCTCAGACAGCTGGAGCCGTAAGGACAGCCGTCTGACTGCATTCCAGCGCCTCAACAACTTGTTGATCGTCACAGCTGCGCCAGATACCCGGTTCAGTGCCGTGAGCAAGGTCAACATGACCAGCACGTTGGACCTCTGCTGGACAGAAGCCGGAAAAGCCAACATCAACGCGTATTACCGCATCTGACGTCATCATGACAGCATACTCCCTCCCTACCCGACAGACTGGGTAGGGAGGGAGTATGTACTGAATAGAAAGCCCAGGCTGGAAGAGGGTTTCCAGCCTGGAATAGGGTCCGAATAAATTCAGACAACAAGGGAACCAGATTACCCTGTCACACTATGGTGGTTAAAGAATCCTCAATTACTCAGCTTCCTCATACGGAATCTGAACTGCCTGTTCCGGCTGTTTGAAGTGTACGCCGTTCTGGTGGTCTACAACCACCATCTCTTCGAGCTCGAAGAGTGTCGGTAATCCAAACATCTCATGTCCGTACTCCAGCATGTTGACATGCCCAGAGAGGAGGTTGATGTTCTGAAGTCGGAAGACATCTTCGTCGATACCGACGATGGTGATGATCTCTCGCTTCGTGGTCTCCTTGGAGACATTGAGGATGGAAATGCAAGTGGGATAGGCGGAGGTGCAGTCGCTGTCATAGACGAACGCCCGGATCATGGTCGGTAGTTGAGAGACTTCATCTACCAGGCAGAGCCCTGGGGCGGTCAGATGAGCTGGCAGGGTCATAATCCACCCCTTCAGGTCCAGCGTGTCGTCGTCTTCCTCGATACCGACCTCTTCATACCCGATATCGTCCTCCTGTCCAACGGACTGGAGGACATACCCCTTCTCCAGGACGTAGTAATGAAGAGCATCCGCGATACACCGGGGCTTCGAGTTGAACTTCCAGAAGTCCGTCGTGACCGAGAACGTTGGGACGGTAAACGACAGATCCAGGATCTTCCGGTCCAGCATCGCCATCGACAAGGTATCGAACATACCGTAGACGATATACTCGATCTTGTAATTCTGCTGCATAAACTGGTGCTTCTGGAGACCACTGAGGTGGTCAGCCTGGCTGAAGGACAGCTTACGGACACCCAGTTCCAGGTCCAGTACGGCGTCCAGACTATACGAAGGGAGCTTAGGCTTGGCTAGACGAAGCAGACGGTAGACGCACATGGCGTCAAGGAAGTAGAAGCTGGCGGTCAGGATGAAGTAATGCCACTGATCGACATAGTCGATCGAGATCTCCTTACCACCTGCCTTTTTCTTCTTATCCGGACCTTCCTTGTACTCGCAGAGCCTGACGCTCTTGGGGATGGAGGGGTCGCAGTAAACGTCAGCAGGGTCCACCCCATACTTCCTGAGACAAGCGGTCATCTTGGGAATATCGAAGTTGATGTTCCAGATGGCTACGATATCCGGCTTTTCCTGGTGCAGCCAGGCAAACGCACCCTTGATCAACTCAGCTCCGTCTTCGTACTCCGTCCCGATGATCAGCTCGTAGTTATCGAGCTTCTCGTACTGACCGATGTACTTATGGGCTGCATCCAGGATCTGTCGCTCAGCAAACGCGATACCCCCGATAAACCGTTTGCTGACCCCTGTCCAGATCTTGTCGCCCAGGGTGATCGTGATGATGATCGGGTCCTCGGTCATGTCCACGACATCGGTTTCGATGTCGAGGCAGGCCACCCGGTACGCCGTACGGTGGTCAGGCCACCGTTTCATATACTCGTGCTTGATCAGGGAGGTCGAGGAGATCTCAGTCCCGTAGAGGTAGGGGCTGTTTGCGAGCTTCTTCAGGTGATCCCGGCTAAACCCTCTCTCTAACGCATGGGCCACCTCGTCCCGTAGGTCCGACTGCGTGCAGGAGTACTTGACCACGCTGCTCAGCTTCTCGAACTCTTTCTTCTGTTTGTACGTCCGCTTGTTAGGCGTGGTGATGTAGAAGTCCCGCTTGAAATTCTTGATGAACCGAATAGCCGGTTCGGTCGTGCCATCCGAGTAATGTCTGACCTCCTTGACCATGTGGAGGTCCGGGTTGTTCTTGGACGCGGGGATATGCCAGGCAAACCGACATTCCTTCCCAACGAGTTGACGTGCGTCGCTCATCTCTTTCCCTTTGTGGACTGCACTATATAAAGGAGTCGGAATCGTTTTTACCATCTCGGGTGAGGAGATGTTATGACTCCCACATTCCACCTATAGGTCAGCCATGCCTCGTTTCTTTGACAGCCTGTCGATCAGCCAGGAGATGATTTCGCGTCAGACTGACGGCTTCCCGGAGAAGTTCGAGGCAGCCATCACCGACTGCATGACCGAATTGTTCAAAACCAAGGCCAGTTCCTTGAAAAAGGACAATCCGGCCCTGGTAAACCTAACCCAGTTGATCAATACTCGGTTCGGTATCAACGTACTCATTGTGACCAACTCTACCCTGGCTGCGGCCTGGCCAGTGTATCTGAACACATCGACCACCATGCTCCTGCCTTATGAGCGCGGTTTGGAATACGAACGGGTCATGTACGAAGAGAACCGTAAACACACACGAAGTGCGGTGACAGGGTCTGTCGACTTTGAACATGCCAAGGTTAGCGGGGGATTTTCCGAAGTGACCTGCTGTCTGTATATCAATTTTTCAAAGTGTCGAAGGTTCTGGTCGGTTAAACAGATTGCCGGTATCATGTTACACGAAATCGGACATTTGTTCTACTCGTTTGCCTTCTCCTCCAGGATGAACGCCGTCAACATGATCCTGGACAAGCTGACAAAGAAGAAGCTCGATACCGGTAAGGTCGACCTGGACTTGATGTTTGTTGAACTCAGCAAGGTAAACCCGGACCTTAAAAAGGAAGACCTTGAAGAACTGACCATCCAGGGTAAGCTGATTCCAGGACCAAGGGTCCTTGAGATTCTTGGAATCTCGGTTCATGAAAGCAACCGGAAGAGCGCATACAACAACAATAGCTTTGAGATGTTAGCCGATCACTTCGCAGCCAGTTTCGGGTACAGCGAGGCTCTCGGTACCGCTCTTCAGCATTTCACTACGAAACGCTACTCACCCATGTGGCTGCTTACGGTAACCGCGGACGTCATTGGTGTGGTCAGGACGCTACTGTTCTTATTCATTCCGTGGACAATCGCCCGACTTTTCGCGATATTGATCGGTTTTGGTTTGTACAATAAGAGAGCCAGCTGGTTCTTTGGTCCGCCGACGAGCAATTCTGCAAACACCATGCTCTACGACTACGACCCAGATCGAACAATACGACTGAAGAATCATCTTATCGAGCAGCTCAAAGATACTGATTTGTCTCCAAAGGACACGAAGATCGCCATTGAGCAGATCCGAACGCTTGACAACATTGCCAAGACTCAAATCTCGGGCAAAACCATCGTGGCGAAGCTGTATGACGCCGTCGACCCACTCTCTCGCCAAGCCACCAAGGATCTGGCGTACCAGCAGCTCTTGGAGCAACTCTCCGCCAATCCGTTGTACGTAGAAGCTGCCAAGCTCCGCACCACATAACCCAGGGATCCCAGACATGTCGTATTTCAGTTTGACGAAACTCACCATGAGCTCAAAGCAGTACCTGTCCACCTTCTCTGGGACTTCTACCGGCCGTATGCCGGCCGTCACCCATGCGCTGGCGATGCTTCTGGTTGAAAGCCTGCACGTCCCCGTGGACATGCCGGCTGACCTGAGCGAACATTTCAGGGAGGTCCAGTGGGGGAATCTGGAGAAGACCCTGACCCTGCTGAATGAACACATCCGCCTGGATGTCGAGGCTATCGAGGACCAGGCCTGCAAGCTGTATTGCTGGCGTGTCGCAGTTGCTTCGGGTAAGATCAACGGTGGTGCACTCTACGAAGGGACTGCCGTGGTCGACTACTTCGGCATCTCCCGGTTCTTCTCCCCCGACGAGTTGAAGTGCATTGAAGACTGCCGGGTTGACATCATTCGACACTGTATCTCCCTCAAACTGCTGCTCACTGACCTGGGACTCTCAACATGAGCCAATACGAAGACGACGATTTTGACCCAGAGAACCCGGATGAGGCCGCCCTGGACCTTTCCATCCTGAAGCCGGAGTCGAAGGAGAAGATCATCCTGGAACCTCCGACGAGTGGTAAGATACCTCGTTCAATCGACGAGGCCCTGGAAATCCAGGAGAAGCTTCCCGACATGGACATTCAGTTCAAGCTCGTGGAAGACAAAGCTGAACGTCTGGTGGACCTGAAGACGGTCGATTCGGAGATCGCTCCTGGTGAGACCATGGACACGGGACTGGCAGAGGCTGTGCAGGAAAGCTTTGGGGGTCTCTATGACAGCATCCCGAAGCAGACCTTCACCAACATCCCAACCCGCACCAACTACCAGAAGACCCGGAACTACATGCAGAACCGGATCGCTCTGGAGTCTTTGGAGTTGATGGACCTCTACAAGACCTACCTCTCTGGCCCGATGACCCAGGCCAAGGAGGCATTGGTCACTCTGGTGGAACGGCAAATCCCGGGGCTGGTGCGGGTATCGACCTCTCTGGCTAGCGAAGTCAGATCAATCCAAGACCGTTTGGGGAGCAACCCCTCGAATGTGGTGCCCACCACCACAGGGGAGTTCATCAACCTCTACACCACCGATATCTCCGTGTTGGACCCCTTGGTCATCAAGACCACCCTGAAAACGCTACCCCGCTTCCAGCGGGCGCTGCGGACCATGGGGAAGGCATTGAGCGACCACGGTGTCCGTCACACGGTCTGTCGCTTGGGTAGCGAAGACCCGGAACAGTACTCCAAGCTGGGCGTGATGCCTCACGACCACCATGAACCGATCGGCTTCGACATGCTGGTTCGGTACATCACCAGCCCAGAGTACCCGGATCTTCTGGAGAATCTGGTCAAGGACATCACGGACCAGATCGCTCACATTGACACCCTTCTGGCCAACGCTCAGGGTCTGGAGACGAAACCCGAGGAGCTCTCCGACTACATCGTGGAGCATGCCCCGGCCTTCATGAAGTTCCACGACACCGTCGCACGGAACAACAACCTGGTCTACGGCCTGACCATGCTGAACCTGGCGCTCGAAGAGATGTTGGTGACGTACCTGGAACTGTGACACCAAACACCCACTAGGGACTCCTTATATAAGGAGTCCCTAGTGGGCTTATGCTCAGTACTGTGTGAACGTCAGGGTGAGATCTTCCGTCACGTAGAGGGTCCCGTCTGTCTGGGTAGCCAACTTCTTGGCCAGACAAAGCTTGTTGTACCCGGTAGCGACCGTGATGGACTGGTAGTTGGTACTGCCGCCAATACCCGAAACCACCACACCGCTGACTGAAGTACCCAACGCATCGATAATCGCATTGTGCAGGTAGGTCATGGTGAAGCTTGATTCCGAGAAGACCGTGTTGATGGTGGCGACCAGGGTAGCCCGCATCTGGTCTTGGATGGTCTGGGAAGCCAGTACTGCGCTCTCCACATAGAGCGTCACTGTCAGCGACTGTTCGGAGTCGATAGACGCCGTGGTGCTGGCACTGGTCATGATCTTGGTGGTGCCGATCGCTGAGAGCGGGTAGTAGTAGATCTGAGTCTTCTCGAGCAGACGCTCCTCGAGGTCTTCCAGGTCATTCACCACCCAGTCGGTGATCGTAGCAGAGATCTCCTCGCGATAGGCCAGGTAGTCCGTGTCAGTCACGAAGTACATCTTACCATCCACCACCAGCAGATCCAGGTTGTAGCTGGAACGAATGGCATCGACTTCCAAGGGGTTGCCGCTGGAGTCCAGGACCGTATCGCCTTCCAGATGCTCATATTCCTGGTTACCTTCGTCGTCATAGACGTAGTCACCCTTGCTGTAAAGCTTGGTGTACGTGGGTACGCCAGTCGACATATCCAGGATGGAGCCCGTGTCGGTATCCGTGCTGTAGTAGTCCTGAGCGTAGACCTTCGGGATGTTCTTGGTATAGGTCTGGTACGTCGCACCCGCCACAGCCGGACGACAACGTGTCCAGAGGTTGCTCAGGGCTTGACCGATGGTGACCGTAAAGGTCTCCTGCGTATTACCCGCCACGCCGGTGGGTAGCTGGAACTTGCCCAGCAAAGCGTCCGTTTCATCGGCGATATAAGCCGTGGTCAGGGAGGTGGTCGCGTGGAACAGGTTCATGGTGAAGGAGATCGGGACATAGAGCCCGACAGTATCCTCGTCCACCGAGAGCGTACTGATGTAGATCTGGTCATCACCGTTCACATCGTAGTTCGTCTCCAGAACGAACTCAAAGATGCGTTCATCGTCATCGGTCGTCCCTGTCATGGTACCCAGGACATACCCCGTCGTCGCAGTGTCCGTGTTCGGGAGATATCCTGAGATCCCCAGCTGAGCGAAGACCATGCTGTCTGCGACCTGCTGGTAGTTGTTACCCGAGGAGGTGGTCACCACGATCTTGAAGCCGGTCGACTCCTTGGTGATGGTGTACTCATCGGTATTGACGGGCATTTGGAGGGTCTGGTTCTGTCGAATGATCGACAGATCCGAGATTGTCGGGTTGTCCAGATCGTACGCTCTGATCTCCGGAACATCCTCAGAGACATCCAACACGTAGTAGAACGGGTTGTAGACGTAGCTGGTTGCGTTGACAGTCGAGATCAGGGTCGTGCGGTTCAACGCCTCGATATCGTCGATATCCGACTGGTCGATCAGCGTGGCCACACCGTTGTCCATACTGAACAGATTGTAGGACAGGAACGTGGCGCGGCGGTCATTGATCTTGACGTTCGTGTAATTCTTGAGAGCATCCAGGTCGGCAGTATAGGAGATCATGCCCATGTTGGCTGGGGTATTGATGTCCGCGTTCGTCGGGGTCGGGAGACTCTGGGTCGCCAGGAAGATACGGTTTGTCAGAGCATCCACGTTCGGGACCAGCGTAAAGCCAGCCTTCGAGATCTCAGAGGCCGCTTCCACGTTGGTGATCGGGATCTGCCGGGGTCCTGCCACGTGGTTGATGACCTGATCCCTGAGAGTGTCGAAGTCAATTGCCGCTGTACCCCCGGTGATCTCACCCGAGCTGTACGCGTTCAGGGACAGGTTGGCCCACTGGTTGGTGTATACATTCAGGTCACGGGTACTGTCGATAGCCCGGATGCTCAGCTTGAACGAATCAACCGTATAGGTCGAGAGGTCCTCAGTGATCTCCCCCAGGGTCGTGTAGATGTCCACCCGCAACACGCCCGAGATCGAACCATTCGAGACGTATATATAAGGAATAGAGACATTCAGAGTTCCTGTGGTAGACCCCTCTGCTGGGTCCGATACCGTCAGAACCACCGTTGGGGTGCCTGAGTCAAAGACCTGGTCACTGTGGGTCGTAGCCACTTCGACCCATTCCGTACCCGTCGCTGAGTTCTGATAGAAGGCACGAGCATATACGAAGTAGTTCGTGTAGCTATAATCCACCGAGAAGATCGTCGAGGCACTGATGGTCGTCTGACTGCTGGTCAGCGTCATTTGTTTCATATCCACGGTAAAGTTCACATACTGAACCTTGTCCGTGGAGGAGATTCTGACCGTATACGGAATGATCAGCTGGCTCAGCGTGGTGATCGGCGATGTGTACGTCGAGTCGTAGCTGATCTGCACCACCCCGTTGTCATAGCGTCGAATGACGATCGGGTACTCATTGGTCAGGACGTATCCGTCCACCGTGACATAGCTGTCTCGAGGGATGATACCCTTGTAGGCACCTTCTGACTCATCGTAGACCAGCTTATTGATCAGCTCATTCACTTCCAGCATGATCGTCACGGGAGCAGTGCCCGGTGTCGCAAAGCGACCCAGGTAGTCCGAGTCCGTCATGTGGTGGTAGAGTTCTTCCTGGGTCTGCGCCATCTTGGCGTAGGCCGCCCTCAGGTTGACGATGTTGGTATTCACCGCCACAGAGGTCGATACCGCGCTCATCTCCAGCAGCAGAATGAAAGGGTTGGTGGGATCCACGATATCCACCGCTCCGTCCAGGAGCTCGTCGATGTAGTCCACCATGGTGTCCACGATCTTGACGGGAGACGTCTTGTAGGTGTCGATGTTATCGTAGAGGGTCTGCATGCTGACAGATCCGCTGGTAAGCTCCGTCATTGACGTGTCCTTTATTCTGATTCGGTTGAATTGGCTATATCGACGTCAGGGTAGGCCTGGCTATACGTCGTCAACAGAGCAAGGGTTCGACTGCTGTATAGGGACTGCGGCACCCACCACTGGAGCTGATAGGTATCAGGATCAATCCGAGGATACCCGCGATTGTTAAACAACTGCCGGAGATGGGCGGGAACCTGAATCATGTCGCTTTCAAGGTTATCGTCCTTCATACTGGCATTGAACATCTGGACGGTTTGGTTGAACTCAGAGAGCAGGATGGGGTCAAAGACCTCGAACCCCGTGCACTGGAACCGAACTGTCAGTTCTTTGTTCTGCTCGGAGAAAGGTCTCTCCTTGTTATAGTCACCGAACGTACCGACCGGGATGGAGATCGGTATTGCCGGGCCTGTGGACAGGATCTTGGTGACTTTGTTCTTTCTGGAGTCCAACACCAGACGGTAAATCCGGGTGTGGTAGTCGATCCGATTCGAGGCCAGCATGTCTGGGTAGGGCATCATCGTCCCTTCGAAGACACAGTCTCCGTAGGTCTGCCATACGTAGAACATGTAGATGATCGGATCAGAGACCGTGTTCCGGAAGGTCGCATCCAGGGTGTAAGTCCCAAAGTTCTGTACGGGACCATCATACATGGAGACCGCTTCTTCCACGATCCCTGGTTTACTGGTGTAAACCGGACTGACCGTATCAGGCCAGCCCGATATGGAAGTGAGGTTATTGGTCAGAATGGGAATGAATGCCATATCTGGGTCCGTCAGTGGACAGGTGATCGGTGCGATACTCTGCTTATTGAACGTATAGCCTGCCTGTAGCCGAGGATCCAGCAGAGTTCTGATGACCCGATGGATGGACACGTCAGAGTAATCCGCCATCAACGGCATCAGTCTCCGAACGTTTCGAATGTTGTCAGCCTGCAGATTCAGCTGAGGACGTACAAAAAAAGTATAGCCTTGCTGTTCCCTATTACTGATAACCGCAGTCGGCATCTGCTGATGGTTAATGCCGTAGAGATTGTTACCTACGGCCTTATCTAATGAACCGACTGAAGTTGTCTGAAAAATGTCGTCGATCGATATCGACGATATTGTATTATCAGCCATTGATTTTTTTACCTCCCACACTAGGAGTTTGATGTGGATCCGATAAGCGCAACGATCGCCACGGCTGGTGCCGTTCATGGTGCCGCCATGGCGGCTGCCAAGTATGCTGACGCTGCCAAAAAGGGCGCGGCATTTGTTCGAGACACATCCCTCACCGATGTGACGAGTCTGGCACGGGTCGAACCCCTGACCATACTATCGAACGACCTGGTGAATTTTGAAAACACCAAAGACATTCTGATGACACTGAATTCTCTGTTTGCGGGATACTACCTGCAAGCTGTGAATCTCTCCATGCGTCTGAAGGACGTCGAGAATGTTCGACTCCTGGACCGACTGAACCCGAACCGTGACGGTAGCGGCTGGATGCTGGAAGGTTCCATTCGCGGGAAGAAGGCGGCTACCGAGGGTTTCGGAAACCCGGTGATCGAGGTTGAAGCCCGTCACATCACCTTTGAAGACATGAAGTACCGACTCCCGACGACCAATCGTCCGTCGGTGTCCATGGAAGCAGATGGTGGCGATCTGAACCTCGAGATCTCCTCCAATCTGTCGATCGGCAAGGTCATCAACCTGGAACTCCAGGTGGAAGGCGCCGATGGCAAGGTCAAAACCACGACCATGCCGGTGAGCATTCGTCTGATGGTGACCCCTGCCTCTGCCGCAGTCGTCGAGACCATCTTCACCTACGGCAAGGGTGAAGAGCTGACCCTCAAGGATCGCTTTCAGTCCTGGCAGGCAGGCCGTATCGAGTTCTGGCGTGATCTGGTGTTCGCTCAGGACTTGATCGAAAACTACAACAAAGCGCTGATCTCCGACAGCTCCAATGTCCTGGCAGAGATCGGTCGCCGCCGCACCAACGCCAAGAAGTGGGGTGCTCTGACTGCCAATCCGTCTCTGGCATCGGCATCCACCCTGGTGGTTATGTCCGAAGTCATCGCCAAGTCCATCGAACAGAAGGTCCGTGGCAAGTGGAGCAATGCGGGTGTCCGCAAGCATCTCTTCTCCCAGACTGGCTCGATGGTGGTGGCGATCGTGGACCGTGAGTGGGGCCAGGTGACGTTCTACGTCCGTGGCGCTGAACGCGGCACCAGTCTGACCTTCAAGGAAATCCAGAGCAAGAATAAGGGCGGCGGCCCGGATGTGATGGACATCTTCAAAACCCTCCTGTCCGGCGGCGCACCGACGTTCTAAGCCCTTATATAAGGAATACCCATGTCCTCGATTCTGGATTTCTTCAAGTCTCTGCTGCCGCGCGTCGAGAAAGACGACGTGATGGACAGCATCCTCGCCGTGGACGATCTTCTCGAGAAGATCGTCATTCCCGCCTACCGCCAGATGGTCCCGGTCTTCAGCGATGGTTTCAAGTCCAAGGAAGCCAAGACAGTCAATGACTTCTTCCTGAAGGAACTTGGAATTCGTGGTGCCAAGACCTTCCTGCCGAAGTTTGCTGAACACTTGGAGTTCATGCACAACAATCTGGATGTCCTTAAGAAGGAAGTCCAGGCTGAACTCGGTCGTGACGTGGTCGTCGATGGTGCCACCTCCCGGAAGATCATGCTGATCCGCGTGGTCAGCAACTTCGAGTTCTGTGCCAACAGCGCTCTGGCCCTGACCAACTACCTCCTGTCGGCTGAGAAAGCTGAGATCGACGGCGGTGATGTCATGAAGGACCTGAACCCGATGGAGGTCCGTGAAGTCGTCGACGCTTCCTTCAACCTGGCCAAGCTGGTGCCGGCCTACGGTGTTCCCAGCGACAAGTTCCAGAAAATCCTTGACGGTGCCATCGACGTGCATCTGAGCAAGAATGACCAGACCAGCGAGAACCTCTATCGCGAGACCGAGCTGGATCCCATCACACCGCCGGGTCTCAAGAACTTTCGTGGCAATCCGATCTACATGGTTCGGATGTCCGTCTCCGAGTGGCGGAAGCGCCGGTATGACGCTGCTAAGGATCGGAAGAAACTCCTGGAGCTCCGTATCCTGGATCTCGAACAGCTCCGTGAAGGTTCCAGCAACCCAGCCCTCGAGAAGGAAATCACCTTCTGGCAGGGTAAGGTCTCCAAGCTGGAGAAGTACATTCGCGAGCAGGAAGAGGTCCTCGACTAATGGCCACCCAGTACCCCATCCTCCAGTCGGGGTTTCTGTCCTACCCCACTGACGACCTGGTATTCCCGGAGACCGAGGGTAAAAACCTCGGTGTGGCGATCCTGATGAAGGATTACCTGACCCCCAAGTCAACGGGTTTCTTTAACAAGCCGGTGGAGATGCTCTACGAGGATTCCCTCCGTACCCCGGCGTTGGTGAATGACTTTGACTTCCAGGAGCGCATCATCAAGGCCGCCTCGGCGGCTTTCGGTGCACCTGTGATTACCGACTGGCTAGCCCTTCAGGTGAACACCCCGTCAGTGACGATCCAGCACCGCAACTTCCTGCTGGATACCCTGAACTATGTATCGGGTCAGGGTCGTCGTATGGATCCGGCACTCTGGTTTCCGCTACTGAGTTCGGGTAACGTCGGCCCCGGTGTGTCGATCATGGCAGCGAAGTACTTCATCGCCGATGATGGCGGGTATGCCCTCCCTCAGAGCAAGGGCGGGTTCCTCGCCCATTGGCTTGGACAACCCGGCGGTACGCAGGATCTCCTGACGAGCCTGCGTATCATCTTTGGCAAACGTCGCAAAGTGGTGGGGTGATCCCGTGAGAAAGTCGTTCTTTACGCCAACCCCCGCGCTAGAGGACCTGGAGCTCGAGCAAGTCATCCGGTCGGAAGACCTGGCTGAGAAGACCTCGGACTTCACGGAAATCTACACGGACAAGAAGGTGGAAGAACAGCAGGAAGAAGACGATACGTCAGAGGACTCTTCGGTGTCATCCGAAGAGTCCTCTGATTCCGTTGATGAGACTGCTGAGTCTGACACCGATACATCAACCGACAAGGATGAGGAGTCTGACGAGGCTCCGATCGACATCCCTGATGAGGTCTCCGCAGAGTCCCTGAGGTACCTGTCAAAGACGCGCGGGCTTCTGAGCGTGTCGAATGAAGGACTGTTGGGTGATGGTGGAGGTGTCGAAGGGAGCGCTGCTGATGCCGTATCGACGGTTGAAAACATCGTGGCCATGTCGGCTTACCTGGCTATCTTTGGCATCAAGGCCACAGCTCAGGCGATCACTCGACTGACTAAGCTGGTCTTCAAGGGCGTGCTGTACATCTTCGGTCGTCTGGGGTACGCCATGGCTGTCTCCATGACGGCACTGGAACAGACCATCCGTCGTCAGAAGGAAAGCTTCAGTAGACTGGAAGACCGAATCGCTGAAGCCAGGAAGGCCCTGGAGGCCGTGGAGGTCCCTGAGGGGGACCTGACGGGGGACTTTGGGAATGTCAAGGTTCTCAACCGGCTGAAGATCAAGGGTGAGGTCAACCTGCTCCAGAGCCTGCCGCAGGCTACTGCCTTTGTGAACCAGACGTTTGATGGGATCAGTAAGAGCGTCAGAGCCGATCTCCAGAGCATTCGGTACCTGATCGAACTGTTTAAGGACGGGACGATCTCTAACGCCCCGAAGGCCATGGTCATCTCGACCCATATCCCCGGGTTGGTGGAAGGTACCGTAGCTGGGTATGACCAATACGACGAGACCGTCACACCCTTCCGACTGAACCGTACCCTACCGGGCGACATCGTTCTGGCTGGGTTCTTCCCCAGACAGGACCTAGAAGACATCTCGTTGACGGCAAAGGCCTACAACAACAGCATGCTCTTCCTGGCGATCGACAAGGAAGACTACCAAGAAGTGCTGACCACGCCCTTCCTGTCAAAGGAGGATCTCTCCAAGATCCTCGACCTTCTGGAGGAACTCCGCGAAGCAGGTGTCAAGCACCAGGTGTTCTACGAAGACCTCAAAGACCAGAAGCTCAAACTCCGGTATGTCTATCATCGGTACTTCGAAGACATCACCAAGAAGCAGAAGAAGGTGTCGATCTCGGACTCCCTGGCCGAGTACGTCTACCTGCGCAACAACTTCATCGACCGTGTGTATCTACCCGGTGCCATGGATACCCACACGTACATCGTACGTCTGATTACGTCCACACTGACGTTCGTCGAGAAGAACCTCAAGGCATTTTAAGTACTTATAGTTTAGAACAAGTGCTTTGAGGTGCGATATCGCCCGCTAACCCCGGGCGAGGTTGCTCAACTATCTTTTGGGATGCTCATTCATCGGGTGCAAGGCCGGCACGAGAGCATACCTGGGAGTGGCTCACCCAAGAGCTAACAATCGATTGTTACCATTCAAGCTGGAGTGCTTATATGTCCCGCAACAAGTTTTTCTCTCTCGAAGCCGAAGATCTGGAAGTTCAGGAAGAAACGCCGGTGGATGATTCCGAGATCCTGGAATCCGCTGGTGAAATTCAGGACGCCGACGACGAAGCTGCTGAAATGTCGGATGAGATCGACGATGTCGTGGAAATGTCTGACGCCGCTGGTGAGTCCGTTGACACGCTGACCGATACTGCCGACACGATGGCGGAAACCCTGGATGACGGCGGCGAAGGCATGGACGAAACCACTGCCAAGCTGGCCGAAGTCACGATCGAATCGATCAAGACCCGCCTGAAGTACGCTGGCCGCGCTGGCCGCGTGCCGTCCATGGAAAACTTCGCCAACCCGAAGAGCCGCCGCGAAGCGACCCGTCTGGCCCTGGAAGAAGTCGGTGACTTCGTCAAGAAGGTCATCGAACAGCTGAAGCAGATCATCGCCAAGGTCATGGCGAAGCTGAAAGCGTTCTTCGCGAACCTCGGCCCGAACCTGGCCAAACTTCAGAAGCATCTCGAGTTGCTGAAGAGCAAAGCCAAGACCATCGCTCCTGAAACCAAGCCGAAGAGCGAAACCATCACCAAGGGCAGCGTGCTGCGCGCCTTCAGCGTCGACGGCAAGTGCGACGTGGTCACCATCAAGGAAATCGCCCAGAACCAGGCCGACCTGGTGAAGGCTTCCCAGAACGTGGCCACCAAGATTGCCAGCGTGGAAGATCTCATCGGGAAGTCCGACGAGATTGCCAAAGCCATGATGGTGGATGGAAAGACGACCTTCGGTCCTCTCTTCGGCGGTCGCGACCTGGAAGTCGGCATCGAAGATGCCATCTTCTCGATCTCGTTCAAGGAAACGGAAAAGGTGGCAGAGTCCATGCCGGCCCTGAAGCCGGGTGAGATCGTTCCCTTCATCGAAGAGATCGAGAAGTTCGTCGCCGAAGCCATGAAGGCTGCCGACGAGAACAAGCTCGCTCAGAAGGCGTTCGACAAGATCCTCAAGGAAGTGGATTCCGAGGGCAAGGATGTCGACAAGAAGCTGGCTGCTCAGGGCGAAGCCGGCACTGCCTCCCGCGAGACCTTCAAGAAGCGTTTCGCAGTTGCTCGCAGCCTGGTGACCTCCGCCGGTACTCTGATGGGCAGCGCTTGCTCTCAGAACTACAGCGTGGTCAAGGCTGCCAGCGACTACGCTTCCGCCTGCATCAGCAACCTTGGCGATGCCAAGGAAGCGAAGGAAGCTCCGGGTGAAGGCGAAGGCGTCGCTGCCTAAGTTGTGAATTGAGACTAGGATACACCCGGGGAGACCCGGGTGTATCCTATGTCTTTTTGTTAGGTGAGGCCTCAATAGGTTAGTACGACCTGGAGAGACATGATGTCAATTGACATAGGGGCTGCTGCTGTCGAAGAAGCAGTGCAAGACGACGGGCTCGGGAATGTAGTCCCAACTCCCATCGTGATACGCCTCGTGAGGTCTTTAGGGCCGTGGGTGATCCGCCGTTTGGAATCCAGAGCGTTCATGCACAAACTGGTAAACAGCGACACCATGACGTTCCCTGTACCGACAAATGACGAGTACCTGCTGCTCCTCAGGAAGAACCTGATGACCAGGACGTCAATGAAACGGATAGACGCCGAAATGCTCATCATGAAGCTGATCATCCGAATACTTGAATTTTCAGGTTATCATGTGAACCTGAAAGAGGGCAGGTTCGGTGTACTGTTGTATGTGACTTCCATACGTTTCACTCGCTGAGCTTCGGTACGGACACCTTCTTCGGAGGGTGTCCGTACTGATTGTTGTCTGGTGGGCTTCATGCTATGACCTTATCTGCGTACAGGACGTCGTCATGCCTATTGCGAATTACAAGCCGACCACCACCTTCCCTGAGAACCTGAACACTCCGAAGACGGCGCCGGATGAGTACAAGGGTGTGGTGGTTGATGACAAGTACCACAACCTACAGAGTCTCACAGCCTATGTTGAGGGATATGCCCAGACGATCGACTACTATGGTCAGATCCTGGGTGAGCACAACGATGCTCGTGAGTTGGATCCTGCCCAGGCAGCGACCTACCAGCCCTACCAGAAGGTCATCGGGTTGGATGTCCGGGTAGAGACCCCCCTGGAGTTCAACTACGATGACAACACAGCCCTGAGTAACGTCACCGGCAGTGCCACGATGATGCCGGGGATCATCCCGAACGCTTACGACTACTTTGTGGTCAAGACGACCCGGGGTACCCCTGCGTTGTTCCGGGTGACCGATGTCACCCGTCTCTCCATGAACCGGGACAGTCTGTACCAGATTGACTACGCCATGGTGGGATACGCCAACACGGGTGACCCGAAGGCTTGGGTTGACAACCTCAATACGAAGGTCCAGAAGACCTACTACTTTCGGAGTGATCGGCTGATCGAGGGCTTTAGCCCTCTGGTGAAAGAGCAGGAGAACAAGTACATCGATGACCTGTACAAGCAGTATGGGGACATCATGACGTATTACTTCAGCGTCTTCTTCAACCGTCAGACCAAGACACTGCTGGTTCCTGGCCAGGATGGTCGGGCTTACGACAGCTTTTTGATGTCGATGTTCCTCTCCATCGTGAATGTTTCCGATGCTGCTGAGATCCAGGAGTGTCGGATCCTGGGTAATGACCAGGACCCTTACATGTTACAGCCCCAGTTCTGGAAGCTACTACAGTCCCGCAACCCCGTGTATGTATCGGCCTGCAACAAGACCATGATGCTGGCACGCCGCGAAGAGTTCAACCGGGACAAGTACATCCTGGGCGCGGGCTGGTACATGGTGAACTACTTCGTCTACCCGAGCACGGGGGATGAGTCGACCAGACTGCCGGGTGACCCGGGTCTTAAGGAGTGGCTGTACGATTTTGTCGACAGTACTGGGGACGATACGACGTTCTTTGGGACGACGGACAACAACTTCACCACCGAGGACGGGACGGTCATTCTCTACAAGAAGGTTCTGGAGGATACCTACTACGTCCTGAGTGAAGCCTTCTACACCCAAAGCGACAGTCAGTGTCTCCTGGAAAGTCTCGTATGGACCTACCTGAATGGCGAAGCCGTCAATCTGTCCCAGCTGTACGCCCTGACCGCAGCTTTCTATAAGCTCCCCAGGTTGGAACAGTTCTACTACGCGCCTATCCTGCTGACCCTGATCCAGGATACTCGCCGGACACAATACACTTGAGGGACCTATGGCTAACGTCTATAAGAGACCCAAGGTCAAACTGACTACCTGCGAACACATCTGGGGCTGGTATTACAAAATCAAAGCCCCAGCCCTCTCCTCCCGGACCATTGAGGACGTCAAGAGGAGAGGTGTGCTATTGACGGGTAACCGTAAGCTGGATGCCGAGTTGGTCGATGCTTTCGAGTTGCAGAACAAGACCATCGACCAGATGGTGGAGTACTACCGCAGGGGTGTACCGTTCTCCATTGTAAAGGTTGACGACACCAAGGCAATCTACGATGTGGTGCAAGAACACCTTTTGGCCTGGAAGGAAGCGCTGGCCACGATGTTCAACGTCAGGAACGCTCCCTTGGATGACCTGGTCCTTATGGACCAGTTCGCGACAGACATCTACGCCTACGCCAGGGATGTTGGAGGTAAACGGATGCTGACACAGGGTGTCCACACGGCCTACGAGGGTGCTCAGCGGATCAACATGAGTAACTTCTTTGATCCGAAGAAGCTACAGCGTGCAGGTATGGGTAATGTTCCCGGTATCTCCAGTAGCAATACCCAGCCACCCCGGATGCCGGACCGAGACCCGCTCATGGACTTCTTCAAGACCGGTATCTCCAACGTTCAAAATAAAGAAGCAACGGAGCCGAAATACAATACGGCCCCCACAGCCGGGATGTTCAGGAACTTCGACGAATGAGTATCGAGAACTTCAAGACCTCACCGATCTACGCCTCGGTGAATCCGATCATGCAGTCCTCATCCAAACCAGTCCGTACCCGCCTATCCGCGATACTGAGCACTTCGTCGCTCGATTACACCATCTTGAACATCGAGTCCGTGAATGTATTTCGGGACTATGCCTCCTCCATTACGGACCATACTCAGATCCGTATCAACGTCCCCTGGGGTGATTACGTCTACTTGATCTATCCAAACCGTCATAACCTGGAGCTCACTCTAAGTAAGACGGTTCTGAATGAGTCAGGGGACTCCTCTTCGGGGGACTCCTCAGTGACGGAAACGGTCTACAAGGTCACTTTCGATCCAACCAATCCGAACTTCGTGGGGACAGAGATCGGAAGTCGCAAGCAGTCTGACCTGAACAACAGCACTCTGGTGTCTGTCTCCCTCCAGCTTCTAGATCGTCGCGTCGAGGCATTTCGCTTCAAGATGGTCGATGGGGTCTACCGTGGAGCCACGGCGAAACAGCTGATCAGCGCACTATTACTGGGTCAGGCTCAGAAGGTACAGATCTCGGGCACTCCCTCGGCAGACGGTATCGATCTGGTCGAGCCAGACAACACAACCGTCTTCACTCAGGCGGTGTTTCCGTCAGGGACACGGGCGATCCGTGTCCCTACGTACATCCAGGAGCGTATCGGCGGGGTGTATAAGAACGCTATCGGTACGTACTTCCAGACATACAACGACTTAGGCCTCTGGTTCGTGTACCCGCTCTACGACCATACCCGGTTTGATAATAACACCGGGCGGGATGTGGTGACCTTCTATGCCACACCCAAGCAGATCACCACGGGTATGGAACGAACCTACCTGGCTGATGCCAGCTCTCTGAGTATTGCAGTTACGGCTGAAAGGCTGTATTTTAGTGTGGACGACATCACTCAGATGAATGAGGGCGTCGGATTTCGTATGGTGGACCAGACTGCGTTCACCACCAAACCCGCCACATTCGACAACAACGAGCCTGTAGCCTCACGCGCTAACCTGAATCGAGAGGTATCATTCATTAGTCGCGATGACGGACTCACCAACTCACCAGTGGTGAATGACTACAGTACCAACCCCTATTCGCAGCTATCCAAGATCGCCGCCAGACAGACGGCGATTGTGCGACTCACCTGGGAGAATGCCAACCCAGACCTGCTGTACCCCGGTATGCCTGCCAAGTATGTCTTTATGCAGGGTGAAAACCTGGTCGAGATCAAAGGAACTGTCCAGACCGTGGAGATCGCCACTGTCATGCAGAGTAATACCCTCTCCAATACGCTGTACCTTACTAATTGTATCGTAACGCTGGCCACTGAGGTGACTACCTTTGTGCCCGATTACGAAGACCAAGGGGTCGCTTCATGATCAACCGTATCTTTCAAACTCACCGTCACCGTCGCAGTAGTATCTCGACGACGACCGAAGAACTCCTGCCCAAGGAAGAGCAGATCCAGTTCAGTAAATCCGCAGTAGAGAAGGCCAAAGACGAGTTCATCGCTCGTGAAGAGTCCGTTCTCCAAGAAGAATCCCTCGATGCAGATCCGATCGATGAATCCGACGCATCCGAAACCGAAGAGGAAGTTGTGGAAACTACCCTCGAGGATACATCCAGCGAACTCAGTACCACTGAAGAAGATCTTCCTGAGGTGGTTGAAAAGACTGATTCGAACGAGCCGGTCATTTACCAGACCGAGGAAGAGGAGCTGGCCCAGCTCCAGGCCGAGATTGACGCCATGGACCCCGACAGTAAGGCAGGTAATACGGAAGGTTAAGTATCCTTTGACCTTTCGACTCCTTATATAAGGAACCCCTCATGGCTCAATCTGTAGTGATCCCTACCGTAGAGATCGAACGACTCATTGAGTTGGTCGATGAAGCGTTCTACGCGTATTCGGACATACGGGTCGGCACCACGCAAATCACCACGAAATTCATCCCAGGTCGCGTGTATACGCGACTTGGGTTTGAAATTCAGACTGTGATTGCCGGTGCCTATCTCCGTGTACGCTCGTACATCACGGGCTTTGCCGAACTTCCTGACTTCACGCCTTACCGTCTGGAGCAGATCCAGAACAAAGCGCCAGGGCCTGAGGATGAAGTCCATGTCTGCTACGTTACCCTCCCCAGGGCCTTCTTCCCAGTCCTGTCCAGAGTCCCTTATGAGGACATCTACCAGGAAGAGGATACGGAGTATCTGGAGCGAGAGACCGGTGATGAGTACATCGAAACCGAGTTCAGCGAGGCTATTGAGCTGGAATCAGATGACGATAGCGGGAATGACGACGCTCTGGTGACCGCAGTACAAACCATCGCGCGACCATACTCCTGGTACCGACTGGACGACCTCTCCACGGGGTCAGTGATGTCGGACTCCTCGGGTAATGGAAACGATGGCTCGTACATGGCGACCGCTGAAAGCGGTACAGCGATCAGCAATGCGTTGAAATCCTACAAACCTCAAGGTCAGACGAACCTGGGCGGCTTTACGCTACCCGGTACCCTATGGACCCAAGGTGCCTCTGAGACGAATGGTTGGATTGTCTCGGTGTTCCTGGCCAAGGCGGCATCCGTTACCGCGGGTACGACTGCCCGCTTCCTCTGGGGGTCTGTTGCGACAAATGGGACTGGCATCACGTCGGGTGCGTTCATCCAGGACGGACTCATGGTCTATAACCCTAGTGGGACGGTCACGGCATACGCCAGCCTCCCTCGTCAGGATGCCGTAGTAACCGACGAGGAAGTCCATATGTACTCCCTGGCCTACCGTCCTAGCGCTACGGGAAGGACTCAGTACCAGGCGTACCTGGACGGCGTGGCTGTAACAACCTACAGTTCTGATTCGACCGTGACGCCCATTGCGGCTACGGCGGATATCCGAGGCGGCTCACCGAACATCAACGGTACCGTCTACGGTAACGACTTCCGCATGGCTGAACTGATCTCGATCCCGGGATACAGCAGCGATAGCGAAGAAGCGTCGGCTCTGCTTCAGCTGTACTACATGCTGAAATTGAGCTAATATAACAAGCTGTACGAGCATATCGGAGTAGGTTATGGATCAGATCGTGAGCACGAGTCAGTTGGACGCTGTGCAGTCCGGGGATTTACTGGCGTGGAGCGACACGTCTCATTGGAACGACACCGAGACCGATTGGTGGGGTCGTTTGATCCTGATGATCGTCCGTGGGTTTACTTTCTCGGAGTACGGCCATGTCGGGATTGCTTACCGGAACGAAGAAGGACTCTACGTTCTGGAAGCGACACAGCCGTATATCCGGTTTACCCGGATCATCGAAGGTAGCGTCTTCTACCATCTCCCCATGGGGATCGAATGGCAGGAGTCTTACCTTGACATCCTGAAAGAGAAGATTGGAACACGCTATTCGGTACTTGACGCTATCCGGGGATACCTGGGGATGGCGGTTGATGACAACAACCGGTGGCAGTGTGTCGAACTGTCAAACTACTCTTACCTGAAAATGGGGATTGACCTCAAGGTCGGGCGTCTGACCCCCTCGAACATTGTTAAGGCGGCCCTTCTGTGGTCCAAGAAGGGCCTCTTCCTGATCAACACAGAAGGCGAAGAATTCAATGGCTGATTACGTTTATGAGGAAGACCTCACCGGCACCAGTCCGGACAATCTGGTCACAGACGAGGTCATCACTCTGAGTTCGGCCTCGAACCGTGCGGTGGTCCCGGCCTACGGCCCGGTCTACACCGACTCGTTCGTGATGTATGATGACTCCACGAACACCCTGCTGGTGCGGGATACGGACTACATCTTCGTACAGATGTTCCAGGAAGGCACCATCAAGACCGGCCTGGAGATCGCCTCCATGGCGATCGTCACCAACACCTCCGTCAGTGACCGTGTACGTATCACGTACCAAGTGCTGGGCGGTGCGTACATGCAGAGCATCACTTCGATCGCCAACATGTACGAGACCATCATGACGGACGACCGTCCGGTGGCCTGGGAGAATGTGGTTGACAAGTGGAGCTTTTACCCCCCGTCACTGCACAATCATTTGCTACTGGACATCAAGGGCTTCGAACCGGTCATCTACGCCCTGGAACGGGTCAAGGATGCTATCGTCCTGACGAACATCCCGGCCTTTCAGGCGATCTCAGACTGGAACATCTCCCAGTTCGAGACGCAGGATGCTCTGATCGCCAGTGTCCAGAACGGCTTTGCCGACACATTGTTGGCACATACGCTGAACTATTCGAACCCTCATGGGGTATCTCCGAGTCAAATCGGAGCATACACCACTGCAGAGGTCGATACGCTTTTGGGGACATATCTCCCCAAGACCGGCGGGGCGATGTCCGGCCGGATCGACGGTGCGAACCTTCCGGTGGGGAAAGGTTCGGATCTAGATACATACATGGGTGGAATGAACTTCCAGTCAAGTCACGCGACACTCATGGCTGGTTGTTCCTTTACCCATACCACCAACGGTTACAGTGTAGGAGTGGGTATCGATGCGAATGGTGTATTTGGTTGGGGTGGCTGGGACACAGGTGTGCTGTCCCTCTATCAACAGTCGAACGGAGATCTGACGATCGTGGGCAACCTGACCGAACTCTCCGACCGCCGCCTGAAGCAGGATATCGTCGAGGCCGATGGTGGCCTTGATCTGATGCGACAGGTCAAAATCTACGACTTCACGTACAATGACAATCCGGTAAACGGCGCCCTCAAGGGCGAACGCCGGCGTGGTGTCATGGCCGATGAATTGATCTCTCAGCGTCCTGAGATGGTCAAGAACACGGTCAAGGTATCTCCGAATGCCGACACCTACAACACTGTGGTCTACACGGCCTTCATCCCGGAGCTGATTCTTGCGCTTCAGGAAGTGGACGAGACCGTGCAAGCCGTGGTGGCCGAGAATACCGCACTGAAGGCATCTCTGGAAAACGTCAGCGGTTTCCTGTACAGCCTCTGCGGTGAACTGGGTCTGGAAATCCCGGAATTCCTGATTCCGGCTGCTGACGAAGCCATCGACCTCGAGAAGGTCGATGACGAAACCCCGGCAGACTCGTCCGACACCTCGTCGGACGATACGTCCACGGACGACGACAGCAGCGACATCAACACCGGCGATGACACCAGCTCCGAAGACGATACCTCGTCGGACGACAGTGACGTGACTGGCGACGATACCACGGTTCCGGCTGATGATACCGGCACCGAAAGCGACACCTCGTCAGACAGTGCCGACGCAACCGGCGACGACAGCAGTTCGTCGGATGACTCGGCTGACGATACCTCGGCTGAAGAGCCGGCAACGGACGATACCAGCACTGACGACAACTCCGCTGACGCCGGTACGGCCGATGAGTCTGGTGATTCAGCAGCTTCGGATGACTCGACCTCGACCGACGAGTCCAGCTCGGACGAAACCCCGGCAACGGACGATACCGGCAGCGAGTCGTCGGATTCGTCCGACGAAGTCCCGGCTGACGACTCCTCGTCGGAATCCACTGACAGTTCCACCGACGCCGAAGTGCCGGCCGATGAGTCCTCCTCCGAGGATGAGTCCGACGCCACCGATACCGGTGCCGATGCGAATTTGGATGGTGACACTGGTGACGAAGCTCCGGCTGACGACACCGGCAGCGATACCTCGACTGACGAAAGCGCCACGGATGATTCGACCTCGGTCGATGACACCGCCGCTGACGAGTCGAGCGATGAATCCAGCGACGAGACGGCTTCGGATGACTCGGCTTCGACCGAGGATACCCAGGCTGATGAGTCGTCGGATGAGGCAGATGCATCGACCACCGATGCGACCGATGACACCTCTGCTGCCGAGGCCTCTGATGGGGCTACCGACGACAGCGCCAGTGAGTCCGCTGACGAATCCTCCTCGGAGGAGTCTGCTGCCGGCGACGATACGGGTGCTGCTGACGAGACAGCGGAGACTTCCACCTCCGATGAGGCAACTGCCTCTGAAGAGCCCTCCACCACTTCCGAAGACACTGCGGCCAGCGACAGCGATGTGACGGATGATTCGGCTTCGACCGACTCCAGTGCTGAAACGCCCACCGAAGACACCTCCTCGGAACCTGCTGCTGATGCGTCGACTGCCGACGAGACGACCGACACTTCCTCGGAAGAACCGGCTGCCTCCGACGAGACGGCGACTGAAAGCGAACCCGCTGCGGATGACTCAGCCTCGGCTGAGGAGACCCCGGCGGACGATACGGAAGCTTCTGACTCCGACGCGACGGTGTCTGAGGACGACTCGACGGCGGAAGCCGCTGACGACTCTTCGGAATCGACGGCTGACGAGACGGCGACCGAATCCACCGAAAGCGATGCGACGGTGGATGACTCGGCTTCGGAGACTTCCGAGGCTGAAACGACCGATACGACGGAAGAGGCTTCGGCTGATGCCAGCGAATCGGTTGATGATACCACGGTGACGGACGCCGGTGAGTCTGATGACGAGGCGGAAGCCTCCGAGGATTCGTCGGGTTCGGAAACCGAAAGCAGCGACGCTTCGACGGAAGAAGCAGCTGACACGTCCAGTGAGACCACGGAGGAGGCCCCCGCTTCCGACGCCTCCAGCGATGAGTCGGCTTCAACCGAAGAGACTCCGGCTGATGACTCCTCGGCGGAAACGTCGAGCGATGAGACGGCCGCTGAGTCCGAGTCGACCGATGCGTCGACCACTGACGCTGCTGGTACCGACGACTCTTCCACGGAAGAGAAGTCTGCCTAAGTAGGCTATGGTCTCGGCTGGGGTTCGCCCCAGCCGAGATCCTATGTGTTTTGACAATATGAGGTAACCCCATGTTTAAAATGCGTTTTCGCTACGTCTTCATGATCCTCGGGTCAGTCGTGGTGTTGCTGTCCTACCTGTTGACCGACCCGAATGCCGGTCTGTTGACGGATCTGCCGGTGGGTGCCGATACCATCGTGCTGCTGCTCAGCCTGGCCAAGGTCACCTGGTTCGTTGCGACGCTTCACGGTGCCCGTAGGGCTCTGACGGACTACATCGACTTCCAGACTGTCTTCAACAAGGCTATGGAGTCGTCAGAAGGGGCTGGTCGAGCCATGATGGCGGTATCGATCATCATGGTGGCCATTGCCATCGTCATCCTGGCCGCGGTCATTACGTGACCACGCCGGAAGCAGAGGACGTACGGGTCACGAGACTGGCATTGCAACGAGTGCTCTCCATGATCGGAGGAGTACTGACCGCGGCATTGCTGGTCTCCTTTCTGTACGGCATCTCGTGAGGAGCCTCAAGGTTCTTCTGGGCACCGTGTTTTTCTTCATCGGTGCCATGGCCCTCCTCATACCTCCGCACCATCGAGCCAAGCATCACCATACTCAAGGAGCGCACCATGAGAAGGCGTCAACGTAAAGAAGAGTTCGATCTGGGGGGCGTCATCGCCGATTTTCTGATCGCGCTGGCTTCTGCCCTGATCTTTTTCTTTGTACTCGGGTCTTTTCGCCAGGCGCATGCCTTGGATGTGAAGACCTACATCCCGAAGAATGCCCCGAAATACCTGCCGACGCTCAGTACTGAGGTACATACGCTGATTCCTGGGATGGCATCTCCGTGGTACTTCGGGGGACTGATCGAGCAGGAGTCCTGTATCTCCCTTACCCATAGCAAATGCTGGAACCCTGCTTCTGAGTTGAAGACATCCCGTGAACAGGGTGTGGGGTTTGGGCAGATTACCCGGGCTTGGAGTAAAAGTGGGGCATTACGGTTCGATACCCTTAGTGATCTCCGGAGAAAGTACCCCAAGGAACTCGGGGACCTCTCCTGGGAGAACATCAAGGAACGACCCGAGCTACAGATGTCAGCGATGATCCTGCTCTCCAGAGAGAACATCACTGCTCTCTCCAAGGTACCGACTGAAGCTGCCAGGCTACAGATGGCTGATGCTGCCTACAATGGCGGGCTGTCCGGGCTGAATAAGGACCGCAGGGCCTGCGGGCTAGCCGCTGGCTGCGATCCCAACCTCTGGTTTGACAATGTTGAGAAGCACTGTACCAAGAGCAAGGCGATCCTCTACGGGAATCGGTCAGCCTGCGACATCAATCGTGAACATGTCACAAATGTGTTCAAGCTGAGGATGGGCAAGTACAAGCCGTATTTCGAGCAGAACTGACGACATAGGAGAGCTCTGGGGACTACCCCAGAGCTCTCTGCTTTTTATGCTGAAATCTTGTATTCATTAGAAACCTTTTTTATGTCCTCTCAGACCGATATACTCTTCTCGAGGACATACTCCTTATATAAGGACTTACCATGCGATTCGAGCGGATCATACCCCTCAGGACCAAGAACCTCTACTACACAGATCCTGAGAAATGCCGGCTAGACCCGGGCATTATCTTCGTGTATGGGTCGAACACGGCAGGGATACACGGGGCCGGCACGGCCCTGACCGCCCGTGAGAAGTATGGGGCTGAGCCGGGAAAAGGTCAGGGACTCGTAGGAAGATCCTACGGTATCCCCACCAAAGACGCCACAAAGCTCCCCAATGGGAAGTACGACCTGAGTCAGCGGAAGATCGAAGAGGTCTTCGAAGACATCCAGAAGTTCATTCAGTTCACCCACGCCAACCCGGAGTTCACCTTCTACGTGGCCAATGTAGGGACTGGATTGGCAGGCTTTACCATCGAGCAGATCGCCCCTATGTTCAACGGCGCCATTCGCTGCTGGTTCCACCTTTCTTGGAAACCGTTTCATGCACATCCAACCACCATCTAAGCTGATCCCTACCGCTGGCACCTCGAAGCTAGGCTTCGGCAATGAGAACTGGGGAACCTATATTGCTTTCGATGGTCCCGATGGTACGGGTAAGAGCACCCTGGTCAAACGGGTAGCTGAGGCCCTAACGGCTAAAGGTCACGAGGTTCTGACCATCCGAGAACCCGGCAGTACCGAACTGGGGGTCCAGCTTCGGTCCATTCTCATGAGTACCGAAGTCCCCATTGAGGTGGCGATCATGCTCTTCGCTGCTGATCGAGCAGTCACCATGAAGGAACTGGTCATTCCGGCGCTAAAAGCCGGCAAGGTTGTCCTGACTGACCGTAGCCTGCTCAGTAGTCTAGTCTACCAGGGCCGTATGAACGGCAGCGATATGACGGACATGGTGACTTCGGTTCACAAGGCGATCCCTGGGTTCTTTGTGCCCGATCTGATCATGCTCTGTCAAACCTCCGTAAAGACGGCGTTGAGTCGGATCAATGTTCGGTCGAGTAATGGCGAGAAGGCCACGATCTTCGATATGAAGAGCAACGACTACCACAAGAGAGTCCATCAGCTCTTCGACAGTTCCCCACTTTGGTCCAGCCTCCCCATCGTTCGTTTGGACTGCGATCGAGACCAGGACCCCATCCTGAAGGGAGCGATGACCTATGTGGAGAACGCTATCCAGAAACGGTATCGAGACTACCACAAGAACATTGCGTCCCATCTGAGCACGCTTGGCCATGATACTCTCTGATCGCGAAATCCTCAAACTCTGTGAGCTGAACCAGCTCCTGACGCCATACATGCCCAGCAAGGTCACCGTGGACGAGGACGGTAAGAAGGTCCTCTCCTACGGCCCCAGTGCGTATAGCTACGACATTCGAGCCGTGGGCAAGTACAAGATCTCCTCGAACCTTACCCACGGCATCGTCGACCCTTTGAACGTGGACGAACAGTCTTTTCACCAGTTAGAGGGGAAGAGCTGCGTCATCCCGCCGGGTTCCTTCATGCTGACGCATTCCCAGGAGTACTTCCGGATGCCAAGCAACGTGACGGGTCTGGTCTTCAGCAAGAGCTCCTATGCTCGCTGTGGGCTCTACTGCCTGACAACGGTCATCAACGCGGGCTGGGAGGGCGAGCTGGTCCTGGAGTACGCCAACCACAGCAGCCGTCCCATCACATTCTACGCAGGCATGGGTGCTGCCCAGATCCTCTTTCTGACCGGCACTGACTGCGAGCTCCCCTATGGACCCACTGGCCAGTTTCAGGGCCAGATGGGCATCACCCTACCGAAAGGACAGTAATGCAGAACTACCTGAACCTGATGAAAGAGATCCTGGATACCGCCAGCGTCTCCCCAGATCGTACCAAGACGGGGCGTCTCCGCGTCTTTGGTCGGGAACTTCGGTTTGACCTCTCGGACGGGAGCATCCCGGCAGTCACCACCCGAAAGATCAACTTGAACCACGGTATCGAGGAACTCCTCTGGATGATCCGGGGATCCGTGGATGTTCGAGAGCTTCAGAAGGTGGGGGTCCCCATCTGGAACGGATGGGCAGTGACGGAGGCGTCTGTCAACGAGATCGTGGACGAGACGTTCCCCGAAGCCGACCCTCTGTTCCGAGAACAGACAGTCAAGGAGCTGTTGGCCAAGTACGAGGGCAGCATCGGTGAGATGTACGGACACCGCTGGCGCCGTAACCCAGGCGGCACCCGGTCAGTCCTCTGGCCGATCGACTCGTTCGCCATGGAAGACCTTCCGTCTGACAAGCTGACTCGCTATCGTGAGATCTATGACGAAAACGTCTTCATGGAACCCGCCCTTGCCGAGAAGATCCCCTTTGAGGTCTTTGCTCGGCATCAGTACATCGAAGACAATGACCAACTGGGTGAACTGGTGCGCCTTCTGAAGCGCGAGCCCTTCTCATCCCGACTGGTCGTGGATAGCTGGGATCCCCGCTACGTCCCCTTCTCGACCCTCTCCCCACAGGCCAATGTCCTGCTGGGTCGTGGCGCACTGGCCGTCTGTCACATGGCCTTCCAGTGCTTCGTCGAGAAAGCCCCAGACGGCGGTCCTCATCTCCTCTCTCTGAAAGTCATCCAGCGTTCGGCTGACCTCCCGCTGGGCGTCAGCACCAACCTGGTGTTCTACGGCACCCTGCTCCACCTTTTGGCTCACGTCTCCGACCTGCGTCCAAAGGAACTGATCTGGTCTGGTGGGGATGTCCACGTTTATGCCAACCAGGTCGAGGGTGCCCAGGAACAGGTCACCCGCACACCACTCGCTCCCCCGAAGATCAAGATCAACCCGGAAGCCAGGGATCTCTTCAAGATCCAACGATCCGATATCGAGGTCATCGGGTACGAGTCGCTCCCCGCTATCAAGTACCCTGTTTCCATTTAACCACCAGGAGGCTCGTCATGAGCACCAAGAAACCCGCGTCAAAGACCAAGGCTGCCCCAGGCAAGTCCGATACCAAAGGCACTGTCGACAAGTCCGCTGAAAAGGTGACCAAGAAGCCAGCGCCCTCCAAGAAGGCCGAGAAACTCGACAAGCGTGTCGACAAGGTCATGGCCAAGGGCAAGCCGAAACCCAAGGTGGCCGTCAAGAAGAAGGTTGAACTGGCTACCACATCCGACCTGGCCAAAGCCTTCGCCAGCATCCCGGCTGCCGAATCAACCCTGACCCCTTCCAAAGTCAAGCCCCATACGGCGCCGAACGAAATGGTTTCCGCCCCGGCGCCGAGGCCTGCAGCGAAGTCCAACAAGAACTCCAACAAGGTCAGCTTCGATGAGCTGAACCTGAACGGTCCCGTCCAGAGCTACCCGGCACTGTTCGGTATGTTCAAGACGCGTTCGTGATGTCGGCATAGCCCAGCGAGGTCTATCCTCGCTGGGCTATATAAAGGAAAGGGAACCATGATAACAGAAACCAGAGATGACCAGGGACGGCTGATCGCGGTGGCATTTTTCGGGGACCCGACCCACGTCTGGAGTTGGACCAAGACGTACGACGCCCAAGGCTACTGTACCAGCCAGATCTTCGGGGAGAACCCGAAGGACCAAAGCAGCTGGACCAGAAAGTATGACCCCTCCGGGAGGTTGGTGGAGCACATCCAGTCGGCCGACATGTCGCATCCCATGAGCTGGACGTACATTTTATCGGAAGATGGCCAACGGATCAATCGGAAGATCCTCGCTGGCTCGACCACGAACTTCCTTAGCTGGGAGCGTATATACGACAGCAATGGACTGCTGAGACAGGTAATCTTCTCAGATGACATTAATCACCGATATAGCCGCATGCTGTCCAAGTCTGATTGCGATACTTGATTCCCCACACCCCAGTTCAGAACCGGAACAGCTCGTTCTGAACTTTTTTCAATTAGATATACCTTACCTGAACCAGTATCACAGTTCAATAGAAACTGGATATTTCAATCATCAGGAGAAAGGTATGTCTCGCTACATCGTACAGGAAGTAACTGTAGGACCCGAAGGGGAGTCGATCGTTCTGGAGTACCGGAGTGATCGGCTTCCAGACGGGATCTTTGTGGAAACACTCGAGGGGGTCATGATGTTTCAGACCCTCTCCGGACAGGTCTATGCAACACCGGTTGCCACGGATGGCAACCAGTACATGTTCAACTTTGAGGTTGACAGCCAGCCGGAGGAGTTGGCTGTCGCATAAGGAGCCAGTATGCTGCACTTGAAGATGGCGCTGGAGATCCTCTCGGTCTGGGGGATCTACCTCATTGCCGTCTATTACGTCCTCCCCACCAAGATCGCCCGGTGGAAGCACACCGGGCGATTCGGCATCGTGCTGTTCTTTGTGGTGCTCCTCTATGCCTTCGGGATCGGGAGCCCTAACGAGACCCTGAGCCGCCCCTGGCTCTTCGCCTTTGGGTTTGTGATCTCGGCGTTCACCCTGACCGCCGCGATCTTCTACCCACCTGCCGCCCTCAAGACCATCCGAGAGGATGGCTTTGTCGGACAACTTCGTGCGTTCTGGAACACGATCTTCATCGTGTCCATGTTGAGTCTCGGGTACATCATGATGGTCGGATACCCGTACTTCTCTCCAGACGCACCCCGCATTCATCTTCAGCATCTCTTCAGGTGACTCATGAATCGCAATCCGTTCAGCACCCAGCAGTCCTATGCCAAGTTCCCCGCCCAAGACCGGGCGGGGGATGTGCTCGCAAAGCTGTACCCCGTTTCATACAAGAAATGGGATCTGTACTGGCTCTTGGCCAGCATCGTCCTGATTCCGACCTGGTTCGCCGGTATCGGGATGGCCACTACATGGTACGGAAAGATCCTTTGTGTCTTCCCGCCCGTCGGCGTGGTCAACTTCTTCCGGGTTCTCTGGAAGATCCTCGCTGGATACTGACGACATACTCCCTCCTACGACCCGAAGGTCGTAGGAGGGATGTGCTGACACTTTCTTTTTTCACTCACCGAAGCTGAAGAGACTTTCATCAGCATTCCCGGCGTAGCTGGGGAGCTTATACAGGGTGCTGTCATCTCCGTTGAGGTCATCCGGGATCGGCATTCCCTTTGGAAACTTCAGCAACATGTACTTGTACTTCTCATCCACAATGCTCAACAGACGATGACGGTCGCGCTGGATCGCCAGATACGTCTCGCCATTGTGAACGAACTTGTGGTTGAAGATGATGCCGTCTGGGATCTGATCGAGCTGCGTGGTACCTTTAAAGTACCCACGACCGACGATCTCTTTGACCAGTTTGTCCTCACTGATCTGTCCACGGATCAGTTTCTTGCAGTCTGGGGAAAGCTGATGAGGCGTCCAGAAGGCGATCTTCTTCTCACTGAAGAACAGACGAGTCCTCTTAAAGAGGTCCAGGATGTCGTTACCGGAAGGTCCGGACGTATCGCACCCCGTCTTGGGGAGCTGGTCCAGATAGTCCGCCATGACAAACTCAATAGAATACCCAGAAGTCTCCAGATGCTGAATATGACGGAAGAGGTCCATGTAGGTCCACTTCGTTGGATTCACACGGAAGAAGAACACCTCAAACCCATTGACCTTTAGTCGGGTCTGTACGGCGTCCTGCATTTCCGTGGTCGTCATATTGCGGATATCGATCATCTCTCGACGCTCCGTATAAAGGAGTTGCGTCAAGGTGAACTTCATGCCTTCTTCGATCGTGTCTTCGAACGAGTAATGAATAACGGCAGGTACACGACCATTTCCACCCGTGTACGGCTGGTTGTAGAGCGGGATGTGGCTGAAGATGGATTTGGACAAGCCGGTCTTGTAGTTGTGCTGAAGACCACCCTGTACCCACATCTCCCCACGGCGGATACCTCCCTGCAACATCCGGTTGAGTCCCTGCCATCCTGTTCGGTAGAACTGGCTAGAGGTCTCTGTGATGTGGATATCTGACAGCACCTTCGATAACGAGGAGTTATCCCCGATCCTGACCTCGTTAATGATCGCTGGATCCTCTCGGGTCTTCAGTGCCGCCAGCGGTTCGAGCTGACTTCTCAGGGTTTCTAGAAACTCGTAGGTGTTCTCGATCTTGTCTCGACTATAGTTCCAACGAGAATTCGCTGCTGAAAGAAGTTCGGTTACCCTGGTGTCATCCAAGTAGCGATCAATAGACCGACGGTTGTTCTTGATGGAGCGTCGGATCACGTCCGGCTCGTTATCGTCATCAAGACCTTTCTCAATCGCCGAATACAGCTTATCGTTGTCACCAACATCTATTCTTATTCTTTGAAGCAGACCTGATCTGTCAATCTCCTGGTCAGGAGGTGTGGCGATCATGTCCATCACAGTCATTTTCAGAGCTGCGATCGTGTTGTTCTCCGAGGTCAATCCCATGCCGGGATCCCTCGTTACGATCCGACTGACTGCGTTCTTAACGTAGTCCCGGCTATCGCCACCCTCGTTCTTCAGCTTGCTCTCTTTGTAGATCAGCCCGATACACTTGGCGAGTAGAAGCTTTTGGTCCATGGTCTGATTTCGTATTGTTTAGAGAACCGTGCGATAGCCGGGCGGTTCTGAGCGGATGTAAGTCGTGCTCTAACTCAATTAGGCACAGTATAGGGTTCTCGTTTATTTTACTACATGCCATGACCAACGAAGTCGACAAGCGGGACGTGTCACGGGTCCGGGTCATCCCGGAGTGGATCTTCAAAATGCTCTCCAAGCGGGGGATCAGCGGAGAGGAGTACATGAATCTGGGGCTCGTGCGTCCGTATCTCTCGACGGATGACATGGCTGGCTGGATCGCTTTGAACAACCGAGGTGTCCTCTTTGAGGGTATCTCTCTCTGCGTCACTGGTTCTGCTTTGGCCAGCGCAGGAAAATATGCGCTCTTTGATTCCCTTCCATCGGGACAGAGAGACATCACTTTCATGGATCAGGCCCTAGGGCTTTCCATGACAGAAGAGATCGTCAAAACAGTCGTTGACCGATTGACGGACTCTTCTGAGGAGAAACTTACTACTGATGATATGTCATCGTTGCCTTACCAGCACGTTCTGGTTGGGACCAACCTCTGGCTTGTCGTCAAGAAAGGTTTCTCAAATCTCGTGAAGAATCCGCAACTTCGAGCGGTCTTCTTCCGTGATCATTTGAAGGCCCTATATAAGGTGGCGCCTGTCAGCACTGTTTCAAACACTGAGATCTTCAGGATGTACGTCGGGGAGATCGCTGGTTGAATATTCGTCACATCGAAAACACTGAAGGAAAATTTGTATGAGCAATCTTTCTGAAAAGAAGCAGGGCATGCACAGCCCGATCGGCGATCTCATCGCTTCCATCACTGCCAATGTGGCTCGCCAGAGCGGCCTGAAAGCGATCTCGAGCCGCGTTGTTTCTGTTGAGTCCCTGAACGACAGCGATCTCCGTGAGATGTCCAGCGTCGGCGACAACATTCGTCAGTTCTTCAACGGCGAATCCGAAGCTTCCCTGGAATCCCTGAAGCAACTCGGTGCCAACGGCAAGCGTGGTTTCAGCCAGGCCCAGATCGATGCCGCCACTCAGGGCGCGTTCATCGGTTCCGGTTGGGAGCGCTTCAAGAAGCGCGCTCCGCTGGATGCGATGCCCCTCGGCGTGAACCCGAGCTCGGTCGTGACGGTCGAGTCCTATGGCGTCAGCGATGCCATGGCCACCCGCAGCTACGCCAACGAAGCCTACAACGAAGCGGACAACCGTTCGGCCGTGGCTTTCACGATCGCCTACAACCTGATGGCCTCCCGTCAGGACGAGTTCGGTGAAGCGTTGTACCCGACGCTGACCATTCCGGCTGACGAAGCTGGCGTGTCGATCGCCGTGAACCTGATGTACGTGCTCGACAACGTTGACCGCGAAACCAGCGGCGATGCGTACGACACGTACCGCAAGAACCTGCTCCGCGCTGCCGAAGATCCGACCATCCTGCACAAGGATCAGACCCTCTGCGTCCCGGTGGTCCGCTCGCAGTCCCTGGACAAGTTCGTTGATGCCAGCGATATCGCCGCCACCGACGTGGTTCTGGAAGACGGCACCACGATCAGCACCGCTCCGCTGCTCTTCAACAAGAAGATCGACCTGCTGGGCATCTCCCAGTCGGACGCCATGGTCGCCATGGGCGTGCAGAACCAGACCGATACGCTGGAGCCGGGTGCGATCGTCTCCTATGTCTACGTGAAGCTCGGCGCCGACATCCTGAAGCTCCGCACCGACGGCCTGCCGGGTTCGAACTTCACCCCGGGTGTCCAGGGTGACTACAAGAACCACACGCTGAACCTCGACAGCACCAGCGTGCTGCTGAGCGGCACCGTGACCCAGTGGGACGGCTCGGCTGTGACCGAAGCTCCGCTGGTCGCCCTGGCGACCTCCGGCAACCGCGTGCGTCTGCACCTGGTCCTCTCTGGCACCCTGCGTACCGACTACGGCAACATCACGGTCTACGCCAACACGCTGGAAGTGTCCGAGATCAGCACCGAAGACGGCACCACGCTGGCCAGCACGGACACCGTGTACGCCGCGATGGCCACCCTGATCGACGCCGCCACCTTCATGGGCTACGATCAGAAGTCCTACCGCTCGAACGCCAACCGTCGCCAGCAGGGTCAGTTCATCGACGTGGCCACGCAGTACCAGCGCTACGTCGTGCCGCTTCGCAGCCCGATCACCGCTCGTCACCCGGCCCATGTCGATGCCAACGTCGATGCGACCGATGTGCAGGCTCTCATCGCGGCGACACGTCTCCGTATGGGCAACGAAGCCGTGACCTCGGTCCTCAGCGCCGTGGACATGCTGTCGACCTACGTGGACGTGCAGGACACCGCGGGCGAAGGTCCGGACGTGTTGGGTGTCGGTCGCTTCTATGTTCGTCCGACCTATCTGTACCGCGAGTGGGATGCGACTCTGAAGGTCGATTCCAAGACCTCGTTCGAACGCGCCCAGGACATCAGCGCCGCGCTCATCAACGAGCTGCGTGACATGGCCTACCGCCTGTACCGTGACTCGCAGTACAAGGTCGCTGCCGACATGCTGAACGGCGACGTGGGTCCGGTGCCGACCGTGATCATCGCGACCGATCCGGTCACGATGCGTTACCTGATCGTGCCGGGCGACCTGCGCACGCTGGGCAACGAGTTCAACGTGAAGGTCGTGTCCACGCTGGACCGTCGTATGAAGGGCAAGATCGTCATGGCCTTCGGCGTCTTCGACGGACAGCAGAACACCACGATCAACCCGCTGACCAACGGCAACCTCTTCTGGGCGCCGGAACTCGTGCTGACGGCGAACATCGGCCGCGGTGGTACCTACAACCGTGAAACGCTGGTGCAGCCGCGCTACCTGTTCGTGAACCACCTGCCGGTTCTGGGCGTGATGGATGTGAGCAACATCCCGAACGTGCTGAACAAGGTGCCGCTGAACGTCAACGATGTGACCGCTGCTCCGTAAGGAGCCGTAGGACTCAGTCGCACAGTGCTGACGTGACTACTCCCCCACCAGGCCGAAGCCTGGTGGGGGAGTATGTTGTATGTTCTCGATCATATTCAATGAGGCTGTCACCGGAGACCTTCCTATGTTTTTCCAAGCTGTAGCAGTCGTGGTGGCTGTCGCTGGGATCGTCGGTGTGGTCCATAGACAGCTATCCAAACGGGTAACCAACCAGACCACTCGGGCCATATCGTCCATCCTACTGGCGATCCTGACGGCGTTAGGGTTACCTGTCCTTTTAAATGTGCTATCGTTGGTCAGTGTCGATACCCCATGGCTGCTGGTCATGGGTTGGGTGGTGATGGGTTCTCTCGTTCTGATTTTTGCCATTGCTAAGGGCAGTCATAAGTTTTTTGACTGGCTGTGGCCTAAGCTAGGGCGGGTTGAGTACCTGTTACTGTCAATTATGTTCTGGCCTGGGTTTCTTTTGGTGTTAGTGACGAAGTCAGGTAAGCGAGTCAGGAACTAGGACTCCTTTATATAAGAAGCGGCTGGGGATAACGGGCTGACCTCTTCATGGATAGATGCGTCTACGAATGGAGCCGGAGGTTACAATGTATGTTGATAGGGCAGTATTCGCTTGGGTCGGTATGGGAATCATTCTGCTTACGATCGCTTTATTGGTCACGAAGCACCTGCCTGAGCCCAAAGTCAATGCAGTATTTCGGATGATGCTAACGGGTAGTCCGTTATCACCCACATTCTTCATCTTCGCCTGGCCGCTAACGGTCGGAATCTTGCTATTCATTCTCTCTCATTGGTTCTACTCGAAGCGTCTTCTTCGGTAAACCCTCGACCAAAGGTGATCCATGTCTGTCATCCAGGCAATGCCGTATTATCAGCCGCATACCCAGAAGTACTTCTGCATCCATTCGAAGATCATCCCTGACAATGAGACGCTGCTGGGGATCCCCCACCGAGTCCTGCCGTACAAGTCAAAGATTGACATACCCATTATCGAAGCTGCCTACCACAAGGCTTCGGATGACTACGAGTACCGATTCTGTTTGAGCGATCAGGTAGTACTGCCAGCCAAATTGAAGGCGATCTACCTGGAACCCGTCTCAGGGACGGTCAAGATGATCGACGTCTCTGGTCTGGAGGAGTCCAACATCACGTCCTCCGGTATCCTGGGTAACCAATACGTCTCCCACTTCTCCATCGCAGCGGATGACCCGCTGCTGACCGACCAGGGTATCAGTGCCACAAGCAGCCTGGTGTTCTCTGTGATCGTCTCTCTGAATGAGAAGACCTGCCGACTGGCACAGCCCAAGTTCTCCGAGAACAATGTCGCACCCATCATCGGTTACGACATGGAGCTGTACCGCACGCCGTTCGTAGCAACGACGTGACCCGTTCCTAAAATACAACAATACGAAATACTCTCTACGAGAGTAGTTCTCAATGCAAACATGCGAGGAGTCGACTGATGACGGGACAAAGGCGTCCCCACCTCTTTTCTTTTAAGCAAATCAAGAATGTGGTGGTAGAGATCGTAGTGATCGGTGCTATTCTGAGTACCCTCATTCTTCCTTTCTATCTATTGAGGTGGATGGACGACCAGTCATGGACGAGCATAATCGGTCACCAAGAGCAGGAGTCTCCACAGAAGTAGTAGGGAAGGACTCCTCTCATTTCTTTATTCCAATGGTGAGATCAGGACGATGCAGGTTCTTAATTTGACTTTCGGTAGAGCGGTCGAAGCAGCTGCCAAACAGAACTTCGAACGTGATGTACGCTTGGGGGCCACCAGTGAAGTCGAACGCGAGATGGCGTTTCCGGAGTACGTCAGTGAAGCACGAGCGTACCTCCAGACCCATGGACAGAACCTCGAACCCATGTTTGAAGACCACCCGCACATCGTGGTCGTCCGTAACACCGTGGTGAGTTAATCTCACCGTAGATCATATGCGGTCCCACCGCGCCTGACCATTTCCTGGAGAACCCCATGTCTTTCAGCAGCAACAAAGCCGACGAAGCCCCCGCCGCCGACGCCACCGAAGAAGTGACCACCACGACCAAGGTGTCCATCATCGTGGACGGTGTTCAGAAGACCATCACCATTCAGGAACTGGCGGACATGATCACCACCATCCAGGCTGGTTGATCCCGGTTTCATACAGGAGAGTAGCCTCTTGGCTACTCTCCTGTATATGTTGCATCAGACTCCTTATATAAGGAGTCCCAGTGGAGTGTGACATGATCTACAACTTTCGTGATGGTGCACCCGCAGCCTGCCCAGGCACTGCCAGGTTTCTGATTCCCCAGAATTCAGCCCTGGACATCCCCAAAGTCATCCTCTTCCAGCCCAGAAGGTTTGAGGATAAGTTTGACCGGTACGTCAAGCACCCGGAGAGGGAGGTAGAAATGGTTGGCTTGATTGCTGGCCTCTACAACCTGAACCAGGAATACGACATCACGGAGATCGTCTCACCACACAGGTCGCTGAAGGATCAGCACGAAAGGGCGGTCATCCGGCTCTTGCAGGAAATGGAAGACGTGGTCAAGAAGACACATGAGTACTTCCCGCTGCCCGTGGGATCTGTACAAACCTGGTAATGCCATAGACAGGGAGGCCAGAAGGCCTCCCTGTCTATGGTCTTTCTATTTCTTCTTGACTTGATATACTCTACTTAGACAAGAGGTACAATATTAAAGAATAGGAGACTGCAATGGCCGTCCGAGATGCCCGTATTGACGACACCCGTCCGTGCCCACCGCCGGTGGTCAAGTACGACAACCCCTCCTATCCGACAGGGAGGCCGTATGAATCCATCGTGACCGACTCGAAGATCCCGGTCAGACCCAAGATCGTCAAGACGGACCAGAACTGTCTGGTCTATGATGACAGCATCATGATCTCTGTCGAGGTCAAGCCCACTGAGGGCTCTCTCCCAGACTTGGAGATGAATGCCTCGTACTCCCTCCAGACCCAGTACTTCAATCGGACGGAAAACAACTTCATGGTGACGGACCGTCAGAACCTGACGGTCACCATCCCCAAGAGCAAGATTCTCCATCACCGGACCCGCCAGGCCTTTGTGGTTCGGCGGCACCATACGTTCTCTAACCGAGAGGCTGTGGAGAGTGCTCTGGAGAACCACCGGGTCGAACGGGGTAACCTCATCGAGGAGAACACCGAGCTACTTCAGGTACTGGAGCAGCTAGAGAAGGAGCTGAATCGTGGGAACATCCACCACAATAGCGTAGGGATTAGCGTCTTCGTCGATCGACTGATCCCTGTTGAGCTCCTCACCCGGTATGCGTCGATCTATATCTCCGACCTGGATATCCTGGTTCGCCTGGATGGACAGATGATCTATACGCCGCATCCGACCAGTAAGGATGCAATGTTGAGAGGGGAATTCCTGGAACAGACGGAAGGTCGACCTGTGTCCGGGGGTCTCTACGAGATCGTCGACAATGAAAGTTCCTTCGCCCAGCGATTCATTTCCGTGGGTACAGACATCATCGAGCTTCCGATCCTGAGGGATCGTAGCCGGAAGTCCGGGGTGTACGCGTTCAAGGCTGAGTTCTCTCAGATGGGTAAGCGAGAGTTCAACTTGCAGTATTACCCTCTCGAGGACATGAACAAACTGGGGATCTATCCGACTCGTGAGGAAGCCCTGGGTAACGGTAACGCTGCTCGGGTCTTTGAGCGAGAAATGATCGCTGCCAAGATGGAGCTGGACCGATTCAAGGTGGAGAGTGAACGGGCGCAGCGTGAGCGGGACCTTGAGATTGCCAACATGCGCCACGAGCGGGCCCTGTTGGAGAATAAGCTCCAGATGGAAAAAAGTTCCAGGGACCAGGAATTGGGTAAGTCAGAATTTGAAAGCGAGATGGAACGCCTTCGAGTGAAAGACGACCTTGAACGTCGGCGCTGGGCCCAGGAACAGGAGAAGCATCTCCAAGAGATCCAGGCCAACATTCAGCGGATGATGACCGAACAGATGAAGGACCGGCTTGACCGAGAGAAGATGGAGAGAGCCGATCATTACGATCGGAAGTCTCAGGCGAGGAAGAACACCAGCGAGCTTCTGAAACAAATCCCGGCTATCATTGCCGGTGTCGCGTCGATTGTCGCACTGGTGCTCGCAACCAAATCGAACACAACGGGCAAATAAGGGTAATATGAACAGATTGTTCGCAGCGATGGTGGAGAAGAACACACCGAAGTTCAATCCTCACATCGTGAAGGGGCTAGCCTGCGAATATGTGCCGAAAGCAGAGGCTTGGGTCCACCAAACCCTACTCTCTGCCTCCCGGAGCTTTCCGGACGGCTTGGTCTATCATGGATACGAACGTTGTAACTTCTACGAAGAGTACGAAGAGACCACCAAAATCAGTGGGAACAAGCGGAGCTTTGAGCTGGCAGAGTCTGACCTGTATATGGTCAAGTATCTCTTCTCCTTTAAAGGAGAGTCCCTCCCACCTCGATATATGTACCTCCCCTATGTCCGTGAGGCAGGTCTCATCAATCTGAGCGGCACCCTGTACCACATCACCGGCGTGCTCTGCGACAAGATCGTCTCTCCGGGTAGCGAGAGCATCTTTGTCCGGTTGATCCGCGACAAGATCATCTTCCTGCGGCAAGGACACACCATCGTAGCGGATGGTCGACGTCAAACCGTGAATACGGTCTGGAGCAACATCTACCGGAAGTCCAAGTCCAAGCGGAATCCAGGGAACTCCAAGATTGCCAGGACGTTGATTGCGCATTACCTGTTCGCTCGGTTCGGGTTTTACGAGGCGTTCCAGCAATATGCCGGGTTCCGTCCTGTATCTGCCGTATATGACCCGAGTGAACCCGAAGATCCGAACGTCGTGGTCTGCCGGAGTACGTACTATGGCGGGTCTAGCCGTCCCGCCTCGTACCAGGGCTCGCTCTACTCTCCGACAGACATCTGCCTGAAAATCCCACGACAACACTGGAACGACACCACCGCCGCTATGGTGGCGGGGTTCTTCTACGTGGTCGACAACTTTCCGGACCGTTTCCGGCACGACTGGCTGGACGACACCTTCCGGTGGCGGGTGATCCTTGGGCACATCATCTTCTCCGGGGCGTATACCGAAGCCAAGCTGAATGCCAACATCGAGGAGCACTTTGCCTCCTTGGATGACTACATGGACCAGTTCGTCATCGATAAGCTCAAGGAGATTGGCTGGGAGATCCATGACTTCTATGGTCTCATTGCCAAGATCATGGTCGACTTCCCCCGGTTGCTCCTGGAGAACCCTGAGCGTGTCTCCAACATGTACCACAAGAACATCGAGATCTTGTATTACATGCTCTCGGACATCACGCACCAGATCTTCACGATGAACTACCAGCTGAGGAAGCAGGAGAACCGAAAGCCACTGACCGCCAAGGCAGTGATCTCGACGTTCACGAAGTCACTCACGAAACGAGTGATCTTCAAACTGCATTCCAACAGCCTGGTCTGCGAAACCGTCTCGTACTGTGGGGACCACATGTATCCGAAGATTACGTCCCGAGTATCCTCTCAGGACGGGGCTGCCAAGGGAAAACGTGTCGTACTGGGTCCCAACCACCACCTCAATGCCAGCGCCATCACGGCAGGGAGTGTTCTCTTCCTGTCCAAGTCCAACCCAGATCCCTCCAGTCGCTTGAATCCGTACGGATGCTTCGACCTGGAAAGCGGGACGGTGCTACCCAATCCGAAGTATGTCGATATCATCGCCGATGTGCAGGCGAGACTCTCACAGCTTTCCAGGGAGGAAGTCGAGATCGAGGAAGTTATAGAAACCTCTGCTCTGGAGTCAGATGACGACAATCCAGAACTCGACGAGGATGAGGAGTCTGAAGAACTCAGTGACGACTCGGAAGACGAGGACGACGAGTAAGCTAACCAAACTAGGCCAGATATACTCTATCTGGCCTAGTCTAGTTTGTGTCGCTATATAAAGGAGTGTAACCAGATGTTAACTGCTACTGTTATTTTATCCAGCGTGGTCCTTGACCTGTTTGTCATTATCCTGTTTTGGCTATCCACGCACCACTTGAATAAATACCAGCTGCTCGTGGGGTGGGTTACGCTGACTCTGACAGTCCTCTCGTCCATCCCCTTGCCGTTATTGATGGGAATGAACCCTGAGTTCGTCTGGAACATGGGCATTGACCCGATGATCCTTAACCAGGCCTGGGTGGTCCTCCTTTACGCAGCGTGGAAACTGTGGTACTTCACGGGGTACGGGATGCTGTGCGTTAATGTCCTCTCGAGGGATAGCGACCCTGTGAGGTACTCCCTGATGGACTGTTTCAAGGATGTCTTCCTGTTCACACGCTGGAGAACCCCTTTCTGAGGATGCTGCAATGAGTCTCCCAGTGTCGCCAACGGCGTACGATACCCCGCCCAGATTGGTCAATCTCGACACACTTCCGGTATTCCCCTACCCAAACGTCGATACCCAACTGGGTCCTTCTGTTCAGTTTGCCGCAGTCGTTCTGGTCAATGAGTGTGTCAGTCAAGCACCCGCTAACAGCGCTAGGACGTTCTGCTACAACCTGTTGAGTCAAAACCGGTGGAACAACCATACGTTCTCGGAGCTTCTGAGGATCTTCCTGGTTCGAGCCTGGAACATGACCCAGCGGGGGACCTATCGCTCCATGGATGGAGCGTTGCGAGAAACCGCATCGTCGCTATTAGCGACCTACACGGCCCACCTCGTCTATGAGTTTCCGGAGCTGCAACAATACCTGCCTGAAGCGGTAATCCGGGCAGCGAGTCAGAATGCCCCTCTTTTCCTAGATATACAGAACGAGAGTCACTCGATGAACCCAGTCTGGAACCACCCTCATCCACACCAGCAGCCCCAGTATCCAGGAGTCCCTGCTGGTCATCCAAATGCTCCGTACCCCTCTCAGCAGCCGGCTCCCCAGTACCTCGATCCTCATGGACGCCCGCTGCCGCCTGGTGTGATCATGGGTGCTGATGGCCGTTATTACCAGGTCGCACCCCAGCAGCCAGGGTATCCTCCTCAGATGCAGCCAACAGGACCCAGCCGTACGGCAGGTTCTACAGGCCGATTCGGCTTTCAGGAGACCTCTGCGCCCCCTGCCGATCGTTTCAGTGGAGATTCTGGATTCTCGGACCATCGCGCATTCGTGGATCAGGGTCGATGGTTTAGCAAAGCAGCCCCTCCCCCGCCGCAATCTCAAGAGACGCAACCTGTCAAGGAGTCCACGCCCGTGGATACGATCAAACTTTTCATGGACCGCCCACAAGGAATCGAAGATATGGATCGCTCTCGTCACGAACTGGCTATTCTGGGCAAGCAATCTGGTCTGGAAATGACCAGTCGCTTTGACAGCTTCCGCCAGTCCGTCAACGACCTGCCCGATCTCAAGATCATCGATACTTCCGAGGCCAGTGCCACGACGCTGTCGGATCTCTCGCTCGAGACCGGTATCGGTCGTATCCGAGTTCTGCGGCGGTCCATGGGTAAACAACCCGACAGCGTGTTCCGCTGGACGCTGGTAGTGCCGCACGTCATCGTGACTGAAGCCGAGATCGACGCCATCTTCAAGTCGTTGTTCTCGGTTCCGGATTTCCGCCATGTGGCCAAGGCCATGGGTGAATACCGGACCCTCCTGCTCTCTGAAGTTCATGATGACGAGGACGAGGCTCTCGAAACGCTCGGTGTCCTGGAGAACATCAACACCTTCCTGACCCAGCGTATCAATGACATCCTGAAGTTCGACATGCGGTACGATTCGCTCTCGATCGACAGCTTCTTCGAGGACTACGCCGAGATCTGCAAGTACCCGATGCGGCGAGAAGGCCGACCTGGCCAGGATTTCTGGGACGACCTGATGAAGAACATGGCTCTGCGGGTCTGTAGCCTGGACTATCAGAAGTACTTCGACACCCTCGAACCCGTTGAACTCGAAGCCGAGCAGAAATCTGCCGGTATCCCGGTGTGGTACAGCGTCACGATGATCCCGCTGACCCGGTCAGCGATCGGGTATCCTGTATTCGAAGGTATCCGCACCGTGAGCAAAAACACCAGCCCCATTCTGTGGAAAATTGTAGACTCCCTGTACCGCAAGGCTGATGGCACCCCCGTGGACACCGTCGCCGACATGCACATCATCGTCACGGAAGACGACGTCCGCTACCAGGTCGCCCGATCGATTCGGGATGGTGGTCAGTACCTGATCAAGCAGATCTAACGCTGTGCCGGCACCCTCGTCCCAGGGTGCCGGTCTCCCCCAAAGGACACACCATGTTCGAAGAACCCATTCCCCAAACTTCAGATATTGGGGTCGCTTATACTTTCATACCCTGCCGGGACGGCAGTTCTGTGGATTGCCTGACGTTAGATGTCGACGCCACGCAGTTCAAGGAACCTTACGGCTTCGATGCCGAGCGTTTGGAACGCTATATCACGGACTGCCTCATCCGGATCCGTCAACGTTCCAAACCGACCATTGGCCAACACCCACCCATTGCAGTCTCAGGATACTGGGCTCACAGCGGCCGTATCGCCAATGAGTTTGTCAAATACCTCGTCGAGGAAAACAAAAATGAGCCTGTTGAGGGCTTCCGCCTGGTGGTCACGGGACATTGTGACCGTATCCTGGGCTACCTCGAGTCCCGTTATTACCAGTTCAGCGTCCAGCTCCCCAGCACTGGAGGGATACGGATCTGTAATGTCGTGTCGAATACCTTCAGCAATCAGATTCTGTGGAAGGTGTACAACGACTCGCGTTTCTCCATGAGGTTCCTTCTGGACCTCAGGGCCCCGATGACGGAGATCCAGAAAGTACTGACGTATCACATCAAACAGGTCGGAGACCTGGAGGATCTGGCAGAATACGTTGGTGTCATCCAGAAACAGGTCGTTGAGGTCGTGAATGAACGCATCTCGACGATGGGGTTAGGGATCCCCGAAGCCAAGGTACGCCCCTTCGTCTTTGACGCCGGCGCTGCTGAAGCCAAAATGATCTCGACGATGGAAGACGCTGTTAAGAAGTCGGTGCTCTCTGAATCCACGGCCCGTTACATGGTGTCCATGGACTTTGAGTTTACCGTACACATGGAAGACGCGACCGTGTCGGTGAAGCCGACGTTGGAAGTCTTTGTAGAACGGACGGAGACCCCTGACCTGTTTGGAGACGATCACGCGTACAAGGGACGTATGACCAGTCGGTTTGTCGTCCCATTGTGACTATAGACGCCGGGGATATCCCCGGCGTCTAGTGCGACATGATAAGAAGGAAGACCTGTGCCTGTTCCCATTGAAGCAGTTTTTGGTAAGCCCTCCTGGGAAATTGACTCTTTCGATAACCAACTCGTTGCACAGTTGAAGGTTATCTTGAGCCGAGACGACCTCATTTCTCGTCAAGACGAATACCGAGATGGTCTGACACACTTCCTCCGGAGATCCCAGGAAGTCCTCCTGAGAACCCCGGAAGTCTCGGTGCAGTACAGCGATTATTGCAACTCAGACCCAAGGGAGCTGGCCTGTCGGATCATCGATACCATCCAAGAGTATCCCGGGGACTTCGACGAAGAGCCAGCCTGCATCATTTCTGTAATGATTCTCTGCGAAGATAAAACTACGTCCTTCCCGGGTAGTTCAGTCAATGTCTTCTTCGGCAGGTTCTTTGGTGAGGCGAGTTTCGTCAAGACAACCCGTTTCACCATCTCCTTGAACCCCGTGGTTCGTGTTTATTGCCGGGAAGACCGCCCAGATCTGTGCAGAATCATTGACAAGCCGTGGTTTGTCATCTTTGTTTATGCCTTCGATATCAATTCGTTCCCCATGACGACCGACGAGAGTAAGATCGTTCGTCGAATGACGCGAGCACTCATGCGTGAAAGCAACGCTACTGAAGCCGAGACCAAGAGGGTCATTCGAGGTGTCGAGCGATGCATCAGGAATGGCTATGGAAAGCTGGAAGGTGAAAACAAAAGGGGGATGGTGACGCTGGCTATGACGGAGTCAGCCGGACAGGACGTCATGGAACTCAATGTCGATATCCGTCTGACCGTCGGTAGTCGCGATGAAAGCTATGAGTCTCGTCCCTTTGTGATCGAACACCCCCGGCTGGCCAGCCTGGACACGTCGAGCGCTACGATGCATTAATATAGGAGAGAGGAGACCCTTGCGGGTCTCCTCTCTCCTAGGGGTGCTTCTTTTTTGTCACTCAGGCGTCTTTTCTTCCTCACCTGTTCCAGAAGACTCCTCCCCTTCAGGGGTCTCGCCCTCTGTTCCCTCACCCTCACCTTCTTCGGGAGATCCTTCCTCACCCTCGGTACCGGTGTCTTCTTCTCCGGAGGTCTCCCCCTCAGATCCAAATTCATCACCGCCGCCACCGAAGCCGAAGTCTCCACCGAACTCATCACCGCCACCGCCCTCGGATCCCTCGTCACCGCTATACGAGGAGCCGCCACCTTCGACATTCAGGTTGTCGAGGTCCTTATCAGCGGCATTACGGGTAGCCGAGACCTCCTTGATGTACTCCATGGCCGAGAGCATGGTGTCGTTGACATGTGTCTTGATGATGTCCAGGACGTCATGGATGGGTTTCTCGTTCTCATCACGAGCAAAGAGCTCGCTGATCTCTGGCAGGAAGCCCTCATCCGACATCCAGCCACGGAGCAGGAAGTGCTTGTAGACCTTCTTGATGTCGTCGGCATGCTGCGCCAGCTCACCATTCAGATCGGCATTGAGGACTTCACTGGAGATCCAGGACTCCAGCGCCTTCTCGTAGGCTTCATCCATCTCGTTGAAGGCTTCCATCTTGTCAGTGACGCTACCCAGGTCCGGCTTGGGGAGGTCAACGTAGATGTTGGCAATGATGGAATCCACCATGTAGTCGAGGAACTTCTCCCGATCGTTCGCGTAGATGGTCTTTTCACGCTCATCTGCGTACTTCAGGATCTGGTCCCCAGCTTCCTTGAGAACGTCCAGAATCTCCTCACGAATGGTGGCATCGTTAGAGACAACGTTCTGACAGTCTGCGCTCAGGAGTTCACTGAACTGATCGCTCAGGATCTTGATACGTTTGGCGAACAGGGCGTTCTGATGGAGGACGGTGGTTGCGAAGTTGGCTGAGAAACCCTCGTCCACCTGCTCCGGGGTCAGGCCGAAGGCCATGAAGATGTACTTGCGGAGGTTCTCGTCCAGGTCGATATCCGGCAGCTGGTGCTGCATGGAACCATTCGAGAAGTCGAACTTGGTATCCGGAAGCCCCGGATGGCCTGAGTACGTGACCATGAACCCAGCACGCTGGATCCACTGCATCAGGTCCACAGGAGCGTTCACGCCCAGGGGGAAGTAGTTCTCACGAAGCTGCATCGCGTCCGCTGTGGCGACTTCGATGGTCTTCATGGGGTCGTGGTCGTCGGGGTCCAGCTGAATCTCCATCTTGGTGACATTGATGGAATTCTTGAGCTGACCCATGGTCTTGCTGAACAACAAGGCCGCACGGATACTGGACAGGATACGGATCTGGTCCAGGTAGGACATCCCGATACCGTTGTCATGGAACATGAAAGCGTAGTAGGTTACGATCTCCTTGGGGATGTAGACCATACGGGTCATCTTTCCCTGGAGGGCGCGAGCCAGCATCACGCGGTCCCACTCACGATCCTTGCTGAACTGAAGTTCTGTCCCGTAAACGCCATTCCGGAGACGGTTAACCATCTCCTTTTCCACGATGGAGCTGTAGATCTCCAGCATGTTGTCCACATAGACGGTGGAAGTCTGGTCGGAGAAGCTTCTCTTGGTCTTCTCTAACAGCATCCCTTCCAGGGTGTTGTTCTGCTGATGGTTACGCACCAGACTGTCCAGACCACCCTGCCCGTGCTGGGTAATACCCTTGGTGACCCAGTTGCCATCCCCGTCCACCAGGACGAAGTACCCACGATGGTTACCCGGGTCACCCGGCGGGAAAACCGGAATCACCGCTTCACTCGGGATACGGGTCCGGAGGGGTCGGCCAATTGACCGGCGTTTCAGGTTCTTTCTGGTCGGGATCTGCTGGAATGGCACCGACATGGGGTCGATGTTCTTGTAGATCAGCTTCTCGAACTCACCAGCGCTCAGGGTCTTGCTCTTCTTTGGTTTCATTTCGATTCTCCCATCGATCGACTCGAGGGAGTATCGCTTGCTTCCCCGCATGGGGTTCTTCAGAGCGGCCTTGACACGCCGTTCTGCCATCGCATTGCTGACCGCCGGGAGTTTCAGGAGCTGGTAGTTATCGGTGATCTCGATACTGGCCATCCCCTCCAGGGCTTTCTTATAGCCTGGGTTATCCTTGGTGATCTCATGCTTGAACATGGTCTCCTTGAATGACTCCAGATTGACGACAGGGGTCGTGGTGGCGAAACTGGCATCTCGAGACATGAGGCTCTCGAGCGCTGAGACCGCCCCGGTGGTCGGGGATCCCAGAATCCCCATGCTCACAGGTTGATTGTTGCTATCGACCAAATCCCGGAGACTCTCAGTAGAGATTGCTGTGCCGTTGATCAGCTCATCGACCGCCGCTTCGGGGATCGTCGCGACCACGTACGACCCTGTCCGGAAGAGGGCTTCCTTCAGAACAACCGAGAGATCTTTCTCGAAATTGTAGAACTCATCCATATGGCTCCGGATGAGCTCATCAATCCTCTGTTGCAGAGACGGAGGAATCAGTTCTCCCTTGTGGCCGTAGATCAGGTTCTCACTGATGAGATCCTTCGGCGACAAGATACTGCTGACGATGATCTGTTCTCCCAGCAGAATGTCTGGGAAAACGTCAAGGATATTCTGATTCTGAGAGAGTCGATCCTTCTGGACATCCGAGATCGCCTGAAATTGGTTATGCCGTAGACCCTGGTACGTCTTCGGGTTTGAGATGTCGAAGCTTGTTCGCAACGCACTCCGGGCCGCCTTACTGATGGCCGCCGCAGCTTCCGGGTTGGTCCGGATCAGCTGCACCTTCTGAATCTTGGTACCGGGCAGCGTTTGACCCCGAAGCCCTCCGGGACCGCTTACGTTACTGACCATAAAGTTTCCTTATAAGGGATAGAGACCGTGATAACCGATAACGTCATTCAAGAGTACTATGACCAGTGTAAGGAGCTCGTCCGATCGATTACGATCAAGATAAGTGCATTTGCTGATCTGATCAACGCTGACGTCATTCTGAAAAATGGTACCAGTGCCGTCGATACCACCGATGCGACGACATGGAAGTACTACATGAACATCGCTGGCGAATATCACGCCACCGACAGTCCGATGTATGTATTGTCACTGGATACTGCGGAGACAATCCTTTTTAGTGTCGACAACCTGGCGCTGCATCCGAATACCAAGGAAGCCTACCAGGTCGGTCTGAAGTACTACAAACGTCTGATCGCCACCTATCCCGACCAGGTCGCCCTGATCCGGGGTATTCTGTCCCCTGTAGCGATCCAGACAGCGATCGATGCCGACGATGGCACCATCATGTCCTACGGTGGGACGTACGTGGAGGACCAGGAGTACTCCCTGATCCAGAACATCCAGAACTACATCATCGACCACATCAAACGTTGGTACGTGACGGCCTACACGGTCACTCACGAGTATTATCCAGCGGCATACCTGGGTGTACTCACGGCTGGGCTGATCCCACTGGTGATGAACCTGAGAGATGAAAAGCGGGGGACCTATGAGGTCCACTCCTTTCATGTCAAGGCGAAGCTAGCGAGCCATAACTATTTGGATGCTATCTACCCCTACCTGACCCTGAAGCAGGCGCTGTGGCTCTATCGAAATATCGACCGACTCCAGCGCTACTCCGGGTTCACCAGCCAGCTATCAGAACTGATTCCGATCATCCTGACGGAGCGAAACATCCCCATCTCCTCCCATACGGTCCATCTGTACAACGGGTTTGATGAGGACTACTACCCCCAGACCACGGTCAGGACCCGTCCTTTGAATGCGTCTTCTGATTTGGTGACGGACTCATACGGGACGCTGACCCATCTCTTCAAACGTGAAGAGACCGTGGTGCCTGGGACGACCTTGTTCTATGAAGACAATGCCGATAACGTCGAGCTGAGCATCCAGAACAACAGTTCTTCGACGATCCAGACCAAGGATCTCGATTCCGAGATGGTCAACTTCGAGAACTTCTTCCCAGATAACCTGGAAAGCGTGGTCATGCGCTACTGGGCTTACCTGGCGTCTGAGGGGCTATATAAGGCGACCATCGTCTTCAAGCACCCTCTGACGGAAGAAGAGTACGTCATCACGGCAGATGTCGCGTTCCAGTACATCTGGTACTTGACCCTCTGTAACCTGGGGTTGATTCCCACGATCGTCCCGGACTACTATGTCCTGAAGATGTATCGGACGACTCAAGTCACCGCAGCTGATCTGCTGAAACTGGTCGCTGCGACCCGGGACGGCATGACCGACCTGGCAGCAGACCTGGTGACCCGACAGATCACCTACAGCCAGCTTTCCACGGTATCTGCCTTCAACAGCTTCTTTATGGCGATCTACCTGGAGCATATCCGTCAGTTCCAGCTGGGTAACAATACCCAGGACATGGACAGGAAGGCTTATATAAGGAATATGATCTATGGTCTCTATGAGGACCGGATCGTGGAGTTCCAGCCGGATACGGTCTCGATCGACAGCTTTTTGACGGATAACAACCTACCCGCCTATGACGGTAACGTTGCAAATACCGAACTGTTGATTACGGCAGTTTACTCAGCGGGTACTGGGATCACAGATGACCAGTACCTGGATCCCGAGGCGGTACAGCGAGCCATGATCCAAGTCATGCGGTCCCTGTCCAGCTACAGCGTGCAATATATTTACAGCATCACGGGTCCGAACACCAAGAACCTCAACTGGGCGGGTATCAACCTCAGTGAGACAGTTGGTCTCGAGATCGACGCTTTGTTTGGCGTCTACGGAGCAACCAAGGTCCTGGGTGTTGAGACCGAAATGTACGGAGAAGTGACCATTTATGATGGCACAATCTCGATAGATGGGCTGACCCTGGAGATTCCGCCGTATGAGTACAACCTGGAAACATCCAATGTCACCATCGAAGGTGGAATGACCTCCACGTACGACATTGGTGTCAGAGGCACAGATCATCGTGTCGCTATGACCCTGGAAATCTTCGAAGGGTAAGTCGGATAGTGTGAATACTGACCCTATGTCTTCATTGTGTTAACCTCTGAGTAGAAAAGAACATGGAACAGACCGTATCAACCGCCCTCCGAGCTTTGTTGCAGCTGAATCAATACCTGGGTATCGCTCCGACGGTGTTGACGAACTCCACGCTGAACCAGAAGTTCAGTGTGCAGTCCAGTGCGACACCGACCTCCAGCGAGGTACCGACTCTCCAGTACATCTGCGCCGGTATCAATGGTCGCAGTATCTCCACGGGTTCGGATGGCATCGCTTTGACCATCCCGAACCAGCATCAGCCGCGTGAGGCGGCTCTGTTCAAGCATATCCCCTGGTTGGTTCGCGAGATCACGAACGACCTGGACGCCACCACCCGTGCCGACTATCGCCTGCGGGCCGTGGAGACATACGGCAGTACGCAGTATGCCTGCTACTACGCCAAGGTCATGGATCTCTCGGATGTGACGCCCAGCTTGGTCATTCGTACCATCGACGACGAAACGGGCGACGTCACCGAGACGGCCTATACGCCGACTGCCAGTGACCTCTCCCCGACGCCGACCTCACTCTCAGAAGGTCAGTCCTTGGTTGCCTCCGGTGATTACATCGCCGCTACGGCCAAGATTACCGTGACCCTGAGTTCCAGTGACATGGAAGAGTTCGCCAATGCCTGCGAGATCATCATGGGTGATGAAAACTACGCAGTCATCAGCGAAATAGCCATCTGTACTGGGGCTGACCGTACAGTGACGGCGACCATCAACAGTGTGTCCACCTCCTATGCCGAGGTGATCGCTTGTCAGGTGGCTTCCTTCATTTCCACGGAGATCTCGGCAATCACGGCGACCTCGGGTGCCAGCCTGACCTTCGACGTGGGTAACGTCGAACCCCTCCTGACGCTGTCGACCAGCTGATGATTAGACCTCCTGGTAGCCCCTACGCTACCAGGAGGTCTATGGTACTGACCATGCTCTTTGCGATCCCGCCGAATCTCAAGACGTTCTCCTGGATCGGGATCGATCCAGGTACCCATCACTGCGGTGTGTCCTTATATAAGGTCATCGATCGAAATGTGGGGGTGATCGACTCTTTCACCCTGCATCCGGGTAAGCATAAGCACCTGGCCCAGATCGACCCGCTCATCCATGGAGATCGACAGATGACACTGAACATCCTGTCGCAACTCCTTTATATAGTCATCGAAGAGACAAACCCTATTGGGGTGGTCTGTGAAGCACCCTTCTGGAACAGCCGGTTCCCTGGGGCGTATGGTCCTTTAGTTGAAGTTTTGACTGTTCTGAGGAACAGCCTCTTCCGCTACAACCCCCACACGCCCTTGATCACCTTCTCCCCAGGAGAGGTCAAGGAGACCGTAAAGCAGGCAGGAACCCGTGGGAAGGACCCTATGCGCGAGGCTATCCTCAGGACGCCCGACATTTTGGACCGTTTGACCCAACCGGTAGAGATATTAGATGAACATGCCATCGACGCTACCGTGGTTGGGTATACGTGGCTGAAACGTCAACCTTTCTTTGAGGTGTTCCGTGAGCTTCCCAAACCTGCTCGGCCTGAAGAATTCCGTAGTTGCTGGAGTAGCAATAGCCTGTATCCTGGTGGTTGGGTACACGGTCTATGAAATCGGAGGTGCCTTTGGGCTCTTCAATAGTAAGGACAAACTGAAGGCTGAACTCGAAGCGGCTAACCGGGCTAATGAGCAGCTGGTTCGGGAAAACAAGGCCAAGGACGACCAGCTCAAGACAGCGAAGCAGATCGGTCAAGCCGCTGTTAAGGTGGTTGAAACCAATCAAGAGAAAAAAGAAGAGACCCGTCAAACGGTCTCAGATGCCAAAGAAACGGTAAGGGTGGCCTATGAAACGGCTACCAAGAAGAAGGCGGAGTCCTCTTCTGACAACAGTGAGGCAGCAGCAGAAGCTGACCGTGAACTGGCAGAGGCACAAATAGACCAGCTCACGCAGACCTACAACGCGTTATTCATGCACTAACCCCTTGTCCGAGGACTCTGTTGTGCGCAACGTCGTTATCCTTTTCAGTGTAATACTCGGTACCTTGGGACTCACTGGGTGTGATCCCAAGATTGTTATTGTCAAACAACACGTGTACGAGGTCACGGAGATCCCGGAGAGCCTCACCAAACCCATCACCCCAGAAGCGCCCCCGGCTCGGGAGGACTACGTCAGCGCCTCTCCCACTGAGCGGACGCAGATGTTGACCAACTACTCCTTGGATCTGCTTGGGACCATCAAAGATCTGAATGTACAGCTGGAGTCGATCAAGACTCTTCAAGACAAGAACAAAGCCTTGTTGGCAGCTGATACCCAGAAAGAAGCTGAGAGAACCAAGCAATGACCCCCGAAGAGAACGCAGACAAACCTACCCCGATCAAGGCTGAGCGGGAGGTCGAAGTTGTCATCTATGCAGAGATCACCCATCCGGATGGTCTTAGCCAGGCGTCCTACATCGAAGAACACGAGCAACTGGAGTCCCGTTACGACAACGGGACCTCTGTCCGCGTGAGGAAGGTG